CTTGTTGGAAACACTACTGGATCAACCACTCAGGCTAAGTTTGCTAATACTAAGTCAATGTATTTTGATGGAAGCGGTGATTATGTAAGTATTGCAAGCAATCCGGCATTTGGTTTTGGCACTGGTGATTTTACAATAGAGTTTTGGACTTATTGGGGTGGTACATTAAATACAGGAAATGGTGGCGCTTTTGTAGGACTCAGATCAGCTGTGGCAGCAGAGGCACTCGTTGTCTACTTAAGCACATCAGGTGAAATTATGTTTTATGATGGTCCTGCAAATGTAGAGGTTGGTTCTGGAGTTACTATAACCCAAGAATGGACACATATTGCCCTTACTAGAGAGAGCGGATTATGGAGAATATTTGTTAATGGAACACTCGGCGCAACAAGAAATAGCAGTACCGATTTAGGTAGTTCGAAGCCTTGCCGAATAGGTCAAGCCGTAAATGGTACGACAACTTCGTATCACGGATATATTCAAGATTTAAGAGTCACTAAAGGTCTTGCAAGATACACCGCAAACTTTACACCGCCAACAGAACCACTAAAAGGATAAACTCAAAAACATATAAATAGTCATATCAAAGAGAGGTATGACATGGCCGTAGTTACATCCAGAACAGAATTCAAATCTTATTGTCTAAGAAAATTGGGTTCTCCCGTAATTCAAATAAATGTAGCAGATGAACAGGTAGAAGATAGAATTGATGATGCATTGGAGTATTATCAAGATTATCACTATGATGCAGTTGAAGATACATATCTTGCACATCAAATTACTCAGACGGATATGGATAATAAATACATTCCTATCAATAATAATATTATTGGTATCAAACAAGTAATTCCTTTATTTCAATCGGAAAATAGTTCAACAAATATGTTTGATATTAGATATCAACTTTTCTTGAATGATGTTTATGATTTACAAAGTGCAGAAATGTTGACTTATCAACTAACACAAGATCATCTTCAAATGGTAAATGAAATCATTACTGGAAGAGTTCCAATTCGTTATAATAGACATGTGAATAAATTATATCTTGATATTGATTGGACTGCTGCTGTTAGTGTAGGAGAAAATATTATCATAGAAGCAACAAGAGTTATAGACCCAGACACATATACTGATGTATGGAATGATAGATGGCTTAAAAGGTATGCAACTGCTCTTATTAAAAAACAATGGGGAGAAAATCTAACAAAATACGAAGGTGTTCAATTGCCTGGCGGAATTACTTTCAATGGTAGTAGAATTTTAGATGAAGCAAATCAAGAAATTGAAAAGTTGGAACAGGAAATGTCTTTAAGTTACGAGCTTCCAGTAGATATCATGGTAGGATAAGATGGCAACTAATCCTTATATAAACACTATCAACTTTACGGCTGAACAGGATTTGATTGGAAATCTAGTAATAGAATCGATTCAAATGCATGGACAAGATTTTATATATGTTCCAAGACAGATTGTAAATGAAGATACAATATTTAATGAAGATACATTGAGTTCGTTCACTGAAACACATACTATAGAAATGCATATAGAAAGTGTTGATGGGTTTGAAGGTGAGGGTGATATGTTATCTAAATTTGGATTGGAAGTTAGAGATCAGCTAATTACAACTGTTTCGATAAGTAGATTTACTGAAGTCACATCAACTGAAAGACCAAAAGTTGGAGATTTATTATATTTTCCCATAACAGATAAAGTTTTTGAAATTAAGTTTGTCGAAGATGAGGTTCCATTTTTTCAACTTGGAAAAATGCATGTATATCGATTAACATGTGAATTATTCTCATGGGCAAGAGAAACAATCAATACTGGAATAAACGAAATTGATAATAACTTTATTGCGCCCGCACAACCGGCAGCTGCGGTTGATAGTACAGTAGATAATTCACCAGATCCAGACACGCAACTTATTCCATTGTCTCCACAAACAGTCGATGGTGTCATTGACTTTACGAAAACAAATCCATTTAGTGAGGATTACTAATGTTAGGTAATGCACATTTTTATAGAAGCACAATTAGAAATTATGTGATTGCATTTGGTTCTATATTCAACGATATAGATATAGAAAAAACTGACGCGAATGGAAATGTTTTACAAGTTATTAGAGTTCCTATCTCATATGGGCCGACAGAAAAATATCTTTCAAGAATTAATAAAATAACTACAACTGGAGATCCAGCAATTGTTCTACCAAGAATGAGTTTTGAAATTTCTGGTTTTAATTATGCAGCGGATAGAAAATTACCAAAAATTAAAAAATTATCAAAACAAAATTCCTCTGATGCAGATAAGAAGAATCTTGTGTATCAACCAGTTCCATATGATATTGGATTTACACTTTCTATTATGACAAAAAATGCGGATGACGCAATGCAAATTGTGGAACAAATTCTTCCATATTTTACTCCATCATTTATTATTCCAATTAAAGAAGCAAATGAACTAGGTATCGTAAGAGATACAGCTCTTACATTAGAGTCTGTAGATTATTCTGATGATTATGAAGGCGACTATATATCTAGAAGAGCTCTCATTTGGACATTAGGATTTAATATGTCTGGTTATCTATATGGATTACCAAGAGAACAAAAAATTATTAGAACTGCAACTACAAATGTAAAAGGATTGCCAGATCAGACTACACAGTTTTCTAAAAGTACAATTACTACAGACCCAATTGATGCGCGGAGTACAGACAATTATACTTTCATAGAAACTTATGATGATTACTTTGGGGATGAATAATGAAAAAGACATTGAATGATAAATTAAGTGATTATTTAGAAATAGAAAATAAAATTGAAGAACAATCTAAAGAAATAATCGAAAAACAAAAAAGTAATATTGAACAATATTCTACAAGAGATCAAAGAAGTCAGGATTTGTTTGATGATTATAACGATCATAGAGATACATTGAAAGACTTGGTTTCTATGGGACAAGAGAGTTTAGCCAGTTTGATTCAATTAGCAAAAGAGAGCGAACATCCAAGAGCATATGAGGTTGCGGGACAACTGATGAAAACAACTGGCGAGTTAACAAAAGACTTGATCGAATTACAACTCACTATGAATAAAATTGAAAACACAAAAGATGGCGGAAAACCCGCCAAGGTCACAAACAATGCTATTTTTGTTGGAAACACAAACGACTTGTTAGAGACTCTAAGAGGAAAAAATAGAGAAGAAAAATCTGATGAGTAGTGACATTTATTTAAACAATCCAAATTTAAAGGCTGTTGGAGTAGAAATAGATTGGAGTGAAGAACAGGCAGCAGAATATGTAAAATGTATGGAAGATCCTGTGCATTTTGTAAAAACATATATGAAAATTGTGAATGTTGATAAAGGACTTGTAAATTTTGAGTTATATCCATTCCAAGAAAAAATGATACGTTCTTTCAATGAAAACCGTTTTACTATCTGTAAGATTGGTAGACAGTCTGGAAAATCAATTACATGTATTGCATTTTTCTTACACTATATTCTTTTTAATAAAGATGTGTCGGTTGCATTGCTTGCAAACAAATTGGCTACTGCAAGGGAATTGTTGAGTAGACTGCAAAGAGCATATGAAAATTTACCTCATTGGTTGCAACAGGGAGTGATGGTTTGGAACAAGGGCTCTATTGAATTAGAAAATGGAGCAAAGGTTTTGGCAGCTGCCACATCTTCAAGTGCAATTCGGGGTGGTTCGTATAACATTCTTTTCTTAGACGAATTCGCATTTGTTCCAAATGAAATTGCCGAAGAGTTTTTTAATTCTGTGTATCCTACAATTTCATCTGGACAATCTACAAAGGTTATTATTGTTTCTACTCCACAAGGAATGAATCACTTTTATAAATTATGGGTAGACGCAGAAGAAGGAAGAAATACATATAATCCAATATCTGTTCATTGGAGTGAAGTTCCTGGCCGAGATGAAAAGTGGAAACAAACTACAATTAAAAATACAAGTCCAGAACAGTTTAGACAAGAATTTGATACGGAATTTTTAGGCAGCACAAACACATTAATAAATGTGACGAAATTGAAAAATATGCCATATAAAAATCCAAGAAAAGTTGGAGAAAATGGAAACTTAAAAATATATGGATTTCCGAAAGAAGGAAAAACTTATTTTTGTACAGTTGATGTTTCAAGAGGAAAGGGTGGAGATTATTCTGCATTTTCTATTTTTGATGCTTCCGAAGTTCCATATACACAGGTTGTAACTTATAGATCTAATAATGTCCCTCCATTAGTTTATCCAACTATTATAAGAAGAGTTGCTCAAATGTATAATGAGGCTTATATATTAATAGAGGTAAATGATGTTGGCCAACAAGTGAGTGACATCTTATATCACGATATGGAATATGAGAATCTAATAAGTATTAACAGCGATACAAGAAAAGGACAAAGTATAAGTTCTGGATTTTCAGGAAGAACAACAACTATGGGAATTCGCACAACCAAGGCTACAAAGAAAATTGGTTGTATGAATATGAAAAGTTTAATAGAAGAAGATAAATTAATCATAAAAGATTTTGATACTATCAATGAATTGACATCTTTTGTTTCTAAAGGTCATAAATATGAAGCAGAGACAGGAAAATTTGATGATTTGGTAGACACCTTAATTTTGTTTTCGTGGATGACAACCGATAGTTTTTTCAAAGAACTATGTGACTTAGATACTAGACAAGAAATATACGAAGAAAGATTAAGACACTTAGAAGAGAATATGTTACCATTTGGATTTATTTCATCATCAAATTCCGCTGATATTTTTGTGGATGATGATGGAGATGTATGGACTACAGATGGCATGAATGTGTAATTGTGGTGAGTTTAATGTTTTTATAAATAAATAGAAAATAACTTTATAATTTAATCAAAGGAGATAAAAAAATGGCATTCCAAGTAAGTCCTGGCGTTAACATTTCTGAAATTGATGCATCTACTAGCGTTCCAGCCTTAGTTACTAACATTGGTGCTATGGTTGGGAGATTTTCTAAAGGACCAGTTGGTCAAATCACAGAAGTCTCCAGCGAAGAAGAATTGGTGACAATTTTTGGCAAACCAAACAATGCAAATTATAAATCATGGTTTACGGCTGCGAATTTCTTAACATACTCAAACTCTTTAAAAATAGTTAGAGTTGCAAATGATTCAGCAGTAGCACAAGCTAATAAGGCTCTAAATGCAGTATCAGGTAAAGTTACAGTTTCTTCTGCGACAGCAGGAACACAAACAGCAACAGGTACAGCAGAGTCATCAACTACAATATATGGTTCATCTGCACAAACATTTACTGCTGCAATCACAGGTTCAGTTCAGTCATTTGACCTTTTTGATGGGGTAAATGATGGTACTAACGATCAATATTTACTTCCTCGTTTGGATAATACAAGCGCATTGGTTACTGCAAATGGTTCAGCGGCCGGCACAGACACAAATATAAGAGACTTGATTGCATCTGATGTAACGGTTTCTGTTAGAGGTGTTGGAGAAACATCTGGCGGTCTAGTTCCAGCATCGAGATATGCTTTAGCTACTGGTACAAATTCTGGTGATGTTACTAAAATCACACTTCAGGAAGTTATTGGTGATAATTCTAACTCCGGCCCTTGGTATATTCATGCTCAAGCAAACGCAGCATGGAAAACAGATGGAACAGGATATGCAACAGGTGGGTTCTTCTATCCACTATATACAAGAATGACTGATGCAAACGCAGCTGATTCTGCAGCGGGCGGTACTGGTTCTTCACACGGCCATTACTTCTCAAAATATGCTAGTGCGTTTGACTCAAGTTCAATTGCAGCTAACACTATCACACTAACAAATGCAAATCATGGATTTGCACAAGGAGATGTTGTAATCTTTAAAGAAGGAACAGCAGGTGATACTTTAGGACTTACAGATGGAACATCATATTATGTTGCAAGTGTAAGCGGTGCTGCTGTAACACTATCTGAAACATATACATATTCTACTAATACAGCTGGCGCAGAAATCGCTCTTTCAGCTGGCGCACAAGCAGACCATATGTTACATAAAGTATTTTATATGCCAGACCTTTCTACTTTGGCTGTACACGAAGGAGCTGCTGCACCAGCAGACACAAATATTCTTCTTTGGGCAAACAATAATGACGAAGTAGTTATTGCTGTAGCACTACAACAATCACACTTGATGGATACAGCGCCTGGTTCATATGCAGTTCAAAATGGACTCGTAACAGCAACTAACAGTGTTGATGGTGCATATTCGGCATCTGACTTTACAGTTTCAGCAAATAGTACGACTATTACATTTACATCAAATGCACCAGCAACTGGAGAAACAGTAACAGTTATAGTCCCTGCGAGAAGATCGTTTCCATTGTCTCCAGCAGTAAATTCAACAACAGGACAAACTCTAGAAGTTGATGTTGCTGGAACTGCACAAGTTTCTGGAACCGATTTCACACTATCAGCTGATGGTGCAACGGTAACTTTCTCAACTGCCCCAGCAGACGCGGCCGCGATTACTTTCACAATCAGAAACGCAGCTGCTAATTCATTCTCATATACTGGAGCAACTCTCTATATCAAAAATGATGATGATTTTGATAATAATTTTGGGTTTGGTGCGGCAGTTGCAAATGGTCATGAATTTGCAGCGAAACATCCAGGCACATGGGCAAATGGCATGAAAGTGTATATTGTAGATGAAACTACATATACAAACTTTAAAACCACAAATCCTGCAATTGCCTCTGCACTCAAAGGTGTACCAAGAGCAAATGACATGACAATTGATTTGACAGCATCAAATCCAGTGGGAACCCCAGATAACGAAAAACTCACACAAGGAATTTCGTTGGTCGTAACAATGACTGACCCACAAACTGGAACTGAAAGAGTTGTTGAAACTATCGAAGAGATGTCAAAGGCAGCAAATGGTAAAACAGAAGTTGGTGAAAATCGTTACTATGTAAATGTTATCAACTCCTCATCAAATTGGGTAAAAATTCTTAATCATCCAATTGCAAATGGTGATTGGGGCGGTGATATTGTTGTAAGTAATGGAGGCAGTGTTGCTTCTAAGAGATCATTTGCAACATTGGCGACTTCTGGAAACACAGATGGAACTGAACTGTTCATTTCTCGCCCATTTGGTGGTGGACAAGATGGTATTACTCCAACTGTTCAACAGTTTCAAGCCGGATATGACATGTATGCAGACGCAGAAAATGTAGACGTAGGTTTCATTTTACAGGGCGAAATGGCAGATGTAGCAGATAGTTTGGCTGCAGCGCAAGGTGCAGTTGGACACATCATTGATATCGCAATCTCAAGAAAAGATGCAATCGCATGTATTTCTCCTAGAGAAACAGATGTTGCCGCTGATAGAGATGCGATGTCTAGTGACAATACTATTGCATTCTTCCAAGGTGTTAAATCAAGCAACTATGCATTCGCAGACTCAAACTACAAATATATGAGTGATAAATTTAATAATACATATAGATATGTTCCATTCAATGGAGATACTGCTGGATTGATGGTTAGAAGTGAATTGGAAAGAGATGCTTGGTATTCTCCAGCCGGATTTAATCGCGGTGTATATAGAGGCGTAGTAAAAACTATGCAAAATCAAACAAAAGCAGACAGAGATGCGCTTTATTCAGCAGCAATTAACCCTGTTGTTAGTTTTGCTGGACAAGGAACTGTTCTGTTTGGTGACAAAACCTTCACACAAAAACCATCTGCATTTAGTAGAATTAATGTTAGAAGATTGTTTATTGTTCTTGAGAAATCTATTGCAACTGCTGCTAAATTCACTCTATTCGAATTCAACGACGAATTCACAAGATCTCAGTTTACATCTCTTATCGAACCATTCTTGAGAGATGTACAAGGTCGCCGTGGAATTTATGATTTTAAAGTTGTCTGTGACGCAACAAACAACACAAGTGAAGTGATAGATAGAAACGAATTTATTGGAGACATCTTTATTCAGCCTGCAAGATCAATCAACTTTATCCAACTCAACTTTGTTGCAGTTAGGACAGGCGTTGATTTCAATGAAATTGTTGGTGCAGTTTAATATAAATAGATTAAAATAGGAGATAATAAATGGCATTCAACATAGAAACATTCAAATCAAATTTTGGGGATGGTGGTGCAAGACCCAATCTATTCAGAGTACAGCTTACTATGCCAACTGGCGTAACACCATTACCAGACAATGCCGCGTTTCTTGTTCGTTCCGCACAAGTTCCTTCGTCCACCATTGCACAGGTGGACGTGCCATACTATGGTAGACAGGTAAGAGTGGCTGGAAATAGAACTTTCGAACCGTGGACGGTGACAATTCTAAATAGAGAAGATTTCAATGTAAGAAATCGTCTTGAACAGTGGATGAACAATATCAATTCACACAATGGAAACACAACCACATATGCTGGCCAGGGATATAAAAGTGATGCTATTGTAGAACACTTTGGTAAAGCTGGAGAAGGTGACATTATTGCAAGATATGAATTTAGAGGTTTATTCCCAACAGAATTATCATCAATTGAATTATCATGGGATACAAATGATGTTGTAGAAGAATTTACATGTACTTTTGCCTACGATTATTGGCAACACAGCGGCGTAGTAAGTTCTTAAGCAACTCAACTAGTTATTGGAATATAGTATGGAAGTGAAATTATTTGGGTTTACCCTATTAAAAACAGCAGAGCAATCAAAAGAATCTAAGTCATTCATACCCCCAGAGAGTATGAATGACGATGGTTCTTTGCATGTTTCTACAAATTTTTATACAACTACATATAATTTGGAAAATAATGCAAAAAGTGACGCAGAATTAATCGATAGATATAGAGATATGTCTATCCATCCTGAAGTTGAAATTGCAATTGATGATATTGTATCAGAAGCAATTGTCAATGAAGCAGATCAAAATCCAGTAAAATTATTAACTAAAAATGTAAATCAACCAGCTTCTGTTAAGAAGGCTCTTGTCGAAGAATTTGACAATGTTCTTTCTTTATTAAATTTCAACAGAGCTGGTTATGATATTTTTAGAAATTGGTATATTGACGGTAGAATTTATTTTCATATAATTATCAATCAATCTAAACCAAAAGATGGTATTATAGAACTCAGAAAAATTGATCCTAGAAAGATCAAAAAAGTAAAACATATAGAAAAAGACGAAAAAACTCAAGGAAAATTGGTTAAATCTGTCTCAGAATATTATGTTTACAACGAAAAAGGCCTTTCCAACGGCGACAAAACTACTGGAATTCCCATTTCCCCAGACTCAATAGCACATGTAAACTCTGGCCTAAGAGATGCCAGACGACAATATGTTATTGGTCATTTACACAAAGCAATCAAAGCCCTCAATCAATTACAAATGGTGGAAGATTCTGTAGTAATTTACAGATGGACACGAGCACCAGAAAGAAGAGTTTTCTATATTGATGTAGGAAATCTTCCAAAAGTTAAGGCTGAACAATATATTGCAGACATTATGAATCGTTATAAAACTAAAGTTGCATATGATGCTGCAACTGGTGAAGTAAAAGACGATAGACGCCATATGTCTATGCTTGAAGATTTTTGGTTTCCACGCAGAGAGGGCGGTAGAGGTACAGAGATCGAAACTTTACCAGGCGGTTCTAATTTAGGTGAAATGGATGATGTTGTCTATTTTCAGAAAAAACTTTATAAATCTCTAAATGTTCCTATTTCTAGATTAGAACCAGAACAGTCTCTTGCATTGGGCCGTGCTACAGAAATAAATAGAGATGAATACAAATTTAATAGATTTATTGTAAGATTAAGAAACCAATTCAGTGAACTATTTCTTGACCTTTTGAAAAAACAAATGATATTGAAAGGTATTGTTACTTCAGAAGAATGGAAAGCAATATCTCAACAAGTTATCTTTGACTTTACACAAGACTCTTATTATTCAGAAATTAAAAATACTGAAATGATAAGAGACAGAGTTGCTTTGTTATCCGAAATGACAGATTATATGGGTAAATATTACTCTCATACTTGGGTACAAAGAAATATTCTAAAGTTTAGTGATGATGAAATAAATAATATGAGAAAAGAAATTCTTGCTGAGCAAGAAGATGAAATTTTTGGAAAAAATGAAAACGAAGAGGGCTTTTAAAAATGAGCGAAGAAAATATAAATAATAAATATCTAGATATAGTAGACAATTCTATTTTAGGAAATGGTACTGCAGCTGCAGATGCAATCAATTCTATTTTGAAGGACAAAATTGCCACAGAAATAGATGATTATAAAAAAGAGTTTGCAAACTCCATGTTTAATGGAGAACAGGAAACAGATGTTGATTCGGAAGAAGAAGTAGAAGCCGAAACACCAGAAGAAGAAACAGAAGAGGCATAGAAAAATGTTAAGTTTTGAAGAATATCTTTCACAAGACCTTGATGAAGCAATCAAGAGAAAGGTTGTAGTTCGTGGTGGCAAAAGAAAGATTAAATTCAAAACTAACAGAGATGGCTATAAAGTCGTAGGAAACAAAGAAGTAAGAATTAGTCCTACGGATGCTAAAAAAATGAGTATTAGAAATACTAGATCTGCAAGAAAAAGAAAAGGTAAAGTAAATATCTCTAATATTCGTAGAGCAAGATCAATGACAAAAAGGACGGGTCTATGATGAAACTCATAACAGAAGTAGTAGAAGAAATCTTAGTAGAACAAAAAGGAAAAGACCTTTTTATCGAAGGCGTTTTCCTTCAATCAAATATAAAAAATAGAAATGGTAGAGAATACCCTTCCGAAGTCATGGATAGAGAAGTTGCAAGATATAATGAAAAATATATTGCAAAAAATAGAGCCTTTGGTGAATTAGGACATCCAGAAGGCCCTACAATTAATTTAGAGAGAGTTTCGCACATGATAAAATCTCTTACCAAAGAAGGCAATAACTATGTTGGTAAGGCAAAAATCATGACTGAAACTCCATATGGTGCTATTGTGTCAAACCTAATTAAAGAGGGTGCATCATTAGGTGTTTCTTCTAGGGGTATGGGTAGTGTTAAGCAATCAGGTGGAAGGAATATAGTACAAGACGATTTTTATTTGGCCACAGCAGCCGATATTGTTGCGGACCCAAGCGCTCCAGATGCGTTTGTGAACGGTATCATGGAAGGAAAAGAGTGGGTCTGGAATAACGGAATTGTTCAAGAAAAATCAATTGCTGAGTATCATAGAAAGATGCAAGAGGCAAAACAAAGAGAGCTCGAAGAAGTAAAAATCAACTTGTTTAAAAATTTCATGTCAAAATTGTAATTATTATAAATAAATATAAATTAAACTCGTAGGAGAATCAAAAATGGAAAATTTAGAAAATAAAGAGATTGTTGACGAAACGAAAGTTGAAGAAGCAATCGAAGAAAAAGTTGAAGTTGTTGAAGAAGAAGCAGTTGAAGAAATTGCTGAAGAAACAACTGATGAAGTAGAAGTTTCTGAAGAATCTGAAGAAACAAGTGAAGCTCCATTGGAAGAAATGGACCACAGTAAAAAGAAAAAAATGAACGCTTCTAAAGATAAAGATATGGAAGATGAAAATAATGAAGATGATGCAGATGATGACGAAGAAGTGGTAGAAAAAAAGAAAAAAATGAACGCTTCTTATAAAGTTAAAGCAGAAGATGTTGACGTTAAAGAGGATGTCGATGCAATGCTACAGGGACAAGACCTTTCTGAAGAGTTTCAGAATCAAGTAACAACAATCTTTGAGGCCGCCGTAGTTTCAAAAGTCAACGAAAAGTTGGAAGAAATTTATGCAGACTACGAAACTGAGCTTCAGGAAAATGTTGCAGAAATTAGACAAGAACTGTCTGAAAAAGTTGATGAGTATCTTTCATATGTCGCAAAAGAGTATGTTGCTGAAAACAAACTTGCGGTAGAAAATAAACTCAAGCTTGAGATTATGGAAAATTTCATGAGTGGTCTGAAAAAGGTCTTTGAGGAAAATTATGTTGATGTTCCAGAAGAAAAAGTCGATCTTTACGGTGAAGCTTTGGAAACTTTGGAAGAAAAAGAACAAAAATTGAATGAGCAATTTGAAAAGAATATCAAGTTGTCTAAAAAACTTGAAGATCTTGAAAAAGAAATTATCTTGAAAGATGTAACTGAAGGACTTACTGTTTCTCAAGCAGAAAAAGTACGTTCTTTGAGCGAAAGCCTTGAATTCACTACCAAGGAAGATATGATGGAAAAAGTTACATTGATCAAGGACAATTATTTTCCATCTGAAACAATTGTAGAAAGCGCAGTATTAGATGAAAGTGCATTAGAAACTTCAGTTGAAGATTCTCCAGTGGTTCAAGAGGAAAATAAATTTCAATCTGTGATGGATGTTTATGCTAGAGCACTAAATAGACCTAAAGATTAAAATTTTATAAATATAATATAGTATAGCAAATAAAATCTACTAAGGAGAAAAAAATGCACGACTTTAATGCAATCCAAATTCAGGAGTTGAAAGAAAAGTGGAAGCCTGTGCTTGAGCATCCTGATCAAGCTGAAATCAAGGACCCATATAGAAAAGCGGTTACTGCCGTTCTTCTCGAAAATACAGAAAGAGCTACAAGAGAAGAAAACGCTCTTGGAACACAAACCATGGCATCTCTCAACGAGACTAACGTGGCTCCTACTGCACCAGACAGCGGAAACCTAACATATTCTGATCCAGTAATCATTTCCATGATTCGCAGAACTATGCCAAACCTTATGGCATATGACCTTGTAGGTGTTCAGCCAATGACAGGCCCAACAGGTTTGATTTTCGCAATGAAATCGCGTTATACAAATCAGACTGGAACAGAAGCTCTCTTCGATGAAGCTGACACAACATTTTCTGGAACAGGCACACACGCCGGTACAGATCCATTCGCAGGTTCTTCACTTGGTGTAAACGCAGGCGGAGAAGCATTTGTAGAATCAGCAAATGGTTCACAAACAGGTGCAGCTGGTTCAACAGCAGCTGGTGAAGGCCTTGGAAAGGGTGTTGATCAGGGAATGGGCACTAACGGACATTTCAACGAAATGGCATTCTCAATCGATAGAGTATCGGTAACTGCGAAAACCAGAGCGTTGAAAGCAGAGTACACAACTGAACTCTCACAAGACTTGAGAGCGGTACACGGTCTTGACGCAGAGTCAGAACTCTCAACAATTCTCTCCACAGAGATTACTGCTGAGATTAACCGTGAAGTACTTAGAAATCTTTACGACCAAGCAAAATTGGGTTGTGCGGCACAAACAACAAACAAAGGTATCTTTGATTTGACAACTGATGCTGATGGCCGTTGGAGTGTTGAGAACTTTAAAGCTCTTATGTTCCAAATCGAAAAAGAAGCAAACGTAATTGCAAAAGAAACACGTAGAGGAAAAGGTAACGTAATCGTATGTTCTTCTGATGTTGCTTCTGCTCTTGCAATGTCTGGTCTTCTTGACTATAACCCACAAATGGACACAGCACTTAATGTTGATGACACAGGACAAACATTCGCCGGTGTACTCAACAAAAAGTTCAAAGTGTACATTGACCCATACTTCTCATCCGCTGGTGCATATGACTTCGCAATGGTTGGATACAGAGGTTCTTCACCATTTGATGCTGGTTACTTCTATTGCCCATATGTTCCAATGCAAATGGTTCGTGCAGTTGGTGAGAATACATTCCAGCCAAAAATCGGGTTCAAAACTCGTTATGGAATGGTTAAAAACCCATTTGCTGGTGCGGCTCGTACTCCTGCTGCGGATGGCGCTTTCCCAACAGACGGCAACCAGTACTACAGATTGTTCCGCGTGGACAACATCAACTCTGCTGCTTAATAAAAACAATAAAAAAAGAAAAGCAGAATATGGGGGGCTCAATGCCCCCCTTTTTTTATTCCTAAATAGTAAGATAATAAGGAGATTTCGCAGTGGATGTAGATACTCAAAATGTAAATTACCTCAATACACAGAACTTTAGTTTTTCTACAAATATGTGTCCATCACTAGAGGACTATGTTCAATCTGTAAGTATTCCTGGCGTGACTTTAGGCGAAGCAATAGTGGAAACGCCATTTATTAAACGTCCAGAGCCTGGAGATAAATTAATTTTCTCTGTTATGTCAATTGGATTTTTAGTAGACGAAGAAATGAAAAATTGGAAAGAAGTTTATAATTGGTTACTTGCATTAGGATTTCCAGACAATTTTCAACAATATGGAAACTTTACTAATGCAAGAAGATTAGAACTTGGAAAATCTGTTTTTTCAGATTTAGTATTAATTGTTTATAACAACCAAAATACACCAGTTTTAAAATTCACATTCAAAGATGCATTTCCTATAGCCATAGGAGATATTCCACTATCTTCTACAGAAACAGCAAGTATTGCGCCTCTGACAACAGCAGATTTTATGTTTAGGAGTTATTCGGTAGAAAACTTATAATATTATTGGAGAACATTATGGAAGAAAAATATTCAGTGAAATTGGCTGAGTTGACACAGGAATCCGAAAAAGATATAAAAATAGATTACCTGAAATTAGCAGATGAAATTGTTCACAATCAGAATTTGATTGGGAAGTGGATGACTCATCAACAAGTATACGAAATAAAATATCAGTTTTTAGAGATAGAACACAAAAAGCTTTTGGCAATAAAGACAAAGTACTATACAGGAAAAATGTCGGAAGATGAAATTGTGGCAAGAGGATGGGAAATTGAAGGAACAAAAATATTAAAATCTGATTTGAATATCTGGATAGATGATGACGAAGAAATTATTAAATCTAAAAAAAATCTATTGATATTAAAACAGATAATAACTTTGATTGATAAAACCATTGATATTTTGATAGATCAAAAGAAATGGACTATCAAAAATTTTATTGATTATAAGAAATGGTTAGAAGGTAATTAATGAGCAAGTTTTATGTTCACAAACTAAACGAAGTGTATGTTCAAGTAGATTCCCCAGAACTTTTTATGTTGAAAGAACTGGTGGACTACTTTACCTTTAAGGTGCCTGGCGCTGAGTTTATGCCCGCATATAAGAATAAATATTGGGATGGAAAGATAAGACTTTTCAATCCTACTAATTGTAAGTTATACTTAGGCCTTGTTGAACAACTAAAATATTTTTGCGAAAAAAATGATTATGAAATAGAATATGATGAAGATTTACAAGATCAAAATTTTTCACCAAAAGATTTGGAAGCACTTGCAAAATTCATTAATCCACATAGTCAAGGAAAAAAAATTGAATATAGAGATTATCAGTTAGATGCAATCTATCATGCAATCAAAAAAAATAGAACATTACTTCTTTCCCCGACAGCTTCTGGTAAATCACTCATCATTTATACTTTGGTAAGATTCTATAACATGCACCCAGAAGTAAAAGGAAAAAAAATTCTAATCATAGTTCCAACCACTTCACTAGTTTCGCAGATGTATGGTGATTTTGCCGATTATGGATGGGATGTAAATAAGTATTGTCATAAGATATTTGCTGGCCAAGAAAAATATACAGATAAAAAGGTAGTGATATCTACTTGGCAATCGATATACAAAATGCCGAGAGATTATTGGGATCAATTTGGAGTAGTGATTGGCGATGAATGTCACTTATTTAAAGCAAACTCTCTTAACAAAATCATGGATAGATTAACAGAGTGTAGATTTAGATTTGGAACAACAGGAACATTAGATGGAACAAAAACTCATAAACTTATTCTTACAGGAATGTTTGGAGATGCAAAACAAGTCACATCTACAAGAAAGCTAATTGATAACAAAACTCTCGCAGATTTTAAAATACAATGTCTGGTACTAAAATATCCTATGGAGACATGTAAAGAAATCAAAAAACTGAAATATGCTGATGAGGTAGAATGGATTGTAACAAATCCTAGAAGAAATGAATTTATAAAAGACTTGACATTAAATCTAAAAGGTAATACACTAGTTCTTTACAATTTTGTAGAAAAACATGGAATACCTATGTACAAATTAATAAAGAATTCTGTAGAAGAAAATAGAAAAGTATTTTTTGTTTCTGGCTCAGTAAATGCAGAAATAAGAGAACAAATTAGAGCAACAACGGAAAAAGAAGATAATGCAATTATTATTGCATCTTATGGTACATTCTCTACTGGTGTAAACATTCGTAATTTGCACAATGTTGTTTTCACATCTCCGTCAAAGAGTAGAATACGAAACTTGCAGTCTATAGGAAGAGGCCTCAGAAAAGGAAATAATAAAACATCAGCAGTCTTATATGATATAGCTGACGATTTTCGTTATAAGAATTATATGAATTTTGCAATACGCCATTTTTACGAACGTATAAATATCTATAATGAAGAAAAGTTTTCGTTTAAAATAAATGAAATCAAATTATTTGGTTAGGAAACTCATGCACGATTTCAAAATAGTCAGGCTATCAACAAAAGAAGTAATTATTTGTAAGACAAATTCTAAAAATGCGTCTGCAAGTTCAATTATTTTGGAAGATCCGTTTGAAATAAAATCGTTCATGAATCCTCAAACTGGAGACTTTAATTCAACTCTCATAGATTGGTTACAATATAGTGATGATACTATAGTAGAAGTTGCCGCGTACAATGTCATTGCAATGAATACACCTTCCCCAGAAATTATTGACCATTATGAAATGATTTTAAGAAGAAAGGCTGCAGCTGCAAATTCTGAACTCAATGAAACTGAAGGGCCTGGATTAGAAGATGTTGATGAAGAACATGAACATACTATTGAAGAACTTATGAGAATGATAAACGGTAATAAAGTCTATCATTAAGGGTCTACATACCCAGTATAACAGTAGAATCAACTTGTGTCAATAGAAAAAAAAATTTATTTTCTATTGACAAGAAACACTTTTTTATGGTATTATCTTTGTAATTGTATAAGGAATTATTATGTATGGCTAAGAAAAGCACTAGAAATCATTATGTAGATAACAAAAAGTTGTTGGAAGAGATGACAAAATATAAGGATGCCGTCAACCTTGCCGCTGAGCAGGACACAGAGCGCCCAAGAGTTCCAAATTATATTGGTGAGTGTATTATGAAGATTGCACAGCATCTCTCTTATAAACCCAATTTTATCAACTATACATATAAAGAAGAAATGATATCAGATGGTATTGAAAATTGTCTATTGTATATTGATAATTTTAATCCAGAAAAATCAAAAAATCCATTCGCATATTTTACTCAGATTATTTACTATGCTTTCATTCGAAGGATTCAAAAAGAAAAGAAACAGACTTATGTAAAATATAAGGCATTGGAAAATCAAGAATTGATTGATGAAATTATGCAAGGACCAAATGGTAGTCCTATGAAAAATAATTTCTTAGAATTTATTCACAATAATATGGATGATTTTCTTGCAGACTTTGAAGAAACCCAAAGAAAGAAAAAACAAAAAGCCAAGGAAAAGAGAGAAGGTAAGGAATCTGAAACTTCATGAAAATTGCACTGATTACGGACACTCACTTCGGCGCTAGAGGTGACTCCACACTTTTCCATGACTATTTTATGGAATTTTATGATAATGTATTTTTTCCTTACTTGGAAAAGAATAATATTAAGACTGTAATTCATCTTGGAGATGTTACAGACCGAAGAAAGTTTATCAACTATAATATTCTTGATGGCTTACGAAGTGGATTTATAAAGAAGATTAAAGACTATGACTCTTATTTTATTATTGGTAATCATGATGTGTATTATAAAAACACAAATCGTATTAACTCTATGGAGCAACTTTTCGGGGATGATTTCAAGACTTATACAACGGCCACTACTCTTAATTTTGATGGGACTGACATTTGTTTTATTCCTTGGATAAATTCTGAGAATTATGATGAAACTCTAAAACACATAAAGAAAACCAAAGCAAAAATTGCGTTAGGACATTTAGAACTGAATGGTTTTGAAATGATGCGTGGTATCAAGTGTGAAGCTGGTATGTCTATTGAACACTTTAAAAAATTTGATTTGACTTGTTCTGGACATTTCCATCATAAAAGCAATCAAGGAGAAATTCATTATTTGGGAGCCCCATATGAATTATTTTGGAATGATTGTGATGATCCTAAAGGATTTCATATTTTAGATACGGGCTCAATGGAATTGCAGTTTGTTCAAAACCCACATCAAATGTTTCATAAGATTTATTATGATGAAAATAAAAAATATGATTTGTCAAAATATGAAAACAAATATGTAAAAATTATTGTTAAAAATAAAAGATCTCAATATAAGTTCGATACATTTGTTGACTCTTTATATAAGAAAGATGTTGCTGATTTATCTATTGTCGATGAAACAGATTTTCAGTTTGAAGAACAAAGTGATGTAGACACTACAAAAGACACTATGTCTCTTCTTACAAGTTATATCGATAATTATGAGATTGATGTTGACAAGAACAAACTAAAACAGATTATGCAAGATTTATATGTCTCTGCTTTGAGAGGTGATTGATGATTGAGTTTAAAACTATTAAATGGAAGAACTTTCTTTCCACTGGTAATTATTTTACAGAAGTGCAACTAAACCGTTCATCTTCTACTCTTATTGTTGGTGAGAATGGAGCAGGAAAATCTACCATTTTGGATGCATTGACATTTGGTTTGTTTGGAAAATCTTTTAGAAAAATTAATAAACCACAGCTTATAAACTCTATAAACAATAAAGATGCTTTGATTGAGATTACCTTTAAAATTGGTAAGAATGATTACTTGGTGCGCCGCGGTATCAAACCCAATATTTTTGAAATATGGGTAAATGGTAAAATGTTAGACCAAGATTCAAAAATTCGTGATAGCCAGATTTATTTGGAAGAAAACATTCTCAAACTGAATTATAAGTCATTTACTCAAACTGTTATTTTGGGTAGTGCTACTTTTGTTCCTTTCATGCAACTTTCTGCAATCGATAGAAGAGAAATTATTGAAGATATTTTGGATATAAAAATCTTTTCTGCAATGAATGAAATTCTAAAAGCAAAAATGGCTGCATTGAAAGAAACAATGACAGAAAATGAAAAAAACCGTGAAGTCCAAGATTATAAGATTGAACTTCAAGAAAGAAATATTGAAGATGCAAAGACGACAAAGAAAACTGCGATTAATACTTTTAAGAAAAAGATAAAAGAAAAGAAGGCTGAACAGAAACAGTGTATTGACAAAAATACAGAATTGCATGAACAAATATCAAATTTATTGGAAAAGATTATACATGAAAGTAAAATATCTGATAGAAAGAAAAAACTTGAACGTCTAGAAACTAAACTCTCAAATAATGCAGAAAAAATACAAAACGACATCTCATGGTTTGAAGGCAATGATGTTTGTCCATCATGCCAACAAGATATTAATGAAGATCATAAGAATTGTATTGTGGAAGAGAAGGATAAGAAAAAGGAAGAAGTTTTGACAGCTGTTCAATCTTTGTCTGATGAATTGATTGAGATTGATTCTGAATTACATTATATTGAAGAAACCAAAACATCTATCACAAATCTTAATAATGTAGTTAGTTCTAATAATGATAAACATCAATATCTACAAAAAAATATTGATGAACTTGAGGCTGAAATAGAAGATGCGGAAAATAATAATACAAGCGTTTCTAAATTAGAAAAGGAATTAAAAGAGTTTAAAAAGATTTCCAAAGAGTTGGACAATGAACGCAAAACTCTTTCCGAAACAAAAAACTATCATGTGGTTGCATCACAGTTTTTGAAGGACACTGGTGTAAAAACTTCTATTATAAAATACTATTTGCCAATAATGAACAAGTTAGTAAATAAGTATCTACAAGAAATGGATTTCTATATTAACTTCACAATGGATGAAAAGTTTAATGAGAATATTAAATCCAGAGGCAGAGAAGGATTTACATATAGTTCTTTTAGTGAAGGAGAGAAGATGAGAATTGACCTTGCTCTCTTGTTTACTTGGAGAGAGATTGCTCGAATGAAGAACAGTGTCAACACAAATCTTCTGATTCTTGATGAGGTGTTTGATAGTTCTTTGGATGCGACTGGTACAGACGAGTTTTTGAAGTTGTTGAACACATTAGGCGGCAACAATGTCTTTGTGATTTCACATAAAGGAGATATTCTATATGATAAGTTTCACAGTGTGATTAAATTTGAAAAAGTAAAAAACTTTAGCCAAATTGAAAAAAATTGAAAAAAAACTATTGACGAACCATGCAGTAATGGTATATACTGAGATAATACGTCACTCAAACTACATTAGAGGATTTTTTCACATGAATGAAGATGAAATAATTAATATTATCACAAATAGTAGTTTTCAAGATTTACAAAAACTTAGGGTGGACTCTGACCACATATCACTTATTGAATTACCAGACATTTATGGTGCTCACCTATATTGCACTTTCATAAATTCTGGAGAGACAATGGATAGATATTTTGGGTGGCATAAAGGTGAGTTTAATGGTACATACTATGGTTCGCCAGTTAAACATTCAAAAAAGTTCTGGTCAGATATGCGAAAGTATCCTAGTTTAACTTTATGTTTTAATGTTGGAACTCCAAGAGATATGAATGTGAGGGAGGGTAAAATACTGAAGGCTATCGATGCAAAGTCTAATGAAAAGTTCTTCAATGAGAGCAATGGTGGTGGTGCATTAACTAAAGGTCAAAAATCAATTACTGCATTAGATAATATTGTTTATAACTTAGAAAAAAATGTATATCCAATTCAAAAAGTAGATAAACATAAACTCTATGCTATACAACCACACCAAGTAAGAGAAGTAATGGAAATACCTAATAAGGTGCAATCTATTCTTAATCATATACTAGATACAAAAGGTAGATGGTTGGATGGAAATTTTCATTACGTTTTAATTCTTAAAGATTTCTATGGTAAAGATAAACATCTTAGGATAGGTAGTTTTCACACACTAAAAGCTTGTATGAAAACAGATTTTGTTGGTGAATTAGATGCTGTCTTTATACCGAAAAAAGATTGGATTAATTTAGACGAAACTGAAATTAAAGATTTAGGACATACAGATAACAAAAGAGATGATAAGGTAAATGATTCTGTAAGTTTATCAGAGGCTATATCAAATGCCGTTTCTTTTATTAGAAATAATAATATTGAAGACCATAAAGACCAAAGTGTAAAAGATAAATTCATGCGTTGGGGATTTACTAAAACTGAATGGGAAGCAACTATTAGAAAAACTTTACGAAATACACTAAATGATAGTAAAGCAAAAAATGCAATACCACCCAATCATATTAAAAAAAGCTGGACTGAAAAAGAAAAGTCTCAGATGATTGAAAGACATACAGACGAGAATACTTTTGTTTTTATTTTATCCACAGCTTGGTGGTCAAATAGATGGGTAGGTTTTGACGCACTAATGAATATTGTAAAGAATGAGGAAGCATTTAAAAAAGATTATTGGAAAATATTCTGGTTAAATGAATCAGACACAGCGTTTTTAGATTGGAATAAGATAAAAACTAAAAAAGATGAAGAAGGTAATGTGGTTTTAAAACCAACAAGAAAAACTAATATTGAACATGATTTACAAATTTTGTTTTCAAAGTTTGCTGAAGATATTAGACCTATTCTTATTTTTGAAGATTTACCATATTCAGAACCTAACGAAATTAAAAATGATAAAAAAGTATCTTGAAAAACATATTAAAGATAATGTGTTAGATGAAGAAGTTAGTTTACTATTAAGTGGTGGTCTTGATTCTATATCTGTTGGTATTTCTGCTGAACTAGTTGGGAAGAAAGTAAACGCATATAGTTTTTATCTTGAAGGTGTTCCTTCATATGACTTTGCAATGGCTGCTAATATTGCATCACAAAGAGGTTGGAATTTTACTCCAGTAGTTGTTCCTACTACAAATCTTAATGAAGATTGGTTTAGATTAGTTGATTTGGGTTGTAGAAAGAAAACTCATTTTGAGTGTGTATTTCCTTTCCTATATGTTTATCCAAAAATAAAAGAAAAGTATGTTCTTACTGGTTGGGGGGCGGATGGATACTTTGGACCAAGTAAAAAAGCTATGATGCGATATTCTAGTTATAGAAATAAAAAAAACTATGTTAAATATTGTAAAGAACACAATCAAAAAAGATTGAACTGGAACGAATTCAGACTTGAATATCTTGATGGAGACTGTGCTGGTTACAAAGAACACACAACCCTTGCGGAAAAACATGATAAGATACACATAGCACCATATAAAGATAGTAAAGATATTAGAAAAGAATTGATGAATAAGAGTTGGACAGAGTTAAATACACCCAGACAAAAAGAAATTATAAGAAAAGACTTTACAATACTAAAAAAGTATGGTAATATAAAGCCACATATAAATTTACACCTCGGTTCTGGTATAGATAAATTGTTTGAAACTTTTTTGAAAGACTCGACAATTAATTTCAATAATAGAAAAAGAATAATGGATGTTTGTAAAGATTGGTATAAAAATCCGAATAGTTTGAGAAGGTATAATATATGAGTTATACACCATATAATTTACAAGATGTTTATGATGCATCTGAACAGAACAAATTTAAAGTGATTTCAACTTTTGCCGGTGGTGGTGGATCTTCCACTGGCTATCGTCTTGCTGGTGGTAAGGTTCTTGCAGTAAATGAGTTTGTAGAAGAGGCATGTAATACCTATAAAGAAAACTATCCAGAGACACCTATTCTGCCTGGCGATATTAAAGAATTGACTGGGCAACATTTCTTGGATGCAGCTGGAGTAAAAGTTGGGGAGATAGATATTCTGGATGGTTCTCCGCCATGTTCTGCGTTTTCTGTGGCAGGCAAACTATCTCATAATAGTATTGAAACTGAATACTTAGATTTTGATGGTAATGTTATGACACGCAAAGAAAGTGGTAAACATTCTGATGGATGGGGTCAAACTAAAAAGTATTCTGATGGAAAGATAGTTGAAAATATTGAAGATTTGTTTTTTGATTTTCTGAGAATTGCTGATGAAATAAAACCAAAAGTAATCATTGCAGAAAATGTTAAGGGATTGACTGTTGGAGAAGCAAAAAACTATCTTAATCAAATACTCAATAGATTCGAGGAAATTGGATATAATATTTCGTATCAAGTTTTGGATAGTAGATATTTTGGAGTTTCGCAGACTCGAACCAGATGTATTTTTATTGGAGTAAGACAGGACATTGCCGATCAAGTTGGCTTGAACTTTATGACAATTCAAAATGTTTTTCCAACTCCAGATTTGAAAACAATTCCTCTGAAAGATGCTTTGATTGGTTTAGAATATGATGATGAAGAAATTTCTTATCTTACTGAAAAGTTTTCTAATACTGCATATTGGAAACAAACTGGTAGTATAATGCCCGTTGATCCAGATAAAGTTCTAACAGGAGGCGATTATCACCCGAAAGGACACCACTTTAACTTGAAAAGAGTATCACAGTATGCTCCAGCACCGACCTTAACCGCTATGGGGAGTGCTGATACTACTGCTGGTGCATTCCACTGGGCAGAACCTAGAAAGTTGACCCTCGGCGAGCTGAAGCGCATTATGTCACTTCCAGATGACTTTAAACTTACTGGAAAATGGAATCAAAAAGCAGAAAGAATTGGAAGGATGGTTCCGCCACTGATGATGAAAAGAATTGCAGAATCTGTATATAAAAATGTTTTGGAGAAATATAATGGCTGATTTCACATTTGCACACCGCGAAGAAGGTTTTGATGAACATATTGATAAAAGTATTAGAGGTTATGGAGATTTGTTGGATGATGTAATTTCTCTATCAAGATACTTTGTGGAAGATGGTACTAATGTTTATGATATTGGATGTTCAACTGGTAAACTGACTCAACGAATGTTGGAGGCAAATCAGGATTTTTGTTATGATGCAAATTATATTGGTATTGAAGTTGCAAATGGATTTTATGATGATATGATAAAAAGACAGGAGCATATCAGATCAATACACCCTTGGGTCCGTGTTGATTTTAGACATGAAGATGTAAGAGACACTGAATTTGAAAATGCCTCTTTAATTACTTCAATATTTACTTTGCAGTTTATGTCAAAAATTGATCGGCGATTTACTATTCAAAGAATTCATGATGGATTGAATGAAGGTGGCGGTTTTATTTTTGCAGAAAAAACTATTTGTCAAAATGCAAATTTTCAAGACATGCTCACATTTAATTATTATGATTTCAAAAGAAAATCTTTTGATACAGAAGATATTATGAATAAAGAAAGAACTCTTAGAAACATGTTGAAACCAAACACTTGGCAAGAAATAAATGAAATGATGTGGGACGCAGGTTTTGAAGATGTCCAACCTTTCTGGAGAAATCATATGTTTGTTGGAGCAATTGCCATAAAAAAATAAAAAGGCCCTTGACAAAACTGATTCGTTCCTGTAGCATGTAAATATAAGTGATGATTCCTATGAAGGAAATATGTGATGTCAAATGTTCTATTTACAAAGAACTCCAAAAGTCTCCTAGCCAAACTGATGGCAGAAGAAGACCTTACGGTTCAACATCGTAAAGTTGAAACCGCGTTTTTTGACGTTGAAAAACGTCTATTAGTTGTACCAATTTGGAAAGATATGTCCGATAACCTTTATGACTTGTTTATGGGTCATGAAGTTGGACATGCTTTATATACTCCAGCGGATACAGAAGTTCTCCAAGAAGCAATCGACCGTTCCAACAAAGACTTTGTAAACGTAGTCGAAGATGCTCGTATTGAGAAAATGATGAAAATAAAATTCCCTGGCTTGCGGGCTCCTTTCTACAAAGGATATCAAGAGTTAAATGAGCGAGATTTCTTTGGGACAAATAATAAAGAAATTTCTACCTTTTCTTTCATTGACCGTATCAATCTGTTTTACAAATCTTCAATGAATGATTTTGAGTTTAACATGATATTTTCAGAAGAAGAAAAACCTCTTGTGAAGAAAGTTGGAAAAACAGAAACTTTCGAAGAAGTTGCAGCTGTTGCAGAAGAGATTTACAACTTCATCAAAGATAAAGTTCAAAATCGTCAAGAACAGAATTCCCAACAAAGTGGTGGTGAAGGTTCTGGTGAACAATCTCAAAATTCAGAAATGTCAGAACTAAAAGATGACAATTCACACTCTTCTTCATCTTCTCAAACTGAAACTGAAAATGAAGAAGAAAATCAAACGGATGGTTCTGGTGATGGCGGTTCTTCTGATGATACAGGTGAAGATGAACAAAATTCACAAGAATCTGGTAGTTCTTCTAATTCTTCTGATGACGAATCTGATGGAGAAAATGGAAAATCTTATACATCAGCTGAAGAAGAACAAAATGCAAATGATGTTGCATCATTGGGTGGTGGAAGTGGTTTCTCTGACCCTGATGAATTTTCCTCTAAAACTGACAATTCAATGTCAGAAAATATGTCACAAATGATTGATCGTATGGCAGATAATATTGAATATTACACATTATCTGATTTAAATCTGAAAGATCATGTGATAAGTCATGATATGATTCATGATGCAATCGATGCGGCCAAAACTTATTTTTACAATAACTCAGATTGGACTAGTTTTGCAAAAAATAATGTAGACAAGATTTCTCTTTACAAAAAAGTATTGAGTGATAACAACGCTACTATAAACTATCTTGTAAAAGAATTTGAAATGAAAAAATCTGCACAAGAATATGCAGCGAGTTATGAAACAAAATCTGGAAATCTGAATACCAGCAAAATTTGGAGTTACAAACTAAATGATGATATCTTCAAACGTAAATCGATTACTCCAGAAGGCAAAAATCATGGCATGGTAATGATGGTCGATTGGTCGGGTTCTATGCACTCTATGTTATATAAGACCGTTGTTCAAACTGTTGTCCTTGCCACATTTTGTAAACGTGTTGGAATTCCTTTTGATGTTTACAATTTCTCTGATCAAAACCGAGATTATGATGATGGTAAAAAGTTGTTTGCCGATAAAAAGAACGGTGTTTATAACAATCGGACATTTATCTATAATAATGTTAAACTTCATCATGTTCTCAGCAGTTCAATGAAAAAATCAGAATTTATCAGGGCATGTAACAACTATCTGTTTTTGGCTTGGGGATTGAACAATTGTTATGGATTGATGCGTTCTAACAAATTGCCTCATAATGTCGATCTTCAGCTTGGTGGAACTCCTCTAAATCAAAGTTTGATGATTCTTGACAAAGTTGTTCATGAATTCAAACGGAAACATTCTGTAGAAAAAATGAACTTTGTTGTTTTGAGTGATGGTGCTGCCGGCGATACAATTGAGATAGTTGATGAAAATTCTGGTTGGCATCGTTCAGTTGCAGCAACCTGGCGGCATCATCCCAAAACTTCTGTGGTTTATCATGAGCGTTCAAAAAAGACTTTCGTTCATCAACAAGGTTATCGTTCTAAAAATAAAAATGCAAAAAATCCTACTGAGTTTCTTGTCGAAACAATGAAAGAAGTTCATGGTGCAAAATCGATTGGATTTTACATTATAGACCGTACTTATGATCTAAATAACGCAATTCGGGCATATGTATTTCGGGATCGTGATGGATACCATATGTATAATAACGAACTTTCAAAAGTTCGTTCAGAGTGTCGCAAAAATGGGTTTTATGCAGCAAAAGATTGTGGGTATGATGAATACTATATTCTTGATATGCGTACTCAAAATGAAGATAGTGAACTTGAAGTTGATGAAAATATGACAAAAGCAAAAATTGCCAAACAGTTTTCAAAATTCCAAGGTTCAAAGAAAACCAGTCGGCAAATGTTAAATAAATTTGTCGATATCGTGAAGTAAAAAATGAAAAGCCCTTGACAAAAGGGCTATCATTTGATACCATAATAATGTAATTGATGATTCGTGAAACCTTCCAAGTGGAGAATATATAATGTGGAATAAAACGAAAAAAATTGAGTTTCTTACGAAACTCATGGCAGAAAGTGGTTCTGTTGTTTCCAAACAAGAAATCAAGTCGGCGGCTTCCGCTTTTGGTGAAGCAAGTCCACAATGGATGTGGAAACCAGAATTTCGAGCCGGACATGGTAAATATGATATTTCAAAATATGCAATGAAACTCACTGGTAATGTAGTCCAGATGAAACCAGTTGCACAAACAGTGACTGCTGTTCCTACTACAGTAGTTTTGCCTGAACGTCATATCGATTCTCTCGTTCCAGAGAAAGATCCTAACTTTGTGAAATTTGGATTTTACAATGATTTGAAAACTATCCTTCAATCAAAAATGTTTTATCCTGTTTTCATTACTGGTTTGTCTGGTAACGGTAAAACTTATGGAACACAACAACTTTGTGCCCAACTAAATCGTGAATGTATCACGGTTCCTATTACAATCGAAACTGATGAATCTGACCTTCTTGGCGACAAAACTCTTGTTGATGGTAATGTTCTGTTTTCTCAGGGCCCTGTAATTGACGCAATGGAACGTGGCGCAGTTCTTATTCTTGATGAAGTTGACCTTGCATCAAATAAAATTATGTGTTTGCAATCCATTATTGATGGTAAAGGTGTTTACCTCAAAAAAGATAATCGGTTTGTAAAACCAGCTCCCGGCTTTACTGTGATTGCTACAGCAAACACAAAAGGTAAAGGTTCTGATGATGGACGTTTCATTGGTACTAATGTAATGAACGAGGCGTTTCTTGAGCGTTTCAAAATTACATTTGAACAAGAATATCCCAATCAATCAGTTGAGAAAAAAATTCTCAGCAACCATCTGCAATCTTGCAAAGGTTCTGTTACTGATGAAGATGTGTCGGTGATTGAAAATCTTACGGTTTGGGCATCTGCCATTCGTAAAACCTTTGAAGAGGGTGGGATTGATGAAATCATTTCGACTCGGCGTTTGGTTCACATTGTAGAAACATTCTCTATCTTTGGAAATGTTTTGAAGGCTGTTGAACTTTGTACAAATCGTTTTGATGATGATACGAAAGCATCATTTGTAGATCTATTTTCCAAAATTTATGGCGGAGAAGAAATCAATGAAACTGAAACTGAAGAAACATATGAAGAGGAAGTACCCTTTTGATAGACTATAAATTCAATGAAGATGTATTGCTCGAAGAAGTTCGAGCATACATTGATAAGACCTACGAAGGTCATTATTCTAAAAACACATACCAATCAACTGAAGTAATCATGGGCAGAGGACATGGTGAAGGTTTTTGTATGGGCAATATAGACAAATACTCTAATCGATATGGTAAAAAAGGTTCCACAGAAGATTGGAGAAAAGACTTGCTTAAAATCATTCATTATGGTATACTGGCTTTATATAATCATGATATGACTTATGGAGAAAATGATGAGCATCAATCTGAAACATTCTGATAACTTGGATCGAGACTATAAAAAACTCAGCAAGGGCAGAAAAGAATATGTCAAAAAAATGGCATCAAAACAAAAACAAACTATTTCTAATTACTTGAATTCTAAATATGGAGAAATTGAAAATGAAATTGAGTGAGCAAACGCAAAATATATTGAAGAATTATTCGACTATTAATCAGTCAATTTACTTGAAAAAAGGAAGTCGATTATCCACTATTTCTGTTATGAGAAACATTTTATCAGCAACTGATGTAAGTGAAGAATTTCCAGTAGATTTTTGCATTTATGATTTGGGAAAATTTCTAAATCTTTTGAAGATTTATCCAGAACTAGATTTTCATGATAAGTTTGTCATGATGAGCAATGGAGCAAAGACATATAAATTTATGGCTGCCGAACCATCTATTATTGTCTATGTTGAGAATACCTTTGAATTAGAAGGAAGCGACAACAATCCAGAAGGATCGAAACCTTCGCCGGATTGGGATATTAATGTAAAGCTTCCAAATTCTACACTACATACTATCAATCAAGTGGCATCCATTTCTGGACTTCCTGATTATTCATTGTCAACAAAAGACGATGGAGTTGTTTATTTTTGTGCATTGGATAAAAAAGATGATACATCCAATGTTGCTGAAGAACCAGTTGGTGAATCAAATGCAACATTTAATATGTACTTCCGTTCAGAAAACCTAAAGCTAATCGAAGGTGATTATGATGTAGGGATTTCTAAAAATAAAATCTCAACTTTCCGACACCAGAAATTGCCAATTCAATATTGGATTACACTTGAACAAGATTCGACTTATGGGGAGTAAGTATGGACAATTTTTTATGGGTAGAAAAATATCGTCCATCCGATATCGATAATTGTATTCTAACTGATGAACTAAAATCAACATTCAAAGAGTTTGTTGATACAGGAAGTTTACCCAATCTCCTATTGTCTGGCGGGCCAGGTGTTGGTAAAACAACTCTGGCTCGTGCCTTGTGCAATGAGATGAAAATGGACTATATCTTAATCAACGGTTCCGAAGATAGTGGTATTGATGTTCTAAGAAATAAGATTCGAAACTATGCATCAACTGTAAGTTTTGATACTGGAAATAGTAAAGAATTTGGAAAGGTTATCATTTTAGACGAAGCGGATTATCTAAATCCACAATCAACTCAGCCCGCTCTGCGTGGATTCATTGAAGAGTTTTCTGGTAATTGTAGATTTATTCTTACATGCAATTTCAAGAATCGTATCATTGAACCACTGCATAGTAGATGTTCTCTTGTAGAATTTAAAATCAAAAAATCCGACAAACCAAAATTGGCAGGAACTTTTTTCAATAGAGTAAAAACTATTCTTGATAAAGAAAATATTTCTTATAAAGAAAAGGTGGTTGTGGAACTTGTAATGAAACATTTTCCAGATTGGAGAAGAGTCTTAAATGAACTCCAGAGATATTCTGTTGGTGGTGAAATAGATGAAGGCCTTCTAACTGATGTGGGAGAGGTAAATATAAACAAACTCACATCGGCGATGAAGGATAAGAATTTCACAGAGATTAGAGGATGGACAACTCAGAACTTGGATAATGATCCAAATACTTTATATAGAAAAATCTATGATGGACTGTATGAACACGCAGAACCATCTTCAATTCCTCAAGCAGTTGTGACTATTGCAGACTATTCATACAAGTCTGCATTTGTTGCCGATCAAGAAATAAATCTTGTGGCGTGTTTGACAGAGTTGATGATGGAGTGTGATTGGAAATGATAAAACCAAATACATCATTCTATTTAAATGTGAGAGACATTGAAATTATTGAACAAGCTCTCAGGGCAAAAGCAGGCCGAAGAGGCCTTGCTATCGCTCAGGGAGAAACAAGCGATAAACTTAGAGAAGAGATGCATGAAATTCAAGATTTATTAGGAAGAATTCATGAACAAAAAACATGGTATCGGCCTCAAAAAGATATATATGTGAGTGGATAATGAGTTACGATTTATTTAAAGATTATGTGCCAGCAATTTCTCATACTAAAAAGAGATTGATGGATTCTTTGGACGAAGAATGGGAAAAGAAGTATCAATCATTTTTGGTAAATAGAAACTTTTCTAATTATCACGATACTATTATGTATGCAAATGAAATGAATATGCGTCCTCATATGGACAAAAAAATGCAATTTGATTATTTACTAAATAGTATACGTCCAAGGAAAAGATTTTCGCCTTGGCATAAAAAGTCTATTCATAATGATTTTAATCATGTAAAAGAATATTATGGATATAATAATAAAAAAACAGAGGAAGCTCTTAATATCCTCTCAAGCGAACAGATTGATGAAATTAAGAGCAAACTGAATAAAGGCGGATAATTATGTCGATTTTAGAATCACTAGTAGAAGTCACTCTTAGCGATCAAGAGGACTTCTTAAAAATAAGAGAAACACTCACTAGAATTGGTGTTGCATCTAAAAAAGATAAAAAACTTTATCAATCTTGTCACATTCTTCACAAACAGGGTAAATACTACATTGTTCATTTCAAAGAGCTATTTAAGCTTGATGGAAAATCATCTGATTTTTCAGAAAATGATAGAGCAAGAAGAAATACAATCGTTAACCTTTTAAAAGAATGGGGATTGATTAATATTATCAAAGAAGATGAACATGTTGATGCACCAATTTCACAGATAAAAATTCTCTCTCATAAAGAAAAAGATGATTGGGAATTAGTACCTAAATATAATATTGGAAGAAAGAAATAATGACTAACTTCGAAAAAGTGAAAGAATTTATGGAAACATACGGGCAAGAAGTGTTAACTGATGCTCGTTTTCCAGATGCAAATACTATCGCACTTAGAAATGAGTTGATAGAAGAAGAACTAAATGAACTGAAACAAGCCTCGCTTGAGGATGAAGAATTGGTTGATGTTGCAGATGCACTAACTGACTTATTATATGTCGTTTATGGAGCTGGACATGCATATGGAATTGATTTAGATAGATGTTTTGAAGAAGTACATCGTTCTAACATGTCTAAATTAGGCGAAGATGGAAAGCCAATTTACAGAGAAGATGGAAAAGTACTCAAGGGCCCAAATTTTTTTGACCCTGATTTGAGAAAAATTGTTTTTTGATTATATATAGTATAGGATCGTGGATTCCTTCACGCTTTGCGGTAAAATCCACTTGGTGCTCATTAGAGGCCAATTTCAAAACCTTGCTTAATAGGAGGAAAAAACATGGTTACGAAATTTAAAACTTTAGACCCTTTTATGCGTTATAGTGTCGGGTTCGATAGATTGTTTAATGAACTTGAGAATTTGTCTCAAACAACAACGCAAAACTATCCCCCATACAATGTAGTAAAAGTAAACGATTCTGATTATCGTATTGAAATTGCTGTATCGGGATTTTCTGAAGATGAACTTGATGTTGAAGTTAAAGAAGATACTCTTACAGTAACAGGTACAGTAACAGAACGCGAAGAATCTAACTACTTGCATAAGGGAATTTCGTCTAGAAATTTTGCTAGAACATTCACTCTCAATCCAGACATTGTTGTGAATGATGCGAAACTTTCTAATGGAATGCTTGTAATCGAATTGGAACATGTAATTCCAGAAGAAAAACAGCCTAGAAAGATTGAGATTAATCGATCAATTGGCAAAAAGGGAAAGAAAACTCTTTTAGTTGAATAATAAATTATCGGGGAGCATTTTGCTCCCCAACTAACCAAGGATAGAAAAATGGAAACTCATGATCAGCTAACTATTGAATTGGAACAATATAAAATAGAAAACGAGAAGTTTAAAAATGGAAATAAATCTGCCGGAGTTCGGGCAAGAAAACATTTGAATGAACTTGTAAAACTTTGCAAAACACGCCGAATGGAAATTCAAGATGAAAAGGAATGGATTGTAAAGGGAACATAAATTATGTCAGATAATGAAAATCAGGTGAATGAAGAACCTATCGAAGAGCCAATTCTATATCGGACTAGTTCAAATGGTAAAGATATTAGATTCAATCCAGGCCTTCCGCACGATAAACTGATGCAAGAACTTTTAAACAATAGACAAATTGTAGAGGCAAGTCCTCATATTGTTCAGAAAGTTTTGAACATGGAATGGAAATGGTTTGAACGCAGAGTAATTAAATGGTTAGGAGATACGGAGTATTCTAGAAAGTTGCAGCAATCTCTGAGAAACCATATTAAAAATGAGAAAAAATGGGTTGAGCGTGGTGCAAAAGCCGAAGAAGTTCAAAAATATCAAGGATAACATAGGAGTGATATAATGAAATTAGATTATACAAGCAGTTTAAAATTACGAGCATTAATTCGTAAATATGAATTTGAAAGAGATGCAGCAATTGCAAATCTTCAAGTATATTTCGAAAATGGTGCTGGTGTAGGGGATCATGGAGATACTATTGGATCTATGGATGATTTAGTTACGCAGTTGAATGAAGCGGAAACTAAACTAAAAACTATTATTGCTTATTTTGCAAATGTTCCACAATCACAACCAGTACCAGTTTCTACAGAAGAAGCACCATCAACAGATGGCAATTAAGGTAGTCAGACTTCTATCTGGCGAAGAATTGATGGGAGATATTGAAGATAAAGGCGAAGGTAAGTATTTCTTAAAAAATGCTTGTCAAATTGTCACTTCATATGCAGATACAACAACAGCAACAGCAAGAGTTGGTCTGTCTCCCTTCATGCCTTATACAAAATCGTCTGATGGAATAGAATTAGAAAAAGCATATATTGGATTTATTGTTGATCCTGTAAATGAACTAACTACGGAATATAATAAAGTATTTGGTAGTGGTTTAGTTCTTCCCCCAAGCAAACCAACACTTACTACATCTCCGCCCCGCGGCAATCATGGTTTTGTAAAAATATAAAAACCTTGACAATTTGAATTTTATAGTATATATTATGAGGTATTATGCGTTTTTATACTAATGTACAAAATATTGGAAACAAAATTCTTGTTAGAGAATATAACAATGGTGAACGAAAAAAATTAAGGTTAGATTATAAACCATCTTTATTTTTTGAAACAAAAGACAGAACATCAAAATATAAATCTCTTGATGGAAAAAATCTAAAAAAAGTAACATTTTCGGCCATTAACGAAGCAAGAAGTAAGATGCGAGAAGTCGAAGGACTGTCTCCTATTTACGGAATGACGCCTTTTATCTATCCATTTATATCTGATACTTATAATGATATGGAATTTGATATTGATAAAATCAATATCGCAACACTTGATATTGAGGTTGAATGTGAACAGGGATTTCCAGAACCAGCAGCTGCGGCTGAACGAGTGAATGCTATTACTTTAAAATATAATGGACTTTATACAGTTCTTGGTCTTGGAGATTGGGAACATAAAACTCCAGAAGTCGAACATCTGAATATCAAATATTACAAATGTACAAGTGAAATGGAACTTCTACGTTCATTTCTGAATTTGTGGGAGTCTGCTGATATTGATATTGTAACTGGATGGAATGTAAACTCTTTCGATATATTATATCTTGTAAATAGAATTACTAAAATCTTGGGCGAAGAACAGATGAAACGTCTGTCACCTTGGCGTTCTGTAAACAAAGTTCAAAAAAATATTAGAGGACAACTTACAGAACATGTTCAGCTACTTGGATTAAACATTATTGATTATCTTGACTTGTATAGAAAATTTACATATGTCACCAGAGAATCTTATCGATTAGACCATATTGCATTTGTTGAACTTGGCCAAAGAAAACTTGACCACTCTGAATTTTCATCGATGCATCTATTTTATAAGATGGACTATCAGAAATATATAGATTATAACATCATTGATGTTGAACTTGTCGATAGACTTGAAGATAAACTAAAATTGTTGGAACTTCTCATTACTATTGCATATCAGGCAAAGGTTAATTATGATGAAGTTTTTTCTCCAATCAAAACATGGGACTCGATTGCGTTTAATCTTCTAAGACGAAACAAGATAGTAATTCCACCAAAAACAATAAGTCAAAAGACTGAGGCCTATGCCGGTGCATATGTAAAAGATCCAATTGTTGGAATGCATGATTGGGTCATGTCTTTTGATTTGAATAGTTTGTATCCACATCTTATCATGCAATATAATATCTCACCAGAAACATTAGTTGAAACAGATCGTGTTGATACAAATGTAAATACTTTGTTAGAGAAAGGAACGGACACAGAAGCATGTCAACAATATGGATATTCTCTCACACCAAATGGCGTTCTTTATGATAATTCAAAAAAAGGATTTCTTCCAAAATTGATGCAAGGTATGTATGATGACCGTGTACAATATAAGAAAGAAATGTTAAAATGTAAACAGAGAAAGATTGACGGCGACGGCGATCCAGTGGAATTAGATAAGAAAATCGCCGCACTAAACAACAAACAAATGGCAGCAAAAATTCTTCTCAATTCAGCTTATGGTGCGTTAGGAAATCAATATTTTAGATATTTTGATATTAGACAGGCTGAGTCGATTACTTTATCTGGTCAACTAAGTATTCGTTGGATTGAGAAAAAAGTAAACGAATACATGAACAAGGTATTAGGAAATGAAGAACAGAAAGAATATGTCATTGCAAGCGATACAGATTCGATATATGTTGTTTTTGGTGACTTGGTACAAAGAGTGTTTGGAAAAGGAGATTCGATATCGGAGAGTGATGGTGGTATACAAACCGAGCGAGTGGTATCATTTCTTGATAGAGTTGCTCAGGAGAAATTGGAACCTTTTATTGATAAGGCTTATAAAGAACTTGCTGAATATATGAATGCATATGACCAAAAGATGGTAATGGCTAGAGAGGTGATTGCATCAAAGGGTTTGTGGACTGCGAAGAAGAGATATATCTTAAATGTTCATGATAACGAAGGAGTCAGATATAAAACCCCAGAACTAAAAATTATGGGTATTGAGGCTGTTCGTTCTTCAACTCCGGCTGCGTGTAGAGATAAACTAAGAGAATCCTTTAAAGTTATAATGAAGGGTGATAATGATGAGTTGATTGAGTTTATTGATAAATTTAGAGAAGAATTTAAAACAATGGATGTACCAGACATTTCTTTTCCAAGAAGTGTTAATGGCCTAAAGAAATACTTTGATTCGAAAGATTTATATACAAAAGGCACACCAATTCATGTGAAAGGTGTGATTCATTATAATAATTTGGTGCAAAAACACAAACTTGGAATGTCTTATCCTTTAATTAAGGAAGGCGAAAAGATTAAGTTTGTATATTTGAAAGAGCCAAATCCGATAGGAAACAATACAATTGCAATTCAAGATTCTTTACCAGAAGAATTTGACTTGCATCGATATATTGACTACAACAAACAATTTGAAAAGGCGTTTCTTGACCCTATTCAAACTATCACAGACACAATTGGTTGGAAAACTGAAAAAATATTTACAATTGATGACTTTTTTTAATAGGAGAATAATATGACATCTGGACTAATGAGTAAGTTAAGAAAGAATACGTCTTTCAAAGATGGAAGAGTTAATACTTTATCAGAATCGCCGTTTTTACATGAAAAGGATAATATTCCTACAAATATTCCAGCAATGAATGTTGCATTTTCTGGATCACTGGAAAAAGGATTTACTTCTGGTTTGACAATGATTGCAGGTCCAAGTAAACACTTTAAAACGGCATTTGGTTTGATTATGATGAAATCGTATCTAGACAAATATCCAGATGCGGTTGCTCTTTTTTATGACAGTGAATTTGGAACTCCACAGAACTATTTTGATGTATTTGAAATTGATACCACAAGAGTAGTTCACATTCCAGTTACTGATTTGGAAGAATTGAAATTTGATATGGTTTCTCAGCTAAAAGAAATAGAAACAGAAGATAAACTTTTTATCATGGTTGATTCTGTAGGAAACCTTGCATCGAAAAAAGAAGTAGAAGATGCGGAGAATCAAAAGTCTGCCGCTGATATGACAAGAGCAAAACAATTCAAATCTTTGTTTAGAATGGTAACACCACATCTAACAATGAAAGATATTCCAATGGTTGCAATTAACCACACATATGACTCACAGGGGTTATATCCAACTAAGGTTGTATCTGGTGGCACTGGAATGTATTATAGTGCTGATACTATTTGGATTATTGGTAGACAACAAGACAAGGTTGGTACAGAAATTCAAGGATATCATTTCGTAATCAATGTAGAGAAATCTAGATTTGTAAAAGAAAAATCTAAAATTCCAATTTCAGTTTCATGGGAAAATGGTATAGATAAAACTTCAGGTCTTCTTGACATGGCGGTAGATTATGGTGTAATATCCAAATCAGGTGGATGGTATCAGATGGTTGATCCAGAAACTGGAGAAGTAGACGATAAAAAGTTTCGTGAAAAAGAAACACATAATATGGAATTTTGGGAAACTTTATTACAAGATTCTAAATTTGATGGATTTTTGAAAAAGAAATATAGAGTAGGTAACTAATGGCAATTTGGGCTTCTGATTTTATATATCAACAGAGAATGCAGATTTGTAATTCTTGTGAAGAGTTTGTAAAAACATTAAAGGTATGTAAATCTTGTGGATGTTTTATGCCTGCCAAAGCTAAAATTGCTAATCTAAGATGTCCAAAAGACAAATGGACAGAAGTTTATGGAACAGAAGATCAAGAACCAAAAACTTTGTCTTTACATAAAGGCTCAGATGATATAGAGAAAAAGAAAGAGTCTTTATTAAGACAGGCACAACATTTAAAAGATGAGTCCGATAGGTTGTTTAGAGAGGCTAAAAAATTAGATGGAACTAACTGAACAAGTTGTTATGAATTGTTTGTTTTCGGATGATGCTTATGTAAGAAAGGCATTGCCGTTTATAGAACGAGAATATTTTCAAACCGAATCCAATAAAATTATTTTTGATATGATTAAGAATCATATCGAAAAATATAATGATTTGCCTACCAAAGAATCTTTATTGATTTCTTTAGACGATATAAATGTTTCTGAAAATATTTACACAGAATGTTCTCAGTTTATAAATTATCTCCATAATCAAAGAGATGAACATAGAAATAGTGAATGGCAATTGGATGCAACTGAAAAGTGGTGTCAAGATAGAGCTATATATAATGCGGTGATGAAATCTATCAATATCATTAATGAAGATTCTCCAGAAAAAGGAAACATGCCAAAGATTTTGAGTGAGGCTCTTGCAGTTTCATTTGATAGTAATATTGGTCATGATTTTATTGATGATTGGGAAGAACGATTTGACTTTTATCAGAGAGTTGAAGAAAAAATTCCATTTCATCTTGATATGTTAAATCGTATCACGAAGGGTGGACTTCCAAAGAAAACATTGAATGTTGCACTTGCTGGAACTGGTGTTGGTAAATCTCTGTTTATGTGTGATTGTGCAGCAAACCATCTTCTAATGGGATATGATGTTTTGTATATTACATGTGAAATGGCAGAAGAAAAGATTGCAGAAAGAATTGATGCAAATCTTTTAAACACCAGCATTCAAGATGTTTCTGCAATGGCAAGAGGTACATTTGATAAAAAGATTGATCGAATCAAGAAAAAGACAACTGGTAAAATGATTATCAAAGAGTATCCAACAGCTGTCGCAAATGCAAATCATTTCAGACACTTGTTGAATGAGTTATCTTTGAAGAAGAATTTTAGACCAAAAGTTATCTATATTGATTACCTAAATATATGTGCATCTGCAAGAATTAAACCTGGCGCTGGTGCAAACTCATATACATTGATAAAATCAATTGCAGAAGAACTAAGAGGTCTTGCTGTTGAAAATGATGTGCCTATTGTGACTGCAACACAGACGACCAGAGGTGGTTATGCAAACAGTGATGTTGATTTGACTGACACATCTGAGAGTTTTGGTTTGCCTGCTACAGCAGATTTGATGTTTGCTCTAATATCAACAGAAGAACTTGAAGATATGGGACAGATATTGATTAAACAATTGAAGAATCGATATAATGATCCAAATGAAAATAAAAGATTTGTTGTTGGAATTGATAGACCAAAAATGAGGTTGTATGATGTTGAAGATGACGCACAGGATGAATTAATACAGGAAAGAACTGATAATACTTATAGAGAAACATTCTCTAATAAATCTAGCAAAAAGATAGGAAAAGTGGAGATTAAACTATGACGGACGAAAAAGAAGTAGTAAATTTTGAGGTAGACCAAGAAACTTTTAGAGTTAAACCACCAGATGGTAACATGGCTTGGATTTCTGTATGGGACAATGTTTTGTCAGCAGAAAAGTGTGAAGAAATTATTGAAGAGTTTGAAAAGGCTTCTGAATATCATAAGAAAACAGAACATCCAGAATATAGAAGTTTTACTGAATTGAATTTTTTTGATCCAGCACTTCTTTCTGCAAATCCGAAGTTTGAAGAACTATCAATGGAACTTTTAGGGAAAGTTTCCGAATATGTTGAGAGTTATAGACAACACAATAATATCGCATTTTTTCCTCAACAATGTCATAATGAAGAAGTGAGAATGAAAAAATATTTTGCTGGTTCTGAGGATGATTTCAAGTATCATGCGGATGTTGGTGATTATGCTTCTGCAAGAAGATTTCTTGTGTGCTTCTTTTATCTCAATACTGTAGAGGAAGGGGGAGAGACCGTATTTCCTGATTACAATACAAGTATCTCACCAGTACAGGGCAGACTCGCAGTGTTTCCGCCTTTTTGGACGCATCCACACCAAGCTCAGCCCGCTGTATCCAATGATAAGTACATTGTAGGTACATATCTACACTACATGTAAAATTATAAATAGTGGTATTAACTCAATATATAAAGGGTAATTCCATTTCATGGCTTATAATTATAGACCAAAATCATCCCAAGATATAAAAGATCTTGGGGTGGTAATGAGTAAAGAAAAAGTTTTGGTTTCATTATTCGAAGAAATGAAATCGAACTTTGGAAAATCTTTTGATGAATTTATTACAATAGAGACAGGTAGCGCAGGATTCGGAAACGCAAAGATTCTTAATGATTTTAAGAATATGGTCGATATAAATTCATATAAGAAAAAATATATAGGAATATCTCTTAAATTTGGAAATGGATCTAATCCAAGTAGTAATGCTCCTACTACTCAACAACAAGAATTAATTACTCTTAAAATATTTGAAGAATTATTATCTAGTAAAACAAAAAATTACAAGAAATTCGACCAATTGCTTCCGACACTCTTAGAAATATATCCCAATCTTCCATATGAAAAGTCTTGGTATAATTCGTTTGAATTGCAATTTAATCAAATCGAAAAAGAAACCAAACTACCCAATAGTACATTTGATGTTTATAATCGTGATGGTGGATTTATGGATTATATATCAAAATTAGTAAATAGTAAGTTTGATATTGCAAAGAAAGATTCGTGGAATCCTGCTGATATATGGCTTTTAAGGTCGTCTGCTTATAAAAAATACGAAGCGATGTTAAATGAAGCGGTTAGTATTCAAGAGTGTAATGCCATATTAGTTTCTGCGTATAATAATACAGACATTGTTGGTATTTCTTTGAAAAAGAATGATGGAAAAAAATTAAATTATGATTTAATAAATTTAAAATCTTCTACTAAAGAAAGTTCTGTAGACTATTCAAAGTTTCTTTTAAATATTCCATATAATGAAAAAACAAAGTCTTTTACTTCGGTTACTAGTCAATTAGAAGTAAAATACCAAAACAAAACTTATCGTATGGGAGTAAAAAGCAATCAGGCTCAAATTGGAAACATCACATATGAGTTTGTTGGAACTGGAGCTGCTGCGTTTTTAGGAAAAGTTCCAAAAGATATGTTGAAACTTGAATTAAAAAAAGATGGATACTTGATGCCAGAACACACTCATTATATGAAGTTTGATAGGAAAGATTTTGAAAATAAAATATCGGTTATAAAAAGAAATAAAACACTTTTTACAATTGATGGAAATTTAGATAAATTTGTAGACCAACTTGAAGAATCTTGGTCAAAAGGAAGAAGTAAAGATAATGTTGTTATATCTCAAATCGTATGTTTTGCATATATTATAGCAAATTTATCATTATCTAGAAGAAAAGAGTTTATAAGGGATTTATTTTTTATGGCACAGAAAAAAGGCCCAATGTTCGGCCCATTTGGAAAGTTATACTAATGAAAAGTTTTAGAACACATTTAAACGAATCAAAAGAAGGTAAAAATTTACACCTAGAACATCTTGAAGATGAAATTATTAATAATGGTATTAATGGTGCAAGAGGCGCAGTAAACTTTTTAAGAGCCCTTAGAGATATGTTATCTGGTTCTGCTACTTCTAAGATCAATATGACCGTAAAGTGGGACGGAGCTCCAGCAATTTTTGCTGGTACTGATCCTTCCGATGGTAAGTTTTTTGTCGCAAAAAAGTCTGTATTTAATGCAGTGCCATTGTTGTATAAAAGCATAGATGAAATTGAAACAACTTCCGACTTGTCGCCAAACCTAAAGTCAAAATTTAAAGTTGCATTTTCAGAGTTTTCCAAGTTGGGAATCAAAGATGTTATTCAGGGCGACCTGATGTATACTGATGAAAGAGAAGAAAAAACTTTGGATGGCAAAACTTATATTACATTTCAACCAAATACATTAGTATATGCTGTTCAAAAAGACTCTTCTATTGGAAAAGAAATTTCTGCATCTAAGGTTGGTGTTGTTTGGCATACAACATATAAAGGAAAAGATTTGCAAGGAATGACAGCTTCATTTGGAGTTAATATTTCTGGGCTCAAGAAAACATCTTCAGTTTGGATGGATGATGCAACATTTAAAGATGTTTCTGGGACTGCTAAGTTTACTGCATCTGAATTGAAAACTCTTAATGGACAACTCTCATCTGTCGGTAGAAAATTCAAAAAAATCAAAGCAAATGAATTTAATTCATTTTTAGAAATTCAGAATAAAACATTGGTGAAAGGATTGTCTGGTGCAAGTTTCAAAACTTTCTTGAATGCATACATCAGAGAAGGAAAGAATATTTCGACAAAAAATTTGAAAAACTTTGATTATTCAATGTATGTCAAAAATTATTTTGATAATAAGATAATTTCCAAATTGAAAACAGAAAAATCACGTCAAATAAAAGAAGAATTAAGAGATGAATTGGTCAAAAAACTAATCAAGTTAGATTCGGTTGTATATGCGATAGTTGACTTTATGGAAGAAATGATTGCAGCTAAAACTCTAATCGTAAATAAACTAAATAGTATTAAACAAATGACGGATATTTTTGTTAGAACTGATAATGGTTATAAAGTAACAAATCCAGAGGGATATGTTGCAATTGACCACACTGGAACTAATGCTGTGAAACTTGTAGATAGAATGGAATTTAGTTATAACAACTTTACCGCAGCAAAGGCATGGGACAAGTAAATGGACATAATAAGAATTATAGAAAGACTTAGATTGGAAGAAGGTGTTAACGATCCTTCTATTTTTAAAGCAGTATTTCTTGCCGGCGGGCCCGGTTCAGGAAAATCTTTTATTGTGGGAAAAACTGCACTTACTTCTCTTGGAATGAGAGTTGTAAATTCAGACCCAGCGTTTGAAAAGGCACTTGCAAAGGCTGGACTTGAAATGACACCAGACGATATTTGGTCTGATGCTGGTCAGACTGCCAGAGTTCGAGCAAAAAAAGTAACATCCAAACAACAATCTCTCTATGTACAGGGTAGATTGGGATTGGTTATTGATGGTACGGGAAAAGATTATGAAAAGATTGCAAAACAAAAAGCTCAGTTAGAAAAACTTGGTTATGAAACTGCAATGATTTTTGTAAACACAAATTTAGAAACGGCCGTTGCTAGAGATGCCGCGAGAAGCAGGACGCTTGGTGCCGCCGAAGTTGGTAAGATGTGGAAAGGAGTTCAAGATAACATTGGAAAGTTCCAAAGAGCATTCAAATCAAAAATGTTCATTGTTGATAATTCTGATGGCGCAGATTTTGAAAGAGATGTTATGGCAACATATAGAGCAATTTCATCATGGGCAAAGAAAACTCCTGAAAATAAAGCTGCTCAAAAATGGATTTCTGGACAAAAGGCAAAAAGAAATATTAAAGAAGAAACTTTAGAGGAACAAAAGTTTTCGGACAAAGAAATCAAAATGGCTATAGGCGTTGCATCTGATAAGCGTTATAAAGATGGTAATATGACAGGCGCAGTTAAAGCAATTGATAAAATCAAAAAAGGTTTATCTGACCACCCACAAGTTAGGGCTGTTTTGCGGAGACAAAATGAAAATATTTCTGAAGAAAGAGATTTTGTGGGCGAGACTGCCGAAATGATGATGCGCGACATGATAATCATGCAAAACAAATTAGATGAACTTATAGATGCAATGGAAGAAGAGATGGGAAGACCTCAGATAGAGAAATTTGAAATCGAACCTTGGATTGTATCTAAAATTACAAAAGCCAAAGATTACATCGATTCCGTGTATGATTATAGTATAATGGATGATCTGGATTTTGAATGATGCAAAGCTTTGCTCAATTTTTGGACGAAGGAATTAAATTCAAGTTAATCCGTGGCAAAGACATGGATGTTTTAAAGATGTGGAATAAGGGCGATAACAAATGGGTAGAATTAAGAGGCAAGCCTGGTTTTGAAACCAGATATGACCCTAAAGACCCATTACATAAAGCAATAACTGCGTTAGGAAAATCTGCTAACATATCAGATTTTATGAATGGAGATGAAGTAAGTATTAATCCAAAACATCCAGACGCTAAGAAGGCGTTGAAAACAATACAGGGTTTGATGAAATGAAAAGTTTTAGACAGTTTCAAAATATTGAAGAGATGGTAGAATATCATGTTATTAGTGAAATTCCATTATTAGATAATGTATTTCGTTTAGGATCGAATGCATTTTTTGAAACTTTTAATATTGCAAGAAAAATGTATGAAGAAGGAAAACTAGAATTCGATTCATATGATATAGAAATTCTTGAAACAGATATTGGAAAGTGGGAATTGTTTGAAAATGAACATGTCCCGCTCGATTGTCCTTTTTTGGTTGAGGAAGAAAAAGATGTAGAATTAAATTCTCCCAAAAGAGGCGGTAACAAGAAATACTATGTTTATGTGAAAAATGAAAAGGGAAATGTTATAAAGGTTGAGTTTGGAGATACAACTGGATTGACTGCAAAAATTAATAACAAAGAAGCTGCTAGAAATTTTGCAGCAAGACATAATTGCGATCAGAAAAACGACAAAACAAAACCTGGCTACTGGGCATGTAGATTGCCTAGATATGCAAAACAACTTGGATTGAGTGGAGGCGGAAGCTATTTTTGGTGATACTATGAGACCTTATATGGAATGGATGGAAGAAGAAAGCTGTATTTTAAGAGAATTTAATGAGGATGTAGATAGTGAAGAATTGGTTTGGCATAGAGACAAAAATGATAGACTAGTTCGTATTATGGAATCTGATGGATGGTTTTTTCAATTTGAAGATGAATTTCCTTTTGAGTTATTGAAAGGAATGTGGTTGAAGATAGATAACCACAGATATCATAGAGTAATAAAAGGCGATAACAATGGGAGTTTATTAATCAAAATTTACGAAGGGGGATAGAATGTTTCATCAGTTGCTTGATATTCATTTATCTAATATAAAAAAGTTTGATGATGTAATGAATACCAATTATTTACAAGAATATAAAAAAATAATGTGGCATGCCCTGAATGAATTTGAAAAACCGTTGATGAGTGCTGTTTTTACAAATGGTAGACAGTGGAGAAAACTCAAAGACCAATTTTTGTATGTGCCAGAGGAAGGAACTAAAAATGACAGATGACATAGATTTTGGATTTACTGCCGTTGACGAAGAAGAGCTGAGAAGTATTGCACCTTCTCCGGCATCTAATGAAGTGTCAGAAAAACTTGAAAGCACTGGAGAAGGACTCAAGTTATTAGAATATAAAATGGACAATTTAGTTGATAAACTTGGTGAAATGTTAGACGAAGTTGAAACGGTGAAGGAATTTTATAATAACGAAAAAGTAATTGTAAATTCTAAGTTGAAAGATGTTGAAAATCTAATTTTACCTCTACTAAATAATTTGATGAAAAATAAAGAAAAAGAGTATATTTACTGGCCAAACCGCGAAGCAATTATCACTCAACAAATAAATCGTATAACGAATATAACAAGAGCAGAAGAATGAAAGATACTGTAGTTTTTACATTTGGTAGATTTAATCCACCAACAACTGGACATGAAAAACTAATAGAGAAAGTTGCTGCCGTCGCAAGAAGCGAAAAGGCGGATTTTATGGTATTTCCAAGTCAATCTACAAATCCTAAAAAAGACCCTCTAGATTTTAGAACAAAAGTTTCTTATATGAAGAAAATGTTTCCAAAATATTCTAAGAATATCATGTCCAATAAAGATGCAAAATCTGCTTTTAATATCGTTCCTATGCTATATAAGATGGGATATGAAAGATGTATTATGGTTGTAGGTGGCGATAGAGTTTCAGAATTTGAAACAATATTGAATAAGTACAATGGTGTTTCTGGTAGTCATGGTTTCTATGAGTTTGAAAATGGAGTTGAAATTGTTTCTGCCGGAGAAAGAGATGAAAATGCTACTGATGTAAGTGGTATGTCTGCATCTAAAATGAGAGCAGCTGCAGCTGCTAATAGATACGAAGATGAAAAGATTGGTGGAAAAATTCTTCAAGGATTCAAGAGTGGACTTCCAAGTAAATTTGAAAGAACGCATGGAAAGAAACTCTTTGCAGACCTAAGAAAAGCAATGAACCTCAGCGAAGAAATGATCGAATTTCTTAATTCCGTTGGAGATGATTTGCTAGAGTTTATGCAAACAGATTATATGGGATATGTAGACGATGCAACTGATAACAACCTGTACAACGAGATATATGAAGAATTTTTTGCGGAAAGAAAGGTTGCTCAGGACAAAGATATCGAAGATAGAGAAGGTACACAACCTAAAAAATACTACGCAAAAGATGCAGACGGCGATGAAATGTCAAAGTCAACAAAACAAGCTCGCGCAAGACATTTCGCAAAATATGGAAAAAAATCAGACGATTCAGACAGTTCTTACAAACCAGCACCTGGCGATGCGAATGCAAAAACAAAACCCTCAAAATACACCAACCTATATCATAAAATGTATGGAGAGGATGTATCTCAAAAACAAATAGACGATTTGGAAAAATTTGCAGATAGAATGCTTGCAAAATATGATATTGATATTACATTTACAAGACATTTTGTTGATAGAATGAATGACAATAGAAACGATCCAGAGATCAAAGTTGCAGAACTTCAAAAGTTTTTCAAAAAGATTCAGAAGAAAAAAGGTTCTCAGATCAAGGCGAACCCCGATATCGAAGCAGTTCTCAAAGACATGTCAACTAACTTAAATCTGCCTGTAGTTATCAACTATAAGAATGGTGAGTTTGAAGTTGTACATAAAACAATCATGCGTAAGAAAAACTTCTCTACATCAAGTAAAGAATTAAAATACGAAGAGGTAGATATGAATATTGAAGAAAAACTTAACGAAATATCTAACATGCGCCGTTTGAAGCTTGTCAGCAAAATTAAGAATTCTGGTGTTGTAAAACAGGGTTCTATGTCTAAGGATAATAAAAAAGAAGCAGCAAATCCAGCTCAACAAGCTGCCATTGCTATTGCAAAGAAAAAATCGGGAAAATACGATGATGATGGAAATCTTAAAGAATTGACATCAGCAGAAAAAAAACTTATTGATAAAATGTATGACAAAAAAGGTAACTTGACGCCATTGGGTAAAAAAGTTATGGAATATGGTAAGAAAAATGAAAAACTAGGCAAAGATGCTGATGCTGGTGATTACATCGATGATTTTAGAAAATCAGATGCTCCGCAATTCAAAGGTAAGTCCGATGAAAAAATAAGACAAATGGCGGTTGCCGCATATCTTAAAGCAAAAGAAAAAAATGAAACTGTTGATGAAAAAATTGCAACCAATAAAGAAAGAATGAATATGGCTGCTCTTGATGCGTTAAAAAAATTGATTGCATCAAAAGGTGATAAACAGTCTTTAAAATCATATGTATATACTATCGCTAAATCTTTCAGTGGAGTGTCGGGTAAAGATTTAGAGACTCTTTATAGAAATTCTATTAAAGAACAAGTTGAACTTGATGAAGAAAGATGGAAATATAAGGGCGACACAAATTACAAAGTAGGTGGTAATCTAAGATATGATGATAAGTTAGATTACAAACTTTCAAAGGCAGATGCTGATATTTTAAACAAATACATGAAACAAGCTAAAAATGATGCAGCACGTAGTAAAGTGTGGAATATGTTCTGGGATTCAAAAGAAACAGGTAATACGGCCAAGGGCCCAGAAAAAGCGATCAAATTTGCCAAAAATTCTATCAAAGAAGAACTAGATGAACAAATCGAGGGACTTAAAAAGAAAGCAGAAAAGTCGGGTATTTCATATGGTATTCTAAAAAAGGTATATGACAGAGGTATGGCTGCTTGGAAAACAGGACATAGGCCAGGAACTACTCCACAACAGTGGGCATTTGCTAGAGTCAATTCATTTATCACTGGCGGTGGCGCACGGAAGTCGGATGCAGACCTTTGGGCTGAAAGATAGATAAATAGTAAAAAAACTGGAGAACTCTCATGACTAATAGGAAAAATATTCCCGAAGAAATTTTAGACGATGATGTAGCAGATTTCATCGGCGCAGCTTCTGCTGCGAAGGCGGCAGGAAAAAAGAAATTTAAATTTGGTGATAAAGAATATCCTGTCACAATTTCTGATAAAATTGCAAAGACTGTTAATAAAGAAGCCGTTGTTGGTATTATGCAAAACAAGGACGATGAAAAGGTTTCCAAGGGTTCACAAAAAATGGGAAGTGCAAAAAATGAATCTTTAGATGGAAGAACTAAAGCATTTAAAGAAAAATTGCAAAAGCTTTCCTATTCAGAGAAGAAAAAAGATGACCTAGAAAACGAGAAGAATTTTGATGGCCGCGGCAAAGAGTTCAAAGAAAAACTAGTCAAACTTGGATATAAAAAGCCTACTATGGAAGAAAGACTTCTAGAAAAAATGGGCAAATCTTCAACTGGTTATGATTTGTATCACAAAGATTTTTCATCTGCAATGAAACATGCATACGAATTTGCAAAGAAAAAATATGGTATTGATATTGATCCAAAAGAAATTGATGATAAAGTTGCCACTGGGCCTCGCAAACCAACATCTGGTAAAACCAATTCTTATCGTTTACTTGATAAAGATGGTAAAAAAGCAGTTCAAATTCAAGTATACAATATGGACAATAAGAAATATGAATTGAATATGTATAAAGAGGAAAAGGAATTTGAACCTCATATGATGTACGACCCAAAAACTGGTAAAGGTTATAAAGCCGAAAAACCAGAAGATCATGAACGTATGTCTAAGATGGGATATACTCATGAAAAACCAAAAATGGAAGAATTTCATTTACATGAAGCATCAATTCAAATGGTAGCAAGAGATCTCGAATCATATGCTAAAAAAGATAAAAAGGGTATGGATTATGATGATTTCATGAAAGCAGCAAAAATGATGAAAGATAATCAATTGAAAGCTTTGATTTCATTTGTGAATGATTTGGACACAGAACCAAGAGAAAAAATCCTCATGATTGTTAAGAATGTTCTTGGTAAGAAAACTGCTGAGAAAATGTTTGGGGTAAGATTTTTTGATAGTAAAATTAATGAGATTAAAGAAATGAAACAGCCCTTCGTAGTTGTTGATACTGCTGATGGTAACAAAGTCGTAGGTATGGCTTCTGATGAAAAGGGAGCAAAATCAATTATTTCCACTTCTCAACTTCCACCAATGAAAATTAAAGACAAGAAAACTTTGAAGATTGTAAAGACAAGCAAAAAACAAGATATTGGATTTCCTGTGAAAGAAGATCAAGAGGTCGATGAAGTCTCTCAAGATACTTTACGTAATTATCATGGTAAAGCAGGTGCTCAACTTAATAAATTAAGAGATAAAAATGCTAAAGGAAAGTTAACTTTTGCTGATCTTAAAAAGGGCCAAAACAGAGCAAAAGGTCTTAATAGAGCTGCTAATAAGATGGAAGAGATTGAACTAAAAGAATTTGAAACAGAGATTGATTTACAAGAAAAACTTTCTCCAGCCCAAATCAAAAAATTAAAAAGTGAATTTGAAGACCTGAGAGGAAAGAAAATCTCTGCACAGTCAGGAATGAAACTTTCCAAAGCTTTGGACAAATTGGACAAGGAACAAACGATTGCTCTTGTTAATTTAGATTTGCCATTCGTTTCTACTCTTGCTGTTAGCAAACTAATGATGAATTTTAACATGTCTCCAAGCGAAGTCAATAAAATAATTGATGGAAAAGATGAATCATTTGATCCAAAACTCAAAGAAGAACTAAAAATTAAAGAATTGATTGAAAGTTCTGATAAAAAAGATGCAGAGGAAATGAAAGAAATTGTTCTTGCAATGAACCCTAAATATAATAAAAAACAGGTTCAAAAAGAAGTTGAAAAAATGGCGATGGAGAAATATGGAAATTCCTCTCGCGCTAAAAAGATTGCTAGCTACGTTAAATAAGGAGAAAAAAATGGATTTACCAAGTTGGGCAAGGCCAAAAAACTGGATGAAGAATGCAGTTGCAACTAATCGCGGTTGGGTCAACGAAAAAACTGGAGAGATGTATAAAAAGCACTCAAATTTGAAAGACAAAATTGATGCACTTGCGCCTGCAAAACCAGCACCAAAACCAAAACCAAAACCAACATCAGCACCGAAAGATGAAGGTGTAGATCTTTCAAGTATGACAAAGGACGAATTGGAAGAGTTGGGTAGAGAACATGGAATTGAGTTGGACAAGAGAAAAACTAAAAAGGATTTAGTTGCTGAAATCAAAGACGTAATATAATATTATAAAGAACAATAATAATGGATCACTTTGAAATTTTGAATGAAAACAATGTTTTCAATTATCAGATGAAATCTTATGATAATCCTCAGTGTCATAGCATGGAAGAGTTTCTTGACGATATGAAACGTATCAAATATGTCAAGAGACTCTTTCACAAATATCACACTAAAGGTTTATTAAAAGAGAGATTGATAATAAATCATCTGGTAATTTTGTTTAATGTTTTGGGAAATGTTCCGTGTAGTAGAATTTTATTTTTGAAAATTGACAAAAATCAACACTACATCTTAGCAAGTTTTTTGCACTTTTTACACAAACTTCCAAAAGAAGTAAAAGGAATTGAGGGTAGAACTATAAATTTAGAAGAAATTGTTCTTGATAAATATATATTAGAAACATTAGGAAAAATTTAAGATGGCCTCAGTATTTAATGCATATCTAGCATATCAATTTATAAAAATTCTCACTACGCCGTGGGAAGAAACTGAAGCATATAAAAACGGCGTGGTTGATGCATCTGGAAAACAACTTAAAAAATCTGGTGATTTAAAAACGGATGCAGAAAAAAAATCTTTCACCATTTTTCATAAAATCATTTTCAATTTAAAAAGAATTCTTTCAAAGTTTCCAGGCGGAAAATCTAGAATTGCATCTTACGCAGCTGCTATGGCACTTCTTAGAGAAAATAATGAAAATCTAAAAGAAGAAGATTTAAATCTTCTTGAAAATCTTCTTATAGATTATATCAATAAACAAGAGGAAGAATTATATGAAAGTGGTATTCTTATCGAAGAGATGGGGTCGGGAGGAATAGCTAATTCGGTTGGTGATGGTTCGAAGTTAGGAAACTTTATAAACAATCCATATAAATTTTCTGGTATGCAAATTTTCAAAGTCGATCCAGATAGTTTTGATAAATTTATGAAAGGTAAGAAAAAGTATTCTCGTTGGGATAATTTTATTCGCAGAGAAGATGCTTTACATATAAGAAAATATATAAAGAACAACCCAACTAAAAGAGTTGTGTTGCAGGATTCACAAAACGGTTCTATGATTATCTTACACAGAGATTTGTAATGTTTGGTATTTTCAGTACAGCAAAAATAGCGGTAGTAGTTGTCGCTCTCACAGTAGCCGGCGGGGGCTATTGGTATGTACAAAAACTACAAACTCAGGTAAAAACTCTAGAGGCAAACCAAGTTATCTTGAGTGGTGCTATGGAGTCAAAAGATTCAGAAATTGCAAGATTGAATGCAGATATTAAAGAAGTAAAAGAAATCAATAATCGAATTTCTACAGAAAGTAAAGTCTTGAACGGACAAGTCGATGAACTTAGGAGAAAACTTTCAGAACACGATTTGGGGTTCTTGGCAGAAAACAAACCTGGCCTTGTAGAAAAAATAATAAATAATGATATACAAAATACTTTGAAAAGTGATTTAGAAGATATTATGGAAACAGAAAAATGAATAAATATATACAATTGACTCTTATATTATTTATTGGCTTGAGTATCACAGGATGTAGTAGTACACAGGAAAAGATTGTTACTGAAGAAGTTCTAGTAAACAAAGTTCCTCTTGATCTTGAAATGCCAAAACCAGTGACATGGCAAAATTTTGAATTTGTTGTGGTTACTCCTGATAACTATCAGGAAACTGTTGATAAATTGAAATCCGGCGGTAAGAGTATTGCGCTGTTTGCATTAGATGAAGATTCTTATAAGAATTTATCTATTGTAGTAAATGATATGAAAAGATATATGGGTGAACAGAAAATTATAATTTTAGAATATAAAAAATATTATGAACAATAATAAAAATAATAAGGCGCAAACTAATGACCGATTATGATTCTAGATTAGAAAGAATAGAAAGCAAGATTGATCAACTTGCAGATGCAATGATATCTATGGCTCGGGCCGAAGAAAAAATGACTGCTTTACGAACCGACCATGAAAAAATGTATGAAAGAATAAACAAACTTTCTATAAAAATGGATGAATTAGATCGGATGGCGCGAGAAAACGCAAGAACAACTGCTATATTTTTGAAGGCATTTTGGATAGTTTTTGCTGCAGCTGTATCATCTGTCGCAGCACATTTTTATCTCTGGCAATAGAATAATTATTGACAACCCCTAAAAAATAGTATAATATGAACTTTACTTACATGTGGAGTTGTGATGATATATATTGATCGAGCATACATTCAGAGATTATCCCCACAATTAGAAGGTTTCGTACAGAAGAAAAATAATCTGTACAACTTCCGTTGTCCTATCTGTGGCGATTCTCAGAAAAAAACCTACAAGATGCGTGGGTTTATTTACGAAAAAAAGAATAGTTTTAGATATATGTGTCATAATTGTGGCGCAAGTATGTCTTTTGCTAATTTCATAAAAGAACAAAATCATTCTTTATATGAAGAATATGTAATGGAAAAGTGGAAAGAAGGACAAAACAAATCTGGCCCTACTCAAAATCTTCAAAACACAGAAAAAGATGTTAAGTATGATTTTGACTTCAAGCCTAAATTTTCTACGAAATGTGTTTTTGAATATGGAGAGAAAATATCCGATTTGCATCCAACACACCCATCTAGAATGTATTGTGAGAAAAGAAAACTTCCAAAACTAGATGTATTGTATCATACACCAGATTTCAAATTTGTAGTAGATAAGGTGGCAAAAGGATATAATATTCCTAAAAATGAAAAAAGAATAGTCATTCCATTCTTTAATGAGAAATGTGAACTGATTGCCTTACAAGGAAGGAGTATGGACCCTAAAAATCCTATGCGATATATCACCATTAAGGTAAAAGATGTCCCAAAAGTATATGGATTGGATAGAATTGATCCAGCAAAAACTACATATGTAACAGAAGGCCCTTTTGATTCTCTTTTTCTTGATAACTGTCTTGCTATGGCAGGTAGTGATGTAGATAAAAAATATTTCAAATCATTTTCGGATATTGTTTTTATATACGATAATGAACCAAGAAACAAAGAGATAGTGAAGAAAATGGAACGGACTATTGACTCAGGATTTTCTATTTTTATATGGCCAAAAAATATTAAAGAAAAAGATATTAATGATGTAATATTGTCTGGAATGGACACTTTAGAATTACAATCACTTATAAGTATAAACACCTACAAAGACCTACAAGCAAAACTCACTTTTTCTGCTTGGAAAAAATGTTAATTACCACCAAAAAATATCAAAAAAGAGGATAAGCTATGTTGAAATTAGTCAATACACAAAAAGATTTGGATGCAAGAAAAATTATGTCTCAGGCAAAATTTTATGAGTCATATTCTAGATGGATGGAAGATGAAGGAAGATATGAATCTTGGGATGAATCTGTAAAACGTGTAATGGATATGCACAGAGCATATTACAGTGACAAAATTTCTCCAGAACTTAATCTATTAATTGATGAAGCAGAATCTCTTTATAAATTACAATACACATTAGGCGCACAAAGAGCGCTTCAGTTTGGTGGTGAACAACTTCTGAAACATCAAATGCGTATGTATAACTGCACTTCTTCTTATGCAGATCGTGCTGCGTATTTCCAAGAGTTGTTTTACATTCTTCTTTGTGGTGCTGGAGCAGGATTTTCTGTACAGAAACATCATGTCGCAAAACTACCTGCTATAGCAGAGAGAAAGAAACAAGCGAAAGGTTGGAAAGTAGAAGATTCTATAGAAGGCTGGGCAGATGCTCTAGGGGTGCTAATGTCCTCTTATTTTGTAGGTGGTGGAACTTTTCCAGATTTCGAAGGGCGTAGAGTATATTTTGACTTGTCAGAGATTAGACCTCAAGGTGCAGAGATTTCTGGTGGATTTAAGGCGCCAGGCCCAGAACCACTCAGGAAAGCATTAGATAAGATTGAACATCTTGTGCAATCTTTAATTCTCAGCGGCGAAACTACTCTCAGGCCAATTCATGTATATGATATTTCAATGCACGCTGCCGACGCGGTTCTGGCCGGTGGAGTTAGACGTTCTGCGACCATTGCATTGTTTTCGCATGATGATGAAGAGATGACCAAGGCTAAAACTGGAAATTGGTTTGTCGAAAATCCACAAAGAGGACGTAGCAACAATTCAGCAGTTTTAGTGAGAAGTGAAGTTACGAAAGAACAGTTTAAAGAATTGATGCAACCAATTAAAGAATTTGGTGAGCCTGGTTTTTATTTTGTAGACAATAAAGAACATACCACAAACCCATGTGTAGAAATTGGAATGTATCCTCAAATTGATGGAATATCTGGATGGCAGGGTTGTAATTTGACAGAAATCAATGGTGGCAAGTGTGTTTCCAAAGAAGAATTTTTTAAGGCGTGTCGTGCCGCCTCTATTCTTGGAACACTTCAAGCCGGTTACACAGATTTCAAATATATATCAGAAGATTCTAAAAGAATTTTTGAGAGAGAAGCCTTGTTGGGAGTTTCTATCACAGGATGGATGAACAATCCAGAGATTCTTTTAGATGCAGATATTCAACGAGAAGGAGCAGAAATTGTTAAAAGAGTTAATAAAGAAGTTGCTGCGCTTATTGGAATTAACCAAGCCGCGCGTACTACTTGTGTAAAACCATCTGGTAATGCATCTGTTCTTCTGCAAACTGCCTCTGGTATTCATGCAGAACATTCACCAAAGTATATTCGTCATGTACAGATGAATAAAGACGCTGAAGTTGCACAACTGATTGCACAGACAAATCCATACATGGTCGAAGAGTCTGTCTGGTCAAGTAGTAGAACTGATTACTGTATCGGTTTCCCTGTCATCTCTCCAAAAGGTTCTCTTTACAAAGAAGATCTATTTGGAACCGATTTGTTGAAAAAAGTTCAACTCGTTCAACAGAATTGGGTCGAAGCGGGAACTAATGTAGATTTGTGTGCAGACCCAACAGTTCGTCATAATGTTTCTAATACAGTAACTGTTGCATCGCATATGTGGAATGAGGTAGAAGATTTTCTTTATGAAAATAAAGACTACTTTGCTGGAGTTTCTTTCTTATCTGGCATGGGAGATAAGGATTTTCATCAAGCTCCAATGACAGAAGTATTAGATGAAACAGAAATTGTGAATAAGTACGGAAGAGGCGCAATGTTTGCTGCTGGATTGATTGTTGATACTAGAAAGGGGTTTAACAATCTATGGGAAGCATGTTCAATTGCACAAATGCCAATTGAACACCAAGGAGAGATTTCTGATCTTCGAGCTGAATGGATTCGTAGGTTTAAGAAATTTGCTGATAATTACTTTTATGGTGATATGAAAGATGCAGAATATTGTTTGAAGGATGTTTTCTTGTTGCATAAATGGACAAAAATTCAACAGAATTTGACACATATAGATTTTAATACGCAACTCGAAACTAAAAAATTCACAGACATTGATACTATGGGCGCGATTGCGTGTCAAGGTGGTGCCTGTGAAATAACCTTTTGAAAAAATACATAATTCTAAATAATAAAATATTTCAAAAGGGAGTAGTAAATGGAGCATATTGGATGTACAGAATGTGCAGCGGAATTTTCCGTAGAAACTCATAATGAAGAAGTTGTAAGGTTTTGTCCCATCTGTGGAGAGGCTCTTGAAGATTGTATAAATATAATCAAAGAGTTCGACATGGAAGAGGATGAAGAGTGGTTAGAAGAATAGGTGGTATTGATTACAGCTTAACTTGCCCATCAGTGTGCATATATACAGGAGAGAAAGAAGATTTTAGTTTTGAAAAATGCTTAATCTTCTTTCTTTCAAATACAAAAAAATACGAAGATTTTCAATATAAAAATATTGAAGGTTCGCAACAAATTCAAAATTGGCAGACAGCAGAGGAAAGATATGATTTTATCTCAGACTGGGCCTTAGACATTTTCATACATCATAATATCGAAGAAATAGTCTTAGAGGACTATAGTTACGGATCGAAAGGAAAAGTGTTTCATATTGCCGAAAACACTGGAATTTTGAAGTGGAAACTGTGGAATTCAGAACTAGAATATCATGTAGTGCCTCCGACAGTGATAAAGAAGTTTGCCACTGGTAAAGGTAATGCTAATAAAGAAATGATGTACGAATCATTTTTAGAAGAAACTAATGTAAATTTGAACGAAAGTTTAGAAATAAAATCAGAAAAAATAGGAAACCCTGTTTCAGATATTGTAGATTCTTATTATATTTGTAAATTAGCCCTTGACTTATAGACCTATAGTTGTTATATTATATGTGTATTAACAAATGGTAAATTCAATGAACATTTTTGTACTAGATGAAAATCCAACTGTAGCCGCACAACTTCAATGCGACAAACATGTAGTAAAGATGATTGTCGAATCGGCACAAATGCTTTCCACGGCGCATAGAATGTTGGATGGTAAACATGAGAAACGACCATCTATCTCAGGAAAACGCATGGTCGACTATTGGGTTCATCCTAACCCAAACCTAGAGAAAACTCTTTACAAGGCTGTACACTTCACTCATCCCTGCACAGAGTGGACCACCGAGTCTCTTGCAAATTATATCTGGCATTACAACCATTGGGTGGCTCTATGTGACGAATACACATACAGATATGGAAAAATACATTCTACCGATGAATTATTGCGAGAGGTTTTGATCACACCTCCAATAAACATTGCAGAAGATGGACTCACTCCATTCAAACTTGCAATGAAAGATTCTCCTCAATGTCAATTTCCAGATGATCCTGTAAAGTCTTATCAGTTATTTTACCAAACAAAGCAAGAAAGGTTCAATATGGTATGGAGTAAACGGAACATTCCAGAATGGTTTCAAAAAACTCCTTGACAGACTAGAATGAAATATGTTATAAGTAATAGTATGTAAAACAAAATAGAGACAAAATTATGATTTTGATAGATCTAAGTCAAGTTATCATTTCTAATCTCATGACTCAGGTAGGCCCCAATACTGAAGATATTGATGATGGCTTGATTCGACACATGATACTGAATAGTATTCTAAGAATTAAGAAAAAGTTTTCAGCAGAGTATGGAAATATCGTAATCTGTTGTGATAACAAAAATTATTGGAGAAAGGACATTTATCCATACTATAAATTCTCTCGCAAAAAAGAGAGAGAAGATTCTGGTATTGATTGGAGTCTTATCTTCAACACAATGAATGAAGTAAAGACAGACCTCAAGGAAGTCTTTCCTTACAAAATCATTGAACATGACCGTGTTGAAGCGGATGATATTATTGCAACCTTGACTCAGGCTTTTGCTCCTTATGAGAAAATCTTGATTATGTCTAGTGATAAAGACTTCAAACAACTGCAAAAATATCCCAATGTTTCTCAATATAGTCCTATGCAAAAAAGATATCTCGTAGAGAAAAATCCTCAAAGATATTTAAGAGAGCATATTATTCGTGGTGATAAATCAGATGGAATACCTAACTTTTTGAGTGATGATGAAGTTTTTATAGAAAATCGTAGACAAAAACCCATCACAAAGAAAAACTTAGGAGATTGGCTTGATATGAGTCGTTGTCCAGAAGATTTCTGTGATGCAAATATGTTGAAACGATGGAAGAGAAACGAAGCACTTGTTGATCTTACATTGGTTCCAGAAGATATCAGAACTAAAATACTTGAAAAATTTGAAAATGAACCAGAAGGAGATATGAAAAAGGTATTCAATTATTTTATCAAGAACCGTATGATGATGTTGATGGAAGAAATTGACGGATTCAAAGAAAGTAAATATAAAACCTATCATGAAGAAGATGTTATGAGGACAGCATGAAAGAGAAATCCAAAAATTACAAGTGTTACTCAAAGGTAACACCAATCGTCTTTGAAAACCATTGTTATGGTTTTGAAGTAAAGGTAACTGAGGTGAACAGTAAATGGTCAAGAGATGGTCGTTCAATTGTAACCAAAAAGTTTTTTATCGATGAAACTAAAGCCACAGAGTTTGCAGAAAGCGTTAGAGTGTAATCAACGATTCCGTGGCGGAAATAGAGGAAAAAATGAAAAGATTATTCGCTATATTAACAATGTCAATCCTATCAACAGCTGCATATGCTCAGAGTTATGCAGAAGGAACGATTGTTGATGTACAAACAATCTATGGTTCTAATTCTTATAATGTTCCAAAAAGAATTTGTAGTGATGTAGATGTTCCTGTTTATCGAAATGGCAATAATTCAAATAATATTATCACTGGTGCTATTATTGGTGGTGTTATTGGACATCAATTTGGTAAGGGGGATCAGAGAAAAGATAATAGAAATGCTGGTGCAATTATTGGTGGATTGATTGGAAGTCAAAATCAGAATGGAAATGTTGTGCAATATCGCAGAGAAACGCAATGTAGAACTGAGTATCAGCGTCAAGAAGAAAGTTTTATTTCACATTATGTTGTTGTAATTAATGTGCATGGTAACACTATTCGTCAACAAACAGGAATTGCATATAATGTAGGAGATACGGTAAGATTGAGAGTTTCTTATTCTCTAAATTAATTGAAAAAAACTTAGCTCGGGCCCTTGACTTTTGGGCCCGAATCACTTATATTATATATGTAAGTTAAGAAAAAGAGAGAAACAATATGATGAATACCGCCCTTGAAAATCTTCTTGAAAACATCAAAACTGACTATTACAACTGGACAAGTCGTAATGGTACTAAAGAGTTGACTCATATCAATCTAGATATGATTGAAGAATTCAACAACGGATTGTCATGGACAGTTGGTAGTAAATATATCAAAATTATCTCAAACGGTGGTGTCTGGGGATTTGTTGTCAACACTGAAAATGACAAAAAATTCCGCATGGGTGATATCTTGAAAGCTGCTGGTTGGAACGCTCCTGCTCGAAATGCGGCGCGTGGAAATGTCTTTGAAGATTATGATATTCGGTGGACTGGACCTAACTACTTGATATAGGAGTTACTATGGAAGATATGATTGTAAGTTCTCTAGGCTATACAAAAGCGCAACTCACTGTTGCGTTTGACAAACTTACAGAAGGAATGGATAACTGGAAAATGCCAATCAGTTCTACCATTCATATTTCTGATTGGAATGTGATGTGTGAAGCATGTGCGTTTTTCACAGGTTCCGAACTTTATCAAACATACGACAATGGTGATGGGACCATGAATGTAAAAGCGGAGGGCTATTATAACGCAATTGGCCCTTGACAATTCAAACCGAATCGGTTATATTATACCCCTAACAAAAAGAGATGATCCCATGCAACTAACATCTGAACAAATATACAATGTGGCAAACTCAGCCGTAATTCAAAACTACATTCAAGAAAATCTTTATGATCCTTGGATAGGTACTCCATTTGAGGGATATCGCTATATGGATAGTAAACAAAAAGGGGCGCTGGGCGAAATATATGTCAGCCTTCTTTTTGAGGCTTGTGGATATGATGTGGAATTTGCTGAAACTTCTACGGCTGGTCACGATAGAGTTATAAACGGAATTCGCACTGAGATTAAATTTTCTCTTGCACACACCAACAACAAAAAAAGAATTCTAAAAGAAGATTGTTTTACTATGAATCATGTTGCTGTCGGTAAAGACTGGGAACGATTGATCTTCCTTGCGATTAACGGTGATCCCAACAAAGTTCGCGCCATGTATATGACGAAGAAAGAATTCAAGCAGGCACTTGATACTAGTGAATATTTCTCTCATCAACAAGGTGGCAAGAGCGGTGACAATGATGATTATATGATTGCATCTGGTAAAATCGTAAAACTAATGAACTCTGGATATATGAAGTCTCTTAGCGAATGGTAAAACTAGACTTATATAATGGTGATTGTTTGGAAATCATGAAGACTATTGAAGACAATAGTGTTGACATGATTATGGCCGATCTACCATATGGCACCACAGCATGTAAATGGGATTCAATCATACCACTTGATGTGCTGTGGGAGCAATACAATCGTATTTGTAAGAAGAATGCTGCCATGGTGTTTACAGCAGCACAGCCTTTTACTACGATTCTTGCTGCCTCTAATATTAAGAATCTTCGTTATGAATGGATATGGGAGAAGCCTCAGGGTACTAATCCTATGAATGCAAAGATTATGCCTCTTAAATCGCATGAGAATATTCTTGTATTCTACAGAGAGAAGCCTACATATAATCCACAAATGTGGTATAGCACTCCATATTCTGGTTATAAGAGTGATACTGCAACGATTGGTGAGGTTTATGGTAATGCAAAATCAAAGCATCGTGATAATCCAGATGGATCACGATATCCCAAAACAATCATCAAACATAAACAAGAGAAAGGATTTCATCCAACTCAAAAGCCAGTTGGTCTTATGGAATATCTGATCAAGACTTATACAAATGAAGGAGATGTTGTTTTAGATAATACTATGGGGTCTGGTACAACTGGTGTTGCTGCGCAAAACCTTTGTCGTGGGTTTATTGGGATTGAAATGGACGAAAATTATTTCAACATCGCCAAAGAAAGAATTGAAAATAATTCTAATCTTTCTCGCTTTTTGTCTTGACAATTCAAACCGAATCAGTTATATTAATAATGTAATAAGAAAGACTGTTAATGATTGCTAAAAAAGAAAAAACAATACTAGTAGACTGCGATGGCGTTCTCCTTGATTGGGAGTACGCCTTTGATTGTTGGATGACTCGGCATGGATATGAAGTTGTCCAAGAAGGCGAATACAAAATGGATTTGAAATATGGACTTGCACGGGCCGAAGCAAAACGGCTGGTACGAATGTTCAATGAATCTGCTTGGATTCGGAAATTGCCTCCTTTACGGGATGCGATCAAATATGTGAAAAAACTTCATGAAGAACATGGTTATATTTTCCACGCAATTACTAGTTTGAGTAACGATCAATATAGTCAACATCTTCGGACTAAAAACCTTCGGGAGTTGTTTGGAGATAGTGTCTTTGAACGGTATGTCTATCTTGACACTGGTGCTGACAAAGACGAAGCTCTTTTGGAATACTCTGGTTGTGGATGTTTTTGGGTTGAAGATAAACCTGAGAACGCAGACCTTGGTTTGCGGATGGGTTTAGAAAGTCTTTTGGTTGCTCATGAACATAACTCTGGATACACTGGTAGTGCTCTTCGGGTTCAAAACTGGAAAGAAATCTATGGATTGATTACCGATTAACTCATTTCATATAACCAAATTTTTCCAACCCCTGTTACAATAAATCTTGTTGTTCCAGGCAGTACGTGAATACCTGTGGCGAGATATCCAATGCCGGTATTTGTTATTGAAGATATTACCGAATCCCACGTATTGTTTGAATAATTATAATTCCTAAGATTAATACTATCGTGGTCGGTATAAAGAAGTGTCAATTTTTGGTTTGTACTATCGTGAGAAATACAGGTAGCTGTAGTACATTCAAGAAGTCCTGTGTCTACTAACCCACTATCTCCTGAGTTCGCACTAAATCCTGCTGATTTCGACCCACCATAAGTAGCAGCATCAATGTTTGCTGACATATCTCTATAAAAAAGTTTATATTTTTCTGATGTTGCACTACCCGAATCCACTTCATTTGTAGTTACTATAAATGAATGAGGCCATTGGGAGTGTACTGATCTTGATAAATCCCAAGAATTCGCAAAATCCTGACTAGTTCCACTTACTGTATTGAATTCACTCGTATAGGCGAAGTGTTGGTCTATTAAATTTCTGTCTAGAGAATTGAAAGTATCAGTCGAAGATTGTTGATCATAATTGTCTACAACCCAGTGGCCAGTTCCGGCTGAAATATCCCAATCAAAAACTTCAATTTTGTGTCCTCTATATGTACCAGCGCTATGATGTTGATAAAATGACAGATAGTATGAACGTAATATATCACTTCCGCCAACACTGAGTTGATGTTGTGCTAATAATTGTCCACGTTTAGTGCTATGTGTTGGATGAGTATTATGATTTCTATCCCCAGAAGGCAAATTCGGTTGTTGTTTTGGGTGGTTACTTGATACAAACTTAAAATAAGTATCTGAAGTCACAGCCGATGTGTAGTACGTAGCATCATTGATGTATGATTCATTAAATTTTTTCATATAAAATTCTGTCGGCTGACCGCCACTATTGTAAGAGGTTCCTGGCACAACATTTAGATTGGACGAACGGGTTCCTGACTGATCTTTACCAACAAGTCCAATAACGTATTGAGAAGTATCCGGCGCCCCCATATATCTTGTAGTACCTTGGTCGGGTGACGCAAGTGAACCATATGCAGTTGCGTGTGATTTATGACCTAAAGTTTCTGTACCACTCACCCAAATTATATGTTGGGGTGTACTATCGGGTGAAAACGAGGATCCGCTGTCTCCTATCATCATTGCATGATAGCCATATGGTTTAGTACCACCACTATCTGTGACTTTACCTATACCTATTGTGCCATGTGTGTTAATTGACCAACCACCAGAGGCAGTTGGTGTATAATTACTGTTAGTTGGAGCTTCTGTGATTTGTGCAGCCCCCGTTACTGCCCCCCAATCAACCGTTGGATAGAATATTGAAGGTTCGCCTGCGCTTCTATTTGAGTAACCACTAGTAATTACACGAGCTCTTGCTTCCTCTATTCTAGTAGGATATGCCAACAATCCAGAAGTTCTCATTCCACCACCACTATTAGTATATTCGTTGGTGACTTGAGAGGTTCCTTTTACGGCAACTAGAGAAAGAGATGAAACTGACTGTAATAAATCATAACTGGATTGTCCATATGAAGTGAATTCTAAACTCGCAAATGCAAGCGAGAAGTTTGCAGTTTTATTTACTGTATTGACACCTTCTGTCGCAGAAAATGTTAAATCGAAAGTACCTTCGTCCGCTGGGTCATTTGTGCCTGGAGTAACTGTGAATTGATTTGTATTTGCACCAGTTCCTTGTTGAACTGTCGCAGTAGTACCAAGAGAACCAGATGTGACTGCATAACTCCAAGTTAAAGGTATTCCTTCTGGGTCTGAAGAAACGGCAGTAACAACTGTAGGTGTTCCATCTACAGCAAGATCGTATGTTGCATCCACTCCAGTAATAGCTGTGGGACTTTCATTTACTAATGCAACACTATACCAACCATTTCCATCATGGATATAAAAATGTCGTGTACTAGATACAAATGCCATGTCGCCAGTTGTATTTCCAGTTGAAGGCAAATTACTTATCGTTGCATAAACAGTTACGCCTCCGCCACCAATTTCACTAGTGGTGCCAGAAGAATCAATCTGGGTGTCCAGTGAACCACCTTCGGACATCAATTGTGATAATTTTCTTGCTCTAGATGCAGGCATTAGATAAGACCTTTTTCTTTTAGTTTCTCTCTATTTATGAGATGCAATTCTACTAATTCTTCTTTACTTTGGCCTTTATATGGGACAGCATGATGATTTTCTAACATTAGTGAAGTAATACTTCTTCGTGAAAAGTTATTTTTAGAGTCTTTGTATTCAATTTCAAAATCTCCAAGAATTCTTCCAAATTTTCCTGTCTTGTCTTTTTGTGTTTTGATAGTTTGAATGGAACCAATTGGAAGCAATTCTTTTAGATATTCTTTTGCGGCCAGTCCATAAACTTTTTCTTCTTCGTTTTTCGTTCTGGATTCTGGTGTATCAATACCCATAATACGCACTCTTTCTCTATGCATCCAAATTCCGAATCCTAAATCAATGTCCACGTCTACTGTATCACCATCCACAATTCTTAAAATTTTACAATTATACTCATATGCCATTATATTATCCTTTAAACGGTGCTGTTGGTATGTTTGTAGTTTCATCTTCTGCACTGTATCTTGCATAATTACTTATTCTTAGATCTTGAACATAACCATGATAAGGCCAATTAATACCTGTAGCACTAGAGTATTCACCTCCAATTATTATATGGTCTTTATCATAAGTAGTTGTTTTAGTACCAGATTGAGTGCTTCGTACACCATCAATCCAAGCTCTAAAAACATTACTAGAATCTCTACACACCGCTATATGATACCAAGTTCCTGTGCTCATAGCACCTGCTGCTCTAGAGAAGTTTATGTATCCACTATCATATATATCTACTCCAGTTCCGTTTGAATTAATTCTCATTTCAAGTTGATAATTTTCTAAACACCAAACATATCCAGAATTGAACGTACTTGTATTAACCCAGCATTCTATTGTCAATTCGCCTGGAAGATAAATTTGGCTGTAGTGTCTTATATGATTAGGATTTGAGCCGGGGAAATACATTGATTTTGTATTAGCAAACTTAGCTTCAGCTGATGAACCTGTTGCAGTGCCAAAAACTTTCATATTGCCTGTTTGAGCTTTATCTATAACAGATGCGTCTGTGCCTTTAACATGTAATACAGAATTTGTAGTGCTCTGTGGTGCTGTAGGTACAGTAATAGTAGAAGCTGTAGCATCAAACTGACTCGTGCCGACCTCATACTTAAAATCTGCAATAGTTCCCATTGCTGAATTCATTGCGGTGCCTGTTGATTCTCCAGCATAACCTACATAAAAATTAGCTAAACCAGACGCTGATATATTAATATTAGAAGTTGTTGTATTACATCTTTTTCCGTTTAAATAGTAAGATAAAGAGCCTCCGCTTCTACAGAACGCAATGTGATTCCAAGCATTAACCTGAACAGTGCTGTTTGTTTTTCCAGAAGCCATATCTGCATAATTTGGATATCCCCATCTTACATCTAATTGACTACCACTTTGATATAATATGTCCCAGCCAGGACAGTTTGTCGGATATGAAACATAATTAGCATCTCCGACAAGTTGTCTAGTAGTGCCTGGAGATGTTGTTGGATAATACCAAAATGAAACACAGAATGGATCTGTGCCTGATGGTTTTAGTGTGCTGGAATGTGGAACAGAAAGATAATCATTGTCATTGGGCATGGAGACAGACCCACCGTGATCGCTTGCTGAGTATTCTAAGTTGTCGTAAGGGCCGAATGGTTTTGTTGAAGTATTGCCGTTTACTGTGATTGAGAGAGCGCTAGAAGAACCATCTGCTATATATGGAAGGTGGCAAGCAAGAAGTTGTGTATTTGTAATTGCAGTTAAGTGTGCGGTTGGTGGAGTGAACGCAGCAGAATATACAGCGGCACCTTTAACAAATCTAAAATCAGCAATATAACCAGTGAAATGTCTATTTACGGTAGTATTTGAAGAAGCCCCAATACGGATATTACTACCTCCTGTGGTAGATGCAGTTATTGAGGATGTGTAATTCTGAACACCATCAACATAAGCTGTAACTGTTGTTCCACTGTTCGTAATTACCCAAGCAAGATGATGCCAATTACCATCATTTATTGTACTAACTCCTGTATTGGGTGGATTATTAATCCAACCGGCTGAGTTTGAATAAAAAACTTGATAGCCGTTGTATAATCCAACTTCCATTCCGTTGTAGGGAGAAGATGGATCAAAATTACTAAATATTGCAACGTGTCCAGTTACTGTCGTATTTACCCACGCTTCGATTGTTGTGTTTGATGTTTCGGGGAGAAGGTTAGTTGCTGTGGCAGATAGCTGTAAATAATCTGATCCATCGAAGTAAGTGCTATATCCACCATGCCGATATGGACTAAACGTACCTGCATGAGCATCGCCGTTTGCTGTGATTGTATGGTTGTTAACTGAACTATCGGTTATATTGTTGTTGTCTGATGTATCTACTGCTGTTGCTAAAAGAGTTGTATAATTACTGTTTGCAATAAAAAATTCCAGAGTGATTGATGTATTTGCATTCACTGCTCCACTAACACCATCAGTTGCATTAATTGTAAGAGTAAATGTTCCGAAATTAGCTTCATCGGTGCTAGGTGTAATAGTAAATACATTATCCGTTTGACTTATCGTAGCAATACTACCAAGTCCAGATGTTGAATAACTCCATGTCAAAGGGAATCCTTCAGGGTCTGTAGAAACCCCTGTGATTACAGTAGGTGTTCCATCTATAGCAAGCGAATAAGTTCCATCTACTCCAGTGATTGCACTTGGAGAATCGTTTTGAACAGTTGCCACTTTATACCAACCAGTACCAGAATAGATATAAAGATTATTGTTTGCTTGAACGAATACTTGGTCACCATCAGTCATTCCAGTTTTTGCAATCAGTGCAGCCATATCTGCAACAGTCGAAACTGATGAACTGCCAGCCGCCGCGGCCCTCCATACTGTTTTTGTTGCATTGTATGTATATGTAACACCATTCGCTACATGCGTATCACCGTCTACTGGACTATTTGGAAAATTTACTGCTGCCATGTTACGCTCCCAATTCCAATGCAATAATTGTACTGATATATCTTCCACCAGTAGCATTATCCTGATCGTTGTTTGATCTATTAAGATGAAATGCGAAATTATTATCGTTATTTACATATAATTGATATATAACCTCAGATGTAGTTGCTGGTTCATCGATAAACTGTAAAATAAATGAATTTGCTTGATTTGCATCAGAAGCAAGAGCTAAAGGAATAGATGTCCTTTGCCGAGACCCTGCCGCATCACCTATGAATATATCTTGATATGCGCCACCATCAATACTTCTTTTAAACCACGCTTTATATGTTGTTCCTTGTGTTCCATATGAGATTTGTGCAGTGAGATAAATTTTATTTGATGCAGAACTTGGTGTTATTGTAACAGACATACCAGTTACTGCCATTTCTGTTCCGTTTGCAGTTCCAACAAATGTATCAGTTTTTGATGTAAATTGAGACTGTATGATACCGCTTGCCCCATCTGCTCCATCCGCGCCTGCTGTTCCATCTGCTCCATCTGTTCCCGCTGGACCTGCTGGGCCCTGTGAATTATTTGAGATTACCCATTGAGAACTTGTTCCATCATTATAATATACATATGTTTCCAGAACACTTGGATCAAACCACATATCACCTTCTTTTGGATTTGTCGGCGCAGTTTCAGATACGGTATATAGAGAACCACTAGCATCCCACGCTCCAGATGTAGAGTCGAATGTGTAGGTTGTGTTTCCTACTAGTATAGTGTCTCCGTTATTTGGATTGCTTGGAAAATTGATTGCCATTTACTTTAGTTCCTTAAAATGTAATAGATCCTGATTGAGTAAATTGATATATATTATATGATCCGTCCGTAGTAATTGTTGGAGAGCCTGTAGTTGAGGTGGCGGTGTCAATTGAGCGAATGATTACAATACCATCTGCACCCGCTGTTGGCGTTCCGTGATTTGGCACCGCGCCGCCACCAGAGCCACCACCCCCCGAACCCGTATTTGGCGTGGGGCTACCCGCTGCACCCGTTCCGGCACCACCGTTTCCTCCAACACCAGATCCACCAGCTGCGTTGCCGGCCGTGTTGTATGTGCCACCGCCGCCACCCCCAGCATAGTAAAGTGCGGTTCCAGTTATACTATTTTGAAGACCTGCGCCTCCAGCACCTCCGATACTGCCAGCATTTGCACCAGCCCCGCCAGCGCCACCACCACCACCAGCATGGTATGGAGCGGATGTATGGCCTACGCCGCCATCGTTACCCTGTCCAACTGTGCCTGTTCCCGCTGTTACTCCATTATGTCCACCCCCGCCGCCAGATCCACCATCCAGAGCGGCGCCGGTTGTCCCTCCCCCACCACCACCAATAGCTGTTATTGTATTGAATGCTGTGCCGGAAATAGAACTATCGAGGCCGTTTGAACCTGGCGCTGATTGACCATTCCCGGCCGCCCCACCAGTTCCAACAACAATATTGTATGTAGTACCAATATTTAATGTTTGATTTGTAGAATAGATATAGCCGCCAGCACCGCCACCGCCGCCGTGACGCATACCTCCACCACCACCACCACCGACTACTAGATAATCAACGGTACTAATAAATGCCAATGAAAGAGTGCAAAATCGGGTTGTGGTTTTTGCGCCATCACTGGCACTTAATCTGACCTTTACGCTTCCAGCATCAGCAATATTTGTAGATGGAGTAAAAGTATATACTCCATTTGAATCTACAGATGCGGCACTCGACAGTAAGCTTGGCAAAGTATTGTTTGTTGTTCCATAAACAATACCATATGATATATCAAATCCTTCTGGGTCTTCCGCAACCATTGTAACTGTACTTGTGGTTCCATTACTATTAAGAGTGTGTGTTGTTGGTGGTTCAGTAATAATTATAGGACTTTCATCATTTCCAGAAGATATTCTATCCCATTCGGTTCCATCCCATACATATAATGCTTTGGTATCTTGTGCAAATGCGAAGTCACCTTCTGTAGTTCCATTTGCAAATGCAGCAAAGTTTGCATATGCAGTGACTGAAGAACCAGCTGCTCCCGCAGCCCCATCTGCACCATCCACTCCAAGAGGATTTGTTGCAACCCATTGTGCGCTTGAACCATCATCATAGTATACATATGTTTTTAAGTTTGCAGAATTGAACCACAAATCTCCGCTAGATGCGCCGCTTGGTGCTGTATCAGAGACACTATGTCTTGTTAGATTTGATGCTGTCGGTTGATGAAAGACAATATCAACTTCATCTGATAGTGACAATGCAGTATCAAAAGTGATAGAGGTTCCGCTTGTAGCTGTCACATCTTGTGGGTTTAACATAACACCATTTACTGACACAATAACTGCTGCGGCCGGATCGTAGTTTACATTATGAACTGTTTGTCCTGCCGTTGCAACAAATGTGGAACGAGAAGTAGAGGCAACAATCTGCTCTTGTTTTTTGACTAGCCAATAACCTCTTGTGGAGTCAAAAACAAAGATTTGTCCATTTTCTGTATGAGTTTGTCCATTCACAGGACTTGCTGGAAATGATATGGCCATGACTTACCTTTTATAATGCATTCGTTCTATTTATATAAATAAAACATACTATAATTTTTAGTGGAGAACTAAATGATACTATCTGTAACTTTATTATTGGTCGCGATTGCATTATCTGTAGTCGCTGCATATTACTCCATTGCTGGATTGATTACAATCTTTGCAGCGGCAGTAATGCCAGTAATTGTTATGGCTTCTGTTTTAGAAGTTGCCAAGGTTTTAACGGCTGCTTGGTTGTCGCATAATTGGAAAAGAGTTAACTTTTTTCTAAAATCATACTTGACTCTTGCAGTTATTGTACTTATGTTTATAACCAGTTTAGGTATATTTGGATTTCTATCAAAGGCACATATTGAACAAACTGCTGGAAATAGAGAAAATGTTGCTCAAATTGAGATTGTAGAAAAGAATATTGCAAGATTAGAAGAGTCTATTAATGAGTATGAACTTCAAATTGAAAAGATAGAAAATTCTGATATGAATAAGAATGCTGAAATCAATTCTGAAATATCAAAAGAAGAGAGCAGAGTCGAATCTGCAATTCGAAACTATCAATTATTAGTTGATGAACAAAATGAAATAATCTCATCCGCAAGTAAAAAACTAGAACTGATTGAAAAGTATATTGAAGAGAATGATATTGTTTCTTTGCAGGCGCTTGTTGGTACAACTCCAGACGGAAGATATGGACCAAATACTGCATCAAAAGTAAATGACTTTAGAGAGAAAGAAGAGGATCGTGTAGATACAATAATTTCATCTGCAAGAATTCGTATTAATGATTTGAGAGATTTGCAAGCAGCAGAAAGAACTCAAAGTAATGAGTTAATTGATAGACTTCGTAGTAAAATAAAACTGGATGAATTGGATGAAAAAGATCGTGAAAGAATTGAAAATTTAAAGCAAAAAATTATTGACACAGAGAATGATTTGGGTGTATTAAGGAATGATAAATTTGAATTCGAAAAGGAAGTAAGAAAAATAGAAGCCGAAGTGGGACCAGTAAAATATGTCGCAGAAGTACTTTATGATAATGTAGATGAAGATATACTTGAGGATGCTGTCAGATTTGTGATTTTATGTTTAATTTTTGTTTTTGACCCACTTGCAATTCTTTTGGTTATTGCTAGCACATCATCAATAGTATATTATAGAGAAATTAAAAAGGGAACAAATCTTACACATTTATCCGAAAAGGATTTTGAACAAGAAAGTGTTATTCCGCCACTTGGAATGGATATGTTAAAACCTAGAACGGAAGAAATAAAAAAAAAGCCTAACTTCAACGATCCGATTGAGAGATGGACAGAAGAGAGACTTGAAGACCACATTAGATTAGAATAGGAGATTGACTTGAAAGTTAAATTGATTAGTTACACTAAATCAGCAGAAGATTTGAGTGAAGAGGGAGTAGAAACTTTACAAGACTTGGTTGCATATTGTGCAAAAGTTTCAAACCCATCAAATCAAATAAACAAGAAAACAAGCGATAAATTGATAAAATATCTTATCAAACATGCCCATTGGTCTCCATTAGAAATGGTGGATGTGACTTTGGAAATTGAAACAACAAGAGATATTGCTCATCAAATTGTTCGCCATCGTAGTTTTTCTTTTCAAGAGTTTTCGCAGAGATATGCAGAACCAAAAGAGATGGGCGAGTGGTTTGTAAAAAGAGAATGTAGACTTCAAGATACAAAAAACAGACAAAACAGCATTGAAATTGAAAATGATCCGAGTTTAGTAGAAAACAGAGAACATCAAGATTTGATTGCAGAATGGGGTCGTAGACAATCGGGCGTAATTGAAACTGCAAGAAAGGCCTATGAGTGGGCAATTGAAAATGGAATTGCAAAAGAACAAGCTAGAGTTTTGCTTCCAGAAGGACTTACAAAAACAAGACTATATATGAAAGGAAGTTTGCGTAGTTGGCTACATTATATTGCTCTTAGAGGAGCAAACGGCACGCAAAAAGAGCATATGATAATAGCAAAACAATGTGCAGAAATCATTAGCGACATATTTCCCATGATTTGGGATCTCAATAATATAAATAGATAGAAAGCGATTGATATCGAGGTGAATATTTTTCTCATGTTTTAATATAATTTTTTATTATAAAAAAATAATTAGGAGAAAAATATGATTGACCCGATTACAGCAATTGGGGCAGCAACGGCTGCGTTCAATGGAGTTAAAAAGTTAGTCCATGCCGGAAGAGAGATAGAAGATGTTGTCGGTCAATTGGGCAAATGGTATGGGGCTGCAGCAGATTTAGGGCGTGCTGAAACGCAAAGAAAAAATCCACCAATATTTACTAAGCTTTTTAGTAGCGGTTCTGTTGAACAGGAAGCTTTAGAGATTCTTGTTCATAAGAAAAAATTACAAGAACAAGAGAAACAACTAGAAGAGATGTTAAATATTCGGTTTGGTTTTGGAACTTGGCGCGAAATGATTGAACTTCGTAGAAAAATTCGCAAAGAAAGAGAAGAAACAGTTTATAGGCAACAAGAAAGACGCAGAGCATTTTTAGAAGGAATTGCTGTTATTTTTCTTACAGTATTTCTATTTGGACTTATTGTGTTTATTATTTGGTTTCTTGGCACAGGAGCCAACTGGTGGTAAATGACACATGTATTTTTATTAGTTGTTATACTTGGATCAAAAACTATTAGCCAAGACATGTATTTTTGGGATATAAACCGTTGTAATTATTTTGCATCGCAGATTGTAAAAAGATACGGAAACTATAGATATTATCGTAGTGTTCCAGAAGAACATCGTGCAACAGCATATTGCAAACCAGTTCTAACTGATCCTAAAAAAATCAAAATATATGAATAATTAGACCAAGAAATACTAACTAATTGCTTTATAAACATGAAATGAACCTTTATGACTAAAGGACTGACCAGAGTGTGCAGTAGCCAAATATTCTCCAACTATGATGTGGTAGCCGTCCGCTGATATACCAATATCGGTTCCAAAATCTTCTTGGCTACTTGTTGGGTTTGGTTCTAAAACTTCTTTCCATTCCCAGTTACCGCTTGTAGTATTTTTTCTAAAAATGTAAACAGAGCCCATTCGACTAAGATAGCTAGCATAATATGACATTGCTGATGCTACTATTGTTTTGCCATCGCCATTAATTCCTACTGCTCTACCAAAGTAATATGAGTTGCCCCATGTTCCTTTTTCAGAGCTTGTTAGTTGAGACCAGCTGATAGTTTGTGTCGGTGTCATTGATTGTGAAGATGGAAGGGTTGTTATATCAAAAATGTTTATCTTACCATTGGTTGCAGCATTTGCTCCACCGGCGACAATAGTGTTTCCATCTGCGGAAATAGAGACATCCGCACCGTTCCACTCACCACTTTCTTGAAAATATTTAATTTGTGATGATGTATTAGACCAATTGGTTGAAGTATCAGGACGAGTTATTAAGTAAACCCTAGATTGTGTACTATTGTTGTAACTAGGACAACCTACCACTAATCGTGTGCCGATTTCATTCATTTCCATTGCACCTCTATAGTTAGATTTAGTGCCTCGTCCTCTTCCTAGATATGAGTTTGTGGAATTTAAACTGCTTATGTCGGTCATATTAAATGATTCAGTAAAGGTTGTATTTTTATCTGCTCTTGAGTAAAATTTTATTCCGCCTCTATTACTGTACCAAGTAGGTCTGGCAGCTGCTAATACTAATCCGTCACCTGAAATAGCAATAGAAAAGCCGAACTGCCCGCCGTCAGAAATAGTTTGATCTAGTGTCCAAGATGTTCCAGATCTTTTATAAATTTTTACTTCATTTCTGCCTGGGTCACCAATAGCTACTGTAACACCTTCGTCGTCGATGGCTAAATCGGTTCCAAAATCCCCACTTTGGCTAGTAAATTCTGCTTGCTTGGCCCAGCTACCGTTTCCTGTTGAATCATGCCATATTTGCACCCATTCCGTAGTGTTCTGATCATGGCCTGTTGAGATTACGGCGTAGGTGCCGTCTTTATTTATTTCAGTCATAGATCCCCATTCTCTATTACTTTGATAATAGGGCATACTTTGAAGGTTATCAGCAGTTTTAGCATATGAATCCCACTCAGGGCTAGGAGCTACAAAAATCAAACTAAACACACTCGAAGCGGTTTCTTGATTTTCTCCATTGGACGCAATAAACGAAATTGTGAACTCCCCCGCATCCGCATTGTTTGTTGATGGAGTAATTGTAAATACATTACCTACATTAGTGATTGTGGTTTCGCCTAAGGTTCCGGCAGTAACTTGATGACTCCATTGCAAAGGAATTCCATCTGGGTCAGAACTTGAAAGTGTGATTGATAAAGGGGTTCCATCATTTGCAAGTTCATATGTTGCTGCATTTCCAGTAACTGCTGTGATTGGATTGCTTATCAATGCAATATTATACCAACCTGTTCCATTAAACAAATATAATTTATTGTTCTCTGCAACATATGCTTGTGTTCCAGTATTCACTCCAGATGTGGGTAATTGTGATAATAGATTATATGCGCTCATTGCTGGTGCTGAAGCTTGTTCTTGTGTTTCAATAGAATTATCAGAACTATCTAGAAACTGAATTGTGTTTCCAGCACCTCTTTTCATTTTAATAGGATTTCCTGTTCCATCATCAATAGTTACTTCTTTTGCTTTGATAGTTCTTGGATTTCCAGAAGTATCTCTGATATCAATACCAGTACCATCATCGGATATTTTACTGTCTCCGATAACAGCAGTATTTCCACTCAGATACAAATCTTTGAATCTATTTGTAGATGAACCTAAATCGTGTACAATATTTTGATCTGGTATCAAATCTCCAGTGATTGTGGAAAGAGTTGTGACTGTGATTGATGCAGGGTTTAGAACTTGTTTGATTGCTCCTGCAAGTCTTGCGACATCATCAGCTGATGCAGAACCAACCAACGCATTTGCTCTTGCATTGATTGCATCTTCTAAAGACTTGTCTTCTCCAAGATTTAATGCCTTTACTGCTCTCGCAAGAGAAACTAACTCTGCAACATTTGCAGTTGGAATTCCATTCTCAATTTTTGTTTTGAGTGCTGCAATTGATGTGGATAGATCGCTGTCTGCCATGAGATTTCCTTATACTGTTGTTTCGCCTGCTGTCGAAGATGCCTGATCTACATTGGTTGATGGGAAAGATCTTCCATCTCCCCAAATGATCCGAACAACGCCTTGACCGGCAGTTTCCCCATTGTAGTTGCTATTAAAATTAAAGGATCCAGGCCCACCGGCGCCGTAATTTTTGTCGTTATTAGAATCTAATGGATCAATGCTCGTTCCACCAGAACCTGATCTTCCAGATGATGCGTTACCATTTCGGCCCTGACCATATACACCAACACCACCACCAGCAGTTCCATGAGCACTACCAAAAGCTTGCATTGTTTTTCCTCCCGCTCCAGAACCACCAGTACCATTTTGTCCTGAATTGGTGTCGGGAGATGCATCGCCGCCATTGCCAGAATATCCTCCAGCACCACCGCCCCCTCCGGCGGCCATTGATTGAGTACCTCTATCACCTTTTCCTCTACCACCTCCATGGCCACCAGTGGTCGCACTGCCCAATACAGTCGAGTTACCAAACACATTGGTTCCACCAGAAGCTTCGGGCGCGGGCCCGCCTGCAACACGATTGCCACCCGAACCACCGCCCGCTTGAAAGATGATGACTCCATCTTTACTTACAAAACTCGCCTCGCCGCTATTTCCGCTGTTATGGGTGCTTGCCCCGCCGGTTACGGGAGCGCCCCCTGCCCCCACTTTTACTGTATATTGTTCTCCAGCTGTGACTGAAAAATTATTAACATATGCAAGCGCTGCTCCACCACCACCAGTACCACTATTTTCTGGTTGATGTCCGACTACCGCACCACTTCCGCCTCCACCAACACCAACCATAGATATACTAGTTACACCATCTGGCACAGTCCAAGTATGAGTTCCCACAGATGTAAAGAGAACGCCAGCTGGCGGCGGCGCAAATGCCAGTGAAAAATCACTACTCGCAATAGATTGATTAACGCCATCAGATGCTGAGAATGTTAGAGTAAATGTTCCAGCATCAGCTTCTGTTGCACTTGGTGTGATGGTAAATACATTATCTGCTTGGGCCACTGTTGCGGTGGAACCTAATGCTCCAGTTGTTACCTGATAACTCCATGTTAAAGGAAGTCCTTCTGGATCGGTTGCATTCAAAGTTACAACAGTAGGAGTTCCATCAATTGCAAGATCATATGTTGCATTTGCTCCAGAGATCGCAGATGGAGTTTGATTGACAAGCGCAATATTATACCAACCAGTTCCTGTCCATAAGAACAATTTATTATTTTCAGACACAAAGGCTTGAGTTCCAGCATCTACTCCAGTGAGTGGTAGTTCAGACATCAAAGAATATGCACCAACTGTTGCTCCAGTAGATGCAGTTGAAACTGCTCCAGTATCATTTCCAGAATTATCTATTGTTCTAAAATCTAACTTACCCTGTGCATTTCTTTTTAACCGAATCTTTCCAGAACCATCGTCCAGATCAATCTCTTTAGCTTTCATTTTTCTTGGATTATCTGATGAGTCTAAGAATTTAAGTTCTGTTCCATCATCTTGTATCTTAGTGTCTCCCAAGAACATTGTATTTCCGCTGATATACAAGTCTTTGAATCTATTAGATGCGCTACCTAAATCATATGCTTCATTAGTATCTGGAATTAAATCTCCAGTTACTGATGTAAAATTGGTAACAGTGATTGCAGCAGGGTTTAGAAATTGTTTTATGACTGTTGCGAGTTTAGAAACTTCATCACTTGTTGCAGTTGATGCCAGAGCATTTACTCTAGTGTTGATTGCTTGTTCCAGAGAAGAATCTTCTCCTAGATTCATACCTTTCGCAGACCTTGCAATACTTACCAGTTCATCTACAGTAGCAGTAGGAATTGCGTTCAAGAGTTCTGTTTTGAGAGCTGCTATTGAGGTGTCTAAATTGCTGTCCGCCATTGTAAATCCTTTTTAGTATTATTTATAATTAATTTTTATCTTTTGTTTATCCAATTAAACTGTATATTTGTCTATTTGACTGTTTTGACGGTCAAAAACGAACATTGAAGTGCCATCGTTTAAGAAACAGGCACCTAATGGATTGACGTTTGCGGAAGCGTCACCACTACTTGAAAATTGTTTTGAGCCACCTGTCACAGTAGATAAATTGTTTAAATCTAAAGGATTTGCTGGATCAAATTGTTTTTGGGTATATGTTCTTGAAAAATTGCCCGCTGAATAGATTAGGTATTTATCGTCAGGACTAAGTTGGACATCGTTGCATGGCGTACTTCCTGCAACCTGAACTTCTTGTGCTGGTGAAGTTCCTATAGTATTGATATCAAAGGGAGTAGAGAGATCCCAACGAGCAATGTAGTTGTAGTTGACAGCACAGAGAAATAATTTTGTTCCATCACTAGACAAAGCTATTCCAGTAATATCAAAGCCAGGTTGGTTTGAAGGCCTATTCCTAGTAACCGTACCAGTACAACTACTAGAGCCTACTGTTCCACTTAATCCGTTACCATTAGTATTTACTGTCGTATTTAAATTATAATTCCATTGATAAAATTTTAAATTGCCGCCCCCAGAATTATGCTCCGCAGCAAATATTCTAGTACCGTCTTGGCTTGCAGTAATCGCCCAATAACCTCCAAGTGTACTATTACCAGTACTACCTATATTGCGTTGTGTTGTAGTAGGACTTTTATGAGTGGTGTGTTCTAATACTACAGGATTGTAGGCGGCACTTACAAAAGAAAAATCTCCTTCGGGAGTACAATAATAATCATTGGCTTGACTTGGAACAGTTACAGACCCACTAGTAACACTACCACTAAGTGTATTTAAAATAGGATATTGTACCCCAAAAGTCAAAGAAAATTCACTACTTGCATTTACTGCTCCATTGATACCGTCAGTAGCACTAAATGTCAACTCAAATGTTCCAGCATCTGACTCTGTAGTGCTGGGTGTAATCGTGAAAACATTATCTACTTGTGATACGGTTGCTATTGTTCCTAAAGAACCAGATGTGACTGCATAACTCCATGTCAGAGGGAATCCTTCTGGGTCTGTAGACACCGCTGTGATTACAGTTGCCGTACCATCAGTTGCTAATTCATAGGTTCCATCTACTCCAGTAATCGCACTAGGAGAATCATTTTGTACTGTAGCAATCTTATACCAACCAGAACCATTATAAACGTATATATTATTTGTTGCGGTAACTAATCCAAAATCTCCATTAGACATACCAGTAGCGGCTATTAATGCTGCCATATCTGCGTAAATCGCCGCGCCGGCATTGCCCAATACTCCTCCAGTATCAGTTAAATCAGACACATCTGCTGGAATGAGACTTGTTGTATCTGTCAAATCTGATAGATCGGATATTGCACCAGAAGTTACTATTTTCCAAACTCCTGATGCTGAATTATATCTATATGTTCTTCCATTAGTGACAAATGTTTGGTTGTCACTTGGACTATTTGGAAAGTTTATCGCCATTTGTCTGTCCTTTAAGTTATCTCTTATGGTTTAAGGTTGTTGTCTCCAATATAATCTTACAGAGTTATCTTGCTGATCTCTAAGTCCGTAAACCCAATTTCCATCCCAAGAAATATGTGCCTTTTGAATATTCGCACCTACTCCAAAGCTTCCTCCAGTTGTGTAGGAACCTGCTGTTGATAAATCCCAAGCGGTAGTTAATGGAATAGTAGAAGCTGTTCCGCCATATGCAGAGACTACATATAAAACTGTTCCAAGAGGATTAAATTGTATTGAAGTAATAGTTCTCACTGAATTATTAGCATATGTACTCCAGAAATTAAATGTGTTTGCCAATGTACGAGATGATGTGTCAAAGGCCGCGCCTAAGTTATATGTTTTAACTTGATTGTCACTAGTTTGGTTGCCAGAAAGAACAAATAATTTCATTCCATCTGTAGAGAATTTTAAATCATATATAATAGCCGACTCAGTAAATACACTTACTGTGCTTGCTTGGGTATTACTGTTGAATGCAGTATTTAAATTTGCATATTTTACTGTTTGCTGATCACCATAGTATAATTTTGTTCCATCTTCAATATAATCTAAAGCATAAAGCGCTTTTATATTAATATCTCCTGTTTGAGCAAATGCAAGAGTGCTTGGATCATATGGAGTAGACATAGTAAAATCAACGGGCTTCCCGCCGCCAATTTGATCACTAATTGTCATTTTTGTACCATCTCTGCTTACAGATATTGCACCAGACCTATACCACGTACTCCCTACTCCATTTGCAAACCCGCCATAAGTGCTCAATAAAACATTGGAAGTAGATCCCCAAGTACTGGTCATAGTTGAAAATGTAGTTGTCCAATTAGGTGTAAAGATTAGAGTTAAACTTGTATTCGCACTAACCGCACCATTAACACCATCAGTGGCACTAATTGTAAGAGTGAATGTCCCATCATTGGCACTATCAGTACTAGGTGTAATAGTAAATACATTATCCACTTGACTCACTGTAGCAATATTTCCCAAACCAGAAGTAGAATAAGTCCATGTAAGAGGAAATCCATCTGGGTCTGTAGAAACTGCTGTAATAACTGTTGGAGTTCCATCAGTTGCTAGTTCATAGGTTCCATCTACTCCAGTGATTGCTGATGGAGAATCATTCTGCACAGTTGCTATTTTATACCAACCAGAACCATTATAAACGTATATATTATTGTTTGCAGTGACTAATCCAAAATCTCCATTAGACATACCAGTTGCAGCTATTAGTGCTGCCATATCCGCATATACAGTAGCACCACCACTATCTAATAAACCAGTGTTGTCTGCCAAATCAGAAACATCTGCTGGAATGAGACTTGTTGTATCAGTTAGTTCAGAAATATCTGAACCTACACCAGCAGCTAATATTTTCCAGGCTCCTGTTGCTGAATTATATCTATATGTTCTTCCATTTGTAGTAAATGTTTGATTATCACTAGGACTATCTGGAAAGTTTACTGCCACTTTAGATTACCCTTATCTTTAAGTTTTGTGCTGCAAGAGATTTGATTTTTACTTTATTTAGAGCCGGAAACTCTGCTTCATAATCAGTTCCATTGATTGCCTGTCTCACTAATGCTTCTGCCTGATATCCAATAGTAACACCATCCGATAGTGGAGATGCTCCAGATGTTGCATATGGTGCAATCATCAAGTCTAGTGTATCTCCAAGAACATAGTGGTTTGGATCTGTGACTGCTTGGAGTTGTGCTTTGTCCATTCTGTTAAATGACTGAGCCCCTAGTGCTTCTTGTAGTGTTGCATGTTCGTTGTTATTTGTGCCGTTAACCCAAGTTTCAGATGTGGAATAACCAACAGTAGTTGAGCCTGTAGAATATTGATAAATTGTGTCGTTGCCGTCATTACCCACAATATACATTTTCTGACCGCTATTACCAAAACATAACCCCTGTGAATTGTTATCTTGTTCAAAAGTATCATATGATACTAATGGCGAAGATATAGAAGCTGTACTTATGTCAAAAGCAACACTTAAATTATGTAACTCAACTTTATCATTGCCAGATATGTTAAGTATGAATAATTTTGTACCGTCACCATTAAAGGCAAAGCTTTCGCTGTATGCTGTATAAGTATATGCATCAACATAAGTTAAATTAGTTATATCCCATGCTGTAGAGAGAGTATATTCATGAATTTTATATGCATTTCTATCCATGGCAAACAACTTAGTGCCGTTATTATTAAAGTTAAAATCAAAGAGTCCCGTTTGAGCATTACTGCTGACAGTGGTTAAGGCAGTACTCGTTGTTCCTGAGCCTGCTGTTGAAAGATCATAAGCAGTACTAAGATCAAAACTTTCAACTTTATATGTATTAGCGTCACAAGTAAACACTTTGTGACCTGTAGAGGAAAATCTACATCCTACAAGAGTTGTTCCATGAGGATCAATTTTATTTACATAAGTGGCTGTACTTACATCAAAAGCAGTTGAAAGTGTAAAATAGTGGAGATCATCAACAAATGAACCAGCCACAATCAAGTGCAACCCATCACTACTAATATCTACGGCCCGCGCCGTAGATTCGTATGCATTAACATCTAAACTTTTACTATCGTAAGATGCATTTGCAATATCAAATCCTACTGTAACAGTTGTTCCAGCATCATTATTATACTGCCAAGTTCCAGAGTTATTCTTAACAATCTTTCTTACGCCGTCACCATCTTTGATAACACTCCAAGATGTTCTGTCATCTGTAGAAACTGCATAGAATACATCACCATCATTCTTGGTTTCATCTGCAACCATAGAATCGAGATCGACCCACGATGATGAATTGATTTGACCAGTAGAACCAGTTAGGACTGGAGAATATTGAGAGTATGGATGTGCTGATGAAGTTCCGCCCGTAATTTCAAAAATTTTCTTTGTTGACATATCACATAACCACAACCTTTTTTTATCATAAGACATTAATGTTCTAGCAGCGTAAGCACTGACACCAGCATCGCCCGTAAGAGTTCTGAAATCAATGTTACCAATATTATTCAAGGAGCTGCTTCCTACACTAAAATAACTTGGCAATGTCAAACTATAGCCTAAACCAGCCGTGCCGCCTGAATATCCCCGTAGCACTGAAAGTCCATCCTCAGATACTACGAAAGAATAAGGTATAGTTCCAGTTGTTACGTCTGCATACGATACATATGTCATTGTTGACATGTCATAAGCCGTGCTAAGTGTATATTCTGCAAGTCCGTCATAAGCACTATTGTCATAATATCCGACTAGAAGTTTTGTCCCATCAGAATTAAATTCGAAAGCATATGGTTGCAAGGTTGTTGTGCTTGGTGCTCCACCACCACCACTTGTACTGTTCCAAGATCCTCCACTATTGAAATAATAGTAACCAACGTAACTAGCTGTACTAGGATCCCAAGCAGTACTCATAGTAAAATATTTTATACGATTTGCGCCAGTGTCACTAATCCAAATTTTTGTACCGTCTGGATGAACCCACAGCCATTTCACACCTGAAGTCATTTCATTAGTATTTACTTTTGTAGCATCTTCAGTTAATGTACTAAGATCAAATGGTATCGACAAATCATATCTAGTGAATTTATATCCAGTACTTAATCCCGCCACCATAACTATTGCGATAGTACCCTCGCTATTAAATCCCACATGTACTATATTAGTTATTGCACTTGAAACATTATTATTATAATTCATTGTTGCTCCTACACCATTACCACTCGTAGGAAATATGACAGGAGTAGAAGTAGAATAGCCACTCAATTCAATACCAGACCCATCAGCCTTACCTTCAGCACCAAATAGCTGCCAAGAAGAAATTGTAGAAGTATCTGCAAAAGCAGTAACTGACTTATATGCACCAGCAGTAGATGTAATAATAGCGGATCCAGAGTTACCTATAACTTTTTTACCTACGTCAGATGAAGAGAAAGCAGATGGTATAGATGTTTGAGCAATACGAATAGGCGCGGCCGCCCCCGTTCCACCAATCATGTAAGTATTTCCCGAATTATCTCTGGAAAATCTTGGATAGTATCCCCATCCATGCACGCCCGTTTCTTCTACATATACAGCAGTCGTAATATCAAATGCTGTTGATAAATTAAATTTATATGCAAACTGTTGTGGATATGAATTGCCTCTTGCACTTACCAACAATAAAGTTCCGTCATTACTAAACATTGCATTATATAAATTGCCCCAATCTATAGTTACCCCAGCAGCAGTCAATATGGTAGATAAATCTACTTCTTGCTTCGATCCAGCAGTAGTAATATCCCATGCAGTTGACATTGTGTATCTTGCTACATAGTTCCCATTGCAATATAAAATATAATCACCATTATTGGAAGGATTTGGAGGGCCTGCTTGCCAATTTGTTGTAGATGGAATACCGTTTCCGCTCGGTATAAATGTTTTGTTTTGATAGGAAATTGTACTAGCATCCCAAGGAGTACTTAATTGGTATTGATGCGTTGTCTCTTTTCTATGAATATACATATAAGTACCACTTTCATCAATTCCAAAATTACTTGTTCTATGGTCACTTGTAGTGCCTCCTTGAGTCACATCAAAATAAGCAGATTGATTTGAATAATCTGCCACTGTAGTACTATAAGCAACGGCAACATTAAATCCATGAATTCTTTGTTTATGTATTTGAGAGGTATGAACCTGCAATGTCAGAGCTTTGGTTCCGTCAGGACTCATAGCAAAAGTGTATAATTCTGGTGAACTCCCATCAGTGAGATTATTATTAATAAGTAAATTGCTTAAAGTAACCTCATATCCGGCCTCATTTCCATAATCTGGAATGGTCGCCGCTATTTGGTGTGTTGAAATTATAGGATCGCTACTTGTAAAAGTACCATCGCCAGTTGCGCTTGGAGTTAAACTAATCGATGAATAAGAAATAGGCTTTTCATCAAAGAAGTCATAATTGGTTGCGTTTGCGTTAACATCCCAATTTCCTTTGGATGTCAGTCCTCCTTGTGGGACTTCTTTGAACACACTTACATTTGGAACTGGAGAGATGTTTTCTGAGAGTGTTATTTCAGTTTCTTCGTTTTGTGTAAATGTTTTTGTGAGTGTGCCCAAAGCACCAGCAGTAGATGAAGTTGGCGCTCCAGCAAGACTTGAATATTGGCCATCAAAGAGCAGATTGGTTGTATCTGTTAAATCTGATATATCTGCTGGAATAGGACTTGTTGCCTCTGGTCTTCTATTCCACACTCCAGTGGTTGAATTGTATTCATACGACTTTCCACCAGATGTAAAAATCTGTCCATTTGTCGGTGAATTTGGAAAATTGATTGCCATTTGTTTGTTCCTTATACTGGTGCAGTGATAGAGACTGTTGGAGTGCTATTAATACCTTTCATGTGTCCATATGTAGAACCATTGTCTGTATATGTATAATCAGTACCAAAAGACACACTCGTTTGATTCGTTCCATTAGCATTTACAGAACTATTATAACCACCGGCAAAAGCGCAGTCCGTAATTCTTACTCTATTAAAGTCACCACTATAGTTAGTCAGCCATGAAGAATAATTTACAAACGAACAGTTTATAAATGAACCATATCTTGTTGATCCACTACCATAAACCCACGAAACAGGGTTTCCATTTAAATCAACGATACAGTTTTGTACATATCCACCACCATCATCTCTTCTTAAAGCGCTTCTGTAACTATCGGCGGCCGGATTAGGGACCCCCAATCTAACTACTCTCATGTTGGCAAAATGGTGGTCATGATCTGTCGGAACTGTACCATTAGAGAAAATTGGTTTTTCTCTCGCGCCAGCATCTTTCAAATTTAAAACAACATCAGCAGGGTCTTTTGTTTTTCCTACAATCGCAATAGCTTTTCCCCTCCAGTTACTACTGTTATAACCATCCCAATTAGTAGGATCCAATTCATATACGCCGGGGTCTAATAATAATGCATCTCCATCACTGGCAGCATCTATGATAGAGTTTAAACTATCAGTCCCAGATCCCGAATAACTTACAGTTGTTAAATTCCCACTTGTAAGTGCTAAATATTGAGATGCATATCCATTATAGAATGAAAGAGAAAATGTAGAAGTTCTTGAAGATACATGAGTTCCATCAGATGCTCTAAATCTTAAAGAAAAACTTCCTTCGTCACTAGAATTAGTTGATGGTGTAATGGTAAATGTACCACCACTATTTGTTATGGTTGCTTGGGTTTGGTTTGATGGATTTGTAACATGGTCATAAACTATTGGAAATCCTTCAGGATCAGATGCTGCGATTGCAACAGTAGTTGCTGTTCCAGTAGTAGCTAATTCATATTCACTCGCTGGTTCTGTACTAAAAATAGGACTTTCGTTTGTACCACTAGAAATCCTATCCCACTCAGTTCCATCCCAAATATACAATGCTTTAGTATCTTGTGCAAATGCAAAATCACCTTCAGTATTTCCAGTAGATGGAAATGCTGCTAAATTTGCATAAGCGGTAACGCCGCCACCCAATAAACCAGTGGTGTCAGTCAAATCAGAAACATCCGTAGGAACGGCTGTTGCCTCTGAATTCATCTGCACCCATTGATTAGATGAACCATCTGAATAGTAAACAAAGAGATTGAGATTTGCAGTATCAAACCAAAGTTGTCCTGTGGATGGACTTGTTGGTGCGGTATCAGATGCCGTCACTTGGACAGTTGTGGCTTGTCCGGCAAGGTCTAACCATTGCTGACTGTCTCCATCATCATAGTATGTATACCATGTGAGAGTGGAACTATCGAACCAAAAGTCTCCGTTTGCTGGAGAAGAAGGTGCGGTGTCAGAAACCGTTGCTCCCATTTGAGCATCATTTGAAGATAGCTCAATCCACTGTTGACTGTCTCCATCGTCATAATATGCATATAAATTTAGAGATGTGCTATTAAACCACATATCTCCATCAGAAGGACTTGAAGGGGCAGTATCAGAGATTGAGAGAGAACCCCCACCACTACTAGCAGATGATTGAACATTCCAAGTTCCAGTTGCTGAACTCCACACTAATGTTTTGTTTGCAAGAACTACGGTTTGTCCATTTGTTGGTGAATTTGGAAAATTAATTGCCATTTATTTTACCCTTATTTTATTTCATGTGCCTTATGTCATCATTTGTAGTTGAATGATACCAGGCCTTTTGTCATTTACTATATATAGATATCGCCCGTTTGAAGACCAAGTAAAATATGCAGGATTGTCTATACCTGTATATAATCTTTTTCCATCTGGAACCGTAAAAGTTCCAGTATTACCATTGTGTTGTATTGACCATCTACCGCCAGTATTAGCGTCAGTGTGGGTATAGTCAGTTATTAATTGCACTATACTTTTATCTTCAGGTCCAACATATATATTCTTACCTCTTCCATCATATCTAAATCCATCAATTGAAGCAACTACTGGCATTTCTTCTCTATTATTTGCAGTAACAAGAACTCTAGTTGCAGTATTAAGATCCCAAGCAGTAGATAAATTCCACTGATGCATCCAACCACCACCAACCATAAATACTCTTGTTCCATCTAGTTTGAACTGAAGATCTGTAGGTTGTGAAAATGCTGGGGCGTCAGTTCCGCCAAAAGCAGCTGAATCGAAATCATAATATGAGTTATGAGTTAGTGTAGTAATATCGTATGGCGTTGTCATGTCAAACTCGTCAATACCATCTCCCACTGTTCCACATACATACAGTTTTGTTCCGTCTGGTTTTAACGCAATCCCTCTAGCACTAGTTTCATATGTAAATATGCTTATACTACTTTTTCCATCATAGGTTGCTGTATTTACCATAAAGGGAGTAGCTAATGTGTATCCTATAATAACATATTCTCCACCCCAAACTAAGATATACATTTTTGTTCCATCTTCACTAATACACATTGATTGAGTTTTAGTAGCTTTATCAACAAATACATTATCTATATCAACATGCATATAGTCATTAAAGTCTGGAAGATTTGCAGTATTTAAATCCCAAGCAGTAGATAAAGTATATCTAACAACAATATCTGATTGAGCGCCGACCTGATACATATAAACTCCGTCAGGACTAAATGTAATACCTTCTGGAGAACCTTCATCCTGATAGCGTCCAAGATATACAGGCCTTATTGTATAGTCATAAACAGCAGTTGTAACATCCCAGGCAGTACCTAAATTGTATATGTCTATATCAGCACCTGTTCCCCCTTGTATATACATTATCGTTCCATCAGATTTAAATGCTAAATCATATGGATTAGCTTGTTGTCCAGAAACTGAGAAAGATCCTAGTTGAGTTGCTACAGATATTTCCCAAGGAGTTGGGCAGCTATAATTGTAGACAGTTTTATCGCCAGTCCCCACATAATACCAAGAAGACCCGTCTGGCTTAAAGAAAAGTCCGTGAGGATTTAGGCCAGGGCCTGGACCTACAGTCCTAGTTAAAGATGCAGTGCTAATATCCCAAGCAGTACTTAAAGTATATTGATGAAAAGTATCATTTACATATCCAGTCATATAGAGTTCAGTGCCATCAGGTTTCCAAAAAGTAGCCTCTGGATTTGCCTCTTGAGAAGAAAAAGAAAATTCTTGAGTGTAGGTAACATTACTAAGATCCCATGCTGTAGCTAGGGTATACTCTCTTATTTTATCGCTATTCATCCCAGTAACATACATTTTCGTTCCATCTGTTTTAAATTTTACATCAGTAGGAACCAACTCCCTACCCCCAATAAAAGCGGCATTGGAAGTGCTCACAAAAGAAGCCGTAGAAATATCCCAAGCGGTTGATAGATTTACTTCTATGATAGATTGAGTATTGTTACCTCGCGTAAAAAAAGAAGTACCATCAGGTTTGAAGAAAAGATCAGAAATACCTGAATCAAAATCAAAAGCACTCAAAATATACGTATCATGAGAAATAGTACTAATGTCCCACGCAGTTCCTAAAGTAAAAGAATTTACTTCATCATGCCCGGGCCCCGCCACATAAAGCTTTGTTCCATCAGGTTTAAAATCAAATGCATAGGGGTTAGTGTTATAAGAACTAAGTGAAATCTCTTGATTAAAAGTAGCAGTGCTTGTATCCCACGCAGTACTTAGATTATATTCAACCAATCTATCGCTGCTTCTTGATAATAGATACATTTTAGTTCCATCTGAACTCATACGCATACATACCTGAAGGTTAGCCATTTCTGCTTGAACATTAAGCGTTTTAGAAGAAGAACCAGAAGCGGTAGATATATCCCAGGCAGTACTCAACGTATAGTAATTAATTTCATCATTTCCTGTAGTGGGGTCGTTATTTCCACCAACGTACATTATCGTACCTTCTGGATTAAAGTAAATAGAGCGGCCGCCGTTATTTTGGTTTGTAGTTTCTTTTGTTTGATCAGGCACATAAGAAAGAGTCCTAACATCAAAGGGCACCCCAAAACTATACTTACGAACTATTTCATCATCGGCAAGAGTAAATAAATAATTACCATCATTTGATATATACAGATCTTCCCAGTCTACATCAAGTCTATGAATAGGAATACGACTACCTACATTATAAGGACCCTTTTCAATGCTAAACCCAATGTCATTGTTTGAAAAAACATTTAACTTAGTTTTTAAGAAATGCTCTTCTATATCAAATACCCCAGAAGTTCCTGTGATATTTTTGCCAATTATACCACCATTTGAGCTCATGATATTATCTCATACGAACAAACAAATTGAATTAAAGTGCTTCCAGCCTTAACTTGAATTTTTTCATCTTCACGAAGATAAATTCCATGATCTCTTGAAATCGCCACTAACATTGCATTATATGGTATAGTAATTGCAGAACCTATAGCATAAGAATTTCCACCACTTACAAAGTTTACTGATATGTCTACATCATTTGCTAAATCCGTATTTGTAGCAATTAGGGAGTTAATTTTATATACTTTCCCACTGGATGCCGGATTTGATACTAAATCTGCAAAAGAAGTGGTTGCAACTGCCCCCACCGTTTCTCCAAGAATTGATGTTACAGTGACTATATTTGGATTAGCCATAGATTTTCTCCTTTATCTTCCAAATACAATAGACAGGGCTATTGCTTTATTTTCTGTTACTCCACTACCACCTAATAATCCACCAGTGTCAGTCAAATCTGATATATCTGCTGGAATAACACTCGTTGTATCAGTTAATTCGGATACATCAGTTACGGTTGCGATTGTGGTAGTTTTTCTGTCCCACACCCCTGAAGTTGAGTTATATACATATGTCTTTCCGCCAGAGCTGAAACTCTGTCCGTCTGTGGGTGAATTTGGAAAATTGATTGCCATTTATCTATCCTATTTTCTTTCTACTATTTATTATAACATATGAATGGTTGCTAAATATTATCCTATTTTCTTTATCGTTAATATTGCTTGTCCAATCCAATAGTCTCCACTTTGATCGCTTTCTAAAATATATCTAATCCAATTATTTGCAGGCGTAGCATCTTCAAACGTAACTATTATACTATCGGGTACAGTTACTCCATTAATGTTAAAAGAGCCAGTGCCTGGGCTTAACCAACCAGCAGAACTAAAAGCACCAGTGCTTGCTTCCCATCCATGATATCTTTGGCCTGCTGTACTATTTCTTTCATATACTTCCGGCTGTACTGATATTTCGTATGTACCATTCTGAACAAAGCCTGAGAATTTATCTCCACTAAATGTAATGCCAGTTAGTGTAGGATCTCTGTCTGAGCTATCTGGTGATAATCCGGCTGTATTAGCAGCATTTGCAAATGTTGCTTCGTACCAAGTTCCTACATTTTGTCCTAGATATGAACTACTTGAAACAGTTGAACCAGGCTGACTTGCACTTAGATAAAATTTTGTAAATGGAGTTGTTGAAGAAGAACTTGAAGAACCAGTTGTAGTACTAGCAGCAGCACCACCAACTTGTATCCATTGAGAACTATCAGCATCAGTGTAATACAAATACAAATCAGCTGAATCTGATTTGAACCAGAACTCTCCAGCACTTGGTGAAGTTGGTGCAGTATCAGATGTGGTTGCACCACCAGCAACATCTGCCCAAGAATAATCAGAACCATTCCAAGACAATACTTGTCCCGTAGACGCTGAAGATTGATTGAGATGTGTATCTACCATACTATCTGAATATGGAGTTGGGGTTCCAGTAAGATCTGAATATGAACCTGAGAAGTTTCCAACAACAGAACCGGCGCCCATTCCACTATGATTTGTACAATAATAATATAAATCTGGTGTTGCGTGTGTGATTGCAATTTCAGTATATGCACCGGCAGAACCAGCAGTTCCGTTTGTAGTAACTCCTACCGTATATTCAACACCGCTGGCATGAGTGCCATCAGAGGTTGTTGAGAATCTTAGTGGATGTGATCCATTTGAGGCATCTGATTGATCAAAACGATAAGTTCTGCCAGGCTCAAATGAAAGAGTTGCTTGTTGAATTCCATCAATGTAGAAATATCCACCAGATGCAGTCACTGTCACAGTACTATACGCATTTGCTTTTGAAGCAATTTGATTGGTGATAGTTGTTGCAAAGTTAGGATCATCTCCTAGTGCAGCAGCCAGTTCATTGAGTGTATCAAGTGTTGCTGGAGCAGAATCCACAAGGTTTGCTACAGAAGTATCTACATAAGTTTCAGTTGCATATCCAGTAAGAGATGGAATTTGTGATGCAACGTATGCTTTTGTTGCATATGTACCCAAATCTGCACTTGTAAGTTCATCAGCAAAATCTAGAGCAAGAGATGTTGCATTGATAGCAGTACCAAGTTTTGCAACACCGCTAGTTGAAATTCCACCGCCATCTGTTACAAAATATTTTGTTCCCGTAGTAAGTCCAGAAAGTCCTGTATGAATTCCATACTCTAATGTTACATCAATAGTTGTTCCTGCTGATGCTGCAACCCCATGTAATTTAGTTGCATCAAAGTTAGATTCACCATATGCACCTTGTGTCATAACTACTTCTGGATAGTTGCTAGCTAATGTATATGCTGCTGTATCTCCATCATTGAAGGGACTTGAATAAATCCATTTGTTAATGTTTTGAGGAAAGTCATCAGGCCCATTGATCTGACTGTCATTGGAACTGACCAAGTTTCCAGAATTGTCAAAATGATAATATCTAGTTACTGGATAGGTATCATTTGTATTCCACCAAGGAATAATCAATGTGGGTGCATTTGGAGAACTTCCAGTATTGCTGCCCTTTGTCCAACAGATATTTCCACGAACCTTTCCGACTTGGACATTGGCGCCACCCTGTATTGTAATATTACCAGATACATTTGTTACATTTAGATTCGCATCTGCACTATATAGCGCCATCTTCAGTCTATAAGGAGCATCTCCACCACCATCAGCCGGAGTAGTTGTGACTGTAGCAAGTAGTCCGTTTGTTGGGTGGAATTCCTGATGGTTTTGAATTTCGCTTGCACCTACACTATGTGTTCCAGATCTTGTAAACAAATCTGTTTGCGGCCCAAGGACTATAGTACCAATATCCCAATCTACTGTCGCAAATTTAATAATACCTTTTCGTGTGGCGCCAGACCCTTCTTGTCTGTAAACAGCAATTCTTGTTGGGGTTGCTGGATCAACTGCTGTATGTTCCCATTCAAATACTTCTGAAGATGAAGTTTCAATTTCTGGATAACTAGTATCGAAAGTTTCAGTTGCAAAATCATAAGTAAATTTTCTTAAAGCAGCTTTATTGTTTGAATTTGGAAATTTTGCATACAGAGTTAATACATCACCACTAAATCCACCATGATAAAATAGGCATCTATTGCCGCTGTGCCCTATACTAACAGATCCATTTCCACCCGAAAGATTGGATAGTCCATTTACTGTTGTGCCTGTGATAGTACCTACTTTTAAAATAGAGTTTCCATTACTTGAAGCAGCAAGATAAATGAAAGTATCTTCGTATGTTCCTGCTGGTCCAAAAAATGCGTGTGGGTCTCTGATGGATAAATGGTTTCCGCTTGCGAAGGCAGTCCCAGCACTAATAGTAGAACCGCTTTTAATAAATGGAACAAGCATGTTGTTATCCGAATGCCCAGTGCCGCCCGGGAAAAGTAACATTGCTTTTTCTCTTGTGGAGTGGTGTGCAATCGTTCCAACATAGGAACTCGCACCCCCGAAACCACTTGTCATTTGAGCGTTGTTTGCAGAAACACGAACAAATGGATAGTTTGTGGGTTCAACTACAGTCACAGTTCCATCAGTATTCAGCATCACAACATCATTTACAGCAGCTGTATTTGTTGATGTATATTCTACAACACTAGGATTTGGTACATCAGATGCCGTAATATAACCAGCACCGTTAGTCAATTGATTGTTGTTTGTTGGAATTGTTGGTGTATTGGTTAAGTCATTATATGAACCAGATGTTGCAACTGTTGCAAGAGATGGTGTATTAGATAAGTCATTATAGTTACCAGATGTTGCTACTGCTGCAAAATCACTTACTGGTATGTCATATTGAAAAATTCTCCCCCCATAGGAGCCCTTATCAGACATAATGTATAGTTTTGTACCGTCTGGTTTGAAGAATATATCTGCTGGGCCATTACCACCATGAATAGATGCGGGCCATTGACTCCAAGAACTGGCTGTTGTTAAATCAAACGCTGTTGAGAAAGTTGTGTAGTAAACAATATCGACACCATTTTTTATAAATGCGCCGGTTTTACCATCAGGGCTAATTGCAAATCTTGCCCCCGAATGTCCTGTGGTTGGAGTTGCTAGAGTTTGTACTGCACTCGCTGATGCTGTTGATAAATCCCAAGCAGTTGTTAAATCAAATCTTTGAATTTCATTTGGATCTGAGTTTCCAGTATTACTTTGAAATGTAAGATAGATTTTAGTTCCATCTTGCGAGAACCTAAAATCCCACAGAGGAAATTCGTTTGTGGTGTATGTATTAAATGGTTGATACCAAGCGTTGCCGGAAACACCATCGTTGGGAGGCCTGATGATATTATTGAAGCCGGAACTTGAATATGTGTAAATTGCGCCGCTACTATTGTTTTGTGTATCTTGTCTATCAAGAACAAACGCTTTGATTCCATCGTATGAAATTCTATATGTTGTGGGTTTGGCATCTGTACTTGCACTGCCATAATAATTACCACTTGTTGATGGTCTAATGTACGAACTACCAACATGCGTCCATGTACTGCTCGTATCCCATGGCGTTGCTAATGTGTAATATATACCAGAACCAAACATTTCTGCTTGAAAACGTATTGCAGTACCAGCCGCATACATTAGATTTCCATTGATATCAAATGTATCTGTTTCGTTGATATGTAAACTTCCCTCGGACGATAGTAAATTAATATTCTGCGATTGCCCTTGGTCATTTGTTGCGTCCATATCGGCAAAACCACCTTCGATATTGATTTTCTCAGCTGGAGTGCTCCAAGCATAATCAGAACCATCCCACACAAGCATTTGATCGGTTGTCGCTGTACTTTGATTTAGATGCAAATCTACACTTGCATCGCTATAACTACCAGCGGCTGTGATTTGATTGTTAACATAAGTTTCGGTTGCATATCCATTCAAATCAGATGCTTCTAGTTTATTTGCCAATGAGTTAGTAATCGTTGTGGAGAAATTAGCGTCATCTCCTAGTGCAGCAGCCAGTTCATTGAGTGTATCAAGTGTTGCTGGGGCAGAATCTACTAGGTTTGCTACAGAAGTGTCTACATATGCTTTTGTTGCATAGGTAGCAAGACTTGCATCAGTTAATTCATCTAAAAGATCAACAGCAAGTGTTGTGCTTGACATAGCAAGTCCAACTTTAGCATTGTTTGTATCTGGAGTTGCCGAAAGACTACCATCTGATAATACATAATATTTTGACCCAGCTGTCAAACCAGAAAGTCCAGTATGAATACCTCCCTCTACAGTGACATCAATTGTTGTACCAGCAGACGCAGCAATACCATGAATTTTAGATGCATCTAGATTGGATTCTGTATATACACCTTGAGTTGGTTGGGCAAACAATTTAACAACCAAACTGGTTGCATTTGTGTTGCCTGGCGCCGATATTGATCCTTTAGCACTCCTGAAAGGATCCATTTGTATTTTGCCTGGATATCCAAATCCAGTGTTCTTTGCATAAGAGTTGTTGCCGTGCGTAACTCTACTTGTACCAATAACTATATTTAAAGATGAATTTACTGAGAAATGGGTTATGAACGAACCATCCTTACTGTTACTAGTATTGTTTAGATAATAATACCCTGCGTTAGTTAGTGCAAACATATTACTGTTCTTGTAGAATGCCATATTTCCAGAAAGATGGCCATAAGTTCCACCTTGATTATAGCCTAGTGAGTATTCTGAGCCTTCCGCCACTGCTGAATTTCCTGTTGTCGAAAATGCTCTAAGTTTTAGACTGTTACTTCCTCCACCAACACTCCAAGCAACAACAAAATGTTCACTAGAATCTCTCCATGCCACATGCGCTGGTGCGTCAGTACCAAAATTTGTGTTGAACGAAGTCAATCCATATGCTGTTCCGACAGTAATATTTCCTGTACCCCAATCTATATCACCAATTCTGAGATTTCCAGAGGCATCAACTCCTGCAAATCTACCCTCTGTGAGTTTTGAGAAGTCCAATGATCTACTATCGATAGGATGTGGTATAGCAAAATCATCGCTATATTGGATTGTAGCATTTCCATCCCACGTAACTCTAAATATTCTACAATTACTAGAATTGTCTCTGTATGCGCCGATGATTTTGTAAGAACCGGCAGTACTTCCGGCATGGTCATAGTACCAATTAATATGATCGAGTCGAGAATTATAGGTAGGTCCGCTGTTAGAACTATTAGTTCCTGTATCACTCCAAGTGATTCCAACGCCACCCATTGTGCCTACGGCATGAATAATTAAATCTGATGATCCTCCATTCTTCTTCGGCCCTAAAATTAAAAATTTATCTGGATTGTCTGGACTTCCAATCACATACGGATTATCTGATGTAGCAAGTCCCAATGAGTTCCCCAATGAGGCAAGATCTTGATATTCGGTTCCATAAGTCCAAGTCTCAGTTGAACTATTATATTCAGCAGAAACAATTTTCATTTCAAAAATACTGCCAGGCGCCTCATCAAAGGCTACAGAGATGTACTTGTTATCAGTTTGTGTTGGAAATAACCAATATCCAACATGAGCTGCGACCAAACCATTAGTATTACTAATAGTGTAGCCTTCATTATTTGGAAGAAGTTGTTGATATGACCCATTATAACCTTGATTTGTAAGTTGCTCTGGAGAAGTTGCAACTTCAACTGGAGTCACAGTTCCATCAGTATTTAACATTACAACATCATTTACAGATGCAGAAGATGTAGATGTATATTCTACGATATTGGTGTTTGGAATATCGGCAGCGGTGATATATCCGGCACCATTAGCCAACTGATTATTATCTGTTGGTTGTGCTACCCATTCATAATCTGTACCATTCCAGCTTAAAACTTCATTTGATGTCGCTGTACTTTGGTTTAGATGTAAATCTACACTTGCATCGCTATAACTACCTGCCGCCGTGATTTGTTGACCGACATATGATTTTGTCGCATATGTACCTAAATCTGCACTTGTAAGTTCGTCAGTAAAATCTAATGCAAGAGATGTTGCATTGATAGCAACACCAAGTTTGGCATTTTTAGAGTCTGGTGCCGTCGCCAAAGTTCCATTGTCTATTACATAATATGTTGACCCAGTAGTAAGTCCAGAAAGTCCTGTATGAATTCCAAACTCCAAAGTTACATCAATAGTTGTTCCGGCAGTTGCTGCAATACCATGAACTTTAGATGCATCTAGGTTGGACTCTCCATAAGGAAACTGAAGATGTTTTACTCTATATTCATGTCTATAGTTTCCACTATCATATCTCCTATTTTTCCAAGAAATTGAAAACTGTCCCGATTGATGTGGATTATCAAATTGTAACGGAACTGAAGAATGACTCCATCCACTTGTTTGAACGGCCCCGGCAGTGTTTGTAATACTTGTCCCATTCACATCCCATATTTCATAAAAAGACTCTAAGGTATAGTTGCTTTTGTCATCGTATGAAACCATGAATGTACTAGATTTTTTGGCAAATTTAAGGTCGTATGGAGTACCGTTATAGCTATTTGCGGTAGTGTCCCATGTAACTGTACTTCCCACAGAAGTGAGAGTGTGATTACTATCAATGGAGAATTGTCGTAGATATGAGTTAGAATTTGGATAAAACGAGAGATTGACTCGATATGCCGCAACAGCATTTCCACTGATTGGATCAATTCCTACTGCTGTAGCAATTGAATTTAGATTGAAACTACCACCAAAAGTTGCGGTTTGAGTATCCCAGTCAACAATACCTGCGACGATCGATGTAGTTCCATCTTTTGCAATAAACTTACCTTCAGTATTGTGGTCAAAAGAAAATCCTGATTTTCCAGTAACATCAACGGGATCGCCATATGTTAGTGTGGTTCCGTCCCATTCGATTCTAACGAGTTTTTTGTTTCCGCTAGCATCACTATATTCCATGATAAATTTGTCTGTTGTGCCTGGAGTACTTCCAGCATAATCGTATTGGAATCTTTGAGAGCCAGAAGAATAACCTTCGGTGTTGTAATCTGGATGTGTAATGTAAGTTCCATCCCAAGTAACAGCAGTTCCACTAACTGTACCCTGCAATGACATAACTTGGTGTCCAGTTGCAGATGTGGACTTGCCTATAACTAAAATTCTATCTGGATCGACAGAACTAAAAAGAATATATGGTTCTTCTCCTTGAGTGGTACTTAATCCTCTAGTACCGTTAGCTGCATTATAATCGCTAAAGAGGTATTCAGTACCATACGAAAAGGTTCCACTGTTGTTTATTTGAATACAACCATTCCATCCATTACTTTCTACCCACATTGTGAAATATTTGTCTGGTGTTGAAGAACCCCCAACAATTGCAGATTCTCCAGATGCATTATTTTCAGTGCCTGCCGAGGTAATGTAATTTTCACCCTTATTCGCTATAAATGGATAATTTGTAGGTTCAACTACAGTCACAGTTCCATCAGTATTCAACATTACAACATCATTTACAGCAGCTGTATTTGTTGAAGTATATTCTACAACATTTCCACCAGAGACATTGTTTGCAACATAGTTTTGTACATATGTTTCTGTTGCAAGACCTGTTAAGTCTGCGTTTGCAACGGTTTCAATCCATCCTGTAGTTTTATAGATATAGAGTTTTTGTGTATCTTCAACAAATGCAATGTCACCAACTGTGTTTCCGACGGCTGGAAGATACGTTGCATCACTATAGATGTTGACAGATGCAACCAAAGATGTTCCATCTGGTGCAATCAGAGTTGCAGTACCAGCAACTTCTTTAATCTTATTCTCAAAACTTGGAGTATTTTCTACATATGTTGCCAAGTCTTGTGGTACAAACTTGTTTGTCGATGAATCATACACTAGACACATTTGTGATGTAAGTGTTGGTAGAGGACGAAGTTCAATTGTCTGTACATGTCCTTCTTGGTTGTGCTGGCCATATATTAAATAGTTGCCATTCGCGTTTGTTTCAACTGCCAAATCCTTAACGCGAATAATACCACGCATATTTGAATGATTTCCACACTGATAGTATAGAATATCTGGTGCGTTTGACGGCACAACAAATGTGATTGTTCCAGTTTCATTTCTAGAACCAGTAACACCAGAAGTCCATTCACCAAAATATGTTCCTGCTGAAAAATTGGTGCCGTTGTCGGTTGTAAAGTAGAATGGATGGCCAGCTGCATTGATATTGACAGTATATGTACCACCACGATAAAACGGCCCAATCTCTGGATTGTTTCCACTAGCAGTACCACTAAACACATAAGCTCCTGTGGTAGAAGTGACATCATAAGAAACAGACGGAGCAACGAGTGTAGGTAGTGTGATAGAAGAAGGAACACTCACAGCAAGTCTTTGAACATCTTGTGCAGTCCCGCCGTTGATGTCTGGGTGACTATCATTTACAATTGATGTAGTTACCCAAGGAACAAGGTTATCATCTCCAGCGCCCTCAATCCATTTCAATTTGAAATCGTGCCTTTGCGTCATTGATCCATGAACAGTATGTGCAAAGTTATTGATTTGATATGTTCCCTCCAAATAAAGTGGAACAACGGTTTGTGGTGAATTTGTAATTGCAAGTCTGGCAAAAGGCAAAGCGGATTGTGTCCAAGTCCACTGCCATGCCGTTCCGTGGCCTGCTGTTGGATCATCTACTTGAATTTCGAGTGTTTCTGGTGTTACAGAAAGATCAAAGTTCAGAATATCATCTGAACTAAATGTTGTTTCTCCAAGATACAATGTGTTTGAACTCAGATATAAATCTCTAAATTTGTTCGTTGCAGAACCCAAATCAAGAGTTTCGTTAGTTGCAGGGATGATTGCAGAACCCAATGATTGCAGATTTGCATCTGACATATATTTGTTGGAAATTCCTTCTAGGATATCATCAGAGGTTACGGAAGGTGAAAGAGCAGATTGAGAAGTATTTCTAACTTGTTTTAGGGCCTGTGACAGTTTAATGACTTCATCCGTAGTTGCACCAGAAGATAGAGTTTGTGCTCTCGAATCAATTGCAGCTTCAATGTCAGTATCTTCAGTCAAACCAACTGATTTTGCCGCCCTTGCAAGTGCCAAAAGTTCATCTACAGTTGCTGTAGGAATATCATTTAATAATCTTGTACGAATTCCACTAATCGATGTTGAAAGATTGGTATCTGCCATCTCTTTTGCCCTTTTTGTAATGTTTTCTTCTATTTATTATTTGTGTGATTGGGGATTTATTAAAACCCTAACATAAGATTGATTTTTCAATACCTTTTTATAAACAATATAATCTATTCGATTATCATAACAAATTTTCAAAATTTCTTTCGGGCCCTTCCAATCAGAATCTTCCCCTAACAGTTCTGGTTCATCTGACGCAGCCTTTATATTTTTTGTACCCATTTGTTTCCATCGATCTATACTGATTCTATCTTCAATATTATTTTTGTATATCTTTGTTGTCCATATTCTGTCATTATTGTTTATATAATATCCTCTTCCAGTGATCGATTGATGTGAAACTCTATAAGCCTCTGAATCAACATCCTTCCACGTTGATTCAGTTGTATAAAATCTCTTCTTATTTGTGGATAAACTTTCCAGATCTACTCCATATTTTATTTCTTCATTTGGATTGTCTTTGAATATTCTTGGCACATTATCGATCCCAATTGCCTTTACAAGATTCTTATATCCTTTAACCATCAAACAAATTGAAAATTCTCCATTCCTATAAGAAAATATCAAGTCGGTGGCATCCGAATAGTCATATTCTGTTAAAAAAAATTTATTAAATAAATGTATCATAATGTCACCGTATATTCCCCTTCGGCCGAGTATATATATTCGTTGCTGTTAATTGTAATTTTAACATATCCCCCAGCGCCATTTCCCCCATTTGTGCCACCGTCGACCCCACCAAGGCCAGGAGCTCCAACTACTATTGTCATTATTGAACCGCTTGGAATTTCTATGGCATAATTTTCAGAACTCACTTCCCGAATAGCTGCATCGCCGCCCTCTCCTGCTGGGTCTCGATTGTATATTCCTCCGTATGAGTTCGTCTGGACGCGGCCGCCGCCTCCACCGCCCCCCGCGCCATAGCTTGTGCCCGGCGCACCGCCTCCATTGGACTTTAATCCTCCGCCAGCACCACCAGAGCCATAATAAGAGGCGTCACCAGTTCTGTCAGAAGATCCCCGATCAACCGAGCTCGCGATGCCTCCTTCGGCACCACTTGATGTTACTGATAAAATTGTAGTTACAACATCATTATCATCTGTATGTTCAATTACAATACTGCTATCGCCACCCGTTTCTCCGTCCGTAACGCCGACTGTAGTTTGGCCATTATTCATTCCTGATCCACCGCCTCCACCACCACCAATTAATTCATACTCAACTGGAATTGGAGATTCCGTTCCATAAAAATCATCAAAACTTATGGGATCTCCTTGGATTTCTGGGACCTCAGAATTCGCTGGCAAATCTTGAACATATCCAACTGTTCTATAATAATCTTCGAATGAAACCCTCTGCCAAGTAGGTGAAGCTGAATTATGAACTAATTGGATATCTCGTATTGATATAGCTCCAGAAGATTGTATTGGCATTATGTCATATCCGAAAATGCAGTGAGATTGCCTCTGGTTTCAATATCACCAGTTGTTGATATTCTCATCATTAATGTGCCGTTATATGTAAATAGTAGTCTATTTGATGAGTCTTGTGAAACTGTCCAATTTTCCAATCCAAACTGATCTACAACCCATTTATCATCGGTTGCATTATATTCCCAAGTTTTGACACCAATTGTATGTTTATCTCCATTAGAAGGATTTGTAGGAAACTCTGCCATTTATTTCTCCTTTTTCTATCTATCCTTTATGAATAATATATATTTGTGCTGTGGGTGGTGTTTTTATCACTACTTGTTGATTGTGCCTGAACTTGAATAGAAGTTACTGCACCAGAACCAACCCAAGCTGTGCCTGGCACCGTAACATTTCTACTATTGAGAAAATATGTTCCCGATCCAGTAGTGGCATCAATATAAATTAAATAATCAAAATCGATTACACTTCCATCGCCGTCGTTCTGCACTGATCCGGCCGCTCTTTGCGTGCCATTTACGAATAACCTTCCCTGACCTTGACTATTGTTTTGACTGCTTGTGCTTCCTTTTATTAGGATACCTTTAGTTCCAGATGGTATTGTTGCACTACTATTTGAGGTGCCATTATTACTACCTGTAGCACTTACGGTTTCGGTTGAACTCCACGCACCAAAGACAACGGAAGAAGAAGTGTCAATAAAACTAAATGTTCCGCTTCCATCAGTTGATAAAACTTGACCATTAGTTCCATCTGTGATGCCTAAATCTGTAAGAGAAGTAGCAGTGTCAATAAAACTAAATGTTCCGCTTCCATCAGTTGATAAAACTTGACCATTAGTTCCATCTGTGATGCCTAAATCTGTAAGAGAAGTTGGAATAATTCCATCAACATCCGTCAAATCATTAATATCATCTGGAATTTCTGTTGCTCCAGTAATCTCTAAAATTGCATCATCGACATATGTTTCAGTTGCATATCCAGTTAAGTCTGGCCCAACCGCTGGAGTGAATGTAAATTGGCCAGTTGTAGCACTATACGCTAATGCACCGCCACCAGAAGCAGTTGCAGTTACAACAGATAAATCTGAAAATTCTACCATGTCTTGGATTGCAGTATTTAATGCAGTGGTTGTTACATATCCCGACAAGTCAGTAGAACCACCACCCCCGCCTGATGCTGGACTACCAACAACTCCAGTTAATTGTATCCAACTAAACCCATCCCACATTAACAATTCGCCGGCAGTTGCAGTATCAAACCAAAGTTCGCCCGGTTGTGGATCGGTTGGTGCGGTATCTCCGTATGTTGTAATAGTAAGATTATCAATTGTTGTTGATAAGTCAGTCTCGAGCGTGGTAATTCTCTCAATTATGGTGTCATAAACAGCTGCGTCATCATTAATTGCTGCAGCTAGTTCATTTAGTGTATTGAGAGCGTCTGGAGCAGAATCTACAAGATTTGAAATTGCAGTATCTACATATGCCTTAATGCTTTCACTGCTAGCAATATTTGTTGCACTTGCAGCAGCAAAAGTATCATCATCTTGTAGTATTGCTGTAATACGCGAATCTGCTCTTGCGGCTGTATAGTAAAGATTAGTCGATCCCTCAGTTAAATCGTCAGTTGTTCCCGCTCCATTTAGATAAAGTTTAACCGTTCCTTCCGTTAAATCGTCAGTTGTTCCCGCTCCATTTAGATAAAGATTATTGTCACCTTCTTTTACATCATCTGTAGTCAGTTGGCTTCGAACCACATTTTGCACTCTTCCATCTGTATAATATAAATTTGTACCCTCTACAATAGTAGAAGTGTTGGGAATTTTAGTTTCATATCTTTCTGTAATGGAGTCATATTGTAAAATATGATTTTGATCTGCTCCAAAAGTATTAAGATCTACAACTTGATTGCTTGAGATTTGCACGAATTCTGCTCCTATTTGTAATTCAACTGGATGAGCCCTTGCTTCGATTCCATAATTTTCTTTCAAATCTTCGATTTCTAATAGTGCCTGAGACATGTTCAAAACAACTCTCATGTGGCTTGTGTCTAAAATCAGAGCAGGCCCAGAATAATTTCCTTGACGTTTTGCAACAGTTCTTTGAGATATGTGATGCGGGAGAACAACTACTGCTCTTGCTCGGAAATTATTTACTTCTGAAGGAATAATTCCTTCTACATTATAAAATTTATATCTACTTTCTTCATTAGTTGTCTGATTTTCAATAACAGTTTCAACTCTAGCTGGAATTATTTTTTTAACTTTATATGCAGTTGCTCCGCCTTGAGAATATGAGGATTGCCATCTAATGTATAGTGTGCCATCCGCAGCTTCAAAATATGGTTTATCCACAGCTCCATCATAATATCCATCATATGTTAATGCGGTATTATTTGAAGTTAATATTGTATTATCGTATATAATCCCCCAAGTTTCACCATCAGTTAAAGTGCTCCAAATATCCCCTGCCGCCGAAAAGCTTCCGTCTGCATTTCCTTCGACCCATGCTGTTGTTGGATTTCTTCCACTACCTACAATTTGCGCGTCAAAGATTTGTGCTGGAATATCTTTGTCTACTGTGACTGCTGTTGTTGTTACTTTTGTATAAATTTCATCTTCTATTAAATCCCCCAATACAAACTTTGAACCATCGAGCTGAGAAAATTCTGGAGCTCCATTGAATGCTACGTTTTGTACTTTAACCACTCCATCTATTACTAGAGTCCAAGTCCCTTTGACAAATGATAGTGTCTGAAGATTCGAAGGAACTTCGGGATTCTGATCTCCGTCAAGATCTGAATCTGGGGTGTGATATATCCAGACAGTTGAGAAGTTTTGAGGATTTACATATTCAGTTAAATTAGTTGCCATTTATTGGTTCCATATTCTGTCTTTTATTTATAATAGTTATTGACAGGCGACTTGAAATAGTATATAGTGAAAATATTATTATTTGAAAGGATTTATTTATGGGAAAACCATTAAACAAATTACAACAACTAATGACTATCACTATGGAAGAATGTGGAGAACTGACACAGGCTTGTAGTAAAATTATTCGAAAATTCAGATATAGAGAAGAAATCTGGGAAGAGAAACGAAAAACTCTAATAGAAGAGATTGGTGATGTTCAGTGTATGATTGAACTGATGATAGATCATGGAATTGTGACACATAAAGAAATTGCTGAGAGGTCAGAGATAAAGAGAGATAAACTAAAAAAGTGGAGTGATTTGATCGATGGTTAGATTGGGAAATTTTAAGAAACTGGAAGTGATTGATGAAGAATCAATACAACAATGGCCAGATATAAAAACAGTATTTTTGTCCATTGATGGAGATACCGTAAAAATTATTATCAATCCCGATGAAAGTGAATTTGAAGAAGAAGTTATAGGAGATTAAAATGGCAAATAACGTATATGCAACATTAACTTTACATCAAGGAAATGATGAAGTAAAGCAATGGTGGAAAGACTTAGTAAGTAAAATGACATATCCAGAAGATGAGAGGCCCTCTGAATATGATTTTTACAAACCAATTCATGAAATGTTTTGGACAGATATAGATGAAGAATTTACAAGCACCAGAGGTTGGTATATTGACAATATTGGTGCAAAATGGTGTAACATTCAAGATGCCGATGATGAAATGTTATCTACATGTTCTGCCTGGGATATTCCAGAATATCTCTATGAAAGAATTGCAGAAGAGGCATATGAGGTGGATAAAAATGCAATCTTCACAGTTTCGTATGAAGATGAAATGCCAAACTTTTTTGGTTCTTCTGTGTATTTTGGTGGAGAATGTTTTGAAGATATTCGTCTTGAGTCAGATGATTTTGAAGAATATGACTTGGAATTTTATTGGGATGAAGATGAAAAGGGCGAAGAACAGCCAGACGATTGGGAAGCCTCATGGGAACAGATGAATAACTTACAGTGGGATTGGATCGAAGAGGCCATATCTAACATTCAGTTTGAGTTGGATGTATAATGAGAATTGAACCAGAGTTAAAACTTGATTACAGTAGTGTCCTTATTCGACCAAAAAGAAGTGCTTTGACAAGTCGTAAAGAAGTTGATCTCACACGAAGGTTCATATTTAGAAACTACAGACCAACATATACTTCGTCTGAACTTCCACATGGATATCCAGCACATAAAGATTATCATTATGAAGGCATTCCTATCATGGCTGCTAATATGGATGGTGTTGGAACATTCAAGATGGCAGATGTTTTGGGTAAATTAGGATTGTTTACTTGTTTAAAGAAAAATTATAAAGTTCCAGAGTTGGTGGATTTCTTTGATAATCCAAACTATCCATGGCGTCCTACACATACAGCATATTCTATGGGCATTGTGGAAGAAGATTTGAATAAGTTTCGCAAAGTTTATGAAATGACAGATAATAAAATATCATATGTCTGCGTGGATGTGGCAAATGGATACACAGAGAGATTTGTCAATTTCATATCAGAACTGAGAAGCACATTTCCAGAATTAGTAATTATTGCCGGTAATGTAGTTACAGCAGATCAAACACAGGAGTTAATACTAAATGGAGCAGATATTGTCAAAGTTGGGATCGGGCCTGGTTCAGTTTGTACGACCCGTATACAAACTGGTGTTGGTTATCCTCAATTATCCGCAGTCATTGAGTGTGCGGATGCTGCTCATGGGCTTGGTGGGCATATTATTGCTGATGGTGGTTGCACAACTCCTGGCGACATAGCCAAAGCATTTGCTGGTGGCGCAGATTTTGTTATGTTAGGCGGAATGTTTGCCGGCCATAATGAAGGGGGTGGTGAAATCATTGAAAAATGGTATGAGACAGATGAGGTATTGGTTTATGCCACTAAGAATGATTTTACTACACCAACCAAGAAATCGATTTATTCCAAACAATTTGTGCATTTTTATGGAATGAGTTCAGAGACTGCAAATAGAAAGCATTCTGGTGGATTAAAGAACTATCGTTCATCAGAAGGTAGAGAAGTAATGGTTCCATATCAGGGCCCCGTAGAAATGACTGTTCAAAATATTTTGGGTGGTATTAGGAGCACTTGTACTTATGTTGGAGCGTCAAAGCTAAAAAGACTAAGTAAGTGTACAACCTTTGTTATGTGTCAAGATACTCATAACCGAATCTACGAAGGGAAAAATTAATGGAAAGAAAAAAATTAGATGCTTTACTTGCCAAAATGTCTGCAATTGCGTACCTACCACCAAAGGCTGCTGAAGAAAGATATCAAAAACTTGGGTTTCCAAGAGTAAAATATATTGATTGGGATGGAGCTCAATGTTATGCTGTTTGGAATCAAAATTATCTAATTATTTGTTTTCGGGGAACAGAAATGGGCAAAGAATGGAATGACCTAAAAGCAGATTTGAGAGCATGGCCCCAGAAAGAAAAAAACGGCAGAGTACATAAAGGTTTTAATGGTGAAGTTCAAAAAGTTTTAGATAGAGTACAAATTACTATCGATCAGATGCGTCATAAAAAACAATTATATTTTACAGGACATTCTTTGGGTGGCGCAATGGCTACTATCGCAGCAGGATTGATACAAGACGTTGATTATCTCTGTACATTTGGATCTCCTAGAGTTGGATGGAATAAATATGTAAAATCTATCTCCTGTGAACATGTTAGATATGTCAACAACAATGATATTGTTCCTAGTGTTCCACCATCATTTTTATGCTATAGACATCATGGAGAACTGAAATATATCAACTATCATGGAAATATTAGAAAAATGAGTTTGTGGCAGAGAATGAAAGATCAATGGAGAGGAAGAATTATGGCCCTTAAAAAGAAAGTTCCTTTTGATGGAATTTACGACCACGATATAAAGTATTATATAAGATATACTGAAAAACTAGAAAAAGAGGAATAGAATATGTGGGAAATGCTTGAAAGAATGGCCACAGATAGATTGTGGATTTATACAGGTATTGCCGGAGCATTGTTTGGTGCTGCATTTCTTGCATATTTTCGTTCAACACATGCTGGAATTTATCTATATGGTAAATTTGATGAATATTTAGATGCAATTCGTGATTATTTTGGATGGACTTGGTTCGACCAACCAGAAGATGCGTGGAGAAAAAAGTATCCCCATGTAACAAAGAAAATAGATGAATTAGAAGAGAGAATATCAAAACTTGAAAATGCTAAATTATAAACATATAACAGACTTACATCGACAATTGATGAAAAAAGTTGATTTAGAAGTAATATATCTATTTTATGGAATGACAATCATCTTTGGAGCCACAATATTCTTGAATTGGATTTTGTGGCTTATTTTTGGAATACATGAGTAAAAAAATTAGCAAAGGCCCTTGACATTGTGCTTGTCAGCACTTATATTAGTATTGTAAGAAGAAAGGACGAATCATATGAACACAACACCTGATGAAATAAAGTTCATTGAAAATGAAGAGTTCCGTATCTATCCATTGACTGCTCAAGGCGAACTATCTACAATGATTCAACTTGACATGAAGGAATGGGCCCTTAAAGAGGGTCTATGGCCAGAGAAAGAATATGGAATAATCGTGTATGAACACGCGAAGGCTCGTGGGTGGACTCAAGAAGGGTTCACTGGTTTTGAATTAATCCACTAATAGGAGATATAATATGCAAGTAGCAGTAATACATGCCGCTTTTGAAGATGTACCACAAACTGTAGCGTTTGTAGAGGTTGGAAATAGAACTGGCGACGAGGCGCTTGAGTATGCGTATCGTTGGACTAATAACGTAATGGGTTCTTGGAGTATCAAAGAACAATATCTTGGAGATGAAGTAAATGGTGATTATAACGATGATGTTACTGTCATGGCTCCTCTACATACAGACGAGAATGGAAAACAGTGGGGCTTGCGTTCAACCAGTGTTGGTGACCAAATGTTACTTGGAACAACAAAATACAAAGTTTCTGCTTTTGGGTTCAAAGAAATCTAAAAACAGCTATTGACTCTTGGTTTCAGTTGTGTAATACTATATGTGTAATGAGAGAGGTGATTCGCAATGATTGATACACTACTAGATGCAGAAACCTTGGAAAATGCAATCATTGCATTTGAAGAAGGTGCGAGCGATGAACGCCGTATGGCATTAGATTCTCTGCGTGGTATGTTAACACGAAAACGCACAGAAATCATGGAATTTGAGGCTTGGTGTGACGAACAAGCTTCAATTCAAAACGAAATCTCTATGTGGGAGGAAATGTAATGAACCCTTTAGTTGCTCATATCGAGGCTCAAAACGCTGAATCTGCTGCATGGGCAGCAGAAGAAGAGGGACGCTGGGCAGGTGAAACTGTCACTGATCCAGAATTTTGGGCAGAATGTGGTGTCTATACTGTAGAGGACTACGAAAAATATCAACTTGCGTGTAGTATTTCAGAGTCTGCAAAGACTGCATATGGACACAAATATTGGGTAGATTATGCAAACATGTCTCTAGTGGAACTAGAGGAACTTGCAGATTCTTATGGAAACTCTGCAACCGAACAGCTTGAACGCGAAAGACAAGCAGAAGAAGAAGCAATTCTTGAGTTTGAATCTCGTATTCAAGATGTTATTAATCTTGGTGCGGGTGATCGTCAAACAGCTCTTCGTTGGATCACATCTCAAGAAACATTTTATCACCAACAGTGTGTTGAACATTTTGTTTGGGAATTGGGTGTATTATTTACTTCCTATGGCAAAGATCTCATAAAAGAACTTTTAGGAGTAGTCGAGTATAAGGAGATGGTATGAGTGATTACCAATGAATTTGAGTTTGATTCGACCATAACAACTATCTTGGACGAACAAGGCAAGTTAGAAGATGTACAACTAATTATAGGCGACGATGTTGTTTATATTCGGCAATTTAACGATCAAATTGCCGGAACAGACGTATATGATCTTATAGAAATGTCTCCGAAGATGTTTCAAGATATGATTACTGCTCTTTCTTTGGCCGATGGAGCCTTTGTAACTCTCTATAAGAGGGGAGTTTAGAATTACTTCCATCGAAGTTAAATTCTCCCGCCTTTCTTAAAACTTCAAGTCTCTTTCTCACCATAACTGCTTCTAATAGATCTCCATTTCCTTGAAGGACTGTTTTTGGCATATCTTTAAACTCCAAATACTCTGAATATGTCCTTTCTGGATGCATTAGAAAATAATTTAAATCTCTGGTGTTTAGAAACATTAGAAATGTGTCTCTATTTGTATATTGTGTAATTGTCATATACAATTGAGCTCTAAATCCATTCAAAGCAAACCAGTATGATTGGACTGCTCCTGTATTCTGTCCCTGAGAATAGATATCCATTATCTTCATTCCACCATCATATGCTGGTAGCCAAGGTGCGTGAAATGCTAGGAGTCCACTTACCATATAGTTATCTCCACCAATGAACGCCAATGCACATGCTGAAATACATGCCTGATCTCTAGGAACCCATACGGATACTCTGTAGTTTGACAAGAGGCGTCCAACCTCATATCCTTCATCAAGAAGGCCTCCGGGCGATGACATAGAAATAATTTTAGTTTTTGGATATATAGTTAACATTCGCATGAAATCGTCTTTGAGTCCCTTTACAAAATTTCCTCTGAACTCTAACATTGGACCCCAAGGAGTTTCTTCCACATATTTAAAATGATAATTGTTATTTATTGTGTGTGCATATGACATCGATGGATAAACAAAACCCATCATCATGACCATGAGAAAGATGAAATTTCTCATTTGTTTTCCTTTCAAAAAGAAGTATAGCTATTTATGTAAATTATAATTCACACTTATAAAATGAAATAAATAGAAATATAAACTTAAAAACATAAAGGATATTGAAATGGTATTTTGGAAATGGTGGACTACAATTGTAGTCTGTGTCGTATTAATTGGAATTGCAGAAACACAGATTGGAATTTCACATTATCTTCTAGTGCAAGACGGCACAAAAATTAGCATACTAATACTTACAATTTTATTATCATGTAGTTTATTTGTCGGTTATAAATCATATATCAAACAGTTTAAAAACCGTGTAGTAACACAAAGTTCAGTTGAACCAATTTGGTTTTTCTCTGATGCTGTATTATCTATTGGTATGGTAGGGACTCTTGTGGGATTTCTAATTGTTCTCACAACAACATTTAGCAATATAACGGATTATTCTCCCGAAGAGCTCAAAAATATAATAGGAACGCTTGCTTCTGGTATGGGGATCGCATTGATAACATCTTTGACAGGATTATTATCTTCAATACTTCTCAAATTCCAGCTGGTGTTGTTAGATGGTGAAAGTAATGTGTGATGAGAAAATACAGCACAAATTTAGGTTTTGTTGACCTTTTATTCAATCTTCTTGTTGGTTTTGTTAGTCTATTGTTGATTGCATTTTTGCTAATCAATCCAATTGCAGACAAGGGTAAAATAGACCCAAAATCGGAGTTTCTTGTAATACTAACATGGCCCGACAGATCTATAATGGACATAGACTTGTGGGTAAGAGGCCCGAAAGATGATGATATAGTCAGTTTCAAGAGAAAAGATGCAAACTGGATGGTTCTTGAACGAGATGATCTAGGAATCAGTAATGATTTCGTTATGGTTGATGGAATTCCTACAAAAATTCTTAGAAATATAGAAACGATATCAATCAACACTTTTGTGCCTGGCGAATATGTTGTAAATGTACATCATTACAACACAAATAAAGAAATACAAGAAGGTGAAATATATCCAACACCAGTACAAGTTGAAATTATAAAACTCAATCCATATAGAGTGATTTACACTGGTAGAGTTTCATTGACATTTAGGCAAGAACACACCATTGCAACTTTTTTGATGGACAAAAAAGGTAAAATCAGCGACCTTAGAACTGATATACAGATACCTTTATACTATAAATATGCAAATGCTGGTGGAGATGTTGAAATAACTCCATCTACTAGATTACCACCAGCAATTCCACCAACATCTTTTCCTGGCAATACGCGAAATGAATATCCCAGTTGGGACGACACTAATTGGAAAGGGACTGGCCCATGATTACAACAATTATTTTGTCTGGAATTTTGCTATCACTAGTCATTGCAGTGATAATATATCTTGCAGATGTAGATTTTATCCTCAAACTCACAGTATTGCCCTTTGCAATATTCTTTTTATCTGTATCCGGCCTCTGGATTAAAGAAAATATAGGGTCTCCAATAGAGGGAATGCCTCAGGGCGAATTTGAAATGCTTCATTATAAAATGAAGAGTTCTGATACAATTCATCTATGGGTTTGGGAAAAAACAAGAGGCAGTAGAGTATATTTTTTCCCATATGACAGAGAAACACTAAAGAAATTAATGGCAGCCGAAGAAAGACAAAAGGCTGGGTTTAAGATAAGGGGGAAAATGATGCCACCAAATGGAGCTGGTGGTGAATTAAGAATGGAATTGGAAGCGACGATGCCCGATAGAACACAGGGACCATCAAAATAACATGAAAGGGAAGTTATGTTTAGATTTTTTAAAGAGCGAAAGTGGTTATTATGGAGTTGGATTGGTTCCGCAATAATCTTATCATCACTTTGGGTACAAGTACAAATTGATGTAAAAATTAATGAATGGTTTGGACAGTTTTACGACATGATCCAAAGGGCATTAGCAGAACCTAATGCCATTACAATAGGAGAATATTGGGCCAGTCTAGCGTCCTTTATTACACTCGCAGCAATATATGTTGCAATTGCAGTCGCAATATCGTTTTTCACAGCACATTATCTGTTTAGATGGCGAACCGCAATGGTAGAATGGTATCATTCTGTCTATGATAAGGCTAGAACTATCGAAGGTGCTGCTCAACGTGTGCAAGAAGATACTATCAAGTTTAGTAGAATTATGGAAGGCCTTGGTACTAGTTTTATTGAGTCCATTATGGTATTGATACAATTTGTGCCTATTTTACTTGGATTGAGTGTGGGAATTCCCATCTTTTTCTTTGGTGATTGGCAATACGGACTTGTAACAGGTGCATTAGTCTGGTCGATTGGGGGCACATTATTCCTCGTTGGGTTGGGATGGTTGCTGAGACTTGTAGGTGTTGAATATGACTTGCAAAAGAAAGAGGCTGCATATCGTAAAATTCTGGTGATTGCAGAGGACGATGAGACAGTCAGGCCTAAAACTATTGAAGAATTGTTTGAAGGTGTCAGAGGCATTCATTTTAAATCCTATATAAGATACCTATACTTCAATATAGGTAGAATTGCATACTTACAGGCAAATGTCTTGAGTGCTTATGTGTTTCTTGCCCCCGCTATTGTTGCTGGTGCAGTCACATTGGGTGTAATGCAACAAATTATTCGGGCGTTTGGTAGAGTAGAAGGTTCTATGCAGTATTTACTAAAAGCATGGCCTACCATTATTGAATTAATGAGTGTCTACAAACGACTAAGAGAATTTGAAAGACAGATACAGGAGAAATAAATGAACAGTAAATTTAGCATTGGCGTTGTCATTGCTATTGTTCTACAGGTAAGTGCCTTTGTGTGGTGGACTGCACAACAGGCACAAACCATAGATCAACTAGAAGGGCAAGTCGCCGAACTCACTGCAAAGAGTAAAATAGAAAAAGAAGTAACTCTTATTAATGATGTGAAGCAGCTGAGAAAAGAAGTTGACAAAATGAAAGAAGATATTTTGTCAAGTTTAACTAGTATTGATGATATGAGAATATCAGAAGATAATAGGTTGGGTGAATATATTGATCGGATATATGATGGTTTGATCAGCGACCTACAGGCAACTTTTGCAAAACATGAAGATTGGATTGATGAATTAGATAGTGATGTTGATGCAGTATATGTACATATTGATACACAATTAAAAGATTTAGATAAAAAACTAAGCGATAGGATTAGAGATAATGGCGGCCAAAACGAGCAAACCAAATAAAAAGAAAAAAGAAGAAGAAAAGATTGATTTGATTCCAAATACAATCACTCAAACTCCACCACCAGAACCAATGCCAAGAGACCTGACATTTGAAAAACAGCCAGGCACTGTATTGAAAGAAAATGGTATTCTCTTTATGGATAAGGAGTTCAATCAAGAAAATTGTATGCCATTAGTAAAAATGATTATGGAATATAATTTGATGCCCGCACCCAAAAGGCCTCCGATTATTCATCTATATATCAATTCGCCAGGCGGAGAGGTTGCATCTGCATTTCATCTTATAGATGTAATAAAACAGTCAAAAATACCAGTTTATACCTATGGAATGGGCTCTATAGCGTCCTGTGGTGTGCTGCTAATGATGAGTGGAGAGAAGGGACACAGATACCTAACACAGAACACAAGCATCATGTCGCATCAATACAGCTGGGGGTCAAAGGGCAAGGAACATGAATTATATGCGAAAATAAAACAATTTGAAATCTCTTCAGAGAAATTAGTTGAACATTATGTCAAGTGTACTGGAAAAAAGAAAGATTATATCAGAAAATATTTATTACCAGAGTCTGACATATGGATGACACCAGAAGAAGCAATAAAACATGGGATTGCTGATAAAATTATAGAAACTTATTGACACAAATAGAATCATATAGTATATTGAAAGGAGTTTTAGATGGCTACTGAGCTTACTGATAAATTGACGGTAATCCTAGACGAACTAAAAGAAGTTATGGAACAACGTCAACTGAGAATTGAAGAATTGAGAAAAGAGATAGACGAAATAGAACAGCAAAATGCTGAACTAGAAAAACAAGTCTCATCTCTTTTGAATTCATTTTGAATGGAATAAAAAATGACTGAACAGCAAGAAAGATATCATGAGTATATGTTAAGGCGAATGAGAGAAGAAGATGAAAAGGATCGGTTTACTCTAACTGTCGAGCAGGACGGAGAAGAGCTAGTGTTGCCCTTTCCAGTTGATTTACTAAATCAAATGGGGTGGGATATAGGCGATACATTGTTATGGGAGACTACAGATGATGGATATGTTAGCGTTCGTAAAAAAGAAGATTAGAAGTATTGCAGTTCTTTCTTTATTTGCACTTACTACAAGCAGTGCATTGGCATCAGGTCCATACACCGTAGAAGATGAAAAGTCAATAGAGTGTTTGGCATTAAACATTTACTTTGAGACACATGCCTCATCTCTCGCGGATGCAATGGCTGTTTCAGATGTTGTTTTAAATCGAGCTCATCATTCTAAGTATCCAGATACAATATGTGGTGTTGTACATGATGGATATGAAGTAGGAAAACGAACTTGCCAGTTTAGTTGGTATTGTGATGGTAAATCAGATACCCCTTCTAATTCTGATATTTGGGAGAAATCTAGAAAATATGCTAGAGACTTTTATATTCATGGAGAATATGTTGGAATAACCGAAGGAGCAACACATTATCATGCAACATATGTAAAACCCTATTGGGCCCCTTCGTTGGATCGAATAACTCGAATCGGTTCTCATATTTTTTACAGAATCAAAGGTAAATAAATATGATTGGAGAGGAAAAAAACATGGACCTAAAATTACATGACGTTCCAACAAAATATCATCATATTTTGAACGAACTCTGGAGCTGTAATTCTGATATGGATGTTGCAATATATCTTTATCAATGCCATCCTCAAAAAAGAAAAATTGCAGAATCACTAATAGAACTTATTAAGTTAGAAATTATTGACAGCAATTTTGAATCTCTTTCTAAAAAATACATACCAGAAGATTTCAACGATAAACTAATGGATATTATTAAAAATGGCCCTTCAAGTTAGAACAGTATCAGAACCAACATATGAAGAAGATGGTGTCAATTATGGCACACCAACCAATATGATTGAAAGAATTAAATATTTAGAAGATGAAGTAGCAAGGTTAGAGTCAGAGTTATCTCTTCTCAGTACTGGTTACAATCAATCTTGGCAAGAATATGAAACAAGAACTAATGATATATATTCAAATAAATATCTCAGACAAAGAGGATTTGATGAATATGGATATTATGGAGAAAATAATGGCCCAGTTGGGGATTGATTAGGAGAAGAAATATGGAAGATGGCCCACTAAAATATGCAGTAGAATGCCAGAAGTTTGATAAGGTTGTGTCTGAGGTATTCGAAAGAACTTATATATCGCAAGGACGCATGTATTCAACTAAGGTAAAAAGGTCATATTTTCCAAATGGAGATTATCAAGACACTTCAAATACAGAATTTGTAACAAAAGTAAGTGACTATGCTATGAAAGAGTGGCATGGGGAAAAATAATGGACGAAATGGATGAATTTATAGACGAGCTGGAGTCAAAAGTTCGTTCTATTAGACAATCTATTAGAAAGTTTTATTTAGACTTCCCTCAATACTCTCCAGAATTTCGAGGAAAAAGTAAAGAAGAAATAATGCATACTCAAAAAGTAAGAGACATGCAAAAACGGATGATGGAACCCAAACAAATGTCGGATGCAGAGAAAATTCGGCGAGCCATCGCAAGACATAGTGAATAAGGTGATATTATGGGTAAAAGAAGTAAATTTGAACACAGAAAAAATGACTTTTACCCAACTCCAATAGAAGCAGTCCAGCCTCTAGTGGAATTCCTTCCAAAACACATATTTAAGTTTTACGAGCCTTGTGCTGGTGATGGTAGACTTGTAAACCATCTACACAAATTGTCGCCAGGAATATCTATGGGCCACACAGATATAGACCCACAATGTGATTGGGTAGGAAAGAAAGATGCCTTTGAAGTAAAATTTCCACTCAATATAGACTATATCATCACAAATCCACCTTGGTCTCGGTGGTTGTTACATCCATTAATACTGCACTTTTCTAAACAAGCACCCACTTGGCTACTGTTTGATGCTGACTGGATTCACACAAAACAGGCAGTCCAATATCTACCTCTTTGTAAAAAAGTGGTATCTATTGGGCGTGTTAAGTGGATAGAGGACAGTAAGCACACTGGTAAAGATAATAGTTGCTGGTATTTATTTGATTATAATGATACTACTAGTGAAACTACATTTCATCCAAACCCAAAATGGACACAAGAATGCTTACAAATCCCGATTTAGAAGAATTGATAGAATTACTATCAAAGCTTACAACAAATACAAAAATATACCTTGGATGTGACTCGATTAGATTTTTAGATAAAAGAGGTAAAAAAATGGGCAGATATGCCACCGTTCTTATTGTTCATATGGACGGAAAGCATGGATGTAGGATTTTTTCAAATATATCTTACGAACCAGACTATGATGTAAAGAAATCCAGACCGAAAATCAGATTGTTGAATGAAGTGCGAAAGGTGTGCGAGCTATATCAACAAGTTATACCTTATATAGATGAATTTGATATTGAAGTACATCTGGATATTAACACAGACCCAAAACATGGTAGTAATTGTGTTGCAAATGAAGCAGCAGGCTATGTTTTAGGTATGACAGGAATTGAACCAAAACTAAAACCAGAAAGTTGGGCTGCAAGTTTTGGAGCAGATGGGGTTGCTCACGGTAGACATAAGAGAGAGGCCCAAAAACAACCAACATGGGCATATGAGGCAATCCTATGATAAGATATCTTGGCAGAGTTACAATAGCATTTTCTATTTTTCTAAACAGTCTCTTTGGCGGTAGAAATAATCAAACTCTATCAGCACAACAATATGAGAGACAAAGACAGGGAAAATGGAATTTATGTTGGATCATTGATAAATTATTTGCGTTTGAAGGCGACGGCCATTGTCTAGAAGCATGGATAAAATGGCAAATCATACACAGAGCAATGGATGATTATAAAAACATTGCAGAAAAGTACTATAGAAGAGAAGTCGGATATGAAAAACAAGAATCATTTAAGCGGATGTTGTGATGATGTTGATATAATACAAACGGAAGGGGCAGTTTATACTCCCAATGGATGGAGAGTCAGATATATCTTGACAATTTGCGATAATTGTGGTAGTATAAAGGCAAGATCTAATTTTTATGATGCAGAGGAGCGAATATGAGTATGCATTTAGTTGGGCCATATATGACCACAACAAATACCAAGAAAAGAAAATCTAAAAAGAAGTCAAAATCACTTCTACAAGCAGAAGCTGATCACGAAAAGTTCTTAAAACGCATGGGCGTGGGTAAAAGTAAGACAGAATATCGTGCTGACCTGCCGAGCTACAAGTGTATAAACACAAACATTGTTCCAACTTCTGATGTCATTTGTAGTAATGGATCAAGGAAAGAGAGAAACATATATAGTGGTGAACGTCAATTGATAGGAGTTGCCACAATGCACAAGTCAAATATGGTGCCTATTTTTGCAGACAAGAAAGAAGATGCTAAAGAAATTGCAAAAATGAGGCGATAATGAAAGACCCACTAGAGTTTCGTAAAAAATATCAGGGTATTATAGAAAACTTGACGAATAATGCAGATCAATGTGCATATCAGTGGGCTCTCAGTGGTGAAAATGAATGGTTGGCAGGATATTATATGTACGTGAAAAAGATTGAAGTCCTAAAGACATGGATAAAAGAACGCGAGAAAGAAGAAAATGACAAATGAGACAAAGCTCATACTCATCACAGATTTTATCGAACAAAAATTGAGAAAAGAAAAAGAATTAGAATATTATTTGAAAGAATTGGAAGAACTTCAGCGTAAAATTGGATATTTGCGCCAAGAAGTAAATCTTACCAACACAATTATCAACATGATAAAGACAGATACGATATATGATATCAAAGAAAAGATGCTCACTGAAGAAAAGGTGATACAATTACCAGAGGAAGATATAGATGCCTGATTGGATGCTCATTGGATTGCTTGTTTTGGCTGTTTGTGTCATAATTCTTATCACGGAATTGATAGAATCATGGTGGACAGGAAGAAAATAAAATGACAGATGATGAAATTCGTGAAATGATAGAAATGTTTCCAAATCTACCTAACCCCACTCACTATCCACAGACATTTCTCTACTATGTGAACCTGTATCGTTTTCTAAAATCTTTCGGGAACTAATTTTGCAACAAATTGCTCATAGCCACCGACATATTCCCACTCTCCATTTACTTCTGCCCAGATTTGAGGCACAGTCTTAGGACGAGCTCCTGTTGAAAACTCTTTTTCATAATCATTGACAAGCATTGCTTTCACTCTGGTGGATTGAATATCATATTCATCAATCTCAATACCACGATCTTTACAGAGTGCTGCCGTTGCTTTACAGTATCCACAATTCTCTTTTGTGTACATTCTAATTCGTGCTACATTCATCTTACAAATCTCCATCATAATATATAGGGTATGTCACAAGAGAAAAAAATAAGCATTGTCGATAAAGTTCTGCTAGTCATCATTGTTGTTGTATGGCTAGATCAAGAATTTTTCAAATTCACAGAACCCTCTCATAAGAAATTTCTTTCATTCTTTGAGCCAACAACTTCTGTTGTTCACGCTTTTCTTCGATTAGGTGAAAAACCGCTAAAATAGTTCTTGACACGAAAGAACGAATCATCTATACTGATAATGTAGAAAGAAAAAGGAAATTCTTATGAACCTACCTCTTGAAATTGGCCAGTCATTCATTCGTCGCTATTCAGACTATGTTGCAACAGGAGAGATCACTTCGATTTCCACTGATGCCGATGACGAAACTCTGATCACTGTGATGTTTGACGATGGTGCGGTAAAAGTCTACACCGAAAACTGCATAGAGCAAAACTTGGGCCGCCGCATGATAGTTTTAGATGATGCATAATTTCTCGCTTCTAGATTGTATGATGATACTCATATTTTCTCACTTGCTTTATTTTAGTGTTCTACTTCTATTTCTCACAGGAAGTCCAGGCGCAACAATTCTCGGCTGGTTCTTTTGGGAGATATGGAAAGGTTATGAAAAATGGAGATTGACAAATGACAACTATTTTACATAAGTCTGGCCCACAACCTTGGGAAGCCAACAAACAAACTTCATCTTCCAACAAGCCTCCATACGCAATCATGATCGAGTTCGATAATGACGAATGGATGTATGTCTGTGAAGGATCACAATGGCAAGAATCAAAGGACAATCCAGTACTCTATGATACATATGAAGAAGCTCTAGAAGCATCTAAAGTCTGGAATAATCCTCGCATAGTTTCTTATCATATTTCCGCTGCTGACCGCGGCTAGACCGGAGCCCATTTTCTCTCTTTCTAAGGAGTTTCAAATGATACGAGAAAGGGTTTCACAATGAGGAAGAATTTTGCCTTTTTTGGAGTAAATTATATATAACTGTATGACAGGATTTATGAAGAAAAGAAAAGGTAAATATATTGCATATGACGCCAATGGAAAGGTGCTCATAATCTCACGATCTTTGACTGTATGTAAGGAAGTCTTAGCGAGTATAATGAATAATGAAAGAGAACATTTGAATGAATCAGAAAAAGAAAAATATTATGCAAGGATACGACAAGAAGAAACATCCGATACTTGAGCTTGAACAGAACATCTTAGACTGTTGGAAAGTCTGTGATGATATTGACTTGGTCTGGAAGGAAATGTATGATGGAAATCCAGAACCAACTGAAGATCAGATTGCCAATGCTATGATAGGATTGAATCAGATCTATGAGTGGAAATTTCAGAGACTTTGGAATAATTTCGAAGAAGTCTTGAAGAAGAATTCCGAGCCGCCGGATACCCATGAGAATGATGGCGAGAATTGGGAAAAATGGAGATTGAATGATGGAGATTGATGGGAAAAGATGGGGAAAATTGGGATTCTTAGGGATATGATTTTCAGGAATCCGCTGCAGATTCTAGCTTTTGGGGGTTTAGCGAATATTTGAGACTGTTGAGTAAATCCCCCAGCCTTTTTTCTGAGCCGCCTGAGAGATGCCGCTGAGAATTTCTGCCAAAATATTTTAAAAAAAATGCCGAATTGCCCTTGACATTTCATTGCGAATCACTTATATTAATATATGTAAGAAGAAAAGATTTTAGACTCTTTTCCTCATATGTCCGTGCGGAGGGCAGGCCACCTGAAAGCACGATCTCTGGTGAATATATTCGCCCGTGAAATATCGGTGACGTGAAACCCAGAGATGTTAGTTTCAATCAAACTAGAGCGGCAACGTCAATAAGTCCGTGCGGAGAGATTGGAGATACTAGCTGGGCGTATGAGGAAAAAAGTTTTTCTTCTTTTCCCTGTCTCCTTTCTATATGGGTAACTTAGAGCAGTCCTTCTTTGGCTGCTCTTTTTTTTTGAAAAAAGTTTTAAAAAGCTCTTGACAGTGGCCGATTATAATGTTACTATGGCTATGCTAGCCAATAATGATTAGGAGATTAAATGAGTATCGAATCATTAGCAGAAATTGCTGAATTAAATGCCTTACATGGAGTCTCTCCAGAAGAAGCTAGATTGAAATTCTTTGAGAATTTAAATGCTTCAATCATCAGAGATTACTTTGAAAAAGATATGGCATGTCCCTGTGATGAATGCCCATTAAGAGACTCTTGTGCAGAGAGTTATGCAGAGTGTTCAGCATTTAGAAACTGGGCAGTAAAAGGACAATACGATGAGGCCACAATTGGAAAACATTTGAGAGTTCCTAAAGACTGACCTTAGAAGAAAGTTTCTATCAAAAAACCCTCTAGAATCTCTAGAGGGTTTTTGCGTATCTGGGGGTGACTTCAAGCTAAAAGCTTATGAGCAATTATTTATAATTCTGTGAATCTCATCTGCTAGAAATGAATAGAAAAGTTACAAAGAGTGCCCATATGAGCATCTTTTAGAGAGTTTCTGAGAGTTTCTGAAGTAGGGTCCCGGCAAAGCTTTCGTACAGCTTTAGCTCAGTTTAGCTTTCGTGACTTGAATTAGATACCCCCCTAAACCTCAGCGTGTATCTTTAAATTTGTGGGTTCCCATCTGGAATGAGGCGGAAGTGTATAGCACCAGCCCCCCAGAATCTTTCAGTGTTTCTAAAAGTTTTTCCGAAAAAAATTTTTTTTGCTGGCTAAAAACCCAAAACCCTTTTTGGTAAGATCCTACATATTCACATGGAAGTCAAAGAGGCATATCGTTTGTTCTGGCTCGTCAAGGGTCATTTGAATTCTCCACACGAAACCATCATGGCATCTGCGAATGGATATTTCAAAAGAGTCTGGTATGATTTCGCGGGAGAGGATATGTCTATATGGGAAGTGGGGTTTGAAGAAGAATGGGAGAGAGTTATGTCTTTTCAAGCACAAAAAGAAATCATCTATCATTTGACTTGTAAGGTCTGTAAGGGATATTTTACTTATGCTACTATGAATGAGCATTATGATATAGAAAGAGGCCACATGTATTGTCCTACATGCGGCCATAGTGGTTCTGCTAAGTTAGAAGAAAGTGTTTAGTAGAGATACATAGAGATCAGTCCTATGATAAGGACGATTGAGAAAATTTCAGAAGAGACTTCTATCAAGAGGTCTTTTAGCATCACTGTGTTCCTTCTAGTTGTTGTAGACACATTTCAAAATCGGCAATCATTCCTTCCGCGGCTTCTACAGCACGGGAATCTCCCATTGCGCGATACTCTAAGATATTTTGACGACAAGCATCAATGTATCCAAGGATTGAGTTACGAAAATTTTCAACTTCAGTAGACATTGCGAATCACCTTTCTTTGTCACTCTACTATGTTATGATATTTGTAGAGAGCTGTCAAGAGCAAAATTAGCAAAAGACAACTCTCAAAACTTCACCTCTTTCACCGAAGAGTGTGTGTACAACTCTGTGAAGATGTCTTTGTGCGAGTCTGCATTCGAACCATGCTTCCGCTTCTGCCAAAGTCTCAACAACAAGAGCAGGCATTGCCAAAGTTCCCATCACAGGACACAAAGTGGTGATCGTAGTTCTTACTTCATATGTCATTTCGAATCACCTCTCTCTTATTATGTCTAACTATACCACACAAAAAGGAATCTGTCAACCCCTAAAATGACTCATAATACCAAGATGGTATCGGTTTATGGGTTATTTCAGTAACTCCCCAACTCTCAAACCTTCCATTTTTGATTGCCTCTATGGCATTTTTCTTTGTTTTGAAAGGACAATTAGGCATCATGATTGGTTCGATGTTTTCATCCACAACAACCCAACCATACCAACCTTTTTTGGGAGTCGGCCATGTCCAAGTGTTTTTTACAACTCTTACTTTCATAATGTATCAGACTTACGCAGCAATGTCAACTAAAATCGAGCGAAGATCCGCAGAACGCGAAGGATGTTTCAGTTTCCGTTCGGCTTTGGCTTGGATTTGACGAATGCGCTCAACAGACAAGTTCATAATGCATCCGATTTCGCCGAGAGTGTGCTGCCCGACACCGTTCAGTCCGTAGCGCATTCGAATGACACGCTCTTCTCTGGGGGAGAGAGTAAGAAGAGTTGTACGAAGAATGTCTGAGTCGTTCTTAATCATTTCGAATCACCTTTCTCTTATTACTCTTATAATCTAACAGATTCATAGAGAAAGTCAAGGGCTTTTTTTAGCCTGCTTGAATGTAGATGTATTCGGAATTTTCTAGAGTAGGAAAGTTGGAAACATTTTGCAGATCGACTTTGCGAACAAAGTGGCCGTGGTGAATGACATACCACCACCTTTGTTGATCTGGAATGCTGTCTCCTTGAAGATATATCTTTCCCATACTGAAACATATTTATTTTTAGCGGTCAAAAGCAGCGGGTCAAATCCAAGGAATTCTAACATAAATTATATTGTGAGGTATTAGAAGGAAATACTCTATGGAAAATCAGAATCAAAATAAGAAACTTTGGAAAAAGGTAAAGAAAATGGATTTAGGAAACCCTGCCGTCACGGCACTAGTAGGTCTGGTAATATTCTATATCGGATTAAAAACATTCTCTGGGGGCATGAAGGCCATGGGAAACATGGAGCATCTTTCGTTTTTCTTGGGAAATCCACTGTATATGTTCTTTGGTGGAATCATCATGACTTTGTTGTGGCAATCGTCAAGCTTGAGTACAACCGCCATCATTGCGTTGGTTGCGTCTGGTGCCTTGCCGCTTCCGGCAGCGATTGGAGCAGTTCTAGGAGCGAACATCGGAACAACAGGAACCATCTGGCTTGCGGGAATTTTTGTTTCTGATGGCATGCCGAAGGGAGACACACTACGAATTGCGATGGCACATACAGGAGCGAACCTTCTAATGGCTATCATGTTGTTGCCGTTTGTTGGCCAGATTGCTAAATATTTGAGCAAATTTTAGCCACAGGCCCTTGACTTCTTTGCTCAAATGACTTATATTAGTAGTGTAAGTAATGAAAGGTGATTCGTAATGACAAGAGAGGAATTTTTTGAGTGGTTGGAGACTTGCCCCACGCATAAACACAACATTACATTTGATGAGTTTGATTTTGTGACTGTGTGCTTTCCAATTGAAGAAGAGGAAGAAGAGAGCGCGGCATAAACCGAACACATCCCCCAAATTTTAGCCACAGGCCCTTGACTTTTGAGTTCGAATCGCATATATTAGTAGTATAAGTAATGAAAGGTGATTCGTAATGACACAGACTGCTAAAGAATTCATAGATGAAATGAACTACTTCGATACATATGGAAGTGGTTGTGGATTTGAGACACGTTGGTCTATCTATGGTGAAAATATCAAAATGGGAGAGAACCATCCCTTTCAAACTCCCATGACGATTCAGAACAAATGTGATGTTTGGGGATATGATTCCTCTGCTGTTTGTAATGGTAAAACGTGGGGAGATCTCTGGCAGACATGTGAAACTGTCATACGCAATTCAGTGGATAGTGATGGTAATAGAGATCATCACATCTTTATTGAAGATTTAGAAGCGCAAGGTAATGGCGTTTGGAACTTGGTAACAGGGAGCTAAATTATGAACTCTAACTTAAAAACTTTTATGGATTCTGTGTGGACTGCTACACAAATCTCCGGCAACACTGTTGTTGATCGTCGTGTTTGTTTTGGTGGAAATCCAGACATTCAATTCACTGTCGAACTTCCCAATGGGGAATTTGATTTTGTATCTGCTGTTGACATGTTTGAAGTGGGGGTAGAATTCTCATGACCATATATCCTGATTTTGATATCATTGTAACTGATGGCATTCCTTTACATGGCAGCCCTCAAGACAGAGGTTCTGCCGATCGTTATTATCACCGTTCTTTTGACCCCCACTACTGGCCACTAGGCACATACAAAGGTGAGCGTGTTGAAAAAGATAACATGACTGTTGGTGAGATTGAGGCTTATCGTTATGGCTGGGATAACGAAAAAGATCGTAAGGAGTGGTAATGTTTCGAATAATATTTTACTCGGCTGCGTTTGGCCTGGGCGGAGCAATGATTGTGAATTCGTTTTTGAACATGTTGGAAATGCCTGACGTGCATTTTTCATATTCAAGTGGCGAATGTGTTCGAGTTCTGAATTACACTGATGAAGTTTTCACTTGTGAAAACCTTCCAGAGAGATTTCATCATGTGTGGGTCGAATAATTTTTTTCAAGAAGGCGTAGATGCACATGCTTCTGGCCTTCTTTGGAAAGATAATCCATATAAAGAAGATTCTTTTGAATATTCTGAGTGGAAAAAAGGTTGGGATGCTCGTATGACGTGGTGTTTAGAAAATGCATACACATAAATATTTTAATGAAACTGAAGGTGACAGTAATGACGCAAATGAATTTTGATTTTTTTGATGAAAAATCTACACAAATGTCAGAAAATCTTGTAAATTTAAATGAGGCACTTGATGGAACGGCAACTTTAACTGACTTCGAAACATATTTGAAAGAAAGAATGTATGATGCTGAGTATAAATTGCATCTTTCAGAACAAGCTCTTACAAACATTGGACTTGAACTCAAAAATTTTCTAGAAATTTATGAACATTCTTGGAATGGATCGCATGAAGTCAAAGAAATGATTGAGACAATAGACAATTATTTTGATATTAGTTCTAAAATTACAATCAAAGAGGAAAAAAAATGATTTCTATGTCAGTTGTAATCGGGTTCGGCATTTATCTTTGTGTCGCACTATACTTTAGTATGAAATCTGCCCATAAAACTGGATATGTACAAGGACTACAGGATATATTAACTTCAGTTGAAGAGGCTCTCGACCATGATAGGTCAAAAATTGATAGTCTTTATGAAAAAATGGCAAAAAATAAAGGAATGAGAGTAGAAATTTCAGAAGAAATTTAATAAAAGCCCTTGACAAATCCCCTCAAATGTGACAGAATCATATTGTATTTGATGATAGAGGTAAAAAAATGGTTCACTTCGACAATTTATATGTCTCTGGTTCCGGCTCTCGCAAAAGAAAACTCGCATATCAAGTTGCTGAGTTCGTAAAATCTCAAATTTTCCCTAGAACACAAGGTGTGATGCTGGAAATTCAGCTCATTTCGAAGCTTTCTGAGAAAGAAGGCGTCCTTGGCGATTGTATGGATGAAGATGATCGCGAATATACAGTCAGAATTGATAGTTCTTTGGATAGAGAAACTTTTATCAAGACTCTTTGTCATGAATTAGTTCATGTAAAACAATATGCAAAGAATGAACTACGTCAAATTACTTTCAAAACACACAAATGGCATCGTAAAACTTTGATGGGCGATCTAGAATATCATGAGCGTCCTTGGGAAATCGAAGCATTTTCAATGGAAGATGAATTAGCTGAAAAATTTGGAGAAAATAATGAGTAAAATGGGAAATTATGTTGTAGAATTAATGGAAACTGGACTTTGGGAAGAGGACGAAAATCCTTCTGAACCAAATTTTGATGAATATTATAGCGAACAGCTGTCTAGATTCAAGCATGAATTGAGAGATTGTATGCAATCTAGAAATATTACTTGGAAAGAGGCACTAACTTTTTTATATCAAACCGAAGAAGATGATTATGAACTCTTTGATATAGAGGAAGATGCATATTGTTACCAAAAACTTGAACATTTTCTTTATAAATGGGATTTACAGGAAAGAAAAATTGATGAAATATGTAAAAAATTCTTCATTAGCCCTTGACTTCTTTGCTCAAATGACTTATATTAGTAGTGTAAGGTAAAAAAACATAGGAGATTCTTACGTTATGGCATATGTTTCACAAGACATGAAAAAAGCTCTTGCCCCTGCAATTAAAAATGTACTAAAACAGTACGGTATGAAAGGCACGATTGGTGTTAACAACCATTCTTCTTTGGTTGTGAATATTAAAGAAGGTGTTCTTGACTTGATTGGAATTGCAAATGCAAAAAATCAAGAGATTGCTGAACGGCGGAATATGCCTTACTATGAATGTAACGGATACTTTCAGGCAAATCCCTACCATTCCGATCAATATGGAGAAGCTTCTTCTTTCTTTGAAGATTTGGTTGCGGCAATGAAAGGTGCGTTTACAAACGGTGGTCCCAAATGGTATGATAACAGTGATGCAATGATTGATTACTTTGATACTGCATACTATTTGGACATCAATGTTGGAAAATGGAACAAGCCTTACGTTTGTACGGCTTAAACAATAAGGAGTGATATATGTGGTATGTTCAGTATGAACTTGCTGATGGTTCAAATGAAACTTTTCGATATGAGGGCTTGACACAAGAGCAGGCGCGTGAAATCCATCGTCAATGGTCTGGTTGGAACACCAAATATGTCCAATCAGGAAGGATGGATTTAGGATATGGTAAATAAAATACAGCGCATGGTCGTCCCGCTAATGGACGAATTGCAATGGTGCATGGAGAACAACGCACACTTGGAAGACCCCGATAGGGTCTCTGCTATAATTGATAGGGTCAGTATCTATATTGCACATTTAACAGATGAAGATAGTGACTATCTACATGCTGCTCAAGATGCGATAGAGGAAGGTCGCGAATGGAACGTGAAGAAATAACACAGTTAAAAGAAATTCGTGATGTTTTTTTAAAAATGTATCATGAAACTAAAAAACCTGATATAAGTATTGATATGTCTTTTTTAAGGCTTCATAATATTATATCAAGATTAGAAGAGGATACATTAAATGGCAGATAAAGAAATTTCTATTAGAGTTGGAAAACTTTATTCTAAAGGACTTGATTATGATGATGCTCAGAAAGAATTTTTGAGCCATGCTTCTGATAAAGAAAAATCATTATTAGAAAATCAATTTGATGAAGTTTGGAATGAATATGAGCACATGTATCTTTCAACTCTTTCTTTTATGAGTAACAAATGAGCATAGATTATTACGCAGACAAATTATATGATGTGCAGATAGATACCGTAAAAGGAGATGTTATTTTAGGTGGTGTTTTCTTTATAGAAGATAGTCCAAAAGAGGCATATATTTTTGAGCGAGCTTACATTATGGGAAGAGAACATAAAAAAGCTCAAGTGATTAATATTCTTTCAAAGAAAACTTCTTGACAGAATCGGAGTTATTTGATATAAAGAAAATATCCGCTCGTAGATCAACTGGATAGATCAACTGACTTCTAATCAGTAGGTTGAGGGTTCGAGTCCTTCCGAGCGGGCCAGATAAATAGGGGAGACTACTAGGAAGAGGTAGAAACCAGTAAGGCAGAAATGGTTCTGATTTTATTGAAGCGACCTGAATCCCCTCAAACCGCGCACCAGAAAGGAACACCTAGTAGTCGTTAATTTAGAAAGGATAATGAAATGGGTGTAACACCATCGACAGGAATGCCATTTGATGTTTATCAAGTGATGCAGGCGACAATGTATGGAACTCCACAAGCTCCACATTATCCTAATAGTGAAAATGTTAGACCCCCAGCGGGTAAAGATTCAAAACGTGTAGTAGAACCATCTACAAGGACTGATGTAAATATAGATGTTTTACGAAGATGGGTTGAACAAAAAGATAGAATTGATGATAGTTTAGAAGATCTAAGACTTAGGACTTATTTCAATAAAGAACAAATTGAACAAGGAGCAATCTTAGATATAGAAGTTTAAGCGGGTATAGCATAGTGGTAATGTTACAGCCTTCCAAGCTGAAGATAGGAGTTCGATTCTCCTTACCCGCTCCAAATAAAAATCCATGGCGACGGCCTATGGATTGTGGTGACTGAATAAGTGGTAAGCGTGCCACTAAGGTATACACAAAGAGGGTAGCACCCTGTCTTAGCGGATGCAGTGTAGTTTGAAAGCGAGTTAGCCCGAGCGCTCAGTGCGAGTAGATGTAGGTAATCGGTAATCCTACCCACAACTTATAAACGGAGATTAGCGCAGTCTGGTAGCGCACTTGGTTTGGGACCAAGGGGTCGTAGGTTCGAATCCTACATCTCCGACCAAACAGAAATTATTCCGGCGTAGCTCAGCGGTAGAGCAGTTGACTGTTAATCAATTGGTCGTAGGTTCGATCCCTACCGCCGGAGCCAGAAAGAGGCAAAAATGTATAAACCTTTACCTGATAGCGTTACTATTAAAAAATCTGAAATCAATGGATTAGGACTCTTTGCAGTTGAACCTATTAAGGAAGGAACCGAAATAGGATTGTCTCATTTTTATTGGGGCGATCAGTTACAGAGAACACCTTTAGGTGCTTTCTATAATCATTCCGAAGAACCTAATATCTTAAAGGTTCAAAGGGATAGTAGATTCTTTATTGTGGCTACAAGAGATATTTTGCCAGATGAAGAAATAACATGTAGATATACTTTTTATAATGTGGAGAAGTGAAAATGACTCGTTATGGTTCAAGCACAAATGTAAAAGATACTTGGAGTACTGATGATGATGGAAACATTCGTTTATCGTCATCTAAAGATTTCAAATCTTTAGGTATTCAAGATGCTGATACATTTGCAGCAGTAAACATCAACGGAAGTGTAGTGTTGGTTAAAATAGATATGGTATTGAAATAAGCCGCTCTAGCTCAGCTGGTAGAGCAACTGATTTGTAATCAGTGGGTCGGGGGTTCGAGTCCCTCGAGCGGCACCACCGCCTCTGTGGTGAAATAGGTAGACACAAGAGACTTAAAATCTCTCGACCTTAGGTCGTCCCAGTTCGAGTCTGGGTGGAGGCACCAATCAATCTTGGAGATTATTATGCCAAAGTTTAGAGACATTTTTGATGTCTTAGAAGAAAAACCAAAAAAGAAACGCAAACGCCGAACCAAGGCGGAAATGGCAGCTGCCCGTGAAAAAGAAGCGCAGTTGGAAGCAGAAAAGAATTTTGTGGTTCCACAAAATACAACTGTATATTCTAATAGGCCCATACCAACTAAATCATCCAGGCCTATAAAAAAATATCCACCACCCCCACCAAAACCAAAATTTGATCTTTCTAAAATAGAAGAAGAAATAGTCTTGCCAGGCGGGGCAAAATATGGTATAACTAAAGAAACAAAACATGGTAAACATATGATCTACTACTGTAGTGCTGCAAAAGATTGGAGCATATTATATGATGCAAGATATAATGATGTATCGAAACATTGGAATTTTTATAACAAATTAAAAGTTAGATTAGAGAGTGAAAAAAATGGAAGCACAAAAAAATCCGTGGCATCTAGAAATAGAACCAGCAAAACTAAAACTTCTGCTAAGCGAAAAAGTACAAAAGGTGGTGTTCGAAAAAGCAGACGGAACGATTCGGGAGATGATGTGTACAACAAATCCAAATATAGTGCCGTGGCCTGATAACCCTACTGAAGCAGAAGGGCGCATTTCCGAAAAAAGAAATAAAGATGAAAATCTTTTTTCAGTATGGGACGTGGAAAAGGAAGGATGGAGATCCTTTCGATTTGAAAGACTTATTAAATACGGAGATCCAGAATAATGGGAAAGAAAAAACTAAGAGATAAATATACTTCTAAGGGCGAACGTAGAAGTGTTGCTAAGCACAACCGCACACCAATGCCAAAGAATACAATCGGTCGTTTGATTCGTCAGAGGGATGCCTGGAAAGAGGGCAAGAATGTTGTTATCACTATGGCAAATCCAAATCCAAATGAAACAAACAAAAAATTTATTAGAGTAAATGCTAGAGAACTTTGGGGAGATCCAAAGAAACAAAGAGCTTACTCCATGAAAGATGCTTGATGGTTGAATTTGACATAAAACCTTTGCATAAGAATAAAGCCTCTTTGTTTGTCGCAGAGAGGCACTATTCTGCTGTTATGCCTAGATTGACTAAACATTATCTTGGTTTTTTTGTCAAAGAAGAATTGATGGGTGTACTAACATTAGGGTGGGGCACAAATCCAATGGGAACAATAAAGAAAATGTTTCCAGACTTGACAACAAAAGATTACTTTGAAATTGGCAAGATGTGTATGGACGAGACAATGCCAAGAAATTCTGAAAGTCAGATGTTATCGCAAACAGTTAAATGGATGAAACAGAATACTCCAGATATCAAATTTTTATACACTTGGGCAGATGGAATTGTGGGCAAGCCTGGCTATGTTTATCAATCTGCTAACTTCTTGCATGGCGGTTTTATTTGGTCTGATGTTTATGTTTCAGAAACAGGAGAGAAAGTACACTTTAGAACCATCCAAAGACAAATGAAAAAAGAGATGGGTAGATTTGATACAAAATATGGCCCACGACCAAATGATGAAAAAATGGGTCAGCTAGGGTTTTCTAGAGTTTGGGGAAAGCAGTTTAGATATATCTATCCATTGACTAAAAAAGATAGAAAGTATATGAATAGATACTCGACTTGTAGTTGGGATAATAATTATCCTAAAGATAGTGATCTACAATGGAAGATAAAAAAACCAGGCGAAACAGAATATACTATCACTGATACAATGCCTTTTATACATAGTAAAGATGTTAAACACAATACTGCAAATATAAGAAGGTATAAATCAGAAATAAGTATTGACGATTTTTTATAAGGAGAATGATATGGTTGAATTGCCAGAATGGAAATCTTTCTATAAATTTAGTTATATAGAAACAGAAAATGGAAGTGAGAGTCAAAAGATTGATTATAAGTTTGATTCTTCTGAATTTGCATTACCAGAAGTACTAGCTAAGATCGAAGATTTTCTTATTGCGTCTGGATATGATTGGATTCAGAGAGGTACTTTATCTGTAAAAAATAAAAGAAATGATTTGTTTACAAGCACCGAATTAGGATCATTACCAGACGATTTGGAATTAGAATTAGCAGATTCATTGAAGAGTGCTCTAGAAGAACTCAAAAGACAGAATAATATTGAGATTGGTGAGAGAATGATGGGAATAGACAGAACTGCAAAGGTTGTAAGTATAAATGATGGAAAAGAAATTCCAGAGTTTAATATGGATACATCATTTCAGCATATAACACCAGAAACCCTTAATGTTAGATGGGATGAATATGATCAAACTATCACATATGGTGGAATTCCAATTGAAGAAATAGATTTTTCAAAACATGAATATGAAGTAGACGAAGAAGATAATATTTTACATTAGAAAGGATTATAAATGGGATTTAATTTATCAAATAGATCGAAGGCAAAACTAGAAGGAGTGCATCCAGATATGGTTGCAGTCGTTGAGCGAGCCATAGAGCTCACTAAAGTTGATTTTGGTGTCACTTATGGAGTTAGAACGCTTGAAGAACAGGAGAGACTTGTAGCAAGTGGTCGCTCACAGACTATGAAGTCTAAACATCTTATTCAAGACTCTGGTTATTCACATGCGGTGGATGTGGTAGCTTATGATGGTCCTGATGTAGTTTGGGAAATTAATGTATATGACGATATTTGTGATGCTTTCAAACAGGCCGCTGAAGAGCTTGGAGTAGCGATCAAGTGGGGTGCTGCTTGGTCAGAAGGCGATATCAGATCTTATTCTGGTACTGCTGAAGATGCTATGAATGCATACATAGATCTTCGTCGCAGTCAAGGTCGGAGGCCTTTTATCGATGGGCCACACTTTGAACTTATGTGATATATTTGCAATACTTTAAAAAAGTGTTGACATGTCGTAATAATTGTGGTATAAATAAATTCGTAATTGTTGATGCAATTCAAAACACATACTGGACTTGGGGGCAGTACCCAACGCCTCCACCATAAATGCACTATGTCCTGCTGCATCAGGAAGTTATGCAGAACATAGGTTGCCCACGATGGGACGCCGAAGTTAGTGCATTTTTGATGGGGGCGAACTAGGATCGACAGGTGAGTAGAGATGAGTGGAGATTACCGTGGTGGCTTACGATATTCGGCCAACTAAACTAAATGCAAACGATAATTTTGCACCTTCTGAGTTCGCTCTAGCAGCGTAACCACAGGGGGTTGGCCACTCACCTAGCAACAGAAGAAGTGGCGCTCATAATAAAAAGGAATAACAAAAATGAGAAGTATTATTTTGTCAGGTGCATTTGCACTTGTATTGGCAAGTTCGGCCGCAGCGATGGAACTTGGAAACGGTCTTTCATGGAACAATGAAGTGACAGCAGAAAGAAATTTGGAAACAGAAACAAATAGCTTTACATTTGAAACTGATGTTGCATGGGATTTTGGATTGGGTACTTTAGAAGTCGGCCCAAATGTATTTGATCTTGAAAATATTGAATGGACTTCAACAGAATACCAAGTAACTATGCCAGTCAAATTTCTTGATGGCGCAGAAGTTTTTACAAAAACATCTACCAATAGTGATTGGGAAATTGGTGACGTAACAATCGGCGCATCTTTCACATTCTAAATATTTACAGGGTTGCTACTTAATAAGCACGCCTCCCCCCACGGTTAGGGGGAGATTTTACACACAGACACAGGAGAAAAAAATGTCTAATAAAAATCCTTTTGAAATTCGTTCCGAAATGCTTCAACTTGCCAAAGATTATATGGATCAGCAATATCACATGAATCGTGAGTTCGCGGAGAAAATGTATGAAGCAGGTAAAAGCTCTATGGAAGAGTGGCAAAAAGCCAATCAAATGTATTCAATGGATGAACTAATGGAAAAAGCAAAAGAAATGTATTCTTTTGTTTCTAAAAAAGACTAGCTGAAATGCGGATGTCGGATACAAGTAAATCATATATATTTTAGTGGTTATGAATTTCTAAGATTGAAATATCAATAAACGGAAAATATAATTGAATAAAGCTTGTATCCAACATCTAAAAGTGAATAGAGGTAATAATGCCATTATATACATTTAGATGTAAAAGTTGTAATCACGAATTTGAACATTCGTGTAAAATATCAGAGAGGGACGAAGCCCTACGTGGTTCTTGTCCGTCTTGCGTTCACCCCGAAAAATGTACATTAGAACAGATCATTACCAAAGTAAACATTGGTGATCCAACTGGTCGTGCAAAAGTTCCCCTTGAATTTAAAGAAAAAGTATTAGATAAGGTTGATGCTGTGCCAGGCGCTGCAAAACGTGAATCTAAATTTAATGTAGAGAGATCTGCCTCGGGGTATTAGATATTTACAAGCTTACAATTAGTTTTCCCCCAACAATAGGAGTCTGATCGTGAGCAGAAGGTCTAAGAAAAATAGAAGTAGTAACAATAGATTAATTGGTTTAGATAGCAGGAGTACAGATTTAAAAAAAATTTTTCCAATGACACCAGCACAAGATAAAGTATTTTCTTCATTTGAACAAGGAAATCATTTATTCTTACATGGAGTTGCAGGCACAGGTAAAACTTTCGTTTCATTATATCTTGCATTGAATGAATTGCTTTCTAAAAGATCGATGTATAGAGAAATACAGATAATCAGAAGTGTAGTTCCAACAAGAGATATGGGATTCTTGCCCGGCACAGAAAAACAGAAAACAGAATCATATGAAGCACCATATAAAACAATTGTAAACGAATTGTTTCAGTGTGGCACAGCATATGAAAGTTTAAGAAAAACCAATTTAATTAATTTTAGTTCTACATCATTTATTCGTGGCCAAACATTTTACGATAGCATAATAATTGTTGATGAATGTCAAAATATGAACTTTCATGAACTAGATTCAGTAATTACTAGAATAGGAGATAATTGTTTAATAATATTCTGTGGAGACTTTAGACAGTCTGACTTCAGATGGGAAGATGAGAAAAATGGCATCAAAGAATTTATGAAAATTATCAGAAAGATGTCACAGTTTTCATTCATAGAATTTGGCCAAGAGGACATTGTAAGGAGCGCACTAGTTAAAGATTACATTATAAATAAACTAGAACTAGGAATTGCGTAAATGTCAAATGTAATAGATGCAGCAGAGTATTTCAGTATTAAGAAAGAACAGGGCCTCCCAACACTGGAGTCGATCAAAGATTATATTGACTATGGAGATGAATCAGATCAAATTTGTCAGCATGTTATGTTGGATTTAATCGAAACATTATCTGTAGAATATGAATTTGAAACACAGGATTTGAGGTTCTTAGATGAATTAGCTTTTCTGCATCTAATACTACAAGCAATTGTTGACAGACAATTAGATATTGATAATCCATTTATTGAAGAGATGAATGTAGCAATTAGTAATTTGAAAAGGGAACATAAGAAAGAAGTATAATGTTTAATCATGTTGATGTTGACTTACCGATTAATAAGCTTAGTCGAGTAAATGAAAATGGTAAAAGATGGTATCTAACACCAGACGGAAATAAGTATCCATCTATAACAACAGTCCTTTCGTGGTTTTCTGCGAAAGGACTTATGGAATGGAGAAAAAGAGTTGGTGAAGAGGTTGCCAATAAAATCACTACTCAAGCTGCCCGAAGTGGAACTAGTGTTCATCAAATGGCAGAAGATCATCTAAACAATTTAGAATGGAAATCAAAAAAGACTATGCCTAATGACATAGAAACTTTTTTGAAAATAAAACCTGTCTTAGATGAAAGAATTGATAATGTGTATGCACAGGAACATCCATTATATTCAGATCATTTAGGACTGGCTGGGACGGTTGACTGTGTTGCCGAATTTGATGGTAAACTATCCATAATTGACTTCAAGACTTCTAGGCAAAGCATGATTGGAGATAAATATGGTAAGTTAGAAAAATATTTTTGTCAGGCTTCTGGTTACGCAGTGATGTTTGAGGAGAGATATAAAATGCCCATAAATAATTTAGTCATTATTGCGGCGGTGGCAGACAAAGACGAACCAGAGGTTTTTGTGTCTAAACGAGATGTTCATATAAAAGAACTAATAAATATGACAGAAGAATATAAAAATAGGTTTTAGGAAAAAATAAATGTCCAGAGTAGTTAGATTGGTTAGCGACAGAATTCCATTGGGAATTGAGCATCATCTTGGAGTTCTCTATGAGCCCCAATATGAGGATGGGGCCCCTTTTGTTTGGGGGAATTTTTATTTATTTGGTGTTACCAGATTGGATAAAAACACTGATGATCTTGAGATTGTTCCAGAAAAAACAGTTACTCTTAATTCACAAATTAGAGAAAAGAGAGTGACACTCGCGCCTGGCCAGACTGTAAAGTTAAAAGTTAATAATTCTTCTGTAGGAATTGCTAGAGTTGCTTTACTCATAAGTGCTAGCACTAGTGATGGGAGTGTGGATATAATTTTTGATGATAAAAATAAAACAGTTGTTCATACAAACGAAACTTCATGGATGCAATATATTGATTTAACTCTGACGCCCGTAAAAGATTTTCCTACAGTTACATATTCCCTTTCGATAGATAGACAAATCGGAGAATGGGGATACAATTTAATTAATTCTACAAGTCCATATCCAAAATTTCCATCATCTCCACAATTAGTTGCTCAATGGGATACTAAAAAATTTGAAAATGTGAGTTGTACTATAGTTTTTGGACAAAGATTCGGAGAACGTCTGGGACAAACAAAAATTCATATCAATTCTATAGAAAGTAAATTTTTGATTTTGCCATATAGATGGAAAAATAGTGGATGTAGCAAAGCAGATATTGTATGTCATTTTGATGTATTGTCTGAAAATGGAGATGTTGCTAAATTTAAATGTAAAGAATTAGCAGGTATAGACGGCATAAGTTATTAAAGCCGTATATTAATTACTATGTGAATTTGAAAAACAACTTAAAAACGAAAGGAGGTAATACATGGATATTATCAACAAAGTAAAAGGTTGGGCTGGCGCACTAGCTGAATTAGGTATTAGTGTCGCCGCGCTTATGATTGTAGTAGAAGTACTAGGTTTAGGTGCAATCCCATTCTTTCCAGAAGTGAGTGTAGTAAGCAATGTGAGTAATATGCTTGCTGTACTAGGCGCAGAAGGTCTTATGGGCTTGATTGCGATTTGGGTATTATGGGGAATTTGGAATCGCAAGTGATTCCAGACAATTAACTGATTAACAGAAAGGAGGTCATATGGTCGATAAGTTAAAAGACTGGACTATGGCTAGAAAAAATGAAAGAACTACTTGGGATGGTATTCTTTTAGTAGTATTTGGAGTTTTATTGTTAATGGGAAGTCCATTAGTAAAACTCGCCGCATGGATAGCAATTCTTTGGGGCGTATGGACAATCTGGAAGTCAGAATAAAGTCTTGACATAACTTGTATTATAGCGTATACTGTAAAAATATACGCTATAATACGAAAGGAGATAGAATGTTAAAATTAAAAAGTTCAAAAGAATTTTGTGATGAAATTGAAAAGAATGTAAGTGAAATGAAAATGTCTTACATCGAAACAATCACGCATTACTGCGAAACTAATAATTTAGAAGTTGAAAATGTGACTCCACTTTTGAGTTCATTTATAAAAGAGAAAATCAAATACGAAGCAGAGGGTTTAAACTTAGTCAGAAAATCGACTCAGCGGCTACCTTTATGAGATACATGTCTAGTAGAAAAATAGATGATTTTGAAGCCTTTAAGATATATTTGGCAATGAAGAATCATTTCGCTGGTAAGTTTGATTTTAAGAAGTATAATGGTAAAGTAAATACAAAAAAAGAAACATATCTGAATAGAAAAGATAAAAAAACTTTTGAAGAACTTTCTAAAAGATATGACAAAAAAACCTTAGAAGAATTTTTACTTTCAGTTTTTGTTAATGTTACTGATAGTGGAAATTTAGCAATACATAGAAATGAATATATGTATTCTAAAAATCTACTTGATAAAGAATCGATTGAGATCTATAAAAACTGGAAAAAAAGAATACATAGTATCAGATACACTTTTAAATCGGATTGTGAAATTCTATTTTCTAGTGCATCAAATAAAGACTTAGAATTTCAAGATATTTTTAGGTCTTTAAAAGGACACTATCCTTTTATAGTACAACTGGAACAAAAAGGTGAAATTTGTTTAGAAACCTTAGTAATCTTTGAAAAGATTTTTGGTTTCTTGAAAAAAGTAAAGATTGATGATACAACTTACTGGCCGGTTTATTGTAAGAAGATAGACAAGTACATGTCTTTTTTAGATGTGGAACTTGATTATTATGTTGGAGTTATAAAGACTCTTTTGATTGAAGATTATTATGAAAATTATGGTAAATATATTTAATTTACATCTTGACATACAACGAATATTGAGTTATATTAGAAAAATAAACAAACGCATACAACGCATATTAAGGAGAAAAATATATGTCTTTTGCAGCATTAAAAAAGAATCGTACCAACTTTAGTAAACTTACAGAAGAGTTGGAAAAAACATCTCAACCACAATCAAATACATCATCTGTAGATGATCGTTTTTGGAAACCAACTATTGATAAGTCTGGTAACAGTTATGCTGTTATTCGATTTCTTCCACCAACTGATGGTGAAGACCTTCCTTGGGTTCGAGTTTTCAATCATGGGTTCAAAGGCCCTGGCGGTTGGTTAATTGATAATTGTCTTACTACTATTGGAAAGCCATGTCCTGTTTGTGAAAGCAATACAGAACTTTGGGGAACTGGTTCTCAAGACAATCAAAATCTGGCTAGGGATCGTAAACGTAAACTGAAATATATGTCTAATATTTACGTTGTTAAGGATCCAGCAAATCCAGAAAACGAAGGTAAAGTTTTCCTTTATTCTTTCGGTAAAAAAATCTTTGATAAACTGAACGATATCATGCGTCCACAATTCGAAGATGAAGATCCAGTAAATCCATTTGATTTTTGGGAAGGTGCTAATTTTAAATTGAAGTATCGTACTGTTGATGGATATGGTAATTATGATAAATCTGAATTTGATCGCCAGTCTGCACTGTCAGAAGATGATGCAGAATTGGAATCAATTTATAATCAACAACACTCTTTAGAAGAGTTTGTAAGTCCTAGTAACTTTAAGTCTTATGAACAACTTAAAGAGCGTCTTGATAGAGTTCTTGGTAATACTGCTTCTATGACAAATGCAGATTATGATATGGATGAGTCAATCTCTGATACTCCAAGTTTTGCGAAACCTTCATTCAAGGAAGTACCAACACCAGAACTCGCTTCAGCATCTAGTGATGATGAAGATGATTCAATTTCATACTTCACACGTCTTGCTGAAGAAACTTAAAGGGTATACTAGATAGAATATCCCTGATGGCAGAGTAAGCCTCGCATCGAAAAGACTAGGTACACCAGAGCGGAAGGTAGAGATTATATCTCTACCTTCTTTTTTACATAACGGGCATTCTCAAATTTCATAGCTTAAACCCTTTTTTTTCTACAATTGCAAACTACATAATAATGTATCAGATACACACATTTATCACATTAGGAGAATAAAAAAATGTTTGAGACATTTGTAAGATTATATTCAAATTGGCAAAATAGATACGAGGCTGCTCGTAGTAAAAAAATTACTATTGATGAGTTGAGTAAACTTAACGATAAAGATTTAGAAGATATTGGAATAAACAGAGGTGATATTCGTTTCATTGCAGATAAACATTATAACGACATTAGAGAAGAATATTTCAGAGATATTAGAGCTAGAGCAGATATGATAAATTCTAATTTAAGAGGATGGGTATAATGACAGATACTTTATTTCATTTAAGAAATGAGATGTCCTCTATGGCGTCTAGTGTTTGGTCTGGGTTTTATAAATTCTGTGAAATTTCTGGTTATGCAAGAGCAGCATCAGCACTAGCCAGACAGGGATTGCACGAAGAAGCAAAAGCTTGCATGATGCAAGCGAAAAAACTGCGTACTAATTAATTAGAATGCTCCATGTAAACCTCTGGTCGCATCTCTGATTGCTTGGTCAGTGTGTCTGACTTCTGGCTTCTGTACTGCTGTAGTTGTATTGTTATTGACTACATTATTTGTAGTTGATTGCGGAGCAACAACTACATTTGCAGCACCGCCTGCAGGGCCCGCTGAATCTAGTGCATTTGTATTCATAAATTCACTTGCTGCAAGTTTTTGTTGAGCAGAGTTTAATTCATTGGCAGATGTATTGGAAACGTCTGTAGTTAAGCCCGATGCGTTTAGAGTGTTTGTTGGTGTTATGTCTTGAATAGCTGAAAGCTTTTCTCTTTCTGCATTCAAAAGTTCTGTTGTTTTATTCACTCGAATTTGACGTGCTTCTTTCACTGGATCGGGTCCTCTTTTGGGACTTTTTGTGTTGTCCAATGCTGCTTGTTCTTTTGCTAGTGTACTTTCCAATCTCTTTATGTTTTCTTCAATTTTCGCTTTTTCTTTTGCTTGTAGTATTTGGTTTTGTTTTTCGATATTATTTTCTGCTCCAGAAATCATTTCTTTTGCTAATTGAGTCAGTTCGTCTGTTCTTTGTTTAAAGAGTTCTGGATTTGTTGTAGAATCTGTATCAAATGGGCGCGGATTTTCTGGGGTGCGATACATATCATTATAAGTATCTCTTACCATCAATCCAATATCCAATGGAGCTCCCGCTAAGCTTGGTAAAAATATTCCAGCACCTTCGGCTGCAGCCCCGGCGAAATCTCCCTCAAACAATCTTCCTAATGCAAAAATTCCTCCAGCAGCAATTCCAAGAGCAGGTATTGCTTTTACTGCAACGCCTGCTGCATTTTTTGCCAGAATTTTCATTGCTAGTTTTTTATCGATTGATGATGCTACTTTTGCTACACTACCTGTTTGGTTTCCGGCCGCACTGGCAGCACTATCGATTGCACTAACGACACCTCTATTGTTGCTCGCAATTATTTTTCTTGCCTCTTCTAATCCACCATCTCCCGCTCTTGGTGCTGCAGATGGTTTTGATATGGCCGGATCGACTTTTGTATTGACGCCATCCGACACTGCGACTTTTATATCGTTATTCTGGCGCAATCTCACTCGTTCATCGTTTATTAGGTCAGTCTGAGTTTTTCTTTGGTCAAATTTCTTAATTTCGGCATCTTGTGCTTTTTTTGCCAACGCCTCTCTTTCTAATCTTCGAAACTCTAAATCGGCCCGCTGTCTTTGTTTCATTTTTTCAATTTCTGCCTGTTGTTTCGCTTTTGCTCTTTTCTCTGCTTCTGCATCGGCGTCAGTTTTTTTCGTATTATCGGCGTCAGTTTTTTTCGTATTATCGGCGTCAGTTTTTTTCGTATTATCGACGTTGTCAACATTAGGTTCTGGTAAATCGGGTGCTCTAAACATTGATGTAAGTAGAGATCCGCCACCAATCGCAGCAGTCAATGCTAAAAGACCTTTTCCTAATTTTCCTCTAGTCAGTGCTTTTGTTAAATTTTTCAATCCGCCTAAAAGGCCTTTTCCCTTTCCTTTTCCTTTTCCTCCGAAAAGATTTCCTAAAAAAGAGCCCCCTGCAACTGCGCCAAAGAGATCAACTCCACTTCCATCTCCATCGCCGCCGGGCCCAGGCCCACCGCTTTCAGCAATCTCTTTGTTGGTTTTTGCAAGTGCTTGTAATGCTTTCAGTTGTGCAAGTTCTATTTGTTGATCTTTTTTTCTTTCTCTTCTGAGTTCTCTCTGTTCTTCTATTTCTAATGATGTTGGATTACCATCATTATCTTTCATCCATTGTAGGAGATCTCTTATTTCTGCTAGATATGGTTCATTAGGCCCAAGTTTTGTATCTATTTCATCAAGTGCATCTTTATTTCCTGTGAGTTTATCTTCTATTCCAGAATTATCTACAGGTTCTGGTTTATTCTCTGGTTGTGATACTGAAGGTTCACCATCTAATCCAAATTTTGACTTGAGTGCTTCAATCTCATCCAGTTCTGCTTTTTTAATTTCTCTATCTTGTTTGTCTGCTTGTGCTTTTCTAATGATGTTGTCTTTGATTTCATTTATGACTTCATCTTCAGATACGCCTCTACGTCTTGCCTCTTCTTGGATTTTTTCTTGATCCATATTAGAACGAGCAATCGCATCTTCGTTTGATATTTGGGTTCGTAGTACTTCGAATTCTTTTTTCTCTAGAGCTCTTTGTGCTGCAATTCTTTCTTCTCTTTGTGCATTTTCTTCTTTAGCAGCTTTGCGTCTTTCTCTGAATTGTTTTACTCTTTGTCCAATAAAACTTGCTCCCATTGCGAGAAGTGGACTTTGTGATAATGCTCCCGTTACAAGGCCTCCTATTCCATCAAGACTTCCTTTGACAGTATCAGATACTAAATCTTTGACGCCTGCTTTAAATCCAGCATTTTCTTTGATGCTTGCTTGAGAATTTTGAAGAACTTGTTCTAAGATTTGTCTTTCTCTATTAGAAACACCTTCCATATTTTCAAGTGTTGCACTTAATGCATCAATTCTTTTTCTAGTTTCCGTGAATTGTTTTACAGAAACATCTGATTGTTGTTCAAAAATAGAACCTATTTCATTCAATGCCTGTCTTGCACCGGCAGACTGAAGAGAAGCGCTCGCGTCTTTTACAGACTTCGCGAGCTCTTCTTGATTTTGTTTTACTAATTTTTCAGTTACTGATGCAAGATCTGCCATTATTTTCTACTCATGTAAGCTTGAGCACCAAAATAAAAACCAACAATAGATGCCTGTGCAATATAAAATAATCCGAATAAATCAGATAAAGCATTTACTCTAGAGTCTGATAAAACTGGTGTGAATAATACAATAGTAAAAATTAACATAGAAGCCAAAGATATCCAACTCATTTTCTTTTGAGTCTCTGCCTTTTCTTCGGCTCTTTCTATTTCAAGCATTTCTTTTTTCAATGCGATTTCTTCTTGACTCACTTTTCCATCTCCATGTAGGTCAAAATTAATTTCCTCTGCTGGTGCCATTTGATTTCCTTATTGATTTTGTTCTCTTCGTTTCTTTTCTTCGTTTAAATAATTAATCAATAAATTAAGATAGATTTCTCTTTCCCACGGAATCATATTTTCCAATTCACTCAAACTATATTTATGATGATGCATTAACGCAAAGTTATTCCTATACAAAGACGCGAGGGATTCATGATTTAAGGTTAGGAAAAAAAATCGGAAATGCCTCTTACTTTCATTTCTTTTTGAAATCCACACTTAGGACATCTAATATTCACTTCACATACTGTTTCTGGCATATTTTCAAAGAAGTCATTTATTAAATCTAATTGTTTTTGTGTCAGATTTTCAATAAACTCCGATACTTCTTCAATAGTATAATCTGAAACATTGTGCATATCATCTGCATCCCAGATAAATTCTACGCAACTTGCAATTAATTTCACCAAATCATCATAATCTTCTGCTGATAAAAGCCTATTTAATGTTTCAAAATCAGGATATTTCATTATAAGACCAATTTCATCTGTTAGTTCTATTTTATTTGAATATCCTTCTTGTTCTGTGTTGACTCTAACTTGGTCTAAGTCAAGCAAAAAAGGTAATTGACAATCCCCTGGCCCGTTTTCCTTTTCTGAACAATTTTCTTTTTTATAATTCAAATTAATAATATTTCCAACAGATTTTGATCTGAGTTGAATGAATAGATATTCTATATCAAATGTAGATAATTTTTCTACATCAATATCATTTAATACGCAATTTCTTATTATTTGTTTAACTGCATCAATTTTTTCTTCTACTGTCTCTCCTTCTTGAGCCATCAAAAGAATTTTCTCTTCTTTGACCAGAAATGGCCTATATCTTATTTTTTTATTTGTCGATGGCAACTTCAATTCATAAGTTGGTGTATCAATTTTTGGTAACATAATTTCCTCACAAAATTAATTATTAAAATGGTATTCTAAAAGATGAACGTAAATTTGAAATTCTATTATTTATTTGGTTTTGTGTAGCTTGAAATCTCTGACTTACTTGGGACTGTAAGTTGGTAACTTGTCCTTGAATATTGTTACCTACAGTATTACGAAATTCTCCGACATAATCTCTCCCGGCCCTTTCAGCCAATTGGTCGAGTGTCGCAAATGGTAGTGAGCTCACTGGAGAATTTGCTGGGTATCCAGATGAAAATTGCCCCGTTTCTGTTGTTCTATTCTCCAAAACCGTTTCTGAACTATATTTTAGATATGACATGGTAATTTGGCATTGTGCAACATCATCATTTCCATATGCAAATGAAACCTCTCCTATTGATAATGGAAATGCGTCTTGAAACTCATGCACACTCATAAGAACATCTTTTTCATTGAAAACTAGCAATCTAAGTTTTCCATTATATTCTGTTGAATATCTTATTTTATGGTCTTGATAATCGATAACATAATGCATCCAGTTTTCAAACCATTCTCTCTCTTTTAGTCCTTCGCTCAAATAAATACTAAAAGTCAATTGGTCATATGTGGTGGAATATGGTGCTTGTCTTACAGGCCCATATACTTTTGTCTCTGTTGTTGCTAATGATTTTTGCGGAAGAGTTATGGATGGAACTCTAAATCTCAGATCTTGAGATCCCATTTCTCTAATGTTATTTACTGCAATAGGAGGATGAACAAACAATTCATATCTATTTGCTTTTGTAAATCCAAGTTTTCCTACATTACTTATGAATTCAGATATTGAGGCCATTTATCTTCCTATCTTGCCTTAGCAGAATCTGACCAAACTTTTGATGCAGCTGCTTTTTTAAATTTTTGTACTGGTAAAAACAGAGCAATGTCCCATTCATTTGCGTCTATTTTTACAAAGTTACCTTTTACATGTGTATATAGATATTTCTTCACACACGGTTTTATCATGTTATATTTAGACAAACCTTTTAGGACATTATAAGAAATTGCCAATTTTGTTTTGGCATCATAATTCTTTCCTTGAACTGTTCTGGTTAAAGCATCCATGATTACAATTCTGTTTCTTGGAGAAACATAATGAAGATTGATTCCCACAAATCCGCCAGGAATTTTATCTATCATGAATATGAGAGGAAATTCGTCATAGTAAGGTAATTTTTTTGCATATTTTGGGTCATAGTAATAGCAATACATTGAACCAATCTGTGGTCCGCTGACTTTTCTGTCAGATGCATTTGCTAGTGTGTTTCTACTAATCCTAGTTTCTCTAACCTTTTTTCGAAACCATTCTCTTGCTTTGTTTGTATTTGGTGTAATACCCTGAGCGGCAAGTCTATTTAATAGTGGTGCAAAATTTGCCATGTTATCTTCCTAACTGATCTTCTGTCATAATTTTAAATTCCCAACTTCTGTCTTTACAGAATTCTTCTGCGGCTTTCCATTTTGCTTCATTTACAGACCAAGTTTTCATTTCGCTCAAATATCTAGGTGTAATTTTTTGTCTTTTTCTGGGTGCCTTGGTTTCTTTTTTGGGTTTTACTTCTACTATAATTGTTTTTGGCTTTCCTTCTCTATTCACCTTAACTAGAAAGTCAGGATAATATCTATGTACTTTTTTATCTAAAGGAGATAAATAAGGAATAACTAGTTCTTCACTAGACCAAATTAAAACATCAGGATTTTCATCACAATACTTCATGAATCGTCTTTCCCACATAGAACGATACACAATATTTTTTACATTCCCAACGTATTTTTGTGGGTTATTTGGGTTGTATTTTCCTTTATATGTAAATCTTCTCATTTAGATGAAAAAAACCTTTATAAATATATTTAACTATTTAGGAGAAAAATAGATGTATCAAGAAGCAGGAAGAACAAACGCTTATGATATTGGCCTGTATAGTCAATTTGAAGGATCATATCCAATAGACGGACCTAATGCTATTGAAAATGATTATATTCTTTTTACTGGATATGAAGGAAAAGTTCCTGGCTATACAAAAATAAAAAGTCGAGGTGCTGCTTCTGCCAGGGCAACTGGAACTGTGAAACTTTATATTCCAGAAAATGTTAAAAATTCTACAAAATCAAATTATGAAGGAACAAACGGCGGAACTCTCTTATCGGCCGGTGTAAACGCTGGTGGAAATGTTGATGACCCTGCTTCTCTCAGTGGGGTTACGAAGTATTTGAAACAATTAGGCATTGATGCCATCACCGCGGTCGGTAATGCTGCCATTGGCGACAACGCAGCTGTAACTTCTCAGGCAGTAGGAGTTTCTGGTGCAGCAGCAAATAGACATGTTCTTTTTCAGGGTGTAGATTATAGACAATTTACATATCAATATAACATGATGCCAAAAACAGCAGGCGAATCTCAACAACTAACAAATATAATTAAATATTTTAGAGCACAAATGTCACCCGAATTGACGGCGGGCGGAAACTTTTTTACTCCACCAAACTTTTTTGGAATTAAATATTATATTGATGGAAGAGAATCTTCGCATTTAAATAAAATCAAACCCTGCGTATTAACTGACTGCGAAGTTGAATATGGTGGAAATGGTTCGTTTGGAATGTTTAGAGAAACTGGAGCTCCAGCGGTTGTTAACTTAACTCTTACTTTCCAAGAAGTTCAACTTATAACAAAATCAGACGTACAGGTGGGTTTCTAAAATGTTTAAAAATATTCAAAATATAGTATATGATATGAACCTTGATGGTAGGGTTCGCCCAGTAAAGAATATTTTTAAATATTCTTACATAATTCAATCATATGTAAATAATCCATTGTCAACTTTTGACTATACTGTTTCTGACAGCGATTCAGCAGAATTGATTGCAGCTCGTTATTATGGAGATCCAGAATTATCTTGGATAATATTACTTCTAAATGATATTAAAGATATTTACAGCGAATGGCCAAAATCAGAATATTCTTTGATGAATTATTTAAAGAGAAATTATAATCCCGAAAGATTATCATATTTTGACCTAAAAAGAGTAAAGGCGCTGACAAAGAAAAATAATATTCCTGATCCAAAAGACGGCGATGTAATATATTTGGAAGATTTGGATCAGACTCATAAGTTTGATGGCCCAAGTCAAAATTGGAATTTTATTTCTAATGGAAAACCACAATCAAGAATTTACAATAAAGAATATTTTATAACTTTAAACCAATATGATACTCCACAGTCATTTGTAGTTTCTTCAAAAACCTCAAAAATACCTGTCACAAATATGACTCTTAGAATTTATAGAGGTTCTACTGTAAATATAAACTTTACAGGACAAGATGTTTCTAGATTATACATTACTAGAGATGATGGTGGTAGTTTCACTTCTGAGAATTATTTTAGAGAATATAGAGAAGGGATTGAAAATAATAGATTGTCAAATGGATTATTGACATTTAATGTTCCTATGGATGCGCCTAATAGATTATATTATCAATCTTCTAAGTATAGAGATGTGAGAGGTTCTATTGATATTTTAAATAGGGAAGATGAGTATTATGTTGAACATTCTGATAAAAATTCCTTACAGCAAAGAAGCGGCAATAGAGTAGGACAACTTGCTAGAGTTGGAAGTGATTTTTATATTTGGAACGGAAATATTAAAACTATAAACAATTTTATTAGTACTTGGGAAAAATTGACAACTGATAGTAAAGTTCTTCATTTAGACATTGCAAAAAAAATTCCTAAACATTATATACACACAGAATATGACCATATTATTTCTTCCGAAACATATACACATTTATCCGATCAAGAAAAAAAATTATATAAAAAATATTCATCATATGAATATGAATTTGATCTAAATGAAAATAATAGAATAATAAAAATTATGAGAAGAGAAGTTCTTTCAGAATTTTTGAAAGAATGGGAAAGGATTTCTAAGTAATGTCTGATTTTGCAAAGTTAGGTGATTATCAAATAAATGATTTGACAATAACATCACACAATGGATTTCAAAGAAGTCTAATACCAATGGCAATGTCTATTCAAGTTTTTGAAGATATATTCTCTCCAAACATGACATGTAGAATTAGTATTAGTGATGATGGTGGAATGTTAAATTATTTGCCGATTATTGGACAGGAAAAGGTATCTTTTTCTTTTGTGACTATGGGTGGTACAACATCTATTAATATGAATATGATTGTTCATAAAATATCTGGCCTCACTGCCGATGGATTGTCTCAGTTATATAATTTAGAACTAGTTACCGAAGATATGATAAAAAATTTCGAAATGAGAATATCAGAAAGATTTGAGGGTAGTGTTACAGAAATAGCACAACAAGTCTTTAGTAAAATGGGAACAACAAAACAGTTGGAAGTTGAGCCCAGCGATGATAGATATGATGCAGAAACTGGAATCGTAATTCCAAATATGACTCCGATAAAGGCTTTAGATTTTTTAAGTGGAAAGGCATTTTCTGATACTTATAAAAGTTCTTCTTATACATTTTTTGAAAATTCTAAAGGATATCATTTAAAACCTATTGAAGCTTTGGCACAAGGAGCCTCAAAAAATAAATTTTATCTTGGAGATTTGAAAAATGTTGATGGGCCAGGAGGACAGAATTCGGAAAACAAGAAAGTAATTGATTATTCTTTTGATTCTAATTTTTCTGTTATCGATAACATAATGAGAGGAATGTATGTCGGAAATTTAATTACCGTTGACCTTCTTACAAGAAATTTCAAAACTTTAGAACATTCATATTGGGATAATTATATGGATTATCAATATATGAATGATGGCCCTATACATGATGTTAGCGGAACAGGTGTTCAATATAATCCAAGCACATTATATATTGCTCCCGAAACAGAACTAGAAACTGGAAAGCCTTTGCAGAATCAAGAAAAGATATTTCTTCAAAGAAAGTTTCACAGACAATTGATGCAGAACATAAAATGCACAATAAGTGTATATGGAGATAGTGATTTGACAGTTGGGGATTGTATTGATTTGAATGTTCCATTATTTAGTTCGACAGACCCAGATGAAATAGATAAATATTACAGTGGTAAATATTTAATCATGGCAATTCGGCACAGATTGCAATTTGGTAGATATATTACAGATATAGAAGTTGTTAAAGATTCTTTCAACGATTCGTTGCCATCTCCAATACCAATTCCAGTAGAAAATCGAGGAAACGCCAGATGATGAATTTTATGGGTAGAGAAGGTATGGTCTGGTGGCAGGGTATCATCGAAGATATCAAAGACCCTGAGGCTTTAGGTAGAGTTCGAGTCCGTATTATCGGATACCATACCGAAGATAGACAACAATTACCTACAGATGCGTTACCTTGGGCATCTCCAATTATGCCAATTACCTCTGCTGCGATAGCCGGTATAGGACAATCTCCTACTGGTGCATTGCCTGGCGCATGGGTTATGGGTTTCTTTAGAGATGGTGAGGCAGCTCAAGATCCTATTATATTTGGAACAGTTTATGGGCGTCCAAACGATACATCACAGACAACAGAAGATGGTTCATATCCATCTTCAGATGAGAGGGTGCCTGGCGCGTCCACAAACAACGAGACAGATGTTAACAGACTTGCAAGGGGAACTGGCGTCAGTGAAGAATCTGGTGGCTCTGGTGATGCTAATGGTGTCAGTGATGGTGCTGCAAATACTGGAGATCAAACTGCACATGGAAAAGTGGATCAAGACGGAACGCCATCAGATTCTGAAAACAAAAAAAGACTTTCAAAGATTACTACTAAAAATGGAAAATCAACATATGTAGCTACAATATTTGCAGAAAATTTTCAAAATTTTATCAATGAACTAGAAAAAACACCAGCACCAAATCATCCAAATGGATATACGATTTATAGTATAGGTGGGTATAATCATAGAAAATCCGCAGCGGGAAGTGGTGCATGGAGTTATCATGCGTCTGGTGCATCTATCGATATCAATCCTAGAGAAAATCCATATAGTTCGCAATTTATAACTGATATGCCATCAAACACTTCAGCTATTGCAGCAAAATATGGATTGGGTTGGGGCGGTGATTGGACAAGCAAAAAAGATACAATGCATTTTAGTATGGCTTCGGCAGAGCGCGGTTCTGTAAAATTAAAAAGAAATGGTGTTGTCCCAGATCCAAACACTGGTAGTCAAGAAGGTAGTCCAAGTTCTTCAGGTTCGTCCAGTGTTTATGGTAAAGGGAGTCCATTCCTTGGCGAAGGAAACACAAGGTATACTGCTCCGCAAAATCAACCGAAAATACAGACACAAGCACGTCCGGCCGTGAACGCGCAAGATTGGCAGTCTGGAAAAACTTATCAGGTTGGAGATGTTGTAAAAAGTCCAGTTCTTTCAAAGGGGCAAAATTCCACAGGAGGCCCGCCACATACAATGAAAAGCGGAATTATCTCTTCTGCTTCAGCATTGGGAATTTCTGCCGTTGATTTGGCTACAGTAATATCATACGAAACTGCTGGAACATTCAATCCAAGAAAACCTGGCCCTACAACCAAATGGGGTCAACACAAAGGGTTAATTCAATTTGGAGAACCTCAGGCTACACAGTATGGAGTAGACTTTACTACAGAACAATCTGCAATAGATACTCAATTAGGATCAAATGGCGCAGTAGTGAAATATCTACGAGATGCTGGTGTGAAGCCAGGAATGGGACGATTGGAAGTTTATTCTGCAATCAATGCCGGTGGAATTGGAGAGAAATACTATGGAAGAAGCGATAGTTCTTCTGGTGGAGCTGCTGGTACAGTCAGAGATAAAGTAAACAACCAAATGGCCGGACATGAAGTCAAAGCAAATAGACTCCTGCAAGGTACTGACGAGGCCAAATTTGTTGAACAAACTGTATTTATCGCAAGGAAGGCTGGTATTTCTGGAAGTGATGGTGGGCCTAGAAAATCTAATCTAACTGATGGTGATGTTCTTTGGGAAGTTGCAAATAACGAAATTCAACAACAATCTGTGAGTGAACAATTTGCAGAAGCCGAAGCAGCAGCTGCAACAACCTCAGATGGATATACCACAAACAATAAAGGAATTTCCAATACTCCTGCTGAAAACAAACCAGCGGCTGTACAACAAAAAGAAAATAGTATTGATGAAACGGATTTGTTTAAAGAACCAGATAATCCTTATGCAGCAGAATATCCATACAATAAAGTTTTGTTTACTGAGTCGGGACATATTCAAGAATTTGACGATACGCCTGGTGCAGAAAGAATACATACTATGCACAAGTCAGGAACATTTCAAGAGATACATCCAGACGGCACGACAGTAACAAAGGTTGTGAAGGATAATTATCAGATTGTCTTTGGAGAAAATAACATATATGTGAAAGGGAATCTGAACATAGTCGTAGATAAAGATGTAAATATAAAAGTGAGTGGCGCTGTTGATGCCCAGATTGGTAAAACTCTGAATTCGCAGAGTGGTGGAAATACAACAATCAAAGCACCAAGAATAGATCTAAACCCATAGGAAACTAAAATGGCAACACTTCAGACGAATAAAGATTTTGATTTGAAATTCACCAGAATGCCTAGTGGTGATGTGAAAATTAAAACAGATAAACCACAACTAAATCAATTTCCGGCAATAGAACAGAGTTTAATTAATATTTTGTTAACAAATAAAGGAGAAAAACCTTTTAATCCGGCTTTCGGTGGTGATTTATATGCAAGTTTGTTTGAACTCATTCCAGATATTGAGTTTTTATCTATTCCAGGCCAGATAAATATAAAAGAAAATATAAAATTAGTTCTAGAAGAATATGAACCAAGAATCAATGTAATGGAAGTTAATTTTGTTGGAGATGGAGAAAATAGATATGGCAAAGGTTCAGTTCATAAATCTACTGATAATAATCAGATCAACATTGAAATTAAATATATTGTTCCACCAGCAACACAAATGTATGAATATACACTACAAGTAAAAAGAGTAAGATAAATGGCCAAGAACATTAACATATCCGAATTAGATTTCAATTCAATTAAACAATCTATCAAGGCATATATGCAGTCAGACGAGACTTTCAAAGATTATAATTTTGAAGGATCTGCCCTTAATACTCTTACTGATATATTAGGATACAATACATATTATAATTCATTTTATTTGAATATGATGGCAAATGAAATGTTTCTTGAGACTGCAAGGTTGAGAGATAATGTTGTTTCTAAGGCGAAATTGCTGGGTTATACACCGACATCAAACAAATCTTCTGAAGCAACTATTGTTGCTACATTCGTGATAGAAAATTCTGTGAGCGATAGATTAAATTCAAAATATACAAATATTAAAATTGATAGAAATTTTGTTTTCAAATTGAATGCAGATGGCGCAGAGTATAGATTTGTCCCTAAAATTAATAGAGTTGTAAATCGTTCTCAAAATCCTATAGATATGGGTAACGGAAAATATCGCCACATATATGAAATATTTGATTTGGAATTGATTCAAGGAAACGAAGTTCAAGAAATGTATACAGTAGATACTTCTGATCCAAATCAGAAATTTTATATTTCAAATCAAAATGTAGACATATCCTCTCTTAAAGTTTATGTAAAAGAAAATCAATTTAGCGATACAATTGAAGAATATAGCATCAATACAGATACAATGTCGTTAACAGATATTTCTACAAGATATTTTTTACAAGAATCTACTGATGGAAAATATGAAATATTATTTGGAGATGGTGTTCTAGGAAAAGAATTAGTGTCTGGTAATGTGATAACTATAAAATATATTACTACTGCTGGTGCAGCAGCAAATGGTTTTGGTGGAAAAATGACTTTGTTGGGTAAAAGTATTCCAGACGGAATCAAACCAGCATCATCTACTTTGGTTCCAAACAACCTTGAAATTGTCGGAAGAACTTACAATGGCGCAGATAAAGAAAGCATAGAATCTATCAAGTTTTATGCTCCAAGAACTTTTGAAGGACAAAATAGGGCAGTAACTGCTAGAGATTATATGACAATTGTTCCAAAAATATATCCACAGACTGCATCAATGAATATTTGGGGAGGAGAAGATAATAACCCACCCCAATACGGTAGGGTTTTTATTTCAATTAAACCTAATACTGGATTATATCTTTCACAACTTGAAAAACAATCGCTTCAAAATAATTTGATAAAGAATTATTCAGTATTGGGGCTGACTCCTGTCATTGAAGATCCAGATTTTATTAAACTAAAATTAAACATTCAAGTTAAATATGATAATGAAGCAACACTTTTAGATGAAGCAGATTTACTAGGCGCAGTAAAAAATTCTATTGTAGATTTTAATGAAAAGTTTTTAAATGATTTCAATAGTTATTTTAGATATTCTCAATTTTTGGCTAAAATTGACCAAACAGATGAGTCCATCACAAACAACTTGACTACCATGATTTTAATTAATGAACAAATAGCAACACTCAATACTGCTTCTGCATATAACTTTAACTTCAGTAATGCAGTTTCTCCAAACTCAATTTATTCTAATGCTGTTTATGTGTCTGGTGGAGATGTTCCATATTATATTGATGATAATGGACTTGGTTCTATTAGAATGTATTATATCAATAATTTTAATACAAGAGTATATAATACTCTTCCAATCGGAACTATAAATTACACTACAGGAACGATCAATATTCCAGATTTAAATATATCTGGAGTTTTAGGTGGAGATGTGTTTGGGGTTGCATGTACTCCAGCATCAAATGATATCTTTCCCGTAAGAAATCAAATTATATTTATTGATATGGAAGAACTGGATGTAACTATGTTGCCAGACACAGACGAATTCAACGAGAACTATGATATTTCAACTCAGAGAGTTGTTGTAAGTAGAAATGTTTCTACAACATATAACACAGGAAATTCATCTATTTCATCATCTGGAGCAAATTCTTCAATAACGAGAGTTTATAGTGACAGCGGGCAAACAAGTTCTGGTTCGTCTGGAACCAATACTGGTACTGGTAGTGGATACTAAGAATGTCAAGCAACATCAAAGATATATCAAATTATATAAGACAACAACTTCCTTACTATATTTCTTCTGATGAAGATTATGGTAAGTTTGTAAGATTTCTAGAATTATATTATGAGTGGTTATCTCAACCATCAAATGTATCTGATGTAACAGGAAAAATTATTGATTATACCGATTTAGACCAAACTCTTGACCTTTTTGTTTCTATGTTCAAAAGCGAACTGGCTGATAGTTTTCCAAACATTACCAGAATAAAAGGTATTGAGTTTTCAAATGAAAATACAGAAAATAATACACAATCTGCAACTATTACAACTTCAGATCAAAATTTCTTTGCAGATGGGTCGAATCATACTTTTAAATTAAATTATTTCAATCCTCTTTATTATCTTGGAAACCCAGATGATAATAGTAAAGTTGTAGAGATTAAGGTTTTCACAAATTTAGCAGGATCGGCGAGAGGGACAGATAGTTCTTTGGATGGGGTTCTTGATTTCTTAACATCTCCTGATGTCGATCCAAATGGTTCTGCTGGTTCATATAATTTACTCGTAGAAAATACTGATTATGTTTTGATTGACAATACAATTAAATTTATTGATATTAATGGTGACCCTGAAGCTCCAACCAATAATGATTTAATTAAAGTTAGATTTTATATTGAGTCTATATTACAGACAACAGGAACTGCTGATAGTGAAGATGATGTTAAGAAAATTGTCTCTGATGCATCTATCAAAAAAACTAGTTACACAAATCAAAAAAACTTTTTGAAATTTATGAAAGATTTCTATCAATCAAAAGGAACAGAACCATCATATAAATTTTTGTTTCGTTCTATTTTCAATGAAGATATAGATATCTATTATCCAAAAAATAATTTATTCAAGCTGAGCAACAATGTTTGGGACAGCACTAGAAGTTTAAGAGCAATTCCATATTCTCCTTCAAAGGTTACTGATCCTAAAGTAGAAACTCCATATAGAATAAAAGGTAAAACATCTAATGCAACCGCTACAGTAGAATATTATAATGATGTTACTATTGGTTCATATTCGGTTAGAGAATATTTTATAACAAATATCTCTGGTGATTTTACAAATAAAGAAAAAATTGAAATTCTTCAAACAAATAACACAACATATGAAGAGGAATTATATGTATGTGTGGTTGGATTTGATATTATTGAGCCCGGCCAAAACTATCCAAGAAATAGACCTCTCACAAGTTATGTTTCTGATGCTGGTTCTGGGACTGGATTTTCTGCAATGATTCAACACACAACGATGGGTTCTCTTGATGAAATTGAAATCATTGGATCTGGTTCTAACTATATTACTGGCGAACAAATAGATTTTGCAGAAACTGGTTCGTTAGGATCTGGTGCTCTTGGTGAAGTGAGCGAAATTGACTCAGTTACTACAGACTATGAGGTTGTTTTCAATCAAAATCCAGAGTCTTTAGAATATCCTGTTCTGTCATTTGATATTTCTCTTTCTGGTGATATATATCCTTCAAATTCCACAAATACAATAGTTTCAATTGAAAATATTGATTCTAAAACAAACGATGTTTTAATTTTATATGATTATGAAAATTTAATTCGTGATAGAAGAGTATATCAAAATGGAATGTCATTTCATGGGTTTTTGTTGGATAAAAAGTCAAATACAATTGCATATAGACACAAAGCATCTCTAATGCCTGTGGAAAATCCACTCGATACTGTAGTAAATACAAATTTTGGAGAAGTTACTGATACTAGAATTAGACAAGATTTGGATATTAGAGTCGATTCTGTAGATGCAAATGGTGGTATTACTTCAGCATCTGTTATTACTCCTGCGGCTAATCCAACTTCGATTTTTCCTAATATAATTCAATTAACTAACCAAACAGCAGTCTTAAACAATGGCCTTGGATTTGGAGCCAGTTTTGATGTTGTTGTTGAGAATAATACTATTACTAGTCTCACTTTAAATGCCGATGATAATTCTCAATTATATTCAATTAATGATATTGTAAAAATTGATGGTTCTACTTTTAGACCAGATGGCGAGAGCATTAATGATGATGTATTCATTAAGATCACAGCTGTTGCGGGTGGAGTTGTTGTGACTGATATTGAAAGCGATGCATATACAACAACTAGTGTAAACGGTACTGGCGCAGTTTGGGATATTGATACTACACAAGCAACATATCCAAAACTAATATCAGTTTTATTGAGTGATGCAGATTCTAATGGAAATCCATCTCCTACTAGTGGATATGAAGTGGGAGATTCATTTACGATACCTGGCTCAGTTATCAACGGCACTGATGGTGAACACGATCTGACGATTGAAGTTACTGAAGTGGATAATAATGGAAGAATTCACAGTTTCCAAACGCTAGGTCGTCCACAGGGCGGACAGATATCATCATTTACACAAGAAAATTTTCCAACACTACCAGATGCAAAACATGAATTCTATAATCCAACATTTGTTGCAAACAATCCAAACGGCGGGCCCGTTGGTGTTGGATTAAAATTTTCTGTGAATGTAGATGGAAGTTCATATTCTGTTATAAATCCTTTTGGTGTGTCTCGTGGCTCAGGATATGAGGTGGGAACTACTCTTACTATCAATGGTGAATTATTGGGAGGAACTACTGGTGTAAATGACCTTGTAATTCGAATTGATGATGTAGTGGACAATATTAGAGATGGAGAGTTTATTTCTGGACAAGTAAAAGAGTTGTCTGTTGTTAGTGGAACAGCTGTAAATAAAACAACATATAGAAATGTAAGTGTACAAAATGGAAAAGGAAGGGGTGCTAGATTTGATGTTGCTGTTAATTCTGGAACCTATTCTATTACAATTCCAGCGGGAAAAGAGGGAACTGGATATTCTATAGACCAAACTCTTACTATTCCTGGCCAAGTTCTTGGTGCCCAATGGATTAAAGATGGATTTGTGGCTGGTTTGGATCAAGTTGGAGAGTATGCTCTTCACACAGATTTTGGATATGCCAGAACAGATGATGTCGATGAAATTCTATCAAATAGCTTAACAAATAATGAATTGACTTTAGATTTTTGGTATTTTAGAAAATCAACATCCATAACTGATTTAAATTCTCCTGGCTCATCAATATTTTCTTTCAATGTTGAAGATGGTGGAGATCAAAAAACAATTCTTTGGCAAAAAACAGACGGAACACTTTTATTAGAAGATAGTCTTGGAAATCAATTAACAACTGCACAATTAGAATTTGGAAAATGGCATCATATCGCTGTTTATTTTAGCGACAATGCAACTACAATATATGTTGATGGAAAAAAAGAAGATACTATTGCGTCCACAAACATGCTTGAATATACTACAGGTACTAATTTTTATGTCGGCGCTAGACAAGACGCTGGACCAGACTATGTAATACTTGATTATACTTTAGGTTTCTTTGGTAGTATGAGATTTACCAAAGGACAGAGATATGAGGAACAACCAATTAATGGGGATGGTAATATTTTAGTTGAAGATTTGGGAACAGAAAATGTGTTGTCTGGAAATGGACTAAATCCTGTAAATGTAAATCCAGTTCCAAGTTATAGAAATATTAGAAATTCAGTAAAATTGACAAACTCCTTTGTTGCAACAGAAGGACAAACTGTATATGCATTAGATTATGACTCAACACAACAGATTGTAATTACTATCAATGATTCTCCAACAACCGCATTTTCTGCGACAGATGGATATGAAATTACTTTTGATAGTGGTTTGACTGCTGGTGATGTTGTAGTTATTTCTTCATATTCTGTTATAAATGATGATCTTGAATATATCATTTACGATTCAAATAATGCAGTTGCTGCGAATACGATCCTTTTAAGAAGAATGGATTCTGATGGAATCTATTCGTCATATCAACTTCCAGATGGACATTCATTGAGAGTAAAATATTCTGCGCGGCCACCGGCGGGAGTAAGCAAAACAAGACTTATTACTGGTGGTAGTAATTATATTCGTTATTTGTATGGTTATGTAAAAGACAAAACTATGGATTATAATTCAATTGGTGATGGCGCATTTTTCTTAGGCAAAGGAAAAACTGTTGGCGGGATTAGTAAAATCAATATTTATGAAAGCAATATTCAAGATCAGTATGATGGGTTTGGAGTTGGTTACGATACACCACCGACTCTAGACCTATCTCAACTTGGAGATGGTACTGCACAAGTAAATGTTTTGACAGGGCCGGTTTGTGTTAGAGAAGGACAATATATTAATGATGAAGGTTTCTTATCGGCAGATAATAGAATAACTGACAGTTATTTGTGGCAAGATTATTCATATGTTATCAAAGTTGGTAGATATATTGATGAGTGGAGAAAAATCGTTAAGAAAGTAGTTCATCCGGCCGGACTAATGATGTTTGGTGAATACTCAATTACTACCACGGCGGAATTGAGAAAGACTGCAAATGCAGCATGGAGTCAATTGATATATGAGATTATCAAAAATATCAACTTAAAAGTCAGAAATATGGATGGTTTGGGAAGATGGACATATGGATCTTCATTTCCAATGAACACCAATGACTTAAATTCTTATGGGTATAAAATTGTCTATGATAATAGACAACCAACAATAAACAGCACGATTGATGGATTGTATCAGGGCGTGGGTACTGGAGAGGTATCTGATGATACAATTGGAGCAGCCACAGTTGACACGGGTTCTGGTAGATATGCACTTTTAGATGAAAATCAAGATGATGCATACCAATGGAATGTTGTAAAATATATTGCATTGAACTACAAAGATGCGTTTGGAAAAGATTATGAAAATTATTACGAATCAGAACTTATTGGAAATACAGTAACTGTATATGATTTGTCTGATACTGAAATTACAAATGATGAATACATAAACACACGTCCTTGGGCGAAATATCAAATCACTTCAATTGAATTTGATGATGATGCTGAAGATAGAATAGTCACATTTACTGTGAAATATTTGAAACATTATAAAAATATTCCAACACTTTCCCCAGAAAACAAAGTAGAATTCAGATGGGATAATATCTTTAGAGGAAATGTGGACAGAATGAACAACTATTGGGTCGGTTCTACTCTAGATGGTGCCAATCCAAGAGATGAAAAAATGATCATAAATATTTCTGGAAGATATAATAATAACAAAGAAGGAGATGTGCCTACTTTACATACAACCTATCGTTCTCTAGAAAGATTTAAATTCTACTTTACAGCATATTATCCTTGGCAAAATCTAGCAGCACTGTTGTTTAGTCCACAGAGAGAAATGGAAGCTTCCCCATACTGGAATAGAAGAAAATTAATTCAAGGCAATCAACTCACTCATGTTCCAAGACGGCCTACAGAATTTAATATGTGGTATTTCTTGCCAGTTGAGGTTGCTGGAGATTATGATTGGATTGCAAATACGGATGGAACTGACCATCAATGGACTAATACTAGAATTTCTGAAATTACAGAAAAATCGGATAGAAAATATAGAGCAGTTCTAGATTCACATTTAGATTTGAATCCTGTATATTTGGTAATGAGTGAAGAAAATCCTAATTCTAGTACTAGAAAAAGAATGGGCCCTACTAATTTATCAGTAGAAAGAGCTAAATTCAATGAAAAAACTCAGATGATAGATTATAATGTAGACAGAATTGATTATAACGAAAATGAGTTGTATATGAACACATTTGGAAAATATATCGTTCCCGGCGGGTTACATAATAAAACTAATTTTGCTTCTGAATCGAGCATAATAAAATTCCGTTCAGAACCAACCACATTGGAAGAATTGAATAATATGATAAGTTCAACTATGATTGACTAAAAAAGATTATAAATAGTAAAAACTTACAAAGACTTAAAAGGTAAAAAAATGGCAGCAATTATCACAAACAAATTGAGGATTTTCAACGCACAAGAATTCCTACAATCAATAAACCGTTCTTCTCCTGTCTGGACAACTAATAGAGCATATTCTGCTGGGGATTCTGTAGTAAATAACAGAAACCTTTTCATTGCAGTCTCTAATGGAACTTCTGCAGCAACAGGAACAGGGCCTACGCCATCTTCTCTTACAGATGGTACTGTAACATGGGTACATCAAGGTCTTGCAGTATATAACAATCTGTATATGTCAGTTGCAAGACACACTCCTTGGGTGAATGATGCAAATCCTCCAACTCCACAAGATTCTATTGGATATGGTTATTCAGTAAATGCAGATGCGATTGCAATGAAAAAGATCAATTATGCTGATATGACTCTCGCTATTCCAAGAATTAATTGGACTTCTGGAAGAGTTTATACAATGTTTGAACACGATTCCCCAGAAGAAATCATTCCAAACAATTATGTAATTACTGATTCTGGAAATCAATACAATGTCTACAAATGTATTAGTAACCAAAGATATATTGACGATTCAGTTGGTGTTCAAGCTGTCGCATCTACTGTCAAACCTACTTCTACTTCTACTACTTCATTTGAGACAACTTCAGACGGATATGTGTGGAAGTATATGTATTCTATTGAACTTTCAAAGGCCTTAAAGTTTTTGACTAAAGACTATATTCCAGTCGATTCTGTTTTATATGAACCCGTTGATACTACTAGTGCAGAGTATGTACAGTGGCAAATTCAACAAAATGCGGCATCAGTTGATGGAGAAATTGAATTTATTAAAATTGAACCAAACGAACCAGGCGGCGCTGTCTCTGGTGGTGCTGGTTATCATCCAAATATTAATAAAACTGGTGTAACTTTAAGTGGAAATACTCTAAGTATTACAAATTTACCAAACAATTCTCTTGATTATACAGGATATTTTGTAGTTGATTTAGGTAATAACGAACAGTTTGAAATCACAGAATGGAATGTAACTGGAACAACTGCTAATGTTACGGTCAATGGAACATTTACTGGTGGTGCAGACAGAAATATTATTGTTGCCCCAGGCGTATCTATTGCTGGTAATGGTTCTGGTTTCTCTGCATATGGTCTTGTAACTATTGACAAAATTTCAGAAATGAGAATTACCGCTCAAGGTGCAAATTGGAGCGCAGTTGATAGTGCAACTATTGATACTGTAAATGTTCCAGCATTTGGCGGTGATGGAAATCCAAATGTAAATGCGTGTAAAATCAAACCTATTATTTCTCCAGATTTTGGTCATGGTTATAATGCCATTGAAGAGCTTGCTGGATATTATGTCATGATTTCAATGAGATTAGAATATGATGAACAATCCACAAGAAATAACAGTTTGGGTAATAGTGAAACCAAAGTAATGTTCCCTGTTTCTGGAGATGAAGCACAATTCAGACAAATTGCTGTTGTTGCAGACCCACTAGAAGCAACCACAGACAATCCACCAGCTACGGAAGAATCTTATAGGGGCCCACAACACCCAGATTTTGGTACAGCAGACGAAGAACCTTTTGACATATTGACAGGTTCTGGTAAAGTACTTTATACAGAAAACAGACAGCCGGTTGCCAGAGCAATCGACCAAATTGAAGATATTAAAATAGTATTCGAATTCTAATTAATTTGAGAGAAGAAAAACATGGCCTTAAATCTTAATGTAGCTCCTTATTTTGATGATTATGATGTAAATAAGGGGTACTTAAAAATACTCTTCAAACCTGGCAATTCTGTTCAAGCCAGAGAAATGACGCAACTTCAGACAATACTGCAAAATCAAATTGCCAATCTATCTGATCATTTCTTTAAAGAAGGTTCTTTGGTAATTCCTGGCCAAGCAGCTCTTGATTTGAAAGCAAATTATGTAAAAGTAGAACTTGGTGGAACTCTCTCTACTGCAAATGGATTTGTAGGAAAAATTGTTCAGGGTAAAAGCACAGGAATTAGGGCATTAGTTGTAAATTATGCAGATGCTGTTGATTTAAATAATGATGATGTTATCGATGGTTCTAATGATGAGTTAACTACCCTATATGTTAAATATTTAGATAGCACAACTTCAGGAAACACAACATTCTCTGATGGCACAACAGTAAATATTTTAGAAAATGGAACAGCAAATTTTACAATAAATGGCCAAACTGTATCTTTAGCAGAAGGACAAACTTCCACCTTTGTGGAAGGAGAAGAACTTGTTACAACAACCGACGATGGTGTAAACTTAACTTGTACCGTTCAAAATAATTCTCAAGTTTTAAATCCTATTGGAATTGGTTCTCTCGCATTTATCGAAGAGGGAGTTTACTATATTGGTGGTAAATTAGTAAGAGTCGCATCACAAAGTATTATTCTAGACAAATATAATAACAAACCATCATATAGAATTGGATTGGAAATTTCTGAAAGTATTGTATCTCATAATGACGATACTAGTTTATTGGATAATTCTTTAGGAACTACAAACTTTAATTCTCCTGGCGCCGACAGATATAAAATTCAACTCACTCTTACCAAACGAGATTATGATGTTATTGACACAAATAATTTTGTAGAATTGATAGCAGTTAAAGATGGGTATATTAATAGTTATGTTCAAAATACAGACTATTCTGTTTTAATGAAAACATTAGCAAGAAGAACATATGACGCGGATGGAGATTTTACAATTCGTCCATTCAAATTAGATATCAGAGAATATTATAAAGAAAATAATAATGGTGGTGTGTTTTCAATGTCAGATTTTGAATTTGACACAGAAGTTGCTGCAAGACAGTTTGCATTTGATTGGGGATTTAGTGATGACATTGGATGGGTGATCAACGGCCAAGGTCAGGCGCATACTATTTCTTCTATTGACAGATTAAATTATCCAGAACAAAATTTAGATGAAACTGGTTTAAAATATTATCCGGCAAATAACCATGAAAATCTTATGGTTGCAATTAGAGACAAATTAGCCATTGGGGTAGAATCTGGGAAGGCTTATATTAAAGGATATGAAATTGAACGCAAACCTTCTTCAAGACAAGGAAAATATATTGTATTTGATAAATCTAGAAGCAATTATCAAATAAACAACAAATATATGCCTGTGAATTTAGGAGCATTTGTTTATACCAGCGACTCCAAAGGTTTATTTAAAATAGACGAAGAAGTAAAATTGGTAAATGTTCATATTTCTAACTCAGGCCTTACAAAATTTATAAGTGTAAATGAGAATGTTGATGAATCGGAATCGAACTATTTAACAACTATTACATATGATGAAGATGATACATTTTATCAAGGTGGCGGAACTGCATTAGGAACGAATATATATGGAACTGATGTTATTGCAACTGCAAAAGTAAAGGCAGTTGAATATTTTGCAGATTCATCTTCTGATGCAAAGAAAAATAATTATTTACAATCTAGCTATCGTCCAACAACAGATGTTGAAAAAAGTAAAGAATCTGCAATCTATAAAGTATATTTATATGATATAGAGTATGAAACAAATCCTAGAACATCACAACCCTATAATATGTCTAATGCTCGGTCTATTGTTTCTTCTGCTGAGCAGACTCCAGCGGGAATTGGTACTCCAATTTATGAAAATGGTGCCAATATTCTTACGCAATTGCAGTTGACAGATGTTCAAGGCGGATTCACCTACAAAAGTATGATATATGATAAATTTAATGTGAACTTTAGAGGAATTAACTATTATTACAATTCGATTTATTCAATTATGTTGGTTAAACCTTTAAACTCTGGAAATATTGCCAGTGGGGCCGAGGGTACAGGTGTTTTACCTTCTGCAACTTTTAATATAAATGAAGTTATTCAAGAAGCAATACCATCCACTGATGTTGCAAGTGTTAATGTAAATTCTTGGAATGGGTCTCAAACCGCTGATGTTGGAAATGTTTCTGCAAGAATTTTTAGTAAAGCAGTTCTTCATAATACAAATGGTTCTAGTATTATTCCAATCGGACATGATTGGGTACAAACTGCTAGAAGTATTGACCCTATAAGTGGTATTGCTTCTATTGATACACAATATTCAGTTATAAAAAGATTTGATAATGTAAGCACATCTCCCACGACAGGAAATGTAACACTTACAATAACTGAATCTGATGCTTTTTTTGAAAATATTCCAAGTAAATATTTCATTTTTTCTTCCGCAACAACTACACAAAATAATGGAAACATTGGATTTACTTCTAATTTTTCATTTTCTACGGATTTAAGAACAGTAACATTCAATGTTTCTGGTGATACCATTGCAAATGGTTCTGCCGGGCTTGTTGTATATGCACCAGTTAAGAAAACTTCTGCTAAAGAAAAAACAAAAACACTTGTAAAAAATTATGTTGAATTGCCGCTTACTTTGTTAAATGCTTCTGGAGCAACCATAACTCCAGTAGACTATAACAATAGTCTTAGTTTTGAAGATAATGATTCATCAGGAACATATGGTGTAGATATTTTAAAGACAAATAGCAGTAATGCTACTGGAACTGTAAATCCGACTTTTGCTGTTGGTGCGAATTTAGATATGAGTTTGAGTTTATCAACTTTGCAACTGCAAAAATCAGACATTAGAGAATTGGTAAAACTTTATGATACATGTAATGTTAACAATGTTGCATATAGAGTTGATGTTGTGTCTGATACTAAAAAATATATTCATGAAATGACAGCAGATGATTTTGCTTTTGCAAGGAGTGCATATGAATTTTATGAACAAACAGGACAATCTCCATTCAATGTAAATTTGGACAATAATATTGTTACTAGTTTAGTTGACCTTGCAAATGCATTAACTATTAGTGAAATTGAAAATCCGTTTAAAATTCAGATGGAAACCGCCTGGGCCGCCGGTCAGTTGATCACAAATCCAACTGATGTTCCTGTTAAAATTAATGATATAACAGATAGATATGATTTATTTGACGGCCAAAAACCATCAATTATTCAGTTAGGAGAATTAAATTTAAAATCTGGAAGTTTACCCTGCGGAGGCCGTCCAATTGTTGTGTATAATTACTACAATCACGGCATAGGTGATTATGCGTCCGTAGATTCATATGTAGATGGATATTCGACTATAGGTTATTATCAAAATTCTCGTTTATCAGATGTTATCGATTTCCGTCCAGCAGTTTCGTATCAACAGCTAACAGGATATCCTATAGGAGAGGGAGTTGTTTCTGATTCGACTGACTATCCAATTCATAATACCGCAATTAGTGCTGATATTAGAATATATCTTGCTAGAAAGGATAAACTATATATTGACAAATTAGGAAGAGTGAGAGTTAAATATGGTTCTCCTAGCGAAGACCCTTCAATGCCAGAAGATGCAGCCGATGGCATGGTAATTTACGAAATAAACACCGATCCATATACAATAAGTCCAAAAGCTCTTACTGTTAAAATGAGAGATAATAAAAAATATAGCATGAAAGACATTGGTAAACTAGAAAAAAGAATTGAAAATCTTGAATATTATACATCTCTCAATCTTTTAGAAAAAGACACTATGGATCTCGCAGTGAGAGATGAAAACGGAAATGATCGATTCAAAAATGGATTTATTGTTGATAGATTTGTAGATCATACAGTTGGTGATGTTTTTGATCCAGATTATAAAGTTTCAATTAGTAAATCTGAAGGCGTTTTGCGGCCGTTCTTTACTGAAAAAAATGTTAACATGTCAATTAATGCAGCTGCATCTGATGGATATGCAATAAAAGAACAAAAACTGTATTTGCCATATACAAGCGAATATCTAATCACACAAGAAAAATCTTCAAAAACTGTGAATGTTAATCCTTTTGCTATTTTCACATTTAGAGGAAGTGTTGCTCTATTTCCGTCTACTGATGAATGGAAAGTAACAAATCAGGCTCCAGATATTGTAACTGATAGAAGAGAAGAGTATGAAAATATTTTTGGAGCGCTTCTTCCTGAAGATGGAGTTCTAGGCACAATTTGGAACGAATGGGAACAAAACTGGACAGGAGAGAGTTCAGATTCTACATCCAGCACACGAAGAGTGAATAGAAGTAATGCAACTTCTTCAGTTATTTCTGGTGGAAGAACATCTGGTGGCATTAGAAACGAAACAACTACAATTACGACTACTACACTCACTGGACAACAAACAAGAACTGGTACTACAAATATAGTTCAGTTGCGCGATAATACAGAAACCGTAGGACAAAGAATACTTAGTACTGAAATTATTCCGTTTATGAGAGCAAGAGATGTTTATTTTAGTGCTGATAGATTGAAACCAAATACAAGACTATATCAATATTTTGATGGAGTAGACGTTTCTCAGTATTGTAAATCTTCTACTTTAGTAACAATTAATGACATTCCTTCAGCAACTGCTACATGGAGAAAAACCAACCCAAGTATTGTGAGAGATAATATGGGGTTTGTTTTTATTAGAGGTGGATCTAGTGGAACAAATGCAAGAGTTTTTGATATTAATTATTTGACTTCTAGCAGTTTGCGGTTTCATTTACACCCAGACGCAACAACTGGATTTATAAGTGGAGAAAATATATTCATTGTCTATCCTGATCCAGAAGCATCTGGGGGGGAGAGAATTAGAAATGCTGGAAGCTGGCCTACCCTCAGTTCAAATATTATTGCTGGTGGAGATCTTGTCAAATCAGATGGTGCTGGATTTGTTTCTGGTACTTTTTCTATTCCAAATAATGATGATCTCAGATTCAAGACTGGAGAAAGAGTTTTCAAGCTTTCTGACCAACCTAACAATGCACAGGATGTAGATACGGAAGCGCAGACAACCTATGTTGCCTCAGGTGTCATTGAAACTGTTGCTGATCAAATTGTTCTAACAAGAATGCCAGACTTTCAAACACAAAGCGCAGAAGAATCCGAAGCAATTACTTCAGTAGAGGTAAATACAGTTGTTACTGCTGGAAACTGGTATGACCCTCTTGCACAGACTATTATGATTAATCAAGACGGTGGCTGTTTTATTACAGCAGTAGAACTATTTTTCTCTACAAAGGATGATAGTAAACCAGTTACTGTTCAGGTTAGACAAACTGTAAATGGATATCCAGGCCCTAAAATTTTAGGACAATCTGTAGTATATCCAGAAAATGTGTCCATATCAGATAATGGTGTTCTTCCGACTGAATTTGTATTTCCATCTCCTATCTATGTGCAAGACGAAACAGAATATTGTATTGTAATTCTTGCAGATACACAAGGATATCGTTGCCACGTTGCTAGAATGGGAGAACAATCTTTAGATGGAAGTGGAACTATTTCTCAGCAACCTTATGCGGGAGTATTCTTTAAATCACAAAATGCTTCAACTTGGACAGCAGATCAAATGGAAGATTTGAAGTTTAGAGTATCAAGAGCTAAGTTTGACACTTTAGCAAATTCTGAAATTTATCTTCAAAACACAGAATTAGATGATATGGGTAATGACCTTTGGTCAGAAAACTTTAAATCAAATTCAATGAAAGTTGCTGCTGGAGATACTAAAGTAACATTCTTTGTTTCGGATACAAGTGGTATGGTCCCGACAAGTGTTTGGAGATCTAATGGATACAATTATGTTACCCTGCAAAATTTCTTTGGAACATATGGAGTATTCCCATCTACATCATTGAATGGTACTCATTTGGTTACAGACACAACAACAAATAGTTTCACTATTGATTTGAGAAATCCATTCTTCCCTGCTGGTTTGACTACTGCCCAGACAGCATATTCTGGAAGTACCTTACCAACAGTTGATGATTTATTTACACCAAAATCAAACACAAACAAATTACCTTCTGTTAAATCTAATTTCAAGTATGACTTGATAAAACCCGTAATTGCAAATTTAGAGTTCCCAAGAACATCTATGACTTTTGCAATGAGAGGATTGAGTGGAACTTCTCAAGATTCAGCAGAAGTTCCAGGCATTAAAGATTCTGGATATGTTGGATTTATTCCAAATACAAATTATGAACTAACTTCTCCTAGAATGGTTGCAATAGATTTCAATGAAAATGAATATAACCAAGAGGCAGCTGCAATTGATAAAAAATCTCTTGTATTTAGAGTAAACATGAGAAGTGAAGTTGATAATCTGTCTCCTGTTATTGATACTCAAAGAATGAGTTCAATTCTTGTATCAAATAAAACTAACAGTCCAGAAAATGTTTCAAGGGGTGTATTGGGACATGTAAATACTGGATTTGTAGATGAAACCGAATCCACAGGTGGTTCCGCAGCAACTAAATATATGACAAGAGAAGTGACTTTGGACCAACCAGCAACTTCATTAAGAGTTATTGCGGGAGTCAATAGAAGAGAGGGTTGTGATGTTGATTTTTATTATAGAATTAAAACATCTGAAGATCAGCTCTTCTCTAAATTGGCATATACACTAATCCCACGCAATAGTAACTATGATGTAGCGTCTATTAATGGAGAAGATTATAAAGAATTTGATTTTGACCTGAGAGGGTTGCCGGAATTTACTTCAGTATCTATAAAAGTTGTTATGAAAACTAAAAATTCTTCAATTGTTCCTAAGATTAAGGATTTAAGAGTTATAGCATTAGCGAGTTAATAATGAAAGAAAGACATATTGTAGAAGAAAACAAAAACTTACAGAGAGACCTGCACTCAAAAGCTATAATAAATACTGATAGTAGAGCATATCGTGATTATATGAACAAACAACATGCTATCAAAAGAAGAGATGAAGAGATTAGAGATTTGAAATCTGAAGTTGACGAAATTAAAAAAATATTAAACCTAATATTGGAGAAAATTTAAATGGCCGTAGAATATCCAACACTAGTCAGTGTAATTCTGACAGATACATTTGAAGAATGGCGTATAAAAACAAATGCTATAATCGCGCACACTGAAGCGGCGGCTCAGAATGTCGGAAATTTAAATTTTCTAAACACTGATGGAAAAACTACAATTGTAGATGCCTTGAATGAAGTAGATACTCACACCGATACTAATACTACAAATATTGGTAATATGAGTGATATTGATAATAAAATCAAAAAGGCAACACTTGTAGACACCCTAAATCAAGCAGTCCAATATCACGAAAAATATACAACTGATGCAGTGGCAGCAGAGGCAGCTATTCGTCTTGCAAAGGATAATTCTCTTCAATCTGAATTAGATGCAACTCAAACAGCAGCTGGTTTGACAAATAGTGGAACCTATGTTGCTCCTACTTCTACATATTTGGGAAATTCAACATCTATTATGGGCGGTATGTTAAATTTAGATACTAATTTGAAAAGTACAGCAGATTTATTGGAAGTTTTGATTGATACGGTTGGAGCAAATGAAAAGGGAGTATATAATTACACTGGAGATACAGTTTATTACTTACAGACTCCCACGACTGGAAATGCTAAAGTAAAAAGTGCATTGATTCAATTAGATAACCAGATACATTTAAATGCTGATAATATTTCAAATAACGTAACGGCACATAATGATTTGGCCGGAATTGTTGACAATATCAAAACTTCTATTGGTTTATTAACTGCTGATGGCTCTTATGAGGCCGACGAAAGAAATGATTACGCGGGGGGCGTTGGGGCCACATCGGTCAGGGACGATATTTCATTCTTAGACAATCAAGTTGCATCAATTTCCAATAAACTAACAGAAGATGTAGATGATATCAATGAAGCAATAAAATTAAACATTGATAATATTTCAGCAAACGCAGTAGCACACAATACTTTGGCCGAACAAGTTGAAAGTTTGAGACAGGCACTTGGTATGATAAATACCAGTTTTAACTATACCACAATTTCTGGAACAAACTATGCCAAAGGGACTACAGTTGCAGCAGATATTAAAGCACTAGACGATACCTTACATGGGGCCATTTTGCAACTTACCGGCGAAACAGAGACTTCTATCGCTAACATTTCAGGAGATTTATCTACAAAGGCAGATAAAGTAGTTGTTGGCAATAGAGAGGACTTAAAGGGTGAGATTGGTAATACTTCTAACATTGTTGCAGCAATCAATTCTTTATATGACTTGGTGGCACCTCTCATCAATGGAGCGAGTACAACCCCATTTGTTTTAAAAACTGGAGATACAATGTCTGGTACTTTAACTATAGATGGTGGCAATTTAATTGTAACTGGAAATCAAGGCCTATATATTAAATCAAGTGGTGATGTGATTGCATATGCTGACTAAATCCTAATTAAAGAGTATTATACATGTCTATTACAGCTTTACCTGCCTCTGGAAGAATAACATTAGCACAAATTCAAGGCGAATTCAATCCCTCTGATAATTCAGCACCACATGCGTTATCTGAATATTATAGAGGACATGGCAATGTTGAAGATATTATTGAGAACGAAAATATTCCAGCTGTTCAAAAGACTCAAATAAAATTTAGTGATTTCTTTGGCACCAGTGATGAGGTGGGACCATCTTCCGTCGATCTCCCTGCAATTAATGTTGAAGATTTTTGGCAAGAATGTCAGGGTGTTAATAATTGGAACGATATTCAGGATAATTGGAAACAATATGTAACTAGAATTAATGATAGACATGCGGTTGCAGTAGATGTTCGTTCTGAAAAAGCGAAAGTTGAAGTAGAATTTAATAATACAGGTTTTGGTCCTCCCATAATGATGGAGACTGGTGTTGGGGAAGATACTGGATTTGAAAAACTCCTTAGAAATACGCAAGAAAATAAAGATTACTTTGAATTTGGTGAATGGGCTCTTACTGTACCAAATAAATTTTATAGATTTAGAATAGTTGCAACTGCTGGTGGTGGAAGTGGAAGTGTTCAAAAAACAGAATTGACAGGAGATGCTCTTCTCAATAAAGATTTGCCTGGATTAGAGGAATCTGGTTATAAGGGAGGAGATGCAGTAATAATATCAAATGGTGCCACCGTTAAAATGTTTGGTGCTCCTGGCGGAACTGACCCTGATGGAATTCCTGATGTTTCAATTATTCCAGAACAGGGACAATATACAGTTAAGAATAATGGAACAGTTACAGGAGATTATTTAAAAATATCTTCAACCACTGTTGAACATCCTTTGGTTGTAACTAAAGGAAATTATATATTGGAAGCCGGCCAAAAACACACCATCAAAATTGTTGGCGGTGGTGGAGGCGGTGGTGCTGGCTCTGATGATTGGAAAGATTTTGGTGCGGTTGGTACGGCGGGTACAGCAACAACCATAGAAATTCTCAAAGAAGATGGAAGTGTTCACGAAACATATTCTGCAGCTGGCGGCCGCCGAGGTAAAGGTGGAGACAGGCCGAAATGGGGTGGTGGAGAAACCAGCACCCATACGCGATTGATTGGTCTTAAATATGGAGAAAGAGGCCAAAGTAGTACATTCGGGGCTGGTGGCGGTGGCGGCGCCCAAGGCAGTACTGGTAGGCACGGTACTGCTGGTGGCGCTGGGGGAAGAGGAGCCGGCGGCGGCGGCGGTGGCGCAGGAGTCAAATGGAGAACTGGATTTGGCGGTCAAGGAGGCGGGGCCGGAGAAGAAAAAACTGTTGAAATTGATTTGACAGGAAAGACTCAAAATTGGACTATGAAAGTGACAGCCATAGGTCAAGGCGGCGCTGGAGGTCCAAGAGATGGTGGTAGCACAAAAGGTGGTGCAGGCGGCACGGGCGGAAATGGTGCTATAGAATATAATTCAGTTATGTCGAGTGATAAACCAAGATTTGTTCAATTCTATTGGAGCAATAATGTAATTGAAAGTTATTATGCTGGAAATAATTCTCGCACCACAGCACAGGAATATTCAGGCACTTCTTATAATTATATTTCAGAAGTAAATGAAATTTCAAGAGTAGGAGAAACTAGATACTATTCTCTCACAAGAATTCCAATTCCAGAAAGCGCCGATAATGATGGAGTTGCTGATGTCAATTGGAGTACATCTAGAAGCAATCTAATGGAAGTTTCTGGTGGAATTGAAACGAGTAAACCACTTGGAAAATATATGCACAGATTTCCAGATTCAGCAAAAAGATATACTCAAGACAATATTGTAAACTATACTGTAGGGGAAGATGGAAACTTTATGTTGCCTATTGGGCCTCCTACGGGAAATGCGAGATTTTCTGTTTTTGGAGACCCATCAAAATATCCAATAAACATGTATTACAGAGAATTCGATCAAAGAGCTCAACATCAAGATAAAAAAGGTGGATCTGGTAAAGGCGGAAAATCGTTTTATGGGGATGGAACTGTAGGCGCAGCAGAATATCCAAATATTTCGGGCCCCGAAGGAACACCAGCTTTTGGAGCCGGTGGCGGGGCCGGTCAGCACGGCGGTAGAGGGAGTGATGCGTATGGCTATACTGAAACGTATGGTGGATATGGAGCTCCAACTGCATATCTAGGAGACTTCTCATGCGAACCAGGCGATATTATTAATATCCAAGTTCCACAGGGCGGTAGAGAATCTAGAAACGAATATACAGAATATGATGAAGATACAGGTGATGGACAGAGATACGTTTCTAGAGCGGATCGCGGGGGAGATGGTTTAGTTCAGATATATGGACTACATGGTCCTTCATTTACTGAAATGTCTCATGGCGGAATTGTTCTTATGGACGACACAGGAAGAGTTTTGAAAAATTTATATTCTAGTGGCACATCGAAACGTGGTGTAAATGAAGGCCTTCCTTCAATTCCAAACAAAATAAGTGTTGTTTTAAATGGAACAACCGATCCATCAAGTCCAAAAAGATATTATATTGGATATACAGCAAGAATTAGAAAGTCTGGTAAATTTAGAACTCCAACTAAATTTAATGCCCCAGGCGCAAAGGTCACTATCACTCCAACATTTACGGAAAATGTTACACCAACTGAGTTCCAACCAATATACTTGCTCCCAGACTATCAAGGACAAGAAGAGGTTTCAGTTGGAACTTTTGGCACTAGAGATGCTATTGATAATGAATTGGTTCCAAACTGGTTCATAAAGAAATGTGATGTAACTTTTACAGCCACAAGGGATGCTGGAGACAGTAATACCGCTACTTTTACTAAAGTGGAATCAACAAATGCGGATGTTGGACCAGATACCATTACTTTTGGCCCGAATGGCGGAACCCAAACATTTACAGTGGCAGAAGATGAAGTATATGCTTTGAGGCCCAGCAATATAACTAACAATAGAGGCGCTGCTGGAGGAACTTACACCATAAAAACTTATGCTTATGAAGATGGAAGATTTCAGTTAGAAGACCGTTCCTCTGTTGATAGTTGGGCCAATGCCGATCTTGGTGTTACTCCCTCTATGGGAAAATTCTATGTTGAGACTGGAGTGACATATTTTAGTTGTGGTAGAGAAACAAATTCTTCAGGAAGAACTGCCGGAACAGTAAGGAATTATGTTGCAGCCGTGGTCATGTCCCATGATGATCCGGGCGCTTGGAAAAATGATAACAATAATGATGATCGAATCACATACACCTACACAGACACACAAGTCATAGTCGATTTCGGCAGCGGTATGGTTCATACACACGACAGAGTTTCCACCGACCCAGATGGAGTCCAAAGCGAGAATGGCGGTTTGGATCTGTTCTCCGGCAGCAGTTGGTTGGGTGGATGGTAAAGGTTGAAACTAGTAAGGATAAAATATAATGACATTCGCAATACAAATATTTGAAGGTAGATATTAATGGCACAAAGATATGTAGATCCTAGCACTTTTACAAACTACGGAGTATCTAGACAAAGAAGTTCTTTCACCACACTTCAGGGTGTTGGTGAAATTTCTAGTGCTGGAGCGATTTCTGGCGGCGCGATGATGGTTCTTGCGACAGATTTGACTACAAGTTGGACTATGTATAATGGAGATCCTATTGCGGGAAATGAAATTATTGATCAGGATATTGCCAGTCCAGTGACTCCAATCACAAAACAATTTTTCACACAGGTTTCTTTGAATCGTCCAACCACTTCTAATGGCGCGGGCTCTGGACCTTATGCTGGAGTTGCAAACTTTAGTCAACTCAATGCTGGAATTAATCCAGAACAACATGTTATGGTTTTTGAAACTAATGACGATATTTTACCAAAAAGTGGTGCCGTTTCGAGAGGGATTGACCAAAATTATAGAATTAGATTTGAGTTGGATTTGCGTCCAAGACTTTATTTTGATGTGGCAGGAAATTCTGGTGATGTTGAATTTAACCAAGAATTATATCAATTAAATATTCGTATGAGTTCTAGGGGCGATCCGCAATATGCAGTTGGTAGTACAATTGATGAAGCAACATTTGTTCCAGATTCTTATCATCCTGGCTATTCATTTACAGGAACATTAGCTTCTGGATGGGAGTTATCCACAGGAATACCAAATCCAAAATATGGTTGGTTCAAAGTAAATGTAGGAACCGCAAATCAAATATTAAATGATGGTAGTGTAGTATCTCCACAATTGAGTGGTGATGGACTTATTACATTAGAAAACGGTTCGTCCACAAACACATCAGTTATTAGAAATCCTGGCGAGATGGTAGACTTATCTTTTGATGATGTTGTTATTGCTGCTGATGTTTCTAATAGTGGCCCATATCATGTTTACGGAACTGAAACGGACACTTCTACATATGGCCTTAGTAAAGGATATTATTATCCATTGTATCTAGACCAAGCAGCTTCGAATGCAGCGGATATTGCAGCAGGAGGCACAGGAATATCTCATACTCATACTTTTACTGAATATCCTCTTGCCACCTTCTATATGCCAGATTCTGACCAAAATCATACAATGGCAACCGCTCCGAGCTCTTCTAGTTACACAAGATATATAAACAATAGATCGATAAGATTTAGAAATAAAAGAAAAGGTGGTGGATGGTTTAAGAGATATCCTAAAACCGACCCTACTCTTGAAGGAACATATCCTTTTTCATATAGATTAACAATGACTGAAAGAGGATTAATTTTATATATGTATGATGATGCGGCAAGTGATCAGGCAGATGATTATGCGTGGTTTTGCGTTCAAAGAACAGTAAGCAATGAAAGTGGATTACCAAGAACAGATGAGGGTTCAAAATTTCCAGTTCACGCAATGTACTCATGTTCAAGAGAATCTTCATATTCTAGTGATGCAGGAGTTTATTTTTCCAGTCAGGCTGCAAATTTACAAACAGCAGAAACTATGGTTAATCAAGTTTACGACGATCAAGGAAATGAATATACGCTTGAAAATATTGATAATACTAAAACATTTTATATTTTGAGTCCATTTGATAGAGAAGATTATCTTGGAGATGAAGCAGCCGCAAAAAATATTTGGAGATTTGTTGTAAGAGAATTTGATATTCAAAAACCATCTGATGTTCATAAATTTGCAACAAGACATCAAATTGATAGCAATGCAGTAATCAATCCACTGGAACAATTAGCAATCACAGACGAAAACAGATTTGTCATTACATTTCCAACGGGACTTACGACACAAAGATTTATGTATCCAAAAGAAGAGATAGATCTTATTTGTTTTTCCTCTGCTGAAGTTGTTGCTGAAGGAAGTAATATTCCAATGGCAACATATCTATACGATGGAGCTAGTGAAGATAAAAGACGCTATCAGGGAATGCGTTCAACTGCTGCATTTGGAAACGGTATGAGAATTATGGTTTTGGTTAATTCACAATACATATTTAATTCGGATGTTAACTTAGATGCCAACGACCCTGTTGGAACAGGAACTTAATAAAGATATAAGGACTATTTTTTTTTTATAAATATAAAGAAAAATACACAAAGGAGAATTTAATGCCTATCGCCAGCGGATTCAGTATTCAAAGAAATGACATTATTGATGTCGCACATCGGACGCAGAAAGAAATGCACACAGCAAATTCTGCGACCGATACCTATATTTTAAGATCAAAACCAGATTTCACTGATAAAGAGTGGGAATGGGATATCAGAATGGGTGAAGTCAGATTGTATCTGGATAGAAGAAAAGGAAATAATGTTCTTGCTATTCCAACAATGGCATCAGAAATAACAGAATGGCGCGGAAAAAATTATACGGAAGGTTCTTTAGTTGCTGGAGAAGGTGGTGTAATTTACGATAGTAGTGTTGGTGAATTTGGAGCATTAATATTTAGCGATCTTTCTAAACCAACTTCTGGCGAAATTGTTGAAATTCAATATAGTGAGGCACTAGAAAAATTTACTGGCAATGACGGCGGCCTTCTTTTCCAACTGGCACATGACCTTTGTGTTCATCCATATAATACTCCAGAAACTTTTAGGGCAAAATTTAGTAATGCAGAGACATTAAAAATTAATCCGGCCGGAGATGCGCTTGATCCAACCACTAATGGCATCAACCCAAGCCAAACAATTACTGGAACTCTTCTTAGCCAAAACGGCGACAACCTATCGGTGTTCAGAAACGATTTATCTGTAAGATATAATCATGATTATTTAGAAGATGGAACGAAGGCTGAACAAAGAGAAGGGTATCAGTTGTGGAAGGTTGTTACAGAACATAGAGAATCGGCCACTGTAGACCTTAGTGCTGGCGCTAACGCAACAACTCCTATAACTTTGATGGACGATTTTCCTTTAATTGAAGGAGATCTTGGTTCTGGTGAATTTAGAGTTGCAATTAATGGAAGAGTTATTCCAAGAGATCACTATACAATTAGTAGTGAGGTTGCTGATAGAAAATCTACATTCAAACTGATAAGAGATACAACTTTATATCCACTAACTTGGGTCGCAGATTTAGTTTCATCGAATATTGTAATCACCTATCATTGGGCAAAATCGCTAGATGTTCCATATGGGGCATTAGTTGGTTATAAAGGAATGGGCCCAGATCAGGCAAATTTAACACAAACTAATGCAACTGTAAATCCAGCAGATGGTTCTTTTCCTAGACAGGGCGCAGATAAAGAGTATTGGGTATATAGTACTCCAATTTTAGCATCCCCTGCTACAACAGGAATTAACGGATTTGTTGGTTGGGTTTATGATACTGGTACAAACGCAGCAAATGTTGTAACAGATCAAAGTACGGTAGGTACACCTATTACTACAGATGGAATGAGCGAAAGAAGAAAAAATCTTGCTACCGTTTCTGATGGAGATGTATTCTACTTATCTTTCGTTCAAAATGACGATTTTGCAAACCCATTTGAATTGGTTTATCCAAAACCAGTAAGTTCTGAATCAGCTGATGTTAAAGCAGCGCTGAGAAGAATTACTAATAAATTTCTTGTTGAGTCAGATAAGGGTGTTGATTTATTGTCAGCATCAGATATGTCTTTCCTTAATAGTTATTCTCCTGTTACTGCAAGAAAATCACAGAGATGGAGAATTAGATTTGAATGGAATGAATCTGACTTTGCATTAAAAGTAAATGTTGCAACACACCATCAATTAAAAGATGATATGACCATTACTCAGCCTCAAGGTAGAGATGGAATTAAGTCTCCAGTCTATAGAGAGCCTGGAGAACTTTGTGATGTTTATAAAGAACCTGTTATTGGAAAGGGTGCAAGCGTTCAAATTACAACAGCAAAACAACAGTGGTTCAAAAGAAATAAAATTGTTGATGAATTGTCCTTAACATATCCAATGTCATATCGTTTGACATGTACAAATCATGGGTTAGGATTATTTTTGTTCGATCAAGCCTCAGTAGATCAAGATGATGATTACGCATGGTTTGTTGTACAAAGACATGTGGATCAAACAACAGGACAGCCAGAATATACTGACAAGTCTCCCGTACATTGTGTATATTCTCCATTCAAACCAACTGCTGATATATCTACCATTAATAGATATTATGCTGTAGATGATTTGGATGATTTATCTCAACCACCGCCAATTGCGAATGCATTGGGAGATATTTTTAAATCCGAATCTCCAACGATTTTCATAGACAAAGATAATTCTATTTTTAATGGATATGTAAATGCTGTAGATTTTAATAGTTTTGGATACACCACTGGCGTATCTGCTGGTATTTCCACTGGTGGAAATATAGTTACCACAGATTTCAAGGCCGATTTGTTTAGAGGAATTACAGGCACTTCTGGAATTCCTTCGACATCTCTCTGGTCAGCAACAACATATTCGTTTCAAATAGATGCTAATACAGCTGATCTTTCAACATTGGAAGATTCCGGCGCATTAATGGCTGGACGATATATTCAATTTGATGCTAATGATGCCTCATTTGCCTCAGCACCAAATCCAGCTGATGCCGTTGGCGGGCGTATTATATCATATAACAAAAGCACTAAGGAATTGGTAATTTCTATGTCAGCAGACAAGAAAGCAGTTGCAGATGCTCTTGCGGGACAGGTGCCGGTTACTGCACACTTAGGAACAAGTGCGACTGGTGATGTGATAGGAATTAACGATTTTGCACAATCATCTCTTGCACAAGATTATGGGATTTTACATACTTTACCATATACAGGTGCGGACCAAGTTCTATTGACAACTCATAGTAGTGATTCAAATGCATTGTGTGTGAAGAATGAACTTGGAAATGTAAATGATTTGAATGTTGTTGGATTTAACTCCCTTCCAAGAAGAAGAGAAACGGCAGTTACAATGGGTGCGTCAAAATCTCCAGTTCCACTTATAAGAGATTCTTTAGCAAATCCAGTTTCTATGATTACTGCTACTTCTAATGGTAATAATTTTACAGCAAATCATCCAGCAGCTGCTCTGTGGGTAAATACATTAGATATGGCTCCTTCTGCTTCTGGTAATGTAGTTTTCCCAGCACAACTATTAGATAGAATGTCTACTTTTAGGACAGCATCATCAAGCGGAACAGGAGTTCCACCTGTTCCAGAAAATATTAGTCTTTCAGATTATAAAGAAGGGGATTCTGCTGTTTTAGACATATTATATAACGCTCAACCAACAAACGCATCAAAAGTTTTTGAATCTATTGTTGTAGCAATTGATGATGTTGAAGTTGTAAGAGACCCAGATGCATATGTTCTTACATATGATGAATGGGTAGCACACGGCGATCCATCTACCGCTGGAAAATTTTTAGAAATGCTTGAAGCGGCCGGTGCGGATAATATTGGACCAAACTTCAAACTTCCAGCAGTTAACACAACTGTTTCTAATCTATTGGGAGAGACAGTAGATGGAACAATAGATGGTTCTGTTGTTAATAGAGTAACAAATCGTAGAATGTTTTTAGACAAAACTGGAGATTCTTTTGTAATCGCTTCTGGAAATTTAGTTGTCTCTACAAACGATACAAAATTGAGTAGTTTATTGCCAGGTGATATTGTTTGGAAAGAAAACTCAACCACAGATGCTTCTAGAAATACATATATGTATGATTTCTGGAACAAAACTTTAGTATTCAAATATGCTCCTAGAGCAAGTGCAAACTTTAGTATTTCTATGGTAAATTATACATCTTCTAATCCATCTCAAAATAGATATATTATTGATGTTCCAGAAGATAGAAATTTCCCAGAAACAAATATGAATAAAATTAAAACAATTAATAGATTTGTTGTTAGAGAACAGGACGTATTAAAACCTTGGGATTATCATGTTTCTGCTACAATGCACGAAATTGACTCTCATGCGATCATCAATCCTCAAGAACAATTGTCCATAACACAGGATAGAAATTTTGTGTTCTCGTTCCCAACACAAATTACATCACAGAGGTTTTATTACCCACAAAGTGAACTTGATATTATTTGTGTATCTTCTGCTGATTTCTCTACTCAAGCTGGTCATGTAGAAATAAATAAGTATGGAGATTCAGATGGGTTGAATGGAGTATTTTCTGGAAATGATTTTGTTCCAGCGGGCCTCGATGGTGACGAAGGCACAAGATATGCTGGGCATGTTGGACCAGATGGAGAAAAATATATCTGGAGAAAGTCTGCAAGAAAATATGAAGGAATGGTTTCTACACTTCCAAATGGAAATGGTATGCGAATTTTCATGCAAGTAACGGGATCTAGTATTAGATACAGTGATGTGTCGCCAGGAAAAGATCCGGGCTCCGTCTTAGGAACATAAACATAGGAAAAGTTTTTTTATAAATATAAAGAAAAGCAACTTTAAAGGAGAACATAAATGGCTACCTCACTAGCAACCGAATTTTTGTCAGGTGGTTTTTCTATCCAAAGAAACGAAATGGTGTCTATGCAGCAACAGAAACACCGCCAAAAGTTTCAGTTTTTGAATAGTTTTAACCAAACATATACAAGACTCGATAGACCAGCACAAGGAGAATTTGATAGAATTCGTCCTTATTCACTATCATCTGAAAAAAGACAATTTATTGGTGGGACTGTTACTACAGTAACTACTCCATTAACACAAACATATAGAAATGGAAATCAAAAAGCACAACTAGGAGGTATCACTTTAAACTCACAGGGTGGTATTGTAACTCTCAATGTTCTTTCTGGTGGATATGGTTATGCTCCTAGTACAACATTTAATGTGATCTTTAGAGGTGGCCAACCAGATGTTGGAACTTTCGAGCAATGTTACGCTACAGCACAATCAGACGGTGAGGGTAGAATTGTTTCTGTAGATATTCAAGTCACTGGATTGAACTATGATGAAACAACTGGTGCCGAAATTACAGCAGAAATAGATGAGTCTCCTACTATTGGACAGTTCTATGTTTCTTTCTTTGATGGGGTTGGTGCTATTACTGGAGTTGATATTGAAAGTGGAAACACAGGACATCGCCCTGGCGTTTATTTTGTAGAAGCTGGCACGGTTGCTGTTGGTGTCGGTGAGGATGGTGTAACTCCAAACGCTTCAGCAGGTTCTGGTGGTACTTTCCAAGTGCATGTTGATAATAGCGGCGCTGTTATTAAAGTAGTTCCTCTTACTTTTGGACAAGATTATCTTGTCGGAAATGAAATTACTATTCCAGCAACACGACTTGGTAATAATGGAACTCAGTTAACACCAGTTACCGATCTTGTTATTAGTGTCAGTTCTGTTGTTGACGCCGATCAGTTTGCCCTTGATTATGGAACAGTCACTTGGAGAAGTGAAACCTTTCAAGTTGGCGATACTGTTGTTTTAGAATATTTTATCGATACTTCTAGAGATACAAGAGCTGTTGATGGTGTTCTTAGAACACTTGCTACTGATTTGTGTCTACATCCATATGGAAACTATTATAGTTCTGCATTTTCAACTGTCCAACAAAGAAATGCTGTTTTGACTTGGGATGCTGCTCCGACTTATGGTGTTACTACATTTACTGCCACTTTAACAGATGCTGTTTCTGGATTTGCTTTAACAGCAGATACAGGATTTCAACCAGGCGATGTTGGTAAAAGAATTATTGAACCAAATAAAACTGGCGCTGCAAAAATTATATCTGTAGATGCCGCTGGTGTTGCTACAGTAACTATGGATAATGTTTTGGAACCAGATACAAGAGAAGTAAATGCATTTGAAAGTTCCACAAAAACCACATATTCGGTAGGAGAATGGAGACTTGCGATTGCAACATCTGAATTTGAATCGCAACCATATAATATCATTTATCCATATCTCAATTCAGATGCAACTTCTCCAATTCCAATCGCAGTTGATGGTCAACAAAACCATAGAGATGTTAAAACATGTATCAATAGAATTGGTGATATGTTTATTGTAGAATCTGAAAAGGCAACAGACCTTCTTTCTTCGAAAGCAGATATTAACTCTGCTACTTCAGCTATACCATCTTCGGTTTCTTTGACACAACCAGTAAAAGATGCTAGAAAACCACAAAAATGGAGAATGAGATTCTTCTATGACCAAAGAGATGAATATCTTTATGTAAATATAGCAACTTCTCTTCAAATTAAGGACAATGGAGATTTGACAAAAGGTCAAGGACGTGATGGTATTAAACAGGCAGTATTTAGACAGCCAGGAGAATTAAGTGAAATTTATTACAATTTCTCCAATGATACTAACAAAGCAAAATCTGGTTGGTTCCGTAGACAAGGTAAAACAACAGACGATATTGAAAGCGGATATCCACTTGCATATCGTTTAACTTGTACTGACCATGGCACAGGACTGTTCTTGTTTGACCAAGCATCAGTAGATCAAGATGATGACTACGCATGGTTTGTTGTACAAAGACATGTTAACAATGTTTCTGGAAGAATCGAATTTGAAGATGGAAAATCTCCAGTACATTGTTTATATTCACCATCTACAAGGCCAGAAGAAACATCAAACTATAATGTAGGTTTCTTTGCAGAAGTTGATGAAGATTTGGATGTTATCAGTGGACAAACTACAATAACATCAAAATCTCTTGAAGAACTTCAAATCTATGATGTGAATGGTAGATTGCTTAAACCAGGCCTACCAGTAGATGTATCTATTGTTACAGATTCTAGTCCTGTGGAATTTAGAACTACTCCATATTCGGGCGGACCTAAATATCTCGCTCCAACTCTTGCTGCTGGCGGTGTTGCCGGTGTTGGTCCGTATGATGGAATTTCATTTGTCGATACCGCGACACTAGGAACAGATTCCACAACTGGATATACAATTATTAATGACCAAGTGCTTATGCCAGCAATTACTGGTGGTGCGACTGGAACATATGAAGATCTAGCTATTTCAAAAAGTGCTGGATTTACAGGAGCAACTATTACTGATAGAACTCAATTTTCTCTGAATTTTGCTAAGGGATATGGAACAACTTTTGTTCCTGTGGGACAATTTATCACTGCACTAGAACAAACGAATAGATTTACAGCTAATGTGGATGAAGATATTGCAAAAACCGCAGCAGACATAGGAGACTCCAGAACCGTTGTTGCAAAGGCTGGATTTACTATTGGTGGTTTGGATAACTTTAACGCAGCAAGAAATCAGATGACGGGCCCTGCTAGACTCGGATTGACGCCATCTAGAATTAGACATAGAAGTAGATCTGGTGTTGATACATACTTAGAGGTTTCCGATTTCCAATTCCTTGATAAAACTGAAATTGCACCAAGGGTAAATCCAAACGGCAAGGCAAGAGAACTTCCAGTCGTTTCATCTGTAGCAATATTTAAACCTCTTTCTGGATTTGCAAAAAATCTAGTAAACCAACAAAGAGTGAGAATAATTCACGTTACTCCTGTAACAGCTACATATTCTGCTGGTTCAAATATTCCAGTAATAGCACTACAGGCCGCTGGATCAATTACTGGACCGGTAACTGGATTGACAGATGATGTAAATGCAGAAATTGTTCCAATCCCTTACGCACAATTGGGCGGAAGCACAGCAGGATTTATTACAGACTATTCTGGTTTATCAGAAGCAACTCCAACCAATAATGGATTTATTACTGGTGGCAGCGGTTTTACTGACATGTTTATTACTGCTCCAGGCTCTGGAACTTTAGATATGGCTGTGGGTGATATGATTACAACTAAACAAGAAGCTGTCAAAGTTGATGCTACATATCTTGGAGCGCCAGGAGCGCCAATTGAGGGTTATAGAGTTGATGCTATTGTTGATACTTTCTCAGAAGGTGATGGTTTCATTTATGAATATGCATGGGAAGGTGCTGGATTTGGTAACACATATACAAACTTCTATGGAAGATCTGGTACTTCATCCAACCCACTATTTGAAGTAAATAGATTGAAAATATTTGTTGATGGTGCAGAAGCAGATGCTGCTGTTTTCGGACAAAACTATACTATCAACTCAGCGGGAGAAGTAGAGTTTGGTACAACTAATAAGAGTTTGGAATACTTTGGTGTTGAGAAACCAATGTATGCGTATAACTTGACAAACGACACATGGACTTTCAATGAAGTAATTGAAAATGGAACAGTTGTAAAACTTTCTTATGAAAACTATAATGATATCGAAGAAAGAGATACAGGTAAATCAACATACTTGATTAAAGTTCCAGAGGATAGAGATATTCCAAGCATTTGGAATGATATTCACAGAGTTGCCAAAGGTATCTACAGATTCTGTGTCAGAGAAGCCGATGTGTTCAAACCTTGGGATTATCATGTATCTGCTGTAATTCCACAAGTAGATAGCCCTGCATGTATTAACCCTGTAGAACAGTTGTCAATTACACAAGACAAGACAGTTATCTTTAACTTCCCAACACCTCTTGCATCACAAAGATTTATCTATAGTGATGCTGAAATGGACTTGATTTGTGTCGCAGGCGCAGACAGTTCAACTCAAGGTGGTATTATCAAAACTGCTTCTACAAAGTATGACTTGGATGCTGCACAAATCTCTGCGGTTACTGATGGACATACTCCAGGCACTGAAAATATATCAAGCAATGGAGATAAAATGAATTTCCGTCAACCATATGATTGGCACAACACTCACCAAGGAGTTCACTCAGCTACATTGGCTACAAATGGTGGAGTTGCATCTTTTAGAGATGGAGCTGTGGCTGTTGATACCATTTCGAACTCAACACACAGAACATATGTTGGTATGATGAGTACAAAACCTTTTGGTAACGGCATGAGAATCTTTATCTTAACAAGAGGTGGGCCAGTTAGACCACAATATAGTGACTATACTCCAAGAGATATTAGAGCAGAAAACGAAAATACATTTACATAATATAAAAGTATCATAGTTTTAGATAAATAAGGGGAGGCACTTAGCTTCCCCTTTTTTGTTGCAGAGAAAAATGTCAGTCGTAAATATATTTTTATTTAGAGATATAGTAAAAGTTAAGATTGGAATAGGTTCGCCTTCCAATCCTGGCACTCCTACGGATGGTCAAGAGATCTCCGAGGGAAACATAACATATGTTTACAATGCGTCTACAACAAATTGGGATATTACAACAAAAACAAATCAAGTTTTTGTGTCAGGATTATCTTCTGCTATAACTATAAATTTTTCAGCCGGTGATATTATAAAAAATGGTAATAGTGTCGGAACATCTACCACAGTAGATAATGGAGATACCGTTAGGCTTTCAGTTACAAGTCCTGTATTAAATACGGTGAACAATTATACGTTCACTGCTGATTCTACAACATTAGAATTTAATGTGGAATTAAATGATCCAGTAACCGCAAATTATGATGTAGAAAAAGCCGAAACAATTTCTAATAACGACGACTTAGAAAAAGAAGATGAAAATGTAAATTTAATTTCTGGTGCAACAGAAAATTTATTTCAGAATATTGCAAAACAGACTCAAACAACAGAGCGTGATGCTCTAATAGTAAAAGATACTATTGAAAAATATGTACAAGAAAGAGTTGGTAGTAATTTACTTGAGCCAGATTTTGCAGATATTGATATTATTACTGAAATTGCAAAGTTAGAAGGAATCAATCTTGAATTTATTGCTGACATAGAAACTATTACTCTAAGAGATTTTATTTTAGCATATCTTCAAGATACAGAACTGAAAACTTTAGAATATACTCCTACAGAAGAAACAGTAGAAGAAAAATCTCAAGAATCTATTGAAGAGGAAGAAACTTTACAAACTTCTGAAACCGAAAAATCAGAAGTTTTAGAAACAATTTCTACTACAGATGCTTCTTTGTTGGAAACATCTGATAGCGATTCTTTATTAGAAACTAATCTAATTGAAGATTCAGAAACCATTACTTCTTTAGAAACTGCAAGTGCGGAGATTACAGAGATTATATCTGCAAAAGATGCGGAGATTAATAATGTTACAGACACTATTGAGACAACACAGACATCTACATTTGAAGATATTGAAGAGATCTCTTCTCAGGAGACTTCTACATTAGAAGAAACGGAAACAATAACAACTTCTGAAACAGACAAGGCAGAAGAGACAGAGTTTGTTTCATTCACAGAAACTTCTACTCTAGAAGAAACCGAATCTACTTCAATCACAGAAACTTCTACTCTAGAAGAAACCGAATCTACTTCAATCACAGAAACTTCTACTTTAGAAGAAGTAGAGGATGTTTCATTTACTAATATTGAAGCTGATGAAGTTCTTGAGCAGGCCAATTTACTAGAACAAATTAAAAACGAGCTTCAAGAACTCACAGAAACGAAACAATCTGAAATACTAAGTGAACTAGAAAATATTTTTCTGAATAATTTAGAAAATTTTTCTGAACAGATTACGGTAGATTTTATATCTCAAAATTTAGCAGATATTTTAGAGAAAGAAAATTTATCAGTACCAGAATTCAATAGTTTTGAAGAATTACAACAGTTTCTTCAAAATGAATTAGATTCTACTACCGAGATCACTTCTCTGCGTCAACTGAATTTAGGAGAAATTGATGAAATAATTTCCGTTTCTCTTCAGGAAACATTTACGGATAGCGTAGTCGATTCTTTATTGGACACGCCTATCAATGAAATAATAGATTCTGTTGAATTTGCAGATCCAAACATACTGAATGAAATTGAGACTTTTATAGAAACTAATTTCCCTCAAGCTTCTATAGAAGAAACCACAACATTTATAGAACCAAGAGAAAGTTCAAACGAAGCTGAAACAGTAGAAGCACAAGAAAAAATTACTGGTGCGACAGAACTTGTTTCTGGGGTTGATGACACTGATGATTCTTCAGTAAGTTCTGCTGTAAGCACAGATACTTCAGTAGAAGATTCTTCTTTAGAAAATGCAGCAAATCCTGATCAAACCGAGGATTTTATTCCAGTATCGGGAGTTTCAGAAACGACAATTCCAGAAACTGAAACATCAGAATCTGAAGATTCTTATGAATTCGAAAAATTTAGTGATGAAGAAATCAATGAAGTAAAAGAGATAGAAACTACATCAACAGATGAAATTAATGATACAAGAGAATTAGAATCTTCAACACCAGACGAAAGTGAAAATTTAAGAGAATTGGATTTTGGTTCCGATTCGGATGTTGTTGAAACACAAGAAAAAATTACTGGTGCGGTAGAACTTGTTTCTGGTTCTGATGATACTGAAGATTCATCACAACCAACTGCTGTATCTACTGAAGGCACTGAAGATTCATCACAACCAACTGCTGTATCTACTGAAGGCACTGAAGATTCATCACAACCAACTGCTGTATCTACTGAAGGCACTGAAGATTCATCACAACCAACTGCTGTATCTACTGAAGGCACTGAAGATTTTATTCAGCCACCGTCTATTGGATCTGAAGAAACTGAAGAGGAATCACAAAAAACTGATATATCAACATCAGAGACTATTGATAGTGGTTTGATTTCTGTTGTTGGTTCTGATGGCATTGTTGAAGATTCTCAAAAAACGATAAACAATTCTGATGATGCTGTAGATACAGTACAAACTTCAGTAATTGCATCTGAAGACGAAGAAGAAGATTCTCAACAAATAACTGTCAACTCTAATGATGCTGTAGATACATCACAAATAATAGTTGTTGCATCTGAAGATGAAGAAGAAGATTCTCAACAAATAACTGTCAACTCTAATGATGCTGTAGATACAGTACAAACTTCAGTAATTGCATCTGAAGATGAAGAAGAAGATTCTCAACAAATAACTGTCAACTCTAATGATGCTGTAGATACAGTACAAACTTCAGTAATTGCATCTGAAGATGAGGAAGAAGCGGCGCAGATAACAACCATATCTTCTAACTCTATAGACATTTCAGAGATAGAATCTATTATTCCGGCCGAAGATGTTTCAGATATTTCTTTAGATTCAAATTTAGAACAAGGAGAAGAAGTAGATGCTCAAATCCAGTCTGTAGCAAGCGCTGAGGTGCGCGAAGATGTTGCTGAAGCGGGAACTGCATCAGAAGATATCTCTGTAGATAACGATGTGGCTGCAGCGTCTAACGCCGATACTGCTGTTGATAATAGTTTAGAAATTATACTTTCGACTGATGATAGTTTGGACGACCAACTCACATCTGGGACGGTTACGGATGAAATTTTAGATTCTTCATTAGAACTTTCTACAAATTTAGATGATACTACAGATCAAGCAATACTTCAAACACCACCAGTTGATGATACTACAGATCAAGCAATACTTCAAACACCACCAGTTGATGATACTACAGATCAAGCAATACTTCAAACACCACCAGTTGATGAAAGCGAAGATCAAGCAATACTTCAAATACCACCAGTTGATGAAAGCGAAGATGTTCAACAACCCATTGTAGTTACAGCAGAAACAGATATTAATGAAGATGCAGATTCATTCATAGGTGCAGATATAGCAATAGATGATACAGATTCTTTAGTTACTGCAAAAGAAGAATCCGTAGACAGTACAGAATCTATAGATGCTGGAGAAGATCCTTCAATTGATACTTCTGTTGTTTCTATTGTTTCTGACGAAACATCAGAAGATAATACAATTCCTGTTGTGACAGCTGTGGAAGATGAAGTCGAAGAACCTACAATTTCTACAAAATCTGAAAATGATAGTATTGATTCTGAAATTGTTTCTTCAGCTCAATCAGAAATTCCTAATGACGAAGCTGATTTTATAGAGACTGGAGTTGACCCCAGTGAAGATCAGAGTTTGGAATTTACTCTTCAAACAGATTCTAATGTTGATTTTACTTCACCTCTTCCAGTTTCAGAAGATGATTTAATTCCAGACACTGAAAATATTATTTCGCAACAAGATACAAATATTGACCTTACAGATAGTGTGTCTCCTAATATTGACGAACCAACAGATGAGACTGTTCCAGTATTAGCACAAGAAGATGTTAGAACTGATCTTACAGATAGTGTATCTCCTAATATTGATGAACCAACAGACGAGACTCTTCCAGTATTAGCACAAGAAGATATTAGAACTGATGATAGTGATTTCGTGGAATCGCAAACCGATCTGCGGCCTGATGAGACAAGTCCAGTTACGGCTCAATTCGATGAGACAATTGATAATGATTCAGCACCAGATTCGCAAACCGATCCACGGCCCGATGAGACAAGCCCTGTCACAACTCAATTCGATGAGACAATTGATAATGATTCAGCACCAGATTCGCAAGTAGATGATCAGCCCGATGAGACAAGTCCTGTCACAACTCAATTCGATGAGACAATTGATAATGATTCAGCGCTAGATCCTCAAGTAGATGATCGGCCTGATGAGACAAGTCCAGTTACGGCTCAGTTTGATGAGACAATTGATAATGATTCAGCGCTAGATCCCCAAGTAGATGATCGGCCTGATGAGACAAGTCCAGTTACGGCTCAATTTGATGAAAGTTTAGATGATACTGACCCAACTATAGTTCAATCTGACCTCATAGAAGAAGATACAATAAATCAAAATGGCGGCGAAAACCTTGAAATAGATGATACAGATATTTCTACTCTAAATGAAACTCCAGAAATTGATGATACAGATGCTGTTCCAACTGCTGAAAATTCTGTCGAAATAGAAGAAATTGTTTTAGATTCGAGTTCAGAGGTGCCGGTAGATGCGGATATTGATTTATCTGGAATCGAAGATACCGTAACAGATCAGGACACTCCAAATCGTATAAGCGATGATGTAAGTTTGGATGACCCTCTAATATTGGAGCCATCAGTAGACGATACAACTGATGATGCTGTTGTATTTTCTAAAAATGACGATACTGTAGATGATGATGCAATAATATCAATTATTGAAACAGATCTTATTGATGATACTGAAATAAATTTAGGATTTACTGATGATATTCTAACAGACCAAGACACTCCAACTATCGGGGTGGATGATGAATTAGGAGATGAGGATGTTGTATTTGTAACTTCGACAGACGATACGATAGATGATGCTGTTATTGTAGAAACGATAGTAGATGATACGATAGATGATGCTGTTATTGTAGAAACGGCAGTAGACGATACAACTGATGATGCTGTTATTCTAGAAACAGCAGTAGATGATACAAATGATGAACAATTACAAGTAGGTGCAACAACTGATGATACGGCAGATCAAGAAACTCGGCCGAGACTTAGTGTTACTATAGAAACAGATTCGCAAATAGTTCTTAGATCTGGTACAGATGAAACTGATACCGAAGCATTGGTTTCAGTAGTTCCAGATGAAGATCCAGTCCAAGCACCAAACATTCCTAAGCCTCCGGCTGAAGAACCTGTAGAAGAACCTCCTATTTCAAAGCCAGGCGAAGATACATTACCAGAATTAGCTCCACCGATTAGTGAAGGTTTGGATGATTTTAATAGAGAAAAAGGAATAATTATAATGAGAACTGGAGAAGATAGGTTGTATGCGTTAACTCCTGTTTTTGATAGCGTAAAAAATAGAAATATTGGTCCGTTTATTGATAGACGCGATTCAGATAGATATTTTGGATAATTAATAATGCCTCAGGTACAAATACGTGGCGGAACAAAAGTTCAAGCCAGAACAAGAAGGATAGATAATATAATTTTCGATTCTGTGGCCGAAGTTACGGTGCAGTATGTAAATTATTATTATGATGAGTCAAAAGAAAAAAATATTGCCCTTGAAAAGTTAAGAACCTCAATCACATTTGAAACTATCACTTCAAAGTTAGAATATAATCATTTAGAATTAGATTTTTTAGAAGGAACCACTAGTCCATATGTTCCAATTGGTACAGAAAGTATGGAAAAATTTGCAACCGTTTCTGCGCCCCCTATAGATTATGTGGCAATACATAATGAATTTTTGCCAGGAAAGTTTGTAAGTTCTAAAAATCATAGAGAAAGATTTTCTGGAGATGATTCTAGCAGATTTGTTGTGCTTGATGATAATTTTAGAAAAACTGCTACTATGCCATTACGGCACGTACACACTTTAAATAATCCTAATGATTCTGGGCCGGGGGATGCGTTTCATTTTTCCATTTTATCTAGAAATATACTTACAGAAAATCCCAAGGTTAGAGTTAGTGTTTACAGAAGCACTTTGGAGTATGAAGATGCAATTGAAAATTTGGATGAATTTCAAAGAGGCTTGTCGTCTGTATTCGTTCAAAGCTTTGATTATTCGATTGAGGGTGTTGGATGGAATAGATTTGTAATAAATTTAAGAACTTTAAACATACCTATTGGTAACTGCTTGTTGTGGTTTGTTATTGAAAGATTGCCAATTATAATTGAAAATCCATTTGATATTCCTTCTGGAGAATATAATGAATCATTTAATGAAACTAATATACAAATAGAAACTATCGTTGATGATAATTCTGAAACTAAAATTTATAGATTTTTAAGTTCTATAGATGATTGGATTGATAATGACACATTAACAACTAGGCCCTTTTCTATTCAAATAAATGGAGTCGATTTAACTTTAGATGTTGATTTTTCATATCAATTATTTAAACATAGAGAAACTATACGAAAATTAGAAATAACATTTTCTGACGATGTTCTTCCATTAACTCAGGAAGGCGAACTTTCATCTTTCTCAGGAGTTCTTACAGTTGAGCCTAGAACAACAGGTGTTAATTCTTATGCTATTTTATCGAATTGGTATAAATTTTCACACGGCGCAATTTTTACCGATGGCAGCGCGATATATCCATCTATACCTTCTGAAATTGATTCGTGGCAAGTTAACGCGGATGACGCGATTTCATATACCAGAAACAGTCGGTCTTATATTGGATTTGTTTCTCCTGACCCAATCGAGTCTTATGAACTAGAAACTCAAGTTTCTTCGACAGGAAGAGATGATGATGCTATAGGTGTTGTGATTGGTTTTGCGAAAGATGAGGATTATGAATATACATTAAGTGCTGTTAGAGTTCATGGTGGTATGTTTGGTGGAGTAACTTGGATGTTGGCTACAAACATAGCACAAACAATATCATTTAATGGTAGAACTATATCTGATAAAATTTCTAGTCATAGATGGTATCTTAGAACACCAGCCGGAGAAATAGATTATGAAACAATCCCTAATATTGGAAGAAATTGGAGCAATACTCCAACAGGAGCAAAAATAAAAATTAGAAAAGAGGGAAATATTATAAAGGCATGGACAAGCCAGATGAATTCTGATGTAATTGACCCTGCAAGTTTAATTGAAATTGATCTTAATGAATATGAAGATACTAAAAAATTCATTAACTCTCGATTTGGATTCTCTACTTATTCACAATCAAATTCAAAATTTACTAATATATCTTTTTCTCCTATCATTGGAGAAACGAACTTAGAAGATATAAAGGCCGGAGAATTATTTGTTGGGGGATTTGCTACTGAGATTGCTTCCACTGAAGTCAAAAATTTAAATCCAAAGGCAAATCATGAATTTATAGATTCAATTACAGCCGAAAGATTTATCATAGATGGGCCAAAAGTTGCGAAAGAAAAATTTAACTTTATAACATTTGAACTAACTTCAGCAATAGACACTGATTCTGAAAATTTCATAGATTTAATTAAACCAAGTCTATATGCTGGAACTATACTTGATTATACTAATATTAGTATGCTTTTAAAAACTAAAAAACTTACATTTACACACAATCCTTTTACTGGATTTAGAATTGATTATCTCACCGAAAACATTGATTCTCAATTAGTGTCAGGCGAAAGTTTAGTTGATATATTAAATAGATATATTTCTCCTACGAACGACTTATTTGCTGCTCAAAAATTAGTAGAAATCATCGAAGGAAAAGACGCAGCGAAAAGATATGTTGAGTTTATATCTTCTGAAATGAGTCAAAATATTATACAAAATATTTCAGGAGAATTTACATCAACAGGAGTTTCTATAGAAAATATTTCTAGTGAATTTGCTATATCTCAAAATATAAGTAAAAAAATAATAGAAGTAGGATATGCTGGAATAAAATATGAATTCTCATACGATCCTATCGATAGAGTGCAAAATTTAGATTCTATTACTAAAGAATTAAATCTTTCAGAATTTATTTCTATTTCTGATATCGCTTCTATTCAAAATTATGGAAGAGAATTAAATAGAGCAGTAGATATTTTAAAAGAACAAGATCTTGTTATGGATATACAATCTGGATTGTATTATTTCGAACCCCAAGATTATTTAAATGATATTACAAAATCTATGTATTTTGGTAAACCAAAAGATAGCATTATTCCTATCAATTATGGTTTCCAAAAATATACAGATTCTACAGAAAAATACAAAAAATATATTGAATTATCGAAAGACATTCTATTTGAGTTTGAGCCCTTTGCAGAAAACCCAATAGATATTTTATTCAATTCTGAACTCTTTATTGAAAAACCAAAAGATATAGAATATGATACTCTTTGGATGAATGCTCCATCCGATATAGTTTTAAACACAGAACTATTTTATGAAAATCTAAAAACAATAAATTTATCAAATTTGGAATTTAATGAAATTCTTAAAACGGTTGATATTTCACAAAAAGATTTTTATGAAGAATTAAAACTTGGAAATATTACACAGAAAGATTTTTATGAAATTGTAAAATCTATTTTTGAAAAAGAAAAAGTTTTCTATGAAATTCCAAGAAACATAATTCTTGGAGACAAAACATGGAACGAAAAAATAAAAATTATAGAAATTAATTATCCAAAAACTTCTTTTTTTGAACGAGCAAAAGATATTAGATTTGACGCCAAACCATTCTATACAGAGACTTTAAGTAAAACATACATTAATAAAATATTTTTCGTAGATATGGATATGTGGAATAAAACTCTAAATTTCTCAGGATTTGAATTAGAAACTCAAGATGTATCATATTTTATTGAACAATATTTTATGCAAACGAATGCGGTTACTCCAACAATTGGGAAAACGATATTTGGCAAAAAAATGTTGGAAGAAATATTCAGGCCGAACTTTAGAATTATAGAGAAAGTATTAGAATTTTTCTTCGATTCTTTTGTTGGTGTTTCGTCTAATTTATTCGATGTGAATAAATTTCAACCAACTTTTTATGACAAAATTACTTCTTTTCATCCCAGAAATGGGGGTTCAAACGCATATGGACATGAGGTATTAGAAAATGGTAGAAGTTTAATAGCTAGATCAAAAAAACCTGTTTTAAGTGAATATGTGGTTGAAAATAATTTTGAAGCTGCTGGACGATCAGGCAGACACGAAACAAATGTTTATAGTGAAACTCAAGTTATAACAGACATTAATTCAAATTTTTTATTTGAATTTTCTACAGTCGATTGGAATTTAGAAACTAATAGTAAAATGAATGAGATTTGGGCTTTTAATAATGAAAATAATAAGTTTAACTTTTTATATGATATAGAAGCTATGGAAGGTAGAATACCAGAATGTTTAACTCTTACTTCGACAGGAAGATTGACAGGAAAGCTTTCGGAAACTGATAAGTTTTTAAGAAAGTATGCTTTTGAGCCTTGGGTAAAAACTCAGGGATTTACTAATTCGAATGGAGAATTTGTATCACATTTTGATAGTTTGGATTATGATTATACTGATTTTGAAGTAGTAGATCCTAGAGAATTTAGTGTGCGATTGGTGGGAAGAAATATTACAACTGGTACTATTGACATTATTGCTGTAAATGATGGTGATGAGTTGGTGCCAGGTGAGGTTGTTAGACAAGGTCTTTCTAATTTTGTCGTAGGACCAAAAGTAACAACTTTCAATAAAGATGTTAATTTAGGAAATGGAATAGTAAATAAAACAATTTTGCGTTATGAATTAGAAAGATTAGAAGGCGACATCAACATAACCAGAATTGAAAGGGTTCTTACCGATGTCTTTGTAACATCCTCTAGCATATTAATTAATAACATCGCTGAATTAAATGAACAGATTCTTTTTTCGGAAAATTTACAAACCACTGAGGTTTTGTTACAAAGAAGGAATAAATTACAATCTTTATTGGATGCGGTTGGGCCGGATGAAGGAATTTTTGCCACCGAAACGGCATCAGAAACTGTTGAAGTAGAGACAATTGAACAAGAAGATGGAACACAGTTTTATGTAGATGATTTTCTTACAGATAATTCTGGTGCAGTTATAAAACAAGTAACTCTCATTTTCAGAATATATAATAACTATTCATTTGATAGAGATTTATTCATTCATAAATCTCCACAGATAGATGATTCTCTATTTGCTTCTAGAACTGAGTGGTTAGAGGCAAACAGAGAAAATAATAATTTCAGATATAGTTCTTTGATAAATAATAGAGCAATAGATAGTGAAGTTATTGATGTGGTTAGAAATTATTATAACTCAAAAATATCAGAAGTGGAATATAATGCTAGGAAAGCTGAACTAACAGAATTAAGAGAATACACAAATCCAGAACAATACAATAAATATATGAATTTCCTAGATTCTTTATCTAGAGATGGGACTAATTATGACCTTTCAAAACTTTTAGATGTTGATTATTTTACAAAAGAGTTTCCAATACTACCTTCTAAATTTGAATACTTGGAAAATATTGCAAATGAAAACGGAACATTTACATTGAATTGTGAATATGAAGTGGATGAAAAAACATTCTATGAAGCCACAGATGATATTAGAATAATAAGAGGATACCCAGTATATGCCAGCTGTAACTAGATTCGGAGACTCCTGCACAGGACACGGTTGTTTCCCCCCAAGAAAAAATATAGCCGCAAGCGAAAATGTGTTTGTAAATAGTATTGGTGCTCATAGACAGGGAGATGGGTGGGCGGTTCATTGTTGTCCTCCGCCAACTTGTCATGGTTCTGTGCTTGCGATGGGTTCTCCTTCAGTATATGTAAATGGAAAACAATTAGGAAGAATTGGAGATCCAGTTGCGTGTGGGTCTACTGTTGCAAGTGGATCTGGAAATGTTTTTGCCGGTGGTTCAACTATATCTGTTTTGTGATTATTTTGAGATATAAATAATAAATTAGGAGTTTTAAATGGCACAGGCTTTTCCAGTAAAGGCAGTATTACAACAATCTGGTGATGTTGTACTCGCTGAATTTTTAGAATCTGATTTTGTTGGAATTCTTGACGGTGGAATCGGTGCCGGTGGCGATGCTGTAGAAAATGGATTGCCAGAGACAGCAACAACTGCTGAAATTTTAGAAGCAGTTAAAAATACAATGAGAAACAATTTTAATCTTTCTAGATTTGATGCGTTTCCAGACTATGCATCTATGAATGCTGAAAATCCAACTGTTGGTAGACTAGCACAAGATGAATCAACAAATACATTTTATTATGCCTCTGGTGAAGCATGGATTCCTGTAGGTGCAGCATTGCAAGTTGCGGGACAAATAACCGCTGAATTGGAATTTGGGGGTGGTTTAGATGTGTCGTTTGATCCAAACACTCTTATAACAACAGTGTCCGTTAACTTAGCACCATTACAGTCTGAAATTGATGAAATAGAACTTGGCACAGGGCTAAACATAGATGGAACGTATATAGTTCCTAATGGCACAAATTACATAGATACATCGACCTCTATTGCAAATGCGGTTAGTTTGTTAGACGCTGCGATATTTGCGGAAAGAACTAGAGCAATAGGAGTGGAAAGCGGAATTATTGGTGATGTAACAACAATTGAAGATAACTTACAAAATTTTGAATACTCAGGACATACAGCATCTGATGTTTCAGGATCTGGTATTATTGGAATTGCATATGATGCCGGAACTGGTAAGTTTAGGCCAGAGACTAATTTTTCTGTGGGTGGATTTATAAAATTTCAAAAACAAAATGGAACTAGAGATGATCTTCCTCTCACCACCACTTTCGTTGGAGATCAATTAATAAGTGGAACTGTTGAGTTTTTCTTGCAAAATGGAACACAAGACGATATCGATTTGATTACGAATGGCGTATAATCTTTTTTTTATAAATATAATGAAAACGAACTAATTCAAATTATAGGAGTTTATTAAGAATGTCCGTATCAATTAATAGAAACAATATGACTCAGCTAGATGGTTTCTATGCTGGCGAAATAAGAGAAAAAACAACACCAGTCCTTAAACATCTTGCGGATGACCTTCTTGCAAATGGATTTGAAGATGTCGGGCCAACTATTACAAAATTGACATTGAATAATAAACAATTGACAAAATATATTGATGAATTTATTGTTTATCATTACGATTCAAATTGTATTACTCCATCAGAAGGAGCATTTGGTATTGGTGACCCTATTAACGCAACTCCTGTTCGTGCTTTTGGAAGCGGCTCAGTTGATTATTTACTGGATGGAATTGGAAGTCAAAGAGTTAAAAAAATTGATGATGTTTATTTATATGACGATTGGCATCTCCACCTTTCAGAAGAACTTCAGCAGGGTATGACATACACAGGCGCACTAGATTTAGAAACTGCACTTGGGCCAAATTGCGAACTTTTTTCTTATTTAAATCCACATCCAAATATGCGAGGCGGCGAGGCTAGATGGCACACTTCACTTCAAGATAATGCTGGAGATGGAACCGCTCAAACTGTTATACACATGGTAAGTACTGAACTCTTACAGGAAGGGGATATTCTTTTTGAAATTGCTGGCGTTCCAACTGTATCGCCATTTCCAACTATTACTGCAATAAACTCTAGCACATCTATTACTATGGACCAAGCAGTTACTTCTACTCGCGGTGATGAATTAATTTTTGGTAAAGATCAAGCATTGTATGCGGCTGGTTCCACATCTCTTAGACCAGTTGACCTTTACAACGGCCATTTTTATAAAAAACGTCCCTCCGCAGTTCCATTATTATCAACCGCCGGCCCTGCTAAACAGCCTGGATATGTGGGATTGCCAGGAATTTCTGAAAAAATTTATTATAATGAATTTAATAAAATTAAAAGACTCATCACAACCGCAGCCAGAGGTGTTACATTTATGCCTGCTGCATCAACTGGAGTGAATACTGAAGCAAAATTGCGTCATTATAAAGAAGAAAAAGCAGCAGACGGAACAGTCAAACATCATTTTTGGATTTCTAACTATAAGGACGATTTTTTCTTTCCAGCAGGAACAGTAGAACCGTCTAAATATCAGGGAGACCTTATGCTTGGTTTTGATTCTGCATTTACAACAAATGTGTTTCAAATTGGAGACATTTACACTTTTACATTTACTCATAAAGGAATCGCTCCAGCACCAGATGTTATCTATGAAATTCCAGTAATTGTTGGATTGGACCCGACAATTAAAGGGTTTACTCAATCTCTTCACGAAGAAATGCAAAAATCTCCTTTAGCAGATCCTAAAGGTGGTGTTTTCTCTGCAATTATTGATCCAGATAGAATTGGTGTTATTGAATTTACATCTAGAGATATGGGCCACAGTTTAACAGCGTCTGTTTCTAGAACCGCGCGGCCAAATCAATCTTATACAAATTCAGTTGTGAATTTCATTGTTCCGCAAACTCAAGCTTCATCTACAGTAACTGATGGAGTTACAACCTCTACAGGCGCGACATATACAAATGGTTATATCCATGAAGTGCAAATTAGAGGATTAGAAGGTTCTAATATTGGAGATGAATTCCAAATCACTCTTGAAGGTGTTGTTGATGAAGATGCAGCAGATGTTACATTAACAACAGCAGTGAAAGATGTCGTAATTGATTTTACAACTAATGTCAGTTTAAATGCTTCTCAATTGGCAGAGGCCATGGCGAATAAAATTAGAGCAAATGCTTATGTATCAAAATACATGAAAGTTGAAGCAGGTGCAAACTTTATTACTATCAAATATGATAGAGCATCTTCTGCATACATGAAAAAATCAATAGTTGGCGCAACTCATGGATTACTTGGTGTTGATTCTGCAACATTGACAGGGACAATTGGCGCAACATCTTCTTCTGAATATTCACTAGATGGATTTTTAGTTGCCGACCTTCCAACACATGCAGCATTCACAGCAAATGTGACAAATTTTTATACAGCAGATGTCTTACATAGTGTTGCATCAACAGGAGTTGAAGATGGTTTGGATTTTGAATTGGCAGAGACTCAAGCCGGTGTAAATTCAGCAGTTTCCACAGTTCGTTTGGGTTTCCCTCTTGCAAGAGATTTGGGAACATTTGCAAATCCTCCGACTGGAAATTGGACTGCTTATTCTAATTTTAAACTCCCAGGCAAAGGCGCTGGGGGTTCAGGATTAACAAATTATTTTGTTTCTTATGAAATGCAAGTTTTGTCAAATGAAAACAGACCACTTGGGCCACAAGTTTCCTTTGACACCAATTCTCTTTTATCACATCCAAATACACAATATGGTGGCTCATCATCTGGAGAGGTTTCTTGGACAGAATTCGATAGATTTACTAAAGAAATTGAAATTGAATCCTTTGAATATATTGAAGATTATTCGATGGGTCCAATTGTTTTAGAATCTTCATCAACATCGCAATTGTCTGGATCGAATGGAGATCAACCTTGGAGACTACGATTAGATGTTTCTAGAGGACAGGAAGTTAGAGAAACTTCGCCATATATAAATCCAAAAGTATTGGAGACTAATCAGGATCCTAGAAGCGTTTATGCAACTACAGGATATGAATATTTGAGTGTTCATGTCGCTACTAAATTTCAGCTTCAATCAGATGGTGATATTTCTGAGATTCAAGGAAGAGATGGAATTCGCAAAGGCGATATGAGAGAGCCAGGATTTTTAGGAGCTTTAAGGCCTCAATTTAATGGATATTTAGAAACAATTACTCACTTAGTAAATCCATATGTAAATAGACTTGAACTTGAAGATAATATTCAAAGTGGATTCAATATCTATGGTGGTTTGGTTGGAAGTCAACATTATACTTCAGCATATGCCTTAAAAACAATTGGGCCCGGCGCGACCGGAACCTACAATTTTTCAGAAGCATTCTCTTTACCAGCTGGAACAACAGCCCCAACACTTCCTTCTGGGACTTCTATAACTAAGGGAGTATTATCTGACGATGAATATAGATTTGAAGAAAAACTATTAAAAGGAACTTCTACTGAAATGTTGAATGATACTCCATATAATAGTGGATCTTTGAGAATACAAAAAGGATTGTTTAGAAGAACTGGAAAATTCGGTCCTGAGATTTCTGGACAGTATCCAATGAGTTATACATTAACTGTTGCGGATCATGGAATTTCTTTTTATATTAAAGATCAAGCATCTCATGCACAGGCAGATGACAATGCATTCTTCCTTGTTCAGAGACATGTTGATGCAACGACTGGCCAACCAGATTTTACATCAGAACATCAGCCATTACATTGTGTATATCAATCTTCATTACCTCCTGTATTGTATTCTGACCTAACTCCATATTTTACTGAAAAACAACGGGTCAGGGCAAATTCTTTGGCATATCAAGGAATTTATGATGCCTCTGGAAATTATACATATGAATTTAGAATTGATGAGTTGAAAGATGAAGAACTTCAGGCTCTTGAAATGGATACACAGGGCCGATTTAGGAGATTTGTTGTTAGAGAAAAAGACACATTAAAACCTTGGGATAGACATGTTTTCGCAGGAATCAATGAAAGAGATTCTCATGCGGTGTTAAATCCTTTGGAACAACTTACTCTAAACGACCAAGGACAACTTGTAATTCAGTTCCCAAATAGATTAGGTTCTCAAAGATTCCTTTATACAGGAACAGAACTAGACTTAATTGCATTCTGTGGAGCTGGAGCAGTAGGTCAAGATACACTCATCACTAGTGATAGATTTAGTACTACTGGAACTAATGACAAGAGAAGATTGTACAAAGGCCAAATGTCAACTGAAGCTTTTGGAAATGGTATGCGAATTCTTCAATTAGTTGCTGGACATGGAATCGCTACAACGGATGTTGATACAAGTCTACTGTCCTCTTAATATGAATTATTGAAGGGGGATTTGGAGAAAACTTAGTCTCCAAATCTTCCTAAATAGTAGAAAAGAGGCTTTTCATGACTAATGTAATTCCAATAAGAGTTATAGTAGATGGTTCTGGAGACACAACTGGTTTAAGTGAATTTCTTGTAAACGAAACAGTAGGTCTGGACCATGGCGGAACCGGCGCAACAGATGCGGTCGGTGCAAGAACGAATCTTGGACTTTCTACTATCGCAGCAACTGGAAGTTGGACTGACCTCTTAAATAAACCAGATACTGATGCAATTCCAGAAGGTTCTACCAACCTTTATTTTACAGATGAAAGAGTGGACGATAGAGTTGCCGCTCTTTTTGTTGATGGAACTGGAATTCAAAAAACATATGATGACGTTGGAAATCTTCTAAACATTTCTATAGACTTTAGCGAATTCGACTCTGATGATATTGTCGAAGGCGCAGTCAATACATTCCTTGCAAATAGAACAACTGATAATATTCCAGAAGGTTCAACAAATCTTTATTTTACAGAAACTAGATCAAGAAATTCCATTAGTGCAACTGGAAGTATTAATTATGATCCAGCTACAGGTGTAATAAGTTATACCCAAGGCGATACTGATACAATCGTAGAAGGCACAACAAATCTCTATTTCACAAATGAACGTGTCGATGACAGAGTTGCTGCTCTTATTCAAGACGGTGTTGGCATTGTCAAAAATTATGATGATGCTGGTAATCTATTAGATATTGCTATTAATTTTACAGAGTTTGATACTGATGATATTATTGAAGGTAGTGTAAATACATATCTTGCAAACAGAACTACAGATGATATCCCAGAGGGTTCGACAAACCTTTACTATACAGACGCAAGAGCAGACGCTAGAATCGCCGCTGCAAGTGTTGATGCACTATCTGATGTAGATACTACAACAACTGCACCAAACACTGGAGAGGCGCTTGTATGGGACGGAACAAACTTTGTTCCTGGCGTTACATTTAGTCAAGGAGATTTTGATACTGCATTTACCAATAAAGACGCCTCCGATTTAAATCTTGGTACTCCAACAGATGGAAGTCTGAGTGATGGAGCTATAATTTTAGATTCTACAGATAAAACAGTAGATGCTATTGATGAATTGAATGAGGCGTTAAACAACATTAGAATTGGTGTATTTGTAAGAAGTGTATCATTCACCGCATCTCCACTTGCGGGGGGTGAAGGAACTACAGTAACTTTATCTTTGAATGTTGATGGTTCTCCAAATAGATATGATATTGATTGGGGAGATGGTTCTAACACAAATGGCACAACCGACTCAACACCAAGTCATACATATACATCCAATGCTGGAAGTCCTTATACAGTGACCGTTAGAGCATATAATAGTTCAGGGTCGGGTGCTGGAAGCGAAGCAACAGCAACTAATACAGATTATATTATCATTTATACAGCAGACCCTAGCACCGCATTTGCACTTTATAGAACTGTTTCTGGTGGTTCTTCTCTTAGCGGAAACGATCTTTATGTTATAGAGGGGCAAAGTTTATATTTACAAAATATTACTACAAATACTTTAATGGCAGATGTTACATATAATGTGAATTGGGGAGATGGAAGCGCACTTGATAATATTGCATCTGATGTAGCAGACGGCGGTGTGAGTGGTTCTAGATTACAACATACATGGGGTGCAAATACAGATACAGGAACTGGAAGAGATACAGTTATATTAACATTAGACTCACACACCACAGCCGATCCTTCTGTAATTCCAACTAGTACATCCCTGCAACTTAAAGTATATGATCCTAATATCTCAACTCCAGCGGGATTGAGCTCAAAGTCAATAAGTTTTACTGGTGATGTTGGAACTTCTCCTAAACTCGTATCTGGATTTACAGATAATACTGGAGGCACTTCTCTTGTGGCAGGAAGCAATGTAGATAGAACAACATCAACTTCTGGTTCTGTTCAGTCTACTACAATTTCTACTTTTGCATATAATGCAGATGGTGGAACACTTGACGCAATTGTAAATGGTTCTTCAGATGGACAAATTACTTTTGATGGTAATGATAATTCTGGAACAGTCACTAGTCTTGTTGTTACAGAAGAAAGAGATTACAATTTATTAGACTCTGATGGTTCCAGTATTTCATTCACTTCCAGTGTATATCACCCAGATTTATATAAAGGATTCAAGGCTAGAGTTTCCAAGAGCGCAGCGACACTTAGTATTGGGATAAATAGTTTTCAATTATCTCACTCGACAACTGGAAATACAAATCTTATAGAATTTGTAAAAGACGATTTAACATCTACACCAACAGTTACTTCTGGCACTCTTTCTGAGAATGTTGGCAATTACAGATATATTTCTGGAATTCCGTATTATACTTCAGGTTCGTCTTTGACCTTGAGCGGAGTTACTATTAATAATTTTATAGGTCAAACGTATAGAGATACATCTAGTGTTGTGACTGTACAGAGCGGAACTAACCAAGAAGGAACTTCTCAGTCTGCCATTTCTACTCAAAATTATAATTATTCTCAAATTGATGGATCTGTTACTTTCTTGAGTGATGGAATTCCTATTGCAAACACTGGAAATGGTTCTGCATACTCAATTGGAGATTTGACTGTTAATATTACGGGTTCTGGTGTTAGGACTGTCGAAACTATAAGTATTAGTGCTAATAATGTAAACGGAAGCGGAAGTTCGGTGCAAAACAATACAGCTTTACAGGTTCATACATCATCTCAATCAAACATAGATGAAACAAATATTAGCGTTTCAAGTTCTCTGGGTTCTGGTTTCAATGATGGTGGAGTTAGAGTTTTTGATTTTAATTTAGCAACCACCACAAATCCCTCAATAAATGATGCAAACAATTACTATACAAGTAATCCATACACTGAAGGTTCTGATCCAGGCGTTGTTGGAACACAGGAAGCGACACTTAGATTAGGAGATATTGAACACAATACAAATGATTACAGTAGTGGATATCTTCCAGTAGGACCAGATCGTTCTGGTGATACTGGTCAACAATATTTTACTTTTGCTTTCAGACGCACAGTAGTAGCAAACTTCAATATAAATATAACAAGTCCTAGTGGTGTGGCGGGTGTTTGGATTGCAGCTCCAGGCACAGCCATAGGAGCCACTAGTTCTATAAACGGATGGTTAGATTGTGGTGTTCAATATGCTGGTGCTGGAATCCCAGGCGCAAACACTGGCTCGGGTGGAAATGGTAGCAATGGTTGTGCCTCAACTGGTTCTGATAGGATTCTCCCAAATGCTTCTTTGAGCGGAAGTTATACCATGACACTAGGAACTGAAAATCTTACAAATGCTACTGGAAATGTTGCACTTGTACGGATTGCATTAGATTCTGGTCAATCTATAACATCACTTAGTGTGTCATAGGGGAAGTCATGGCGATAAACGACAATCAAAAACTTGACTTTCTTTGGAAGAAACTTGGTTATGGTGTTTCAAAGACTGACATAAATTCAATAAAAAACGCCACAAACGAAAGTATTCCTAGTCCACTTTTGATTAGGGGCGATAGGCTCTGGGCCGAAGCAGACCAAATTCCCACCACAATTCCATCTTCAGACACTTCACAAGTACAATTAGAAACTATAGAAACAACTGCTGATGCAACTGCATCTGCGAATAGAACTTGGAAAACTGGTAATGGTGATTGGATACCACCAGAATTTGGTTCTACATATCAGATAAAAGTATATCTTGATAATTCAGGAGCTGCAAATCCGGCTTCTACAGGAACACAACTATTTGCTGCTGGTTCTGGTAATAATGATGAATGGTTTTTTGATTATCAATCTGGTGTTCTAAACTTTATTGGAGATAATCTTCCAAGTGGAATTAGTGGAAAAACTGTATATATTATTGGTGCAAGATATATTGGCAATTTTGGTATATCTGGAACAACTGATGGAATTGTTGAAGGTGCCACAAATCTCTACTATACAGATGAGAGAGTTGATGACAGAGTTGCAAATTTAATTTTAGATGGGCAGGGAATTACAAAAAGTTATGATGATGCTGGGAATCTTCTAAACATTGCGATAGATTTTACTGAATTTGATTCGGATGATATTATTGAGGGTGCTGTAAACACTTTCTTAGCATCCAGAACTACTGATGATATTCCAGAAGGCTCAACCAATCTTTACTATACAGATGCTAGAGTTGACACTAATTTTGCAACTAAAACTACAACCGATCTTACGGAAGGCACTAATCTTTACTATACAGATGCTAGAGTTGACACTAATTTTGCAACTAAAACTACAACCGATCTTACGGAAGGCACTAATCTTTACTATACAGATGCTAGAGTACAAACTTATTTAACTGCAAATAACTATGCAACCATCTCTACAGTAACACAACAGGTCGCAGCACAAATTGGAGCAATTCAATCCGATCTTGATGATGAGATTTATGATAGAGAACAAGCAGATTTAAATCTTCAAAGTCAGATTGATAATTTAGTACTGAACGACTTGACGGATGTAAGTGTAACTTCTCCAACTTCTGGAGATGCTCTTGTATGGAATGGAACTTCTTGGATTCCGCAAGCTCCATTTAGTCAAGCAGATTTTGATTCTGCTTTTGCTGCTAAAACTACAACTGATTTAACTGAAGGTACAAACCTTTATTATACTCAGACAAGATTCGACTCCGCATTTACTGCAAAATCTACTACGGACCTTTCTGAAGGAACAAATCTTTATTATACAGATGAAAGAGTTGATGATCGTGTCGCAGCCCTAATTCAAGATGGAGTTGGGATTACTAAAACTTATGACGATGCTGGTAATCTTCTAAACATTGCTATAGATTTTACTGAATTTGATTCTGATGATATCATTGAAGGTGCTGTAAATACTTTCTTGGCCTCTAGAACCACTGACGATATTCCAGAGGGTTCAACAAATCTTTATTACACAGAAGCAAGATTTGATACAAGACTGGCAACAAAATCTACAACTGATCTTGCAGAAGGTACAAACTTATATTTCACAGAAGAAAGAGTAGATGATAGAGTTGCCGCATTAATTCAAGCAGGAGAAGATATTTCTGTTGTATATGATGATGTTGCAAATACTCTAACGATTGCACTTGCATCTAGTGTTGATGGTTTAGATTTATCAAATAATAGTACTGATGACCTTTCAGAAGGTTCTACCAATCTTTATTACACTGATGCAAGAGTTGATGCGAACTTTGCAACCAAGACTACCACAGATTTGACTGAAGGTACAAATTTATACTATACTGATGCTAGATTTGATGTCAGACTTGCAACTAAGACAACAACCGATTTAACCGAAGGTACAAATCTCTATTATACAGAAGCCAGAGTTGATGCAAATATTGCAACAAAAACTACTGATGATATTACTGAAGGTGCAACAAATCTTTACTATACAGATGCTAGAGTACAAACTTATTTAACTGCAAATAACTATGCAACCATCTCTACAGTAACACAACAGGTCGCAGCACAAATCGGATCTTTACAATCAGATTTGGACGATGAAATATATGATAGAGAACAGGGCGATCTTGCTTTACAAAATCAAATAGATTCTTTAACAACAACCGATGTTGCAGAGGGAACAAATCTCTACTATACAGATGCTAGATTTGACGCTAGATTGGCTGCAAAAACTACAACCGATTTAACTGAAGGCACAAATCTTTATTATACGGACGCAAGAGTTCAAACAAAACTTGGTGATGTTTCTGGACATATTATTCCAGATACAGATGTAACTTATGATTTAGGTAGCACAACCAACAAATTCCGCGATTTATATTTGAGTGGAAGTTCAATTTATTTGGGAAGTTTACAATTATCTGATAACAATGGAGCTCTTGAAGTTACCGCAAGTGGTTCTACAGAAGTATTTGCGACAGAGACATATGTTGATACTGCAATCTCAAATCTTATAGATACTGCTCCAACCACTCTTGATACTCTCAATGAACTTGCTGCAGCACTAGGAGATGATCCAAATTTTAGTACTACAATTACTAATTTGATTGGAACAAAACTTGCAACAGCAGATTTCAATACAACTGCTGACACTTGGTTGGGAACAAAATCTACAACTGATTTATCAGAAGGCACCAATCTTTATTACACAGATGCAAGAGTAGATGCTAGAATTACTGCATCCAATCCATATGATTCTTCTGATTTTGATACAGACTTTTCTGGAAAGTCTACAACAGATTTAACTGAAGGTACAAATCTTTACTATACGGACGCTAGGGCGGACGCTAGAGTTGCTGCTGCAAATATTGGAGTATTGAATGATGTAAATACAACCGGCATTGCTACTGGAGATTTCCTTCTGTATGATGGTAGTGAATTTCTACCAGTCGATTTTGCAACTGAAGTAACCACATATGCAGACTCTCGTATTAATCTTGCAAGTATACAAGACTTATCAGATGTAGATGCAG